CCGGACATTCCGGTCGGTATCCGGTCGACGGCATTGGAAACCCCTGTTCAGCCCACCTCTCTGTCGATCACCTACACCGACACGGCCGGAGTGGTTAGAACCATCACTGACGATGGCAACGGAAACCTGATCGGCGATATCGATCCGGCGGCTCCGGTGGGCTTCAATCAGGTCGACTACGAAAACGGCAAGTTCGCGTTCAAGACGCTTGTAGCGGTATCAGCGGCCGAGACCTCGCACGCGACTCCGCCGACAGCTCTGGTTCCGGGCTCGAAGGTCGATGCTCAGCACTACGTGGAGCCGGGCGACACCCTTAATGAAGACGATTTCTACGGCGGTTCAGACGGAACGGCGTCTATCGGCCGTAACGAGCTGACTGATCCGACGCTGAAAACGGCCAGAGAGGGCATGTACGCCCTGTTGGTGCCCGATGAGCTGCTCAACATCGCCATTCCGGACGCGGCCGGGAACGTGACGATGGCGGTCGACCAGGTGGCCGAAGCCGAGACCAACGGCAAGTGGTTCATTATCCTGGCCTCGCCGCCGGGCATGAACCCGCAGCAGGTCAAGGACTGGCGGCGTAACACGCTGGGCATTACCAGCAGCTACGCGGCGCTGTACTACCCCTACATCACCATCGCGGATCCCGTAACGGACAACAGCCTGAATATCCCGCCCCAAGGTCATATCGCGGGCGTATATGCGCGCACGGATGTGAATCGGAGCGTGGGCAAGGCTCCGGCAGGGACCAGGGACGGCGTGCTCAACTGGTCCACCGGCCTGGAACGCAGGCTGGAGTTCGCCGAAATCGACACCTTTTTCCAGAGCCAGGTCAACGCTCTCATGGATACGCCGCAGACCGGCCGTGTGGTATGGGGTGCGCGCACGCTGGAGAGCCCGCCGGGCGACTTCCAGTTCGTTCACGTGCGGCGGCTCTTCAACTTCCTGAAGGCGTCGATCTACAACAGCACCCACGGTTTCGTATTCGAGGACGTGGGCGCATCCCTGCGGGGTCGGATCCAGCTCAGCGTCGAAACTTTCCTGCTGGGGCTGTTCAACCAGGGGATCTTTGCGGGTACCAAGCCCAGTGAGGGCTTCCAGGTTATCTGTGACGAGACCAATAACCCGCCGGAGGTGGAGCAGGCGGGTGAGGTCATCTGCGATATATTCGTCGCTCCCAACAGGCCCGGCGAGTTTATCGTGTTCCGTATCCAGCAGATGTTCACGGCGATGGCGGCATAAACGGTTGTACTGAAACAAGGGCTTAGAGGTTTTTGGCGGTCGGACCGCCAGGAGAAACAGCGAGGAAAAAAATGGATGCAGCGATCACTCACACCGGGGCCATCAGCGACCCCATTTTTATTCCGGGACCGAACATCGAGGTGGCTTCCGGAGAAACCAAGAACTGGAACGACATCACCATCGGCGACCTCGATGGCAACGAGGTCATTAAGAGCCAGGTGGTAGCCGGGAACCTGTCGGTCTCCGTGACGCCGGATGCCAGGGACGCGGCGGTGGCGACCCAGGGCGCGCTCAACGCGGCGGCCAAGGAGATATATGCCTTCGTCGATCTGCCCACCGGGTACGAAGGCCGCACGGCTTTCTGTTCCAACGGTCGGAAGACCGGTGAGGGCGGAGGCGCTGGAACCGGCGTGCCGGTCTACTTCTCCAACGCCCAGTGGCGCAGATACTATGACGATGCTCAGGTAACGACGTAGGCTGCCACCTTCCCTTTCCTCGCTTTCCTTCGGGAGGAGGTAGGCCGTGTCGGACCCTCAGTTCGTTGTAATTGAGCAGCGCATCACAGCCGGTAACGACTGGGATGGGACGGTGCCGTTGACTACCCCCGACTTTACCACCAAGGGGGTCAAGAAGTTCCCGCCAGCAGCTCAGGGCGGTCTGTTCGTATTCGACTTTACCTCCTACTTCCTCAAGGAGATTCAGCAAATTGCTGTGGATTTCAATGGGGTCGGCAGCAAGAGCATCGTGATCCGGGGGCCGGGCGGCGCGGCCGATGATATCGAGATATTCAAGTCGACCGACCCCCTGGAGGTCAACATCCTCATCACTGACAAGTTTCAGCTCGCCCCGGACGAACACATCGTGATCATCTCCTCCGGCGCGGCCAACGCCATGTTCGCCAGAGTGATTGGGAGGCCCCTCCATCCAGAGCCTGCATCCATGACGTAGGAGGTGTCTCCGTGCCGATATATGCCAATGGCAGAGACACCAGCCTGAGAATCTACGGGGCTAATCCTGGGGCCGGTGACGTGGGGGCCAAGAAGTTGAGGTTGGAATCTCCGACTGTCGCTGGGGAAGAAGACTCTTTCTACACTGAAAACGGCTTTACCGTTTCCCGGATAGTAGCAGCGATCCGAGGCTCCGCTTCGCCGTCGGTTACGTGGACGGTGAGATTTGCGTCTACCCGTGATGCGGCAGGTACCGAGGTCAATATAGGAGGAGTAACCACTAACGATTTAAGTAACGGCAGCAGCATTATCTTGTTCGACAATGCGGCCATTCCGGCCGATTCCTTTGTCTGGCTCGAAGTAACTGCCGTATCTGGTACGGTGGACGAGTTGGACGTGACCATTATTCCGACGCTGGTGTAACGAGTGCCTCTTTATATTAACGGTCGTCTACAACCTGATCCAGGTGCCGCCTTGGGTGCCGTTACATATAAAGGGACCTGGGATGCAGCGGCTAACAATCCGGCGCTGGCCAGTGGTATTGGTGTTCAGGGGCACTACTATGTGGTGTCGGTTGCGGGGACTACCAATCTGGATGGCATCACCGATTGGCAGGTAGGGGATTGGGCCATTTTCAATGGGACGGTCTGGCAGAAAGTTGATAATACGGAGCCAGTTGCCATCAGAATCTATCCTCCGGGTGCAGTTGATCCGGTGGCTCCGGCTCCGCAGAACGGCGATCTCTATTTCAATACCGTACTCCGTATGACGATGGAGTACGATTCGGTGCGCGGAAAGTGGTTGTCGGTTGAGGCTCAAACATTTGTTTTTGGAGCCAAGAAGGACACGGCCGCAGGCAGCTATTATGGAGGTACCGAGGGGCTGACGTTTTCAGCGACCAATGGATACGACGCGAGGTTCAACGGAACCGTTGTGGCGATAGGCTATACCAGGGACGACACGGATGCGGCGACCTTTGAGATTATGGACGATGGGGCTTCTATTGCAACGCTGGCGTCGGCAGCTCAGAAAGGAGCAGACAATACTGTAAATGCTGATTTCGCTCAGCACAGCGTGTTAGCTGCTCGCAACCAGTCGGGCGGTAACGTGACTACGGCCGTGCAGGGTTACTTTATCGTCAGGTGGAGAGTCTGATGTCCACGATCATCATAGCTAAGAACCAGACGGCCGGTGATCTTCCGCTTAAGAACCTGTCCGCGCCCGATGCCAAGATTCCGGCCAGCGGACAGGTAACTCTCACGGCCTATAACTTTGTCTGGGATATTCAGGAGGATGCAGAGCTTCTAGCTTACATCAATGCTGGGGACGTACTCCTCAATGTCGATGGAAAGGACCTGAACAAGGAGGAGTCACTGAACGCGGCGTCTGCTCCGGCGATGGCGAAGAATACCGACAACTTGCATGATACCCAACAGGAACCGACAGGCTTTCCCAACAGGACGGATTCCACGATCAGTCGGGTAGATGGTTCTCGAACTTTTACTGTTCAACCGGCGGTTACCAGCTTTGATTTTTATATCGCCGGTAGCAAGTACACGAAGACGGCAGCACAGAACAGGACATGGCCCGACGCTGAGGGTATTCACTACTTCTATTTTGATACAGCGGGGGTTCTCCAGACTACTCAAGCCTTTACGGACGACCTCATTTTGAAATACGCGCTTGTGGCGCTGCTTTACTGGGATTTTACCAATAAGGCTTCGATCCTTTTTGCCGACGAGCGTCATGGCATTCAGATGAATGGTGAGACGCACCTGCATTTGCATTTCTCATTCGGTGCTCGGTGGACCGATGGCCTTGCTTTACAAGGCATTACGGCCGATGGTGATGGAAGCAGTAACGGTCATGCGCAATTTGCCGTACAGGATGGAGCGATTCGAGATGAGGATCTGCTTTTTTCAATTGTAAACGGTAGTCCTCAGACCCTTTCTCCGACGGCGCAGATTCCAATTTATTATCGTAGCGGAGCGGCTGGTGATTGGCGCAAAAAGACGGCGGATTCGTTTCCTGTTATTTACCAGGGAACGGCAGGATATCCGGCGGCTCAGCGGCTTCCCTACAACAGTTACCTGGGTGGGGTCTGGGGTCTAACAGAGGTAGCGAATGCAAACTTTGTTTGCGTTTTGTTTTTTGGAACGAACAACCTCAGTGAGCCGTTTGTTGGCATTCAAGGGCAGCAATTCTATTCCACTGTTTCGGATGCAAGGGCTGGCGCTCAAGTAGAAATCAGGAATGTAATTTTGAGCGGACTGCCTACGCCGGAGATGGTACCGATAGGCGTTGTCATTTTCCAGACAGCTACTGCTTATTCCAACACCCCAAAGGCTCGGATCCGTAGCGATGGAACAGGCGCTGCTTATGTTGATCTCAGAAGGACCGACCTTGTTGGGGTGCCTGGTGGAGGTGGTACCGGTGGAATCTTCGGGGCTGATTACCAAAGAGCGCAGTCGCTGGGAGAGCAGAACACGTCTCTCCTCGCCTATCAGGACAAGGTTACCCTGGTTGTTCCCGCGAGGACCGGAACCTATCGTGTGGCTTATAGCGCGATGGTAAAAAACTCTGATAAAAGGGGGCAGGTGCGTCTTTACAATGTGACGGACGCTGTAACATTAGAGGAAATTCCGTTTAGAGTGAAGGATAGCAACGATAGGTACGACCAGTATGGGAGTGCATGGGAGATTGTCTTTACTGGGGTGGCTAAAACGTTCAAGATTCAGTGGCAAAGCCTGGATGGAAACGCGCAATACATAAAGAACGCCTATATTGAAATTTGGAGGGTCTATTGATGGCCAGCATTTTTAATTACACCATCAGCGAGGACGTGATTTCCGGGAAGGTCGATTCGGACAGGCTTATCCAGGAAATTGGTTTGAGCGCCATCACTATTGCGTTAGATGGTGTCAATGTGAACGGCGATGCCCTCACAGTTCAGTTCAAGGCTGACTTGCCTGCGGCCGACAAGACTCTTCTCGATGGAGACACCACGAATCCGTGTGGGGGCATTATCGGCAATCACTCGGGCCTCCCGTTGCCGGATGATGTGGTGTCCTACGTCAGGGCGTGTCCTACCGATAACAAGAACAAGCATCTTTTTATTAAGGGTGTGCAGTTCGACGCTGCTCTGAACACCGACACTAATAACGACTATGCGCTGCCCGAAGCGATGGCTTTGCAAGGGGCTTTGGCGGAAGTAAAAGATTTTACCGACGGGGACTACGTTGAACTTTTCGTTTTGAATGGGTCTGATGCCGTTGTGGGACAGTATGGTGAAACAGTTTATATTCCGCCGTCGGGGAAGGTTGGGGCTGTTTCTGAGGGGTCCACCTCCATTCCTACTGGGTTCAAACTTAGAGCCAAATACCATTCAGTGGCGACGGAAGGGACGCAGCCGAAGATCACGGTTGCTTATCGGCTTTGGAAGTGATGCGGGGACTTGCGCTCAGCGGTGGGGGGTCTAGGGGTCAGTTCCACGTGGGAGTGGTTGACCACCTTCTGGGTGACCTGCGGACCGAGTACGATGCCTATGCGGGCGTGAGTGTGGGCGCACTGGTGGGCTCCTTCCTGACTCAGTATAAGACGGGTGAGGAGATGCAGGCCGCCCAGGATCTAAAGGACCTGTTCACGCCGATTCAGGACCCCGACATCTGGAAGAGCTGGTTTCTGTTTGGCAAGGTCAGCATTTGGAAGTCGAGCGCGCTCAATAGCAAGCCCCTTCAAGAATTGGTGAAGAAGACGCTGGACGAGGAAAGGGTCCGGGCATCCGGCAAGAAGCTCCGGATCGGCGCGGTGTCGCTGGATACCACCAGCTACCGGCTGTTTGATGAGACCTACAGCCCGTTGGCGGAGGCGGTCTTGGCATCGGCCAGCTACCCGGCTTTCTTCGAGCCCATTCAGACCGACGGCCAGCTCTGGACCGATGGCGGCGTGCGGCACGTGACGCCGGTGAAGGCCCTTATCGATCTGGGCTGTGATGAAATCGATGTGTCAATCTGCCATCCGCCCAAGCCGACGGCGAAGTTCGAGCGTAACCCGGATTGGCCAGATGTGGCCATACGTTCTATCGACGTGATGAGTGATCAGCTTACCTGGGTAGACGCGAAGTACGCCCAGCTTCTGACCCGGCTGCTGGAGTACGAAGAGATCGAGGGCAAAAAGAAGATCAAGCTCCGGATAATTCATGCCGCGCATTTGCTGAATGACGATCCGCTGCACTTCGATCCCCATGAGGCGGTAAAGATTCAGAAGGAGGGGTATGACGCAGCGAAGAGCCTGGAGGCATGACCTAAAAGTAGCCTCCTCTGAGAGGGGTGTGATAGAAAGGACCGAAGATGGGAATCGCAAAACAGCTTGAAGAGGCCATATATGATGAGCCGATGGCGGTTCGATCGGAGCCGTTGGACGAGATGGGGTTCATCGTCAAGCTGATGCGGCTGCGGCACGACAACTATCCGGGCCGCGATGCTCACGGAGTGCTGCCTCTGGTCGTGGTGGGCCATGAGTCGATGGATCAGCCGCGCTGGAGCAACTGGATTCGGGAAAATGCCGTGGCCCACTTTGGCCCGGCCTATGCCGAAAAACTGGTCCAAAACGGTATCGAGTTGAAGGAGATGATGCCCCAGGCCGGATTCGGACGTGTGATGCGGGACAGTGGAACCCGGTCGGCCGAGCGCAATTACAGCTACCTGGACCGGGCCGGGGAGATCCTGGTGATGGTCGAGAAGTGGCCCAGTCTCTACAACCTCATCGCGGATGAAATGGCGGAACAGGAGATGACGCTCCGCGAGTTCGTGAACAGAGTTCGGAATTTGCCTTCGCCCCTGGAGCTGGGGAGAGGCGCAGATACCACCCTGGGAGATCTTTTACCGCCGCTGGACGGGATGATTCTTCCGGGTGAAAGGTAGGAGAAGCAGGAGGAGATCATGGCAAGAGCGATGGCGACAGATCCACTTCATGCGTTCCGGTATCACGTCCGGGCGAGTGCGGTGCCAGGTATTGCGGACGATCCGTTGCAACCGGCGGCGGGTTACGGGGTCGGCCTGGAGGCCGAAGCTGGATTCCAGGCAGCAACGTCTCCGGAACTGACGATAGAGACTTCGGAGTATCGAGAGGGGATCAAGACATACACTCAGAAGTATTCCGGTATTCCATCTACCAACACCTTGACGCTCAGCAGAGGTGTGGCGAGGTACGACACGGCGTTCTACGTGTGGGCTATCGCGGCGGCCGAAGGGCGCGAGTATCGAACCGATCTCGTCTATTATCACGCTATGAGACAAGGGCGGTCCTATCCTTTCGACGCGGCCAACGATTTTACGATGCAGAATTCCAAGGTGTACATCTGTCGAGAGGCGATACCGGCTCGCGTCAAACTCGCTGGAGACCTGGATGCCAGCACCTCGGATGTCAGCCTGGCAGAGGTGGATGTCGATTACGAAAGGCCGGAGATTTATACCCCGCCTGGTGTTCAAGCATCCTTGCCGTAGTCGCCAGGATTTTGTGGCCTGCTGGCCACCTGGAGGCTGACGGTGCCCCGCGAGAGGCTTGAGGACGTACTTCAGGTTTTCAACTTCTGGCTGTTTGATGCCGGGGTGATGGGGGGCAATATCCTGTTTCCGGTGCTCGATCCGTCGTTGGCGTTCAGCGCCATCACCGCGCCGGAGATCACCACCGAGCTGCGCGATATCCAGCCAGGCAACTGGGAGTACAAGCGCCGGGTGGTCAAGACCGCCGACGCCGGGCCGATTACCCTTTCCCGTGGGGCGCGCTTTTACGACTCCGATATGTATAACTGGATCACCAGGGCCATCCGGGGGGAGGATCCCTCCAGGAGGACCTTGTTTCTGATCCACTTTTTAGGGTTGCGGAGTGGCGGAACTGCGCAGCTTGCAGTAGGGGCTGCGGTCGGGGCTGCTGCTGGTTTGGCCACCAGCGGCCTGGCTGGAGGGGTTACCGGAGCAGCCGGAGGAGCTATTCTGGCGAGTTTTATTGAGGATCGAATCCCCGGCCGGTGCTGGTCGCTGCACGACTGCGTGCCGACCAGGTACAAAGCGGGTTCGGATTTTGACGCTTCGGCCAGCGATGTCTCGATTGTGGAGCTTGAAGTGCAGCCGGAGTACGTCCAGGAGGTTACGGTTTCGACCATCGCTCCGGGGATTTCTGGGGCGGTCGGGGCTGTAACCGGTGCGGTCAATGTTGCTAGTGGGATTTTCTGATGGATGAGCTGATGGCAACAGTAGGAGATGCACCGGACACGCTGACAGCCGTGGTGGAAGAAAGCGACCAGGGCTTGGAGGCCATAGTCGGCGACGCGCCCGACACTCTGACGGCCACCGTGGAGGATTGCTGATGGCCTATCCCCCGAATTTACTGAACAGCTTGCGCGTGGTGAAGGGACAGAGCAAGTCCTTCCAGATCACCATCAAAAAGAAGAGTGGGGCCAAGCCTAAGCTGGCCAGCGGGGTGCGGCTTATTTTTACGGCGTTCCGGGGTAGCACGGTATTTTTTACCAAGACCACGGATTCCGGCGGCGGCATCGAGATCATCGACAGGGAAAATGGTGTGGCGATTCTAACGCTGGAAGTTGCGGATACCGAGAAGCTGGAAACCGGTGCGAATCAGTACGAATTGTGGGTGGACCACGGCGAGACTCCTCCTCGCCGTGAGACGCTGGTGGAGAAGGCGGAGCTGTTCGCTACAGAGAGCGTGACGAATTTCAATTCGTGATGATAGGCTGAAAAGCAAATGACGTACGGAATGAGCACACGCGCTGTCAGCGCTCCCATCGGGACCATCGGGATGTACGGTCCGACGGCTCCGGCGGTGAAGCTCGTTCCGTTGTCGGTGTTTTTCCTGAATATGCAGGGCGATGAGGAGGGGGAGGAGCAGGACGCTCTGTACGGCAAGAGGAGGCCCAGCAAGGACAAGAAGAAGCGGCGGAAGGGGGATAGGGTGCCTCCGGCGCGTCCGGGCAGTAAAGCGGCTCCTGAGCCCGGCAAAGGGGGAAAAGAGGGGGAGGACGAGACCGCCAAGAAGCAGCCCCCGCGTGCGCCCACGCGCCCGGCCGCAGGTGGTCCAGAGCCCCCGAAATCCGAGTCCCTCGTCGAGGGCAAAGCCACGAAGTCTCAGAAGTGCAAGTACTGTGATAGCCCGGCCACCAAGTCTTACGAGTGGGCAGATGGGCGTGCATATATTCCAGTGTGCGAGGCGCACGAGAAGACGGCAAAGAATCGGATTGAGAAGATCAACAAGTGCAAGATAACGGCCATTCGGCCGATTCCCCAAAGGCAGTCGACTGCCTCCGAGCAGGCGACGCCTCCAGGAGAGGTTTTGACCCCTATCAAGGTAGGGCCTACCAGGGCCTCCAGTGGTGTGATGGGGACCGGGAACATCGCCCGGTACCACGTGCCCCTCGGGCCGCCATTGCGCCGTGTGACGCCGATAGGGGGTGAAAAAAAGAAGAGACGCAGAAGGCGAAGGTTGAAAGGAGAGGAGCGCAGCCGTTGGATAGAACGGCTGTCCGAGATTATCCAATAGGTGAATGTAGTGGGAGCTACAGAAGGAGGAGAAGATGGGAGCAGGATCAGGAAAGGCCGAGGCCAAGGCACCGGTTAATCTGGCAGGTGGACAACCAGGTGAATTGCCAGCACCACAGCCCGCGCCGCCTGGCGGTCCGGGGCTGGAGCGGGGAACGCCGTCGCCGCATCTTCAGCAGGCCCTTCAGGGCGATGTTGTTGAGGATAGCAGCGGGGACTATGAGACCATCACGGACGCGGCTGCGGAGAGCGGGGTGTTCACTATCGTCGGTGGTTACCTGGACGAGGATCGGGTGGTCCACAACGAGGTGCACGTTAAGTCGCTGGGCGGCGACGAAGAGGAGCTGATCAGCAACGACAACATCGACATCATCGATCGGTTGACCGGCATCATGGTGAACTGCACCGAGCGCATCGGGACGCTCACCGAAAAGGGCAAGATTACCCAGGCGATCCACCGGCTGCCGATGGGGTCCAGGAAGCATCTGCTGGTTTCGATCCGGCGTGTTACGCACTGGAAGCGGCGCAAGGATATGTACGAGATGGACATTCGGTGTCCCATCGACAACTGCCAGCGAGAGGGCAGCTACCAGGTGAACCTGGGACACCTGGAAACCTACGAGATGGCGGAGCCGGGCAAGCGGGACTTCTCGGTAAAGCTGCTCGACAGCGGCGATGAGATCGTGTGGCGTGTTTCTTCGCTTCCGCAGGAGAAGATCATGAGGGCCGTGGCAACGTCTGACACGGACGATTTCAAGATTCTAACCTACGCCATCATGATGCGGCTGGTGTCCATCAACGAAAAAAGCGTGAGGCTGGGGCTCGACGATTTCGTCTATGGGGCTGGGTCGGCTAAGAAGATCAAGCTCAGCAAGGAGGCGGAGCAGCTTTATCCGATCGTGAAGGGGTGGACCTCTGGAGACCGCGACCAGCTACGGGAGAATTTCTATCTCAACGAACCGGATATCAATATGGAAATAGACATCAAATGCCAGTTCTGTAAGCGAGAATTCGTGACGGAACTGGACGTGACGCAGCGAACCTTTTTTTTCCCTTCGGCAACCTCCAGGCGCTGGAGGCAGAGGTCCTCTACCTGATGGAGGCTTTGCATCAACCATACGATGTCTTGATGAAGATGCCGTGTGGGAGGCGTCGGAGGTTCGCGGACGAAAAAGAAAACCTGGATCGGTGGAGAGCGGCGCGGTTGAAATCTCGGAGATGATGTAGGTGGCAATTACTGGCGGCGGCGGTGGCATGGGTCGGCTCTTGGGCCTTGGCTTCATGTTCGGAGCCAAGGACAAGGGCGCGGTCAAGGTTACCGAGCAGATTGGCGGCGGCTTCGAGGAGATGTCCGACAGTATCCGCCAGGTGGGGAAGCAGACCTCCGGGTTGATGAAGTTCGGCAACGCCATCAACGCGCTCAACTTCCTTCAGGTACACCGGCTCACCGATGCGATGGAGGGGCTGGCTGAAAAGGCTGGGCTCGGAGACGCGGCCCAGGCCAATCAGATCGAGTCGTGGGGGGTGCAGTTCGGCAAGACCTATCGGGAGGCCACCGCTGGCCTGGGGGAGTTCAAGAAGGCCGTGGACGAGTACAAAGGGGCCATCTCTGGTGTGTCTTTTACCCTAGAGGTGGACGCGGCCGAGATGACCAAGGCCATTGCCTTGCTCACCAAGTCCGGGGCCAAGCTCGAAGATTACGGTCTGAACGTCCGGGAGATCGGCGGTCTGATGCAGGCGGGCATTCTGAGCGGAGACCAGCTCGCCGACACGCTCACCAGCCTAGCCCAGGGCTACGGTTTGGGGGCCAAGGGTGCGGGTCTTCTTCTGGACGAGATTACCAAGATCGGAGAAGTGTCCGGCGCGGGTGCGGACGCAATCCGGCAGATGCCGGAGGCGCTGAAGGCCGCTGATGCCGCCATTGCCGGGTTGCCGGAGGGTATGGCCGGAAGCGTCGAGGATACCGTCAAGTCCCTGACTGTCCTGGCGGCGTCGACCCAGCGCGTGTTGGGCGGTCCGTATGAGCAATCGTTCCAGGCGGCCGTCGACGTGATGCAGAAGCTCACGGAGTCGCGGAGGGAGTTGGCGCGCACCTTTGCTGGCCTGGGCGGGGAGTTCCCCGAGATGACCGCCCGGCTCGCGGAAACCTACGGATCCATCGACAAAGCCTTCGAGGTCATGGCGGACGACCCGGCTCTGTTCATTCAGGAGATCCAGAAGGTCTACGCTTCGCTCGACGAAACCAGGAAGTTCCGGCTGCTGGAACAGCTCCCCGAGTCCATCAAGTTCATGGTGAAGGCGGGTGCAGAAGGCGCGAAGGTCATAGAGTCTATGCGTGGGCCGATTGAAGGAGCTTCCGGCGCGTTAGGCCGGATGGCAAAGGGGGCGTCCGGCGCGGCGCGGACCTTCTCCGAACAGATGGACCTGATGGAGGAGCGGTTCGCCAACCGTCTGAACAAGATGACCTCCCAGACCGATGCGATGGTCGTAAAGCGTCAGGCCAAGGCGTGGAAGCGTCTGGGCGACACGATCGACAACTTGCGGAAGAAGGGCGGCCCCTTTGCCGAGCTGCTCCAGCTATTCTTGGATGTACGCCGTCACGGGTTGGTGCACGGCATTCTTCCGTCTCTGGAGAAGCTGGCGGGTAGGGGCGGCATACTCGGAGGCGTTGCCAAGTGGTTGCAGAAGGTCGCGCCGATGACCGAAGGATGGGGTGACGCCATCATCGACGTGGTTACGTCGCTAGGTCCGATGATCATTGGATTCAAGATGCTCGGTGGTTTCGCAGTTCTCGGCAAGGTTTTTGGTGGCCTGGGCAAAGTATTTGGGATGCTGTCCATCAAGCTGATGCTCTTCGCCGGGATCGGTTATCTCGTCTACAAGAACTGGGATCTGATCGCTCCGGTTCTGAAGGAAATCTGGGGGGTGCTGAAGAAGGAGCTGGGTCCAGCCTTTAAGATGATCAAGCGGGTGGGACTCGATGCTTGGGAGGCGATCAAAGGCGGTGCCATTTCCATGTGGGAGGATACGCTGAAGCCTTTTGGAAAGTGGTTCATGAAGAACCTTCCCATGATGATTGCGACAGGGGCCGCCGCCATCGCTGCAACGATTGTTGGGGTGAAGACCATCGTGAAGGCGGCGGCTGTTGTTATGGCTGGGGCGTTTGTGATCGTCGGCAAGTCCGCGAAGGCCGTTGCGGTTTTCATCAAGGAGGGGATCGGCGGCGCGATGGACTGGGTAATCGATATGTGGGAGGGGTTTTTCTTCAAGGTCGATGTCGGGTTGCAGAAGACGGTCAGGGCGTTGAAGCAGGGGGCGGCCAATATCCTGGAGATCGTCCAGTTCCTTGTGGACAAGCTGCCCAAGGATGCGCTCGAAATGGTGGGCCTTGGGGGACTGGCCGAGTCGGTGGATAAGGGGGTGAAACAGACCCTCCAGAATCTCAGAAGGGACATCACAGAGCTGGATGAAGATATTAAGGAAAAGGAGGATGCGCGTAGGCGCTCGAATGCAGAGGCTGACCGGCTGGGCATGGAGCGTCTGAAAAGGATGGAAACCGCAGGGATGGACGTGCGGAAGGAGTTTTCGCATCTGGGGAAAGAGCTAAGTGGCGTTGTGGAAGAAGGCGGTCGCGGCATCGAGCGCGTCGAGAAGATGAAGGCGCGGATTTACGCGAAGACCACCGAGGCGCTTGCGCGGCGGGGGAGGGAGACTGAGAAGCCGGAACCCAAGGCCCGGCGGCGTGGAAAAGGAAAGAGGCCCGTTGAGGCAGCCCGGCAGGAGGCCGCAGCGGAGGCTCAGGTAGCTGTGACCGAAACCTTCATGGTTCGGGGTAGAGGTGGCGCGGCGGCTGAGCCTTTGGAGGCTTTTTTGAAAGATCCTCGGGCGGTGAAGCTCGTGGCTGCTGGTGTGGAGGCGGGAGTTACTGCGAGGGACAAGAGAGCACGCAGAGGAGGGCGAACGCGGGCCGCCGAAGCGGGCGGTGCGGAACGAGAAGGGGTGTAGAACGTAGAGTATGCCGGTTAGGGTCAGAAAGACATCGAGGTTGCTTTTCGCCAGGCTCATCACCATTGATGATGTGGAGCACTGGGAGCTGCCGGTGTACCCGAAGATCGAGGCGGCTCCGGACGACAAGCGGTACACCGTAGACCGTGGCGACCGGATCGATCGGTTGGCCAGGAAATTCTACGGTAGTGATGACTTGTGGTGGATCATCGCCCTGGCCAACAACATGGAATTGCTGCCGTGTGATTTGAATCCGAATACTGTCATCAGGATTCCTTCTCAGCGTCGAGTTTTTACTCATGTTTTGCGGCGACCGAGCAGGGGGGAGGAGGGTCGTTAGATGGTGCTCGGGCTTGGAGGTGCCGGGCCGATCGATCCTTCTGGTTTTCAGATATCGGTGGCCGTAACAAATCCGACGGACGGCGTGCGTGTACCGTTGTGGATGAAACAGGAGTCCACCGATATTCCGAACCTTGGTGGCGGTTTGGGCGATGCGCTTGGCATGGTCGACGATGTGTTAGATCTTGGCGGTGGTGGGGGTACCAGTGACCTACTCGGTTTGGACTTGCCGATTGTGGAAAGCGTGTCTGTGGAAATAAGCCTGGGTATGGTTGCCAAAACGACGATCAATATTGCCTCCCCGTTCGACCTGGGACTCAAGCTCTTGGAGAGTTCATTGTTTCGCGTAGGGAACCTTTATGAGGTGCAGCTTGGGTATCCGAAGCTGGGCCGGTTCACCCCTTGGTTTTCTACGATGGCCCAGAAACCTTCCCTTCGGATTACTGGTGATGAGGGGCTAACGGCAACCCTCAATGGTGGCGGTGATATGGCCTCTTTACGGGGGACATCTTCCAAAGTGTACGAGGGTAAATCGTACAAAGAGATTATTGAGGAAATTGCCGAGACTCATAAATGGAAGGTGGTGTTCAAAGAAGATAGCGGGCTCGAAGCGATCGTGTCAGCCCTGACAGCGATTGGATACGAAGACCCTTTGGAAAAGAAGCGCACCAAGGTAAGCCAGGGCAATATGACGGATTGGTTTTTTGTACAGAAGATGACGAGAGATGCCGGTTGTGATGCTTTTCTGGCTTCATCGCAGAAGGATGAGGGGGGGAATGTTTTGTATGTGAGAAAGCGGAAAGAGTCTCTAAAGAGGCCGCCTCTCTATAAATTTCTGATGCGCGGAAATTGCGATTTTCAGAATACTTTTCCTATGTTCGAGTTTGAGATCGAGCCCCAGGGTGTTTATCTACCGGCTGGGGCGATCAAGACAACGAGCAGTGATCTGGATCCGCTGAGCAAGAAAGTTCTGGACATAGAAGTTACGTCCGCTACTGCGCAGGAAGCGGTGCTGGGAGATGGGAAACTACCGGATTCAACCGAGAAGCTGGTGGAGGATGTATTGGTGCAACTGGCCGCTACGGAAGGTACGCAGCGTACAGGTCAATTTATGCCTGTTTCGGCGCGAGATCCTAGAGAGCCGAAAGATATTTGCCAGGCGCATCGGGATGCGTTGGCTTTTCGGTACGGCATTAATGCTTCTATTTCTGCATATGCGATTCCGGAGTTGTTTCCGGGCAGCGTTGTGGAGCTGGGTGGTGTAGGAATTTTCAGCAGCAACTATTGGCTCGAATCTATGACGCACGAAGCTAACGACACCGAGTGGATGATGAGTCTGAAGCTCATCAACAACGGGTCGGCTGCTGGTGGGCTCGATGAGGCTCTAGCAAAACAGGCAGAGGAGACCAACACTGAGGAGGTGGAAGAGGGCGTGGATGCGGCATCGGGGGGCGGTACTATTGTTGATGCTGTCAAGGGCGATTTTTAGGAGGTTGAAGGGTGCCTGGTTCTTTGGCGTATTCGGCATCGGGCTTTCGCCGGTTCATGGACCGGATCGTTATGGAGGGCCTGGAGTGGCTGGGCTACTACTTTGGTTCGTATCGGGCTGAGGTGGTCGATAACAAGGGTTTTTCTGAACTGGGGGCCATCGGGCTTGGGGCCGATTTGGACAAGATCGGTTTGCTGAAGGTGCGCGTGCCGGGTATCGGTGACACGCCTGAGACGCCGCCGCGTGTTGCCTATCCCAAGACGCCGCTGGCAGGTTCAGGGTATGGCTTCAAGAGCCTGCCTCCCAAGGGGAGCCACACCTGGGTCGAGTTTGAAAGGGGAAAGCCGGATATTCCTCTGTGGTTCGGCGGCTGGTGGGCCAAGGGTGAGATGCCGTCGGAGTTGGAGTCGGTCGATGCCCACGGCTGGGTCACGCCCGGCGGCCACAAGCTCCTGCTCATCGACGATACGGGTCAAGAGAAGGTGCGGTTCGAGCACAAGCTCGGGGGGTATGCTGAGTGGGATAAGCTGGGCAACGTCGTGGTCGCCAACTTCGAGCTGCCAGGCGTGCCGCCGGGTACCACTACGATATCCCTGGGAGAGGGGGCCACCGAAGCGGCCGTGCTCGGGGATGTGCTCAAGGGATTATTCGAGGAGACGCTGGATGCGATTGCCCAACTGACGGTGATTTCTCCGGCGGGCACCACCAGCCCGCCAGTCAACGTGGCGACCTTTCAAGCAATCAAGGCCCGACTAGAGACGGCCTTATCGAAGGTGAACAAGGTGAAGTGATGCCGATGGTCGTCAAACAGCTTTCTACTGCTCTGCTCAAGGTGATGAGAGCCTTGGAAGCGGACGAGGGCAAGAACGCCCGGAGCTGGGCGGATGCCTATACCAAGTACGCGAAGCCCGCGATAGCTGGTCTGGCGCTTCCCGTGTGGGTAGGGACAGAGGCCACCAAGATGAGTCCGATGCTCCAGACCGCGATGAAAACCCCGTCTCCCAGTCCCTCGAATTTCGCGATGGCATTGGCTAATGGAATCGAGGCGTTCTGGTTGCTTCCGCCCGTTGTGTTCACTCCACCAGGTGGGGCGGGTGCGGTGACTGCTTTTCCTGGCAAGCCAGCTTTGATCGCTGGTCTGACTGCGGTTCTTTCAGCTCCGCAGCCGGAGGCGGCGGCGGCCGAAGCGATTGCGGCTCAGTTGGATACCGCTTCCAGGACAGTGACGGTGACGTACACGATCCTACCGGCTCCACCGGTGATCGTGCCCATTACATGAAAGGACGGAGAATTGAGGAAAACAGAGGCTTTAAGGTAGGATGGACGGCTAGATGACGATTCGTGGCATAGCATTTCCGTTCAACAAGAATACCACTGGCTTTCCGGCGAAGAGCGAGGATGACCAGACGATTGAGGACAATATCCGGCGCATTCTCCAGACCCGGCGCGGGGAGCGGGTTATGCGGCCGAATGCCGGTAGTGACACGATGAATTTCGTGTTCGAGAACATCGGCCCCATGATGCGGGCCAGCATTAACCACGAGGTGCGGCGCGCTCTGGCGGCCGGAGAGCCCCGCATCCAGGCGCTGCGGGTAATCACCCTTCAGAAGGAGAACCGGGCCGCAAAAGGCTATACGGTGGTGGTGATCGTGGTATATCGAGTGCGCGGGGAAATTAGGCAAACGGCGGTCGATATGGCGACCAGGAGTGCGGCCTGATGGCTGACCCGATCCAGATAGAAAGCCCCCAGGCGAAAATCAACCGGGCCAGGTTTGCTGGCAAGGATTTCTTCACGTTCGTCGATGACATCATCGCCCGGATCCAGGCGTTGTTTGTCACGGAATTCAACGACTTCGTGGTTTCGGGCGTCGGCCAGATGCTCATCGATATTGTGAGTTGGGCCTGTGAGACGCTGAGCTTCTACATCGACCGGCAAGCTACGGAATCTTACCTGGCGACGGCCCGCACCAGGAAGGCCATCAGCAGGCTGGCGCGCCAGCTCGGGTACAAGATGTCGGCGGCCGTGTCGGCAGCGGTGGATTTGGAAGTGACCCTTGCAGAGGTTCAGACCTTTGCTGTGACTATACCCATCGGATTCAAGTTCCAGGGGCCGAACAACCTGGTTTTCGAGGCGGTAGAGGCGGTTACCTTTCCGATAGGAGAGGGTCCCTTGAGTCCGCCGCGCACCGTTGGGGTGAGAGAGGGCGAAACGCGGGTAGAGTTCTTCTCCTCGAATGGCGCGAAGAATCAGATTTTCCGGCTCAACCCTCAGCGCGGACGATACATCGCTGGTAATGGCTTTGTGTGCCGGGTAGCCGGTTTTCCCTGGTCGGAGTCCGAGATCATTACCTTTGATATGACCGACCAGTTTGAAGTGAATTACAACGATGAGCCGCCGTCCCTGCGATTTGGTGATGGTATTGCCGGGAACATTCCAGCGGCAGGGGATGAAATCCGGGCCGAATACGTTGCCAATTCGGGCAAGGCGGGAGCTGTCCAGAGCGATACTATTACCGATGTAGTGGATCCCCTCGTCGTGGCGGCCACCATTATTCCGTTGAACATTACCAACCCGCTGCCCTCGACGCCGGGCGCGGATCGGGAGGACCTGGAGAAAGCTCGGACCAATGCTCAGCGGTTCTATCACGCCCGCGATGTGGCGGTGACCAGGGGCGACTACGAGGGGCTTTCCACGGCTTATGTGGACGCGCTGGCGGGCCAAGTGGCTATTGCTCAGGCGTTCGCGGCCCATAGCGCGGAAGACGATATCCAGCTCCAGATTTACTTGGACAACATTAGAGTCATACGAGATTCCCTGGCCTCTGACGTGCAGGCGGCGACGGACCAGATCGAGCCGGATCGGATGGCCATCTACGAGCTGCGGGACACGGCGGACGATGCAACGGGGGTCATCGCAACCAAGAAAACCGGGATCGAGTCGGATGCTGATGACGCTATTACTGCCGCCCGGTCCATCAAAAACAGGACTTCCCAGATTGGGGTAGACGCCAACGACATCAAGACCCACGTGACCGATGGTAAGGCCGCCGTGGACGCCATCACGACGGATACCCCGGACCAGCTAACTGCTGATACCAAGAACGCGCTCAAGGCTTACTTCGACTCGATCGATGCGGAAGCGGATAACATCTCGGGCGACGCTTCAGCCGCCGACGGAGAGGCGACCACTGTTGTGAACAAGCAGGCCAGTATTAAGACGCAGGCAGATGAGCTGGAGGAGGAGAACACGACGGCCCAGACCAGCCTGGACGACATGGAGCCGCTGCTCGACAGCATCGAGGCCCAGGTGATCGTTATTAACAACCGTGTGACTACGGGCTTTGAGGATGCGATCGAGACTGAGCTGCAAAACATTTTTGACCATGTGGACGGTTTTCTGTCGGCTGATTGCAAGGCTAATCTGGTCCAGGTGCCGATCCTTACCAGGGACGTGGACGGCTTCCTCCAAGAGCCCCCAGTCGCTTTGATCAACTCGCTACGGGCCTACCTGGACGCACGCAAAGAGGTCACCCAGGTGCCGGAGGTGGTCTCCGGCGGCGCGTATCTGGTTCCGGCAATTATCGAAATTACCGTTGGAATAAAGGCCGGGTTCGTCAAGCAGACGGTTTTAACGAACGTCGAGAAGGCGGTTGATGATCTGCTGCGTGTGCGTGCCTTTGGGGCTTCTCTTCGAGTGGCCAACCTGGATACGGTAATTTCGCCGAATCCTCAAACCGGTATAGGCGGCGTAGATGGCGTGGCTTACTCGGTGGTCAAGATCGTCGGAACTGTTGGAGACGTGGTTCCGATCGATGCTGATGGGAATCTCATCATCACCGAGAAGTACGTCATTACCAAGGGGTCGGTGGCCTTGACTGGTGTGGAGGCGGCGGCATGAACCTGAAGGCGAAGCGCCACCTGGTGCTGTACCTGCTCTGCCTGCCGTGGGACTTGCTGGTATGGGGGGGTATCCTGTTGATTCGAGCGCTCTGGGGTACCAGGCTGGAGTGGGAAAATCCTCGCGATAATCCGGCTGCCAAGCCTGGTGGTCCGGGCGGCCCGTCGCTGACCTGTGAGATGAAAAAGGGCTCCTGGCCGGTGAGCGAGGGTCGTTGGCCGAAGGGTTGGTATCTGCGGGAGCTGCCGGACGGGACAAAGTACCCTTGGGGAGGATCTACCATAGGGCACGCGATCTTTTACGGGCCGCTAAAGCGGCACCCGAGGGGGAAGCCGTGGCGGCCGGTCCAGTTCCATGAGCATGTGCACGTTGAGCAATACGAGGCTTCCATGCTGCGGGCCTTTGTGCTGGCGGCCTTAGTTGCGGCTGTGGGGCAGTCGACTGCCTCCTACGTGCTCGCCGGGCTCCTCTGGCTCACGGGCTACATCCAGATGGGTGTCGGAAACTGGACTACCGCCTGGCTGAGGGGTGAGAATCCGTACGAAGGCAGTCATCACGAAGAGGCGGCGTACGCCCTGGATGATGACTACGAGCAGGAGCTGGAGAAGGAGAAGCAGGAAGGTGTCTGAGACCTCTCCACGAATGGGATGGACGTATCCCAGCCAGCACGACGATCCCTGGTTTGATGGATTCGTCGATTTCGTGCGGGCGACGGATGCCTCCGGTTTCGCGGCTCGCGAGGATCGAAATCTTATCCTGACCGGTGGCGGTCTGTTGTCCTGGTCCCCCGGCGGATCCGGGTTGACCTGGAGCGAGGCTTTTCTTGTTTTCTCGCCCTCCACCGGGTTTTTCACGCGCATCGTGGCCAACTCCCTGGCTCCGGCCGACGGCCAGGTGATCCGGGCCGAGATCACCCGGCATCCGGGGCAGAACGTGAACGTGGCGGCGGAGGTCGCCAATATCGCTCTGAACACCGACGATTCGCTTATCCTGGGGCTGCGGGTCGGCACGAATTTTATTTTTCGCAACGCCATGATCATGCAGGCCGGGACGGTCATTGAGGCAGAGGATTTTTTCAGCGGTGGCGGCGGTGGTGGTGGCGGAATTGGCGGCGCTTTCAAATATGTGGCACCGGGCGATTCGGTATCCGTGCTGCCCAACACCCAGATTAATGTGGACGGTAAGGTGGTTGTCGACGGTCGTGTGTTCCTGAACGGCCACATGCGGTTTATCGGCCGCTGGCACACACCGCCCCAGGTGCTGCCGATTATTGGCGAGGCGGCCGAGATTCCCAATAACTGCATTGCCCGGATTGACCCGACGTACGGGCCATTCACCCTCACGCTCAGGCCCAGGGGCACCCCAGGGGAGAAGGTGGAGCTGATCAGCATCAGCGATGCCGCGACGCCGCCGGTGGTGACGGTGGATGGTCAGGGGCCGCTGTTAGGGGGGCTTCCTTCTAGGCAGCTTACAACTCCGCGAGAGTACCTGCGGCTGGAGCGCGTGAAGGGCAACGGATGGATGGTAGGTTAAGATGACCCAGTTGCGCAATTATTTGGCTACTCTATTCACCACGAAAAAGTGGTGTCGGTCATCGCAGCCGCTATTCGAGAAGGACACGGCGGATATTTACAACGGTCCTACTCATGCGGAATGGTGGTGTGTTGTTTTGGCCTATACCGATTTGGCGACGGCCAAGTCTGTGCTTGTTCAGGCGATTCAGAACGAGGCGGCACTGCTCTCCGCGAGCGAGCTGAAGACCAAGATGGAATCGCTGACTGTTTCGATGACAGTCCAGGAGTACACGGCTCTGATGGACTGGGCTCGGCCTCTGCGACAGGGGCCGTCGGAGGCAGCTCTTCATGGGGCTTTATACGGGGCCGCCAGGTTTTTGAAAGAGGAGCGTCCGGAGATTATTCCGGTTCCCATTCACTGTTTGATAAGAAAGGAGGCCGAGAGGAGTGCGGTGTCGATGGATGAAGCCACAACCACTTTCTACACATTTTTGCGTGGACAGGTGGATTTGAATACCTGGAAGGGCGAGTACGCCTGATGAGCGGTTTTTCAAAAAAATATATTTTATCAGAAATTCAACGGCTGGAGGCAGAGATTGCCGCCGGAGCTGCTGGTCCGTTGTCTCAGATAGATGTCGATGTCCCTGCCGGAACTTACAGTGATTTTGGGAACGGCATTACCGGTTGGGCCGATGCAGATGTGGTGGTTATAAATCCCACCACTGGTACGGTGTATATTGAGGGATTTTATTCATCTCCGATAGCTGGGATTAAGGGCGAAAAGAAAATCATTAGGAACGATGGCACATATTCTGTTTTTATTAGTCACATGGATGTGGGTGCTGTCGCAGAAGACAAGATTTTTATCAAGCAGAGGGAACTCTTAGAGTTGGCTCAGGATGACCTGGCTGTATTTTATTATGATACAGAGGAAGAACACTGGTATCAAACCGATGCAAAACCTAAAGGTAATGATCTTGAGCCTACGTCGTCGCGGCGGCTAAATGAATACACAGGATCGGTTGGAGAGCGTGTTCCATATGAGCCAGCGAGTTTTACAGGAAATAAACGGATTACATTTCCGCCCGGTCCATCAATGGGTGACTTGTTTGCAATAAAGAATGTAACCGGCAGCACGGCGATTATCAATGTTTATTCTGCTTCACAAAAGATTGAAGATCCTATCAGTGGAGGTGTTATCGCTGCGGCAACGGACATTCCTATTGGTCTTGCGTGGATTGGGGTCACCTGGCAGTTTATGAGTTCGGAGGGGGGTTATTGGGCCTGGCATGTGGTGGGAGGATAGATTATGCACGTTCCTGCCAATCAAGTTTTGCCAATAAGGTATATGAATAATGCCGATGCCACCACGATTTATCGAGGGCAGCCGGTATATGTTTTTTCAAGCAACAGAAATGTGAAGATAGCGAGGGTTACATCTTTTGCTGAAGCACAATATTGGGGAACAGCTATAGCGGATGTTGCTCAACCTGATCATGGTTTTTTCGCATACGCTGGTCCCGTTATTATTCCCAGCTCCTATCAATATGGCTCTAGTTGGGCAGCCGGTGATTATATCTATTTGAACTATAGTAGCGCTGGTTCTTACCGTAACGCGCCCCACCAGATTGGGGGTTACTTTATTGTGCCGATTGGCCGGGTGGCGGAGATGATTGGTTCGGATGCCATTGTTACGATCGAGAAGGGTGAGATAGTGGAAGTACCTGGTGCACCGCCACCATAGGAGCCGATTTGTGATGCAGGTGTTGGATAGAATGGGCACACAGGATATCGTTGATGGCGATACGTTCGTGGAGCAAATCCGTAACAGGTATGCTCTGCTAAATGGCGGTCTCTGTGTCGAGGATGAAGGGCGCACTATATATACAAATTCAAGTCACGGACTGTCAGAAGGGTGTCGGGCTTGCAAGGCCGGTACCTGGATTTGCCTGCCTACTACAGGATGGTGCAATCTAACTTGTGATTTCTGTGCAAGAAAGCCCCCGAAAAAAGACCATGACGAGCACCTTTATATTAATACGCGATCCGCCGTCCAGGTCGTGTCGGACATCATGGCTGAGAATCCGAAAATTACGGGGGTGTCTTTTTCTGGAGGAGAGTTTCTGCTGGAGCGAGACAAGGTTATTTCCATATTGACTCTTTTCTCTAAAACGGCTCCCGCTATTTATCTCTGGGCCTATACTAATGGTAAGCTGGTCGATTCGGATATCTTGGCGAAGCTCAAAGACGCCGGGCTTGATGAGCTGCGGGTCAACCTGGCTGCCACGGATTTCAGTGATGAGGTATTAGAGAAACTCATTCTGGTGAAGGACATTATTGGCAAGGTTACCGTTGAAATTCCGTCTATTCCACAGGTTAGAAAGAGGCTGTTGGACGATGGGAAACTGCAAATCCTTATAGATTGCGGGGTGGCGCAGCTCAACCTGGCCGAGTTGATGATTCATCACCAGGGAACCGAAGGATACGTTGTAGGAAAGGAGGCTTATGTCTACAAGTCGTGGCTGGTCAGTCCTACCGAAAGTAGGTTTATCACGGTAGATATTATCGAGTACGTTGTGCGTAATGGGCTGGATATTCTGGTCAACGACTGTTCCAACGATGCCAAATATCTGCATCTGATAAGGAAACGTTATGGTGCGAAGTATAGACACGGGAACAACTAAAGCTGGCAAGATAGTCGAGCTTCTGGGGTTATCTAATGACCGATCAGATAAAGAGTTTTGACCCTGTAACTGAACGGGCCAAGATATTGGCCGCGCCTTACGCTGAGCACCTAATACGAGCGCAGACTGGCCTTTTATACGTTTATCCTAGCGGCGGAGGTGTTTACAATAGTTATGCACCCGGATCTTCTAGCCAGTGGCGGAAGTGCCATACTTTACTTCTTTTCCCCGGATCCGCCGGAACCATGATTCGCGGATTCCAAAATTACGCTGGTTCCGATGATTTCGTGCGTGAAAAGACCATCATAAACGTGGGCAGCGCTTTCGTTGCGCTATTGCACGACAGCGACACTGTTTCAAGTAACAGGCTCAAGTGCCCGAATGACACCACTTTGTTCTTAGGCCCGAAGCAGGGATGCAAAATAATATACGATACAACCGATGATAGATGGTTTGTCGCGCAGAGTTTGAACCTGAATGCGCCCGCTTATCCCTGGCTCCCGGTAGATACGGCAACCTATAACTCTTGGCCTCCCTCTCCCTACAGCGGCGGCTGGGGCGGGTCGGCTGATTTTGTGAGCCTTGCCCCGTCGGTAGATGTGCTCATAAACGGAATAGTTAGTTCTTTTGTATTTAGTGGCATCTCCAGCCCTGTCAAACCAATAAGATTTCTATTCAACACGAGCGATACATATAGTGTGAGTATCGCCCATAACTCAGGAAGCGCCACCGCAAATGAGAGGGTTCTCACGGATACACAAGAAACAATAGTGCTGCGAAAGGACGATGGCGTCCTACTGATATACGACAGCCGGGGCACCGTGATGAAATGGCGTGCGTGGAAACTAGGCAGTCGGCGCACGAACACGGTACGGGTTTTCATCGCGGGGACGGTTTCCTCGGGTGGCGAGCAAGGCGGTGCGTGGGAGGCCCCGTTCAACGGAAGGATTATCAGGGCTACTGCTTACAGAAAGGGCACTACGGGCACTGGCGGCAGTACGATAGTGGACGTGAATATCGAGGGCACAACCATTTTTACAACTCAGTCGAACAGGCCGACTATCCCCTATGACGATGCAGACGGTAAGGATACGGCACCTGCTATCGAAGCGGGGGATTTTTCTCAGGGCGAAATGGTAACGGTAGACGTTGATCAAGTAGACACCGGTGGTGTTGTAACAGATTTATCGGTGATTCTTGAGGTTGAATACCACAAGTAAGGAGAAATCCAATGGCGCAATCAAAGGTACCTGTTAGCGTTTCCTATGCTGACGCAGCCGCGTTGCAAACGTGGTTGAATAATCTTGCGACAGATGTGTCCGGGGGTAAGGTAATATCTTTTCATGTGACTACTCGTTCGGAGGGAACGGGCGGAATGATCGAGGGCGAGCTTATTCTCTCTTCCGCCACGTCGATCGACGATCTTACAGTGGCGGTAGAAGACGCCTAGTAGGAGACTTTTGTGCCTACGATAAAACAGTTTTTGGACGGACTATTTGAGCAGAAGGCAGGGGCGTGGTGTGCGTTCGCCCAGAAACTCGTAAAAGAAGATTCGGCGGACACCTACAATGGTACAAATCGGCCGGATTTTTGGTGTCAGGTGCTGGCTTATACCAATTTGACGAAGGCCAAAGCCGTCATCGTTCAGGCTATCCATAACGCGGCGGCCGATCTTGATCCTGGTGATCTGAGAACCAAGCTGGAGTCGCTGACCGTTTCGCTGACGGCGGAGGAATATGATGCCCTCATCGCATGGGCAAAGCCCTTGCGCCGTGGAGTATCGTTTCCGAAATTGCATTCGGCGTTGTACTCGGCCGCCATTTTTTTGAAAACGGAAGCCCAGGACAAGATCAAGGCTCCGGTAATCTATCTTATCGATTATGAAAGGGAGAAGAGTACAGTGAGGCTTTCGCAGGCGAGGGAGACCTTTTATACATTTCTGCGTTCGGAAGTGACATTGGAGGAGTGGAGGGGATCCTATACCTGATTTGTATTAGGAGGGTTTTATGCCTACGGTGAAGGAGTATTTTACTACGCAGTTAGAAGAGTGGGTTGAAAGCCTGGTTTGTAAGTCAGGTAACCTTTGATCAGTTTAGCGCGGGTGGAACTTATACCTAGAGTTATACGTTTGTAAGGAGAAGCGCATGACCACGGTGAAGGAAAACTTTTTGGAGTTGTTCAATGAGAACCGGACATGGTGCGGTCCAGCGAAAAAGCTGCTCAAGGACGAATCGTCCGAGATGTACAACAGCAGCCGTCGTCCGGATATCTGGTGTCAGGGATTGGCCTACATGAACCTGCCGAAGGCACGGGATCTGATCGCCGCTGTCGTTCAACACGTTGCGGCTGATCTCGACGATGGCGAGCTGAAAACCAAAATGCTCACGGTCACCGCATCGATGTCGGACCAGGAGTACGAGGATTTGATCGCATGGGCCGGAGCGCTGCGCAATGGTGCGCTGCCGACGGAACACAGGTTGCTTTATTCGGCGGCCAAGTTCTTACGGTATGAGCAAAGGCCCTACATCAAAGCGCCAGCCTCTTATTTTTTACAACATGAAAGAGCCAAAGGTGTAACCATCGTAGAGGCGGCGCAGACGGCGGCTGACTTTCATCGTTCGCAGGTTTCACTCGAAGAGTGGCGCGGGTCTTACACCTGATCGGAGGTTTTGAAAATGTCGAGTTTGAGGGCTTCATATCCTGTCTTGAAGGACAGGTTTTCGTCCTATACGAAGCTGACGTTTGGCGTATATGATTGGTGGACCAACCCTGGAAGGCCCATAGAGGCCAACGGGTATATGTTCATGCAAGACGAATCGCTCTTGTTTGTCTCTTTGGACGGCGTCACCTTTATCCCGATCTATGAGCTTTATTACAAGATAACCGACGTGGCCTATGGAGACGGCAAATACGTTTTTTCGGGAACTGACTCGCATATACTTACCTCGGAAGGACCCGATGCGTACTACAACTGGAACATCGAAGAACAGGATTATGACGAGAGCCTGGGTCTTGTGGACGATTTCATGTGCGTCCATTTCGACGGTACGGCGTTCATCGTGTCAGGAGAAAGTGCGGGTGCGCCACCATCTTCATTGCCGATGTTTCAGCGTGCGTTGCCTGCTGATGTTACCGACTGGACCGCGATCAATGGGGCCTCTGTGCCTCCGGGGGAAACGGAAGAGGTCATTATTTGGAATATCGATTCTTACGGTGGTCGGATGGTGGCTGTCGGCGCGGCTTATGGGGAATATGGTGAGGGTTTAGGGTCCCGCGATGTTATTCAGTACTCCGACGATCATGGTTTGACGTGGACAAACGTTACGCCTCCCGGAATGCAGCCACAAGGGGCATCGCAGGGGCTTACAGAGTTGGAAGTTACTGGCGACGGTCGATTCGTGGCTCTGTCTTCCGAGTATGCGCAAGGGATGGCGGAATGGGACCCTCCGTGGACCATACGGTTTATCCAATCTACCGACGGCGCAACGTGGGAGCTGATCAACGATCGGCTTATGTCGCCGTTTATCTGGGAGCAACACTCGGAACCCTACGCTGTGTGGGATGTGATAAATAGGAGCGCGCTGTTTCTTGTGGGAGGAGCGGTTCTCGTTCTGCTTCCGGGAATGGAAATGCAAATCGGCCGGATGGGCGCGGATGGCCCTGATAACTTCGAGCACGTCCCGTTTCCTTCGTTCAAGGGATATTCGAAAGGCATGTGCCTGTTCAAGGGCAACTATTATTTAGAAGTGGAACCGGGAGAGGACGAAGGCGTGCCTTGTTATCTGATAGCATTTACCCCACGTGTTCCGATCAACCCTGCGGACTTAGAATGGACGCCCCATGAGGAATACCCAACTGGGCCAGAGCTGCCACCATAGCCGTAAGTGAAAGGTTTTTATGGCCGACCTGATAGAATTTTTGGGGACCCTGAACAGCACCAAGAGGTGGTGCGTGGGAGATGTCAGTTCGTTGATCGATAAGCCAGCGGCGGACATTTACCAGGCGACACCGAACCCAGGGATGTGGTGCGTGGTGCTGGCCTATACCAATCTGCCTGTGGCCAAGAACGTGCTGGTGACGGCCATCCACAATGTCGCCGCTACCCTGGAAGACTCTGAGCTGAAGACCAAAATGCTCGCCTTTAATACGAGCATGACCGTTCAGGAACTGCGTGATCTCATGGGCTGGGCCGGGCCGAAAAGCGGGATTGGTTCTCCGCCGTCTCCAGCAGATCCATCTAAGGCGTTGTATTCCGCCTTGTTCACAGCGGCCAAGATGTTGAAAACCGAAGCCCCGGAATGGATGATGCGGGCCGTTGATGGGCTGGTGCGGTACAAGATGTCATCGGAAGAAAAAACCAAGGCGCAGGCGATCACCGAATTCTATGAGTTTCTGTATGGGGAGGTGGACCTGTCCACCTGGATGGGTAGTTACACCTAGAGAATACGAAGGAGAGGTAAATGTCTAACGGGCAACTCGACATAGTGAAACTCCCGCTGTCGCAGGCGGAAGCGCCCGGCCCGAATCACTGGGCGATCATCATGGATTCGGAGAACGCGGACGCTCTGACTCTAATCACCGGTGATCCCATTCAGGCTTTTGTGTTGTTCGGCGCGCCGATGGAAATCACCACTCCGGAAATCACAGCCGACCAGGACAACTGGGATCCCGACGATATTCTGGTGGCAACGGTTGTCCGGATGTACTCGGATGCGGCGTGGGACATAACGGGGATTAACTCCACTGATCTTCCGGCATCCGGCAAACGAAAGACGCTCATCAACGTGGGATCCTTTAACATTACCCTGAAAGACCAGGATGTCGGTTCGCTGACCGCCAATCGATTTCTGCTTCTTGGTGGTGCGGGGGATATCGTTCTTCAACCGGGGGATGCTCAAGACATTTACTACGATGACACGGACGCAAAGTGGAGGTCCGCTTAACGTAGAGGAGCAATGCCGGGATTCGGTTCATGGCCATTCGGAACAGGCCCCTTCGGCTCATACAACTGGTCGAAGCAGGTGCTGTTCAAGGACCTGCCGGAGCTGGACCGGCGGCTCGACCAGGATGTGGCCGACAATCGTCTGGAGACTTTCGTCGACACCATCCGGCCGTCCTTTGATGAGCTGTTGCAGAAGGTTCGGGACTTCGGTTCGCTGCGCGACCCGGACCTGGTGAGGAGCCAATACCAGGAGCGGCTCAACGTTAACCTGCTGATAGCGTACTCGACGGCGGGTGGCCGCACCATCGAGGCCCTGCTGGAAAAAACGGATCCTGACGACCCATTCAATCCCCTGGAAGGTACCTCCATCGGCTGGATTCTGGAGGACGAGGCGGGTCGTGAATACACCGTCAACTCGGTGCACAAGCTCTGGAGCGCCGGGCCGATGGTTGAGCTAACAGGCGTGGCTGAGCTGCCCGTGACGGCCTTCAGCCAGGGCACCCAGCTAACGGGCCTGGTCAGCTTTACGGCGGGCTCAGCGACCGTTACGGGCTCGGGAACGCTCTTTTTGACGGATCCGGACGTATCCAAAAGGGTATCTCCAGGACAGTATCTCGCCCGGAGCACTGGCGGTCAGTATGTAGGGAAAGTGGAGACAGTGGTGGATGACACCACCATCGTACTGACCGAGCCCTGGGAGGGGGCAGACCAGGTATCCGGCCTGGCGGTGGTGATGACGGCCTCAGATGGTCCGGCGGTGCTCCATCCTCCGGCGCTGCTGCCCTACCTGGGAGAGGATTTCGGCCTGGAGGTGGACCAGCATGAGCCGGAGAGCTTCCAGCGCAGCACGGTCCGGAACGGCAAACAGTGGCTGATCAGGAAGGGCGCGCAGAGGGGCTACGACATCATCGGCAAGATTTCCGGGTACCGAGTGGTGGCCCACGGCCTGTGGCGTATCAGCTCGGTTCCGTCCTGGCTGTCGCCGGATGAGGTGTTCGAGATTCCTTCTGGCAGCGGAAAGTACTACACAACGGTGGATCCCCTTATTCCGCGCTTCGATGAAATTGCGGCCGATGTCATTCCTTTAGATTATGCCTGCCGGGAAACGCCGAACTGGACGAGCGAGGCGATTACCCCTCCGGTGCCGTCACCGCCGGATGGCATGAGCGTGGAAGAGGCCATCGGTTTCGTGTTGGAGAACCTGCCTATCATCAGTTCAACGGATCTTGGAAGTGGGCGCTGGAGACTTCGTGTAGGTCCTGGTGTGGATCTGTGGCCGATAGCGGCAATCGGTTACTGGTACGCCAATTTTTCGACGATGGAAGGAGCGTTTTATTTGGAAGCGCAGCCAGTGGAGGTGGCGGCGGGTGAGTGGGAATTCGAGATTTTCGCGGGAGATTTTCCCGTTTTCGGAACCGAGGTTAGCATCGATTACGAGTGTCACCTGCTGATGAGCTGCGACTACTGCCGAGCCAGCTTGTTGAAGATAGATGTCGTAGCGGCTGAAGTCCTGGATGAACCGGATGCTCTTATGGATGATGCGATGGGCCGGTTGACACGGAAAATTAATAAGGCGGTGCCCGCCCATGTTAGAACAGCAGAGATAGTTCACGTGGTTGGCCCCGTTCAATTGCCATTGAATCCGACGGTGCAGGTGAGCACGCCGCCATAGGAGGAGGAGAAGGAGAGTGGCGGTACCCGATGGTACATTACAGGAAGGCTGGGAGGCGGTTCTGGCGCGGGTCTATGCGCGGGACACGGCTGATACCAAGGCCGATATCACGCGCTTCAAGATTGGCGAGGGGGCATATACTGGTTTGCCGCCGGAGCCTATCCCCCCTGACCCCACCTTCTTGGATCTTCAATCGGAGGGTGAGGAGCTGGCCGGTGGAGGCGTTGCGGATTTCACCAACGGCAGCCCGAACGTGGTCGGCGTGGGGACTTCATTTCTGGCTGATGTGGCACCGGGGCAGTGGATCAAGCCGGGGCCGACGCCCAGCGCGGATCCCTACTCTGCCGGGGTGCCGGGCTCCGAAATAGACGGGTGGGGTGAGGTGTTTGACGTGCTAGATGATACCCACATCACCCTTACAGGGAACTATGTCGGCCCAACTACTTTGGGCCGGGCGGTCAGGAAGGCAGACGAACCGCTTTTTACTTTTCGGAAGGATTTGACGGCTGGAGATGTGCTGTATACGTCGGCGGTCCCGGCCATCGTCGAGATTCTGGCGATAGTGCTTGCGAGCGAGGCGCTGTCAGACCAGCAGGGAAACCCGCCCCGATTCTTTGAGCTGGGGGTATTTGACGCGAACGGTGTCATGTTGGCTTACATGACATTTCCGATGGAGGAGCAGACGGGCATACAATTCAATCATCTTATCGAGTTGATTTTTTAGGAGACCAGGATGTCCATACCGCTGGCAACGCTTCCTGAAGGAGCCACCACTATTCGGTGGCGGGAGCCCTATGTTTCCGATGGACTTAATAGAAAGCTCCACGGGCCGGTTCCGCGTGGCATCAATAGGGGCGGTAATCTGACCGCCTCATTGGCGGTTTTATCTGTCGAGATTGCACCAGATCCGGTGACCGGTGATTCGGTTTATACCTATGCCAACGCCGACGGTCGCCAGGTGACCGTGCGCGAGGTCGGTACTACTACTCTCAGCCTTAACACGGGCGGCATTCCGGGTACCACTGTCTACATCGGTCTGGAAGTTTCCTATGTTACCGATGCGGATACCGAGGCCACATGGCGTGCTTATTCGCAAGTAGATATAGATGCTGATGAAAAAATTGTCGTTATTGGAAAGGTGGAGGTTCCGGCGTCGGGTGTTATTCCGGCTGCGAACATCACACTGGATCGGCGGCGGGATGCCTGGCAGGACCAGTCGACGGGGATGCGCGATTGGCGGCAGATCGTTGAGGGTGGCAACGTAGACCTCCCTGTTCCTGGAAAGGCCGCTGACAGATTCTTTCCATATTTCGCGGCGCTCACAACGGGCTCTGTAACGATTGAGAACAGTGATAATTTTAAGAGGTCGCTGACCCATTCCTTCCGCTTTGGAGGTAGCGATGGGATTGCGATTCTGTCTCCTCATACAGGAGATGGTATCAGTGGGGTGCTTTATCCGGTTCGAGAAGGACAGCGAATACTTTATTCATTCTATGTCCGAACTGACAATTGGACTTACGACACGACGCAAAGAATTAGATTTGCTTTTCGGGACGGTCTTTCAACCGGCGCTTCTTTTACGGTGGTCGATCGACCATTCACCAATAGCGGCCCTGATGTTGGTTGGGTGCACATAACGGGAGTGGTGGAGTCGCCCTATGATGGTTGGTTCGGATGGGAGATCACATCGCATGTGGATGCCGGGAACAGCGGGTATCTCTATATAGATGATATCCGGATCTGGAAAGAGGTCGGGGATGCGCTGGAAGATGACGGCCAGCGGTATATTATGGGAATCAATCGTCAGATTGAAGGAAGTGCTCTGGCGCTTTTCCCTGCTATCTTACCGGACGATGAGGCGACATGGGCCGATTCGACCATCAGATTAATTAACACCAGCCCGGCGGATGGCAGTGCCATATCTGCAAAGATCACGGCTGATCCTGTCAATGACGTGGATCTGTTTGATTGGACCATTGAAGCTAATACATTTTTCAAAGGGGCGATGGACATCACGCCTCCAGCGGATACTGATGCCCTAACTATTGTAGCGACCGGATCGGGGAGAGGGATATTCGTAGAATCGGAAGACAATGTTGCTATTCATGCCGTGGCTGCCGATGCCCCTGGTATTTACAGCGAAACCCCGTCCCTTACCGCTCCTGCTATAGCGGCGGAGGGCAAGTTAGGGGGTATATATGCTGTGGCAGACGGAACGGGGGTAGGTGAGCATGTTATGGGAGTGCTGTCCGCAGCGCTTGATCCAGATGAAGGATATGCCGCGTTTGGAATGTATGGGATGGCAGAAGGCAGCGGCGAAGCCTCTGCGGGGGTATTCGGTAAGGGTGAGTATGGTGGTGATATACCCACGGTTAAGGATGTTGGCGGTGTGTTTTGGGGCAAGGGCGCGTCCGAAGAGGCACTAGGGGCACTAAAATTGGATTCGGCGCAAGGTGCTGGTGTAGCGTGTGTGGCAGGAACCGATGGCCTTGCCGGAGTATTTTATGGTGAAAATACGGATTCAGGGTATTACCTTGATCCCGCTGTTATTATTTATGGGGGAGATGCACTAAGCGACGGTGATGGGCATACCGCATTAAAAGCCTTTGGTGGTGATGCCGAAAATGGAGCGGGGGAGGGTGGTATTGGGGTATTTGGTCAGGCTGGTGAACGTGGTCCCGAATCGCCTTCCTATAGAAACGTCGGGGTTGTTGGTCTTGATGGTCCGGGTTCCGATCAGGGATACGGCGTATATGGTAGAGGCGACAAAGGAGGTGGCCTTTTTGATAATCCAACTGGAGGAGCTGACGGGCAAGCGATAGTGTTGAGTTCAGGTGTTGATTTCCGAGGAATTAGTGCGGACCAGAATCCTGCTAAAAATATCACGGTGCCGAGGAACGTTTTGAAAGCGAAAAACGCTCCAAAGGCATGGGGAAAGTGTTACAGCGGGGCTTCTCCTTCTTTGATAGAGGGTTTCAATATTAACGGGGATCCCGTCAAACAATCTCCCGATCTAGATATCAATTTGAGACAGAGTTTTACAGACGAAGATGACATGATCATCATAATTACGTCTGATAGTCCGGGATATTATTTTTCAGGATACGCTTACGATACCGACACCTTTCGCATCTCGTGTTATCATTGGAGTACCGGTAATAAGGATTTGACTACAGAAGTAATTTATTTTCAGTTTGTTGTTTTCGGGATTCAAACGCTTACCGCTTTCAATGGGCCGTTGGATTAATTTGAAGGAGAGGTAAAATGGCACCGCCTACAAAAATAGAAGACATAGAGGTTTCCTTTGCCGATGCTGCGGTGTTAGGGGCATGGGTTGGTAATCTGGCGACCGATATCACCGCCGGTAAGGTTATCGGTTTTAATCTTTCTACCGATAAACAGGTCGGGAAGATTGTGGGAAAAGTTATTATACCAACGCCTGTCGATCTCACCGTGGCACTAGAGGATCCGCCGTAGTAAAGCAGGAATGGAAGTATGCCCGCGCTGCCTACAGGAATAATTACTCAGCTTACGGGGAGCACGCATCACCCGAAGCTGGCTCAGGCTTATCTGAAAGCCATTGATCTGGCTGAGGATGAGGTGCCTCCGTGGGTAGGACAGGGTAGCGGTTTGTCGGTCGGGGCCGAGCCTGCCAAGGATGCCGGAATAGCGTTTCAGTACTGGCCGGAGTCCTTGACCGATAGCCGCCCGTCGGAATGGAATCCCCGCAACATTCCCGGTGGCTCGCATCCCATCTATCAGTGGACCCACGGCGGCGAGCGGCGGCTGAGCTTTACGGCCGTTTTTACTCGCGACCATGAGCCTCCCCCGAGGGAGAAGGCCGGGGGCATCGGTGGGGCTATTGGAGCCGTGGTGAGCGCGGTCGAATCGGCAGCCAGCTTTGTTGGCCTGGGCGGTCCGGAAGCGGATCCGATGAGGAATGTGCCTATCGAGGCGGCGATTCATTGGCTGCGATATTTCACCTACCCGTACTACATCCAGGACGATCTGCGGGTGTTCGAGCCTCCGAAGTGCATCCTGGTGCTGCCCGGCACGAACCTGGGGCACAAGATCGACGAGCACGACATCGTGTGTGTGATGACCACCTGCGATGTCACCTACGAGGCGTGGTTCCCCAGCGGTCGGCCGCGTATCGTGGAGATATCCCTGGAATTTGCTGAGACGGTGCAGAGTGAGGGTAAAGTGGCCTTTCACAATCGTGCGGATATGACGCTGGCGGGCGAAGTTGTGAATCCATTGGCGGTTTCTGGGGATTCTGAGGACGGCGGCATCCTGGAGGATATCGGCGGTGCCATAGCTGGACCGCTTGGGCTGTAGGTATGGCAAAAGCGATTGCGCTTTCCCAGGAAGATGAGGCCGTATCGGAGATAATCAGGCACGCCGGGGATGCGATGGTCCTGGTGATCACACGGGCCATGTGGGAGACCCTACTTCTCCAGGCCAAGGCCGAAAACTTGACCCCTGGCCGGATTCTGGACAAAGCCTTAAGGGGATATCTCGAAGAGCACGGCTGCAAAGAGGCAGTCGACTACCTCTTCCTGGTTGCTGAGGGTCGTCGAGAGCAAGGATAGGCTATGCCGCTGGACCGCAGATGCTCGATGGATGCTTTTGAGGCGAACATCCGGCGGGAGTATTACCGGGGCAAGACGGCCAAGGGAACCCAGCATTTCGCCATAGCCATGAGCACGCTCAAGCGGGCGTGCGGGGTGACATCCAAGGAGCGCATGACGCCCCAGCAGGTGATAGCGGCAGGCAAGAAGAAAGCTGAGGAGACAGAGTTGGGCGAGAGACGGGTGTACCTTCGGCCGCCCGGAGTGAAAACCGGGGTGAAGCGATACCAGATCATTCACCGAACGACCTGGGCCGGGAAGGATATTCCTTTGGGGGAAGGATTTGACGATGAGAAGGCTGCTCGCGCTAGGATGGCGAAGCTGAAGCCAGCGGGGAAAGAGTGCTACATTCTGTTTGACGGGAAACAGCGTGGCGGGGTGCATGGCAAGCCCATTATGAAGAAGGGAGAGTGTGAGCCTCCCTGGGAGACCCATGAAGCTGCGGAGCCCGAATGTCTAGGTGGCTGCCTCCGGTTGGATGACCTGCTGGAAAGGGCGGTGGGGGTTCCTGAGCCTCAACGGCGAGAGATCGGGGCGCGGCGTGCTTGGTTGCAGTGGGTCACGAAGCTCCGGCGGGTTGCTAAGGCCGCTGAGGAGGTGGGCTGGTCCAAGTCGTCTTTCGAGGCGGATCACACCACGCGGAATCTCAACGCTGTTCTGGCCCAGTTCTGCAAGGGCCGTATTCCGATGCCACACGGTGCCAGAAAGTCGGAAGCCAGCGAGCGTGGCCGGTTTAATTCGCTATTCGAGATTGTCTTGCCGCCCAAGACGCCGCCCGCTTATCCTCCTGGCTTGGCGTACACGGGAGTACCTGTCGGCTCTGCGCATGGCGTCGGTACGAGCCCGTCGGCTTCCCAGTTCGTGCCTCCGGCGGATCCGGCTCGGTTCGAGAACTACGTGGACGGTCCAGTCATCCGGAGCCGCAAGCGTGGGAAAGGTGGCCGGGAGCGGATCGGCGGTGGTAAAGTGGTACAGCAGCCGAAAGAGAGGTCCTGATGCTGGAGCATATTTTTTCCCATCTTACCGAGCAGCAGAAGCTGGATGGCGAGGTCGATCACCCCGAGTTCGACCCCGATTACAACGTGAGCGGATGGCCGCTGTTGTCCGATCCCGAGCAGCGCCGGAAGCTGGAGAGCTTCGTGCTCCGGAAGTGCATTCCGGACCGGCATCGGTTCAGGATGGCCAACGGTTCTCAGGGGATTGTCTATTTCGATGCTCGCGGCCGGGCCGTGGCTAGTGCGATTACCGAGGTGCCCGACGCCGACCTGGTGCGGTTGGCCAAGGAGGCAGGCAGTCGACTGCCTGGCCAGAGGGACACCACGAAGCCCCAGACCGGCAAGAAGGACCACGGGTACACGCCGCCGGTACAGGAGGAGCAAGAATTGAAGGAGGAAAGGCCGCCGTTCTACGATGCGTCATCGAGGTTGATACGGAAATTCATTGACGATTTGGACCAGGCCGTGAAGTCGGAACACATGGAGCGCAAGGACAAGGCGGCGTTTCTTAGGGCGGTCGACAAAGCGGCGAATTCATTTATGGAGACCATTTGGAAAAAATACCGCGTTTTCAGTAAATAAGGAGAAGGAGATGAAGTGTTCACGATGTGGTTCTGAGAAGGTCCTCACCGAGGGCCTGGATGAGGGCAGGGTGAAGATCACTTGTCAGAACTGCGGTCACACGGAGATCAAGGACCAGCAGGGCCGCAAGATGCTGACCGATGACATGCCCACGCCGGACCGCCGCCAATATCTAACCGAGGGCTAGATGAAAAAGGTCAAGCGGTTTATTCGGCGCTGGTGGTGGGCGTTCGCGCTCGGTGTCGGGTTCGCCATTACCATCCTGTGGAAGCTGCTGGGGCCGAAAGGGGGTCCGGAGCCTACGGAGGGACCGCTGAAGCCGCCGACCTTTACAGAGCGGGCGCGGGACAAGATCGAGCGTGTGCATCTGGAAGGAGAGATCGAGAAGGCCAAGGTGCGGGCCACAGCGGATGCGCAGAAGAAGGTGATCGAGTCCATCGAAAAAAAGGGGGAGACTGATCCGAAAGGGGCGCGCCGGGATATCGCTGCCTTTCTTGCCGCCAATCTGAGGTGAGGCGTGGAGGGGCTCATCCTTTCGCCGACCGCGATGGCGGAGATGGTGCGCGACGGCGAAAAGAAGCTCATCGTCAAAAGTAAGCCTTTTGATGTCGCGGGCAAGGAGTTCGTGCTGCTCAGTAGCCGGAAGGCGTACGGTACAGTCCGGCTGGGCAAGCAGGAAAAGCTCACCGTTAAGCAGTTTGAGCGTCGCCGGGGCGAGCACCGTATCAGCGATGAGCAGCGCCAGCAGTGGTGGCCAAAGGACCGGGAGCTGTGGGCGTGGCCGGTGAAGGTGCTCAAGAGGTACGATCCGCCCAGGGCGACAAATGCTCCGACCGGCCCGCAGGTGGTGGTACGATCGGTGACGGTGAAAGAGCATCTGACAGAGGCCGTTCCGAAGATCAGCAGTGACCCGCTGACTGACTCCTATCTCAAGGCTATCGCCAAGGAGATCGAGCAGACGGCCGTGGCGGTGTCGGTTACCGGGGCTGCTTCCTGGAAGCTCAAACAGATGGCTGCGCTTGCAGAGCCCGTCGCCGATGCCCTGGAGGGTGAGCGGCCGGAGGTGAGTAAGCTCCGGTCCACTTTGAAGCGGCTTGCCCATAATGTTTGGACCTCTCCCACCGGGGCGAGGAAGGCGTCGGCCGCGTTGCGGGCGCTGGCCGGGGGTCTTCGGGATGCTCGGAAGGTGGCAGCTAAGGGTTTGGGTAAAGCAGACCCATTTTTCAAGGCTGCTGGATTTGAGGTCGTGAACACGTGGGGATACACCAGCTCCGAGGTCCGGGACGTAACGCGAGCGCTGGAGGGGGCCTCGAAGGTGCTCACCGGTGTGGGGCTGTTGACGGCGGCGGGCGGCCTGGTGGAGCTGAATCCGGCCAAGGTAAAAGGCACTGCTTTTGTTCAGTATGACCCGACGGCGGACCTGTTCATTTTCGATGCCCAGCGGTCCGGTTCGGCCAACATCGAAAACGTGCTCAGGGCGCTCGCAGAACGCCTGTGGCTTCAGGAGTTCGGTAAGGGGGACAGGGAGACCTGGGGGAATGGAAAGGGGCAGGAGGGCTTTTCTCGGGCCTTCGCGGGGCAATTGTTGGGGCAGCGCCTGGATTCGGATGTGGCCGCTCGGCTCCAGGTGACCGTGGGCAAGCTGGCGGCCAGATGGCCGGAGGCCAAGGGTATTCGAGCGTCACGGGAGCTGTCGCCGCTGGACAGGATTTTGCAGGAAATCAAGTACGATATTGGCACCCGGCGTAAACGCAAGACGGGGGTGCATGTTAAAATCGCCGATCCGAGTAAATGGCGGAAGGTGAAGGGAACCTTTGCTCAAGATGTTGTGGAAGATGCTGAGGCCCAGGCAAAGAAGAGGAAGGAGCTGGCTAGTACCATTCGGAGGATGGCGCGGTATGTGCAGCAGGGATTGATTGCGCCGTTGGGCGTTGGTGACCATATCCGGGCTGCGAAGGAGATGAGGGCCAAGCACGCCAAGCGGCAGCAGGGATTTATGAGGGACCTGGGAAGACTGGCGGGTCCCCGGTACAAGGTAACGGGTCGGCTGAAGGACCTCGATAGCATGTTGGGTAAGATCGCCCCGCCAGATGCAAAGAACGTCAAATACAAGGCAGCGAGTGCCCTGGGAGATGTGACCGGAACCAGGATCATCGCCGGTTCCATCGGAGAAGTGTATGATATTATTGAGAGTATCAAAGGGAAGGGGGCGCGATACGGTATAAGGATCAAGAACATTGATGACAAGGTGCGTAATCCCCAGGGCGCGGTGAAGTATCGGAGCATCCACCTGGACATCGTGGACAAGGACGGTGAGGTGAAGGAACTCCAAATCCGCACGCGCCGCCAGGATATGGCGGCCGATTGGTCCCACGATCAGTACAAGCCCTATACTCGGGAGCAGGTTCGGGCTCTGGAGAGGCACAAAAACAGGATTATCGATTACGCTGCTAGGGTGTCGGACTACTTTTATTCCCAGGATAAGGGGGAAGAAGTGGGTGCTGCGCCCCCTTGTCCGAGAGTGGTGAGTCGTTACTTCGGGTGCATAACTTGATAGGATGTGGGGGATGGCCGATCCGCTCCAGGCACTCAAGGCTCAGAAGCGCCTGACCCCGATGCCGGGCAAGGGCTACAACGTGGTCGGCGTCGATGAACATAACGATCCGGGTGAGGAGCTGTATCTGGTGGGGAATTTTCCGACTGAAGAGGAGGCCAAAAAGAGGCTGGCCGCCAAGAAGAAGGAGATTCTTGGACAGCGGTTTTACATCTATCCCCCGCAGGAGTGGGGGCAGTTTGATCCGGAAAAGTGAAAGGAGTGAAGCCATGCTCGATGGTCTAGTTGCGTATTTTACTCACCCGGCTTTTTGGGTGGCCTTGCTCGTAATTGGTTCAGTTCACGAGACTGGTAAGAAGCTCATCCTGGGACCGAAAGACAAATGGCCCAAGGAGGGTTTCAAGGGCTGGAAGGGCGTATATCGGGTTACCTGCAAGAACCACTCGCTGGTGATGGGCGCGCTCATCGGGCTGATTCCCGGAATGCCGGTAACGGAGGCCCTGACGACCGAGGGGATGATGGGGTCGGTAATTTTCTATGTAGGCGCGGGCATCGGCGCGATGATCGGGTACGCCTCCGTGGTTGGTACGGTGAAGGACGTTCTGGCCAACTACGGGAAAAAGCTCGCGGAGAAGTGACCGAAAATTTCTTGCCCTGACTCCTCTGTGATAGTTTCAGAGGGTGCACTCGGGGCACGTCCCCGGAATAGTTCCCTACGGAGGAAACGATGATTCTCACTGTTCAGAACCAGCTCGCGACACCGCTGCCTATCGGTTTCCCGATCAACCGCACTCTGGACCCTAACGGTGGTGCGGCCGACACCTTTGTCGGTGGCGTATCGATGGCAGACCTGATGGAGGGCGATGTGCCCAAGGGTGATCCGGCCTTCAAGCGCCTGAACCTGTTGGAGCAGGAGGGCAAGATCACCATGTCCATCGCGGTCGACGCGAACGACACCAACATCCTTGACGAGGCCAACGAGCTGTAACCGTAAGGTTCAACCCGCCAGGGGTCTGATTCTACGCCTTCTTCTTCTGCCCCTGGCGGGCCTGCCTTTCTGGAGGTGGGCCTTGCGGTTTGCCCTCGTCATTTTTTTGTTGGTTTTTCAGGGTTGTGCCTCGACGAAGGCGGCGCAGCCGACGCGGACGCTTCCCTCGCCGTTGGTGGCCGCCGATCTGCCGGAGCGACCGAACGTTGAGCCCATTCCCCCGGCGGCTGACTGGACTGTTCCGTGTGCGGGCTACCTCCTTGAAAAGGAGGGGGAGGAGGAGCCGGAGCTGGTCAAGAATCCCGGCGTCTGCATGTCGGTCGAGAAGGCGGTCTTGGCCGGGAAGTACGTGGTGGCCTACAACGAGCTGCGCCAGCTCTACGTCATCGATCTAAAGACGTGGGGGCGTGAGCGCGAAATCTACGATCGGCATCTGGAGGCGGCGGACGGGGAGATCAAACACTGGAAGAAGGAAGCCGTCCGGTCCTGGTGGGAGAAGCACTCTGGCCAGATCGGTCTGGGGGCGGGTTTGATTTTTGGCGCGGTGATCACGGTAGCCATCGTGGAAGCCGTCGAACAGGTGAAACAATGACCATACCGTTGACCGAAAAAGCGCCGCCCGGCTGGTCCGGGACCGTGAAGGCCATGAAGAGGCACATGCCAACCGAGAAGGCTTTTGCTCTGGCCTGGGACATGTATAAAAAGGGTGCGAAGCCGCACTACAAGTCGACCGGTAGCACCACGAACGACAAGGAGCCCGAGCTGAAGAAAAAGTACCAGAAGGAAGGCTTGGCCGGGCAGCTCGCGGGGGCGCTGGAGGAAGGCAGCCGGTCCGGTAAGGAGTTCAAGAAAGGGGATATTGTTCGGTACACCGGGAAGTTTCTGCGGAACATCGGGATGCAGGCCGGAGGTCCGATCAACGGGAAGGTAGTAGGCTTCGTGAAGATGGGGGGCGGCAAGATGTGGCCGAAGGTTTTGTGGAGCGACAGGGACGAGCCCCATGCCGTTGCGCCGCTCAACATCGAGCACGATCCTCGGTTCAAGAGGAAGGGGTTGCAGCACAAGCCCGTCTATTTCGAGTCGGAGGACCTCAACGATCTGTTTGAGGCTGAGCTGGAAGAGTCCATCTCGCTCCCGGCCGACATCATCGCCATCTCCGATTTCGTGTCCAGCAAGGAAGGCAACGTCAGCGAGTCCGATCTGATGCGCCGATTCCAGATGACCCGGACCTGGGCCAAGAAGGTTCTGAAGGTGGCGAAGGTGGCCTTTCGCGGGGCCGGGATTCCGCGTGACGAGATGAAGCGGGCGCGGGCCAATCCCGGTCGGTACTTCCGGGAGAAAGTGATGCCCGTGCTGGAGAAGCTGTACGCGGCGAAGCTGAAGCCCCGGAAGAAGGAAGAGGACCTCATGGGCCTGGACAATCTGTTCGAGGAGGCCATCGAGGAGGAGCTGCTCACCGAGAAGGGCAAGCACTACTACGACGGCAAGAGTTACCACGCCGACACCGCCTTCCTGAATTCGATCGGCGATGCCATGCCGGGCATGAAGCTCAAGCACATGGGCTTCGGCGAGTTTTCTCTGGAAGGCAACGGCAAGAGCATCGAGTTTGATCGGATGCGCGGCAAGAAGTTCAAGGGCCAGAGCGGTCGGTCGCACCAGGTGTACGACAACAAGGAAGGCAAGCTCGTCAAGGAGCTGATTAAGAACATGGAGAAGAAGGGCCGGTCCGAGCTGGTGCGTGAGGAGGTCGAGCTAGAAGAAGGGCGTCAGACGGGAGATGATGCTCCTGTCGAGCCGACCATCAAGGACTTCTCCATTGCTCCTATTACGAGGGTGGTCAAAAAGAAGAAGCAGTGGACGGAAGGGGATCTCAAGCACGCCATCTATATGGTGGTCAGGGATCAGTACTACAAGAAGTTCAAGCCTACGTTCGGAAGAGGGGCCGATGAGGACCATTTCAGGCACGTGGCCCAGCAATTCATTCACAAGCTGCGACGGGATGGGAAGCTCACGCATATCGGTTACGCCGACAGGTCCGGCAAGGTAGTCAAGCACGGATATGGGGACTTCGTGTTGGCCGTAGAAGCGGCCGAGCTGGACGAGGCGGAGAAGGGAAAGCTGCCGACCGAGGCCGAGCTGGTAGCGTTTATGAAGGAGAAGCCGGGCCGCACGATATCCGTGCTGGACCTGGGGTATGCGTTCGGGCTCAGCCCCCAGGTAGTGACCGGCTTCTTCAAGAAGCTCGTCAAGAAGGGCACGCTGGAGCTGGTGCAGGCCGCGCCCGGCCGCAAGCGGGTGAGCCGCACGGCGTCCTACAAGCTGGCCGAAGGTATTGAGTTGGCCGAGTTGTTCTGGGAGAGAGCTGAAGAGGCACCTCCCCAGATTTCTCCCGCTAGGTATGCCAAGAATAAGATGCTCGTGAGAGCCCCTTCTGCTACCGGTTACAAGACGCGGGCAGCTCGACTCGCGGATGCTCTCAAGGGTAAGTGGACGAACCGCGAACGCGGTTACATTATGAGTAAAACGAAGGCCGAGAAGCTGAAGAAACTCTACACCGATGGATGGGACGCCGACTTCTATACCGGTAAACTAGAGCCTCCCAAGAAGACGGAGGGCATCGAGCTGATCGAGGCCCGCTGGAGCGACGCCCTGGAGCTGTGCCAGACGGTGACCAAGGGGCTGCCCCAGCTCAAGAAAAAGCACTTTTTCTGCCGGTTCGGGCCGCAGTACATCACGCCGCAGGTCATCATCGAGTACTCGGACGTGCCGAAGGGTTCCAAGACCGGCGAGATCGTCAACTGTCCGAAGCAGGTGAAGTTCAAGGTCGCGCCCTTCAAGAAGGACGGCGACGCCGATGGCGACGTGAAGGTCACCGTCCACTACAGCAACCAGAAGGACATCGGCTTCAAGCCCATGAAGGGGTCCGTCGACGCGGTGGGCAAGCACATCGTCAAGTTCCTGAAACAGCACGACAGCAAGGGGATGAAGCTCGCGGCGTCGATGGCCAACGATCTGCACCTGGCTTTGATGGAAGGGCCGATCGAGGAGGACTGGTTCGACTTGTCGGTGCTGTCCTGCACCGATGCCGATCTGGAGGCCGTGCTGGAGGAGCTGGAGGGGCTGGACGAGGGCGTGCTCAGTAAGGCCGGGAAGGCGGCCGTGGTCGCGGCGCTGCTGCTGGGACTGGGCGAGGCAGCCCTGGCCAGGGATGTCGATATCAGCAACTACCAGGGCCGGGCGCGCACGGTTCTGGATCTGTCCCAGAGGAAGTCCACCGGGAAGAAGATCGGCGACCTGCTGAAGAGGTACGGCGTCACCGAGGGAGAGCTGTCCGAGCGTGCTCCGGCCACTGCGGCCGTGGGTGAGCTGCGGAGTGACAACCAGGAGTTGCGGCGCGAGCTGGAGCGATCGGTGGACCAGACCAGGAAGTTCGTCCGGTCCGTCTACCACCTGGAGGAGGTGGCCGAAGAGCTGGCGCACGCGGCCCAGGAGACCGAGCGGATCCGGCGGACGGCGGGGGTCGAGCGCGCCATGCAGCGGTCGCCCCTGGGCAACGCTGCTCGGTCTTTCGAGGCGGAGACCAAGAAGCTGTACGGGCCGTTCGCAGAGGGCCGCAACGCCATGACGCGGCTGGCCAAGATGGCCAGAATCTCAACCCGGCGCGCCGGGAAGCGTAAGGGGCCGTCTGTGCCTACCAGGGAGATCACCGCTACGAATCTGGTGCGCGAGGTGCTCCAGGTTACAGCCAGGATGAATTCCGTGATCCGGGAGAGCGCGGAGCTGGGGTCGGTCGCTATCCGGGAGGGTGAGAAGCTGCTGAACCAGAAGTCGGTCATCACGGGCGACAAGCTCACGGATCGGTTGTCGGCTTATGTGCAGGTCTATTTGGACTTCCGGGACCAGGTTTCAGTTGGGCTTTTCAAGATGATCGCCAGCGTAACGCGGCGCATGAATGAGGTGACCCGGCGGCTGATGAAGATGCAGGAGGGCGTTGAACATGGCTTGCATATCGTCGTGCTGCCGTGGGCTTCGGACCCCGATTTCGAGCAGATGTGGGAGGACGAAGATATCGCCATCATCGGCGACGGGGTGTATTCTCAGGGCAAAGGCTGGCTGGAGGCGGTCGCCTAACAGCATACGGAGGAGTCATGGCTTTTTCAGATGAAATCCGTTCGATCCTGGACGAGGGCAAGAAACCTTCGGGCCAGCAGATGACGGAGCAGCTCCAGGAGCCCGTCGATGAGGCGCTGGAGCTGCTCAAGACCCATACCAACCTCACCACCTTGCTTCAGAAGAAGCTGGATGCGCTGTCGACGGCATTCGGAATTGCCAACCAGGATGCAACCAGGGCGGGCAAGAAGACCGGTGAGGACCGCAAACAGGTGTTCGAGGTATTCGAGGGCGCGCCGCTGTCAGCCTTGCGGGAGCTGCGGGAAGTTATCGACCGATCGATCCAGCACGTTGAGAACGTGTGTCGTCGCGGCCGGTACCGGAGCGAAATGCCGAGTTACGGCGGGAAATGGACCACAACCGAGAGTCTGGGTGAGCAGGCCGACCCGTTCGGGGGCTCTACCGACCTCCAGAGCTACGGCGATTTCGTTCCGGCGATGGGCAAGATCGAACCGGGGATGGCCGTCGACCTGGGAGGTACCGTGTTCCGTGTTATCGGCAAATCCGGCGATTCTGCCGTGGTTCAGCCCGAGGCCATTCGTCAGCAGGTGTACGGAGATTTCGGACCTGCGGGGGGCTATCCGACACCACAGAGCCCCGTGCCGTCCGGGGCGACCACTCCCCAAGATACTCACGACGTGGCTCCACGGAGCAATCTCAGCAACCCTACGGGCCATACCTCGCTGGTCGGGACCTCGGTGCTCAAGTACAGCCCGCATAGCGGCCAGTTTTCATTCGTTACCGGCAAGATGCCGGGCGACTACGAGATGGCTACGTCCATCCAGATTGTTGGCCACGATCCAGCGCTGCCCAACATCGCTGGCGAGAGTATCACGGCCGATCGCCTGAAGCTGATGACCGATGAGGCCGAAGGCGACGATACCATTGAGAAACTGCGGGCCGTGGCGGATAGCAGTGAGCCGAAGCTGATCAACGGCGTGTTGGTAGACCCGTTTTCGGCGAACGTGGCGGTCGAGATGTACGACGGCCTGAACGATGACAACCAGGAGCGCATGGAGGGAATGGGCATCTACGAGGTGCTCCAGGTGATTTATAGCGTGATGTCCAAGGCGCGGAGGGTTGGCGCAAAGGAGTAACCGATGGGACTGGCAAACGCACTGGCAGAAGCGGTGGGCTTCGAGGCCGGGGGACTGGAGGAAGCCGGGAAAGGGAAGACTCCTTCGACAGCGGCCGAGTTCAAGCGCGAGGCCGAAAAGATGAAGGAGAAGGGGTATCGTTTCAAAGTCGAGGTCAAACTTCGTGACCGAATCGACTACCTTTATGCAAAAACCTCCAGCGCTGCCGCGCAGTTAGCCCGCGAAAATCCGGGTTCGATTGTTATGCCGATCGATGCTCCGCCATTTAGCGGAAAGGCTCGCGGAAAACGTGAAGACTCTGACGGGGAACGGGAGGGAAACCGTAGCTTGGAGGAGGCAGGACGGGGCAAAGGATCAACGGCATATTTTGCCTCTCTGATTGATTCTGCTGTCCGCAATTTGCGGGATCAGGCCCACGATATGCTGGACAAGGCCAGCGATATCGAAAATGCGTGGAAGAAGTGGGACGTGAAGAAGCTGGTTACACTCGGTGTTCTCAATCGTTCTCAGGCGACCCAATTGAAGGCTGCCTTGGAGGGAAGCGTTACCAGATTTTTCGCGGGTTCCCGGCGACATGAGAGCGATTCGTCGGATGTCGATTTGAACGCTCTGTTCAGCGAGGCGGCATCGGAAGTGCCTTGAGATAAGGAGCGACGGATGGGATTTGCAAACGCATTACAGGAAGCGGTGGGCTCCGAGGCCAGAGGGTTGGAGGAGAAAGGAGAGTCCGCTGAAACAGCCAAATTGAACAAGGCTTTCGGCAAGGCAGGTTTTGGGGGCGGTGAGCCGAAACAGACATTTTTGGGGCGTACAGTTGGTAAGTATGAAATGCGCGAATTTGATAGCTTTAAGAAGGTGGTACAGGTGGTAAATCGAGTGCTGAAGGCAAACGGTTTGGCTCCTGCTGTTGCTTGGCCATCGGATTTGCAAGACAGGCGAGATGTTTCCCGAGGCGTTGGAAAAGGAATCGGGGTGTATATTTCCCGACGGGGTAATCGGTATTCCGTTATGGCCGGAGGAGGCACTCAAGAATCTGATAATGTCGACTTGGACGTGCTGTTCACCGGGGCGGCCGAAGAGCTGGACGAGGGTAGGGCGAAAAAGCCTGTCATTGACCAGATGCGCCAGATCGTGAAGGAAAAGACGGCGCGCAAGATTCAGGGCAAGATGGTGGACCTGTGGACTGCGAGCCACGTGGTTCAGGTGTACGATGCGCTGAAGCCCGAGAACCAGAAGAAGCTGATGGCGATGCCGTTGCTCCAGATGATCGGGGTGGTCTGGAAATTGGTGGACGCGGCCACCTCTTGACCAACGCTGGCTATCGTATAAGATAGCTGGATGCTAGGGGCGCGCCGGAGGCAGTCGACTGCCCGATATTTCCAGCCGGTGCGATGTGCCATCTTGGGATGCGGCGAGACGGCCGAGCCGGGGGCTATTTACTGTGCGGAATGCCGTGGACGGGCGATTGAGCGTCTGGAGGCTGACTCGGAGCTGGATGTCGAGATTTTGATTTTCCAGGAGGTTTTGGAAGGCGGTCCGGTGACCCGGCGACTGGAACGGCAAGGTACCCATCCGTGCGGCTTGTGCGGGCGACCTGCGGTTCCGGGACGGCAGTATTGCAGCGATCGATGTCGTACGCGGGCGCGGGCGGGCGAGCGAGGTCAGGTGAAACTGAATGGAATGGTGGCCACATTTTTGGAGCACGCGGCGCGGCGCGGGCTCGGTCGTAGCACCGTCTACAAGCGCCTGAAACTGGGTCTGACGCCTCTGGAAGCCCTGACCCGACCAGTTGACCCCGAGATGCGCCGGAGGGCACTATGCCGGTAGCAAGCTGTGTGCCGGGGGTGCCGATGGCGGAACGGAAGACGGCTCTTGAAAGGGTCATCACGGCCGTCGATACCTATCGGCAGGTGGCTCGGAAGAGGGGTCCCGAGTTCGATGTCTGGCGCGAGGATGCGCGCCGGACGTTGGACGTGGAGCTGCTCACCTACCTGGGGGTTACTGAGTCGGAGACGATCAAGAGCCAGCAGCGGCTCCTGACAGAGGTTCTGGCCTTTCTGAAGAAGGCCGAAGGAGACTGGGCCGCCGTGCTCAGGGTGAAGGTAAAGAACGAACTGGGGCTGAAATAGCTCCGAGGAGAAGGAGATGGCGAAATTGTACGAAATGGTGGGCAGCTACCGGAACCTGCTGGAGGTGTCCGACAGCGAGACCGGCGAAGGATTCCAGGCGGTACTGGACACCCTCAGCGACGCGATCGACACCAAGCTGGAGGGCTGCGCTAAAGTGGTCAGGAACCTCCAGGGCGATATCGCCGTGCTGAAGGAGGAGGAGGCGCGGCTGGCCGGGCGGCGTCAGTCGGTGGAGAACAACATTACCCGGCTGAAGACCTACATGCGCGAGAACATGACGGCGGCGGACAAGCAGAAGATCAAAACGGCGCTGTTCACCATCTACATCATCAAGGGCAAGGAGAAGGTGCAGATCGACGATGAGACACTGATCTCCAGCGAGTATCGGGCCGAGCCCAGTCCGCCGCCGCCAGACCGCAAGGCTATCCTGGCCGCGTTGAAAGCGGGTACGAAAGTGCCCGGCGCGAAGATAGTGATCGGCGATCCGTCACTCGGTATCCGATAAGGCTTGACAAACGCTCGTCAACCTATAACTTAGGTTATATGGTGCTCATCGGAGAGAAGGGCCAGGGCATCCGGGAGGTGAGGTTTTACCTCGCTAAGGCTGTCCCGGATTTGATGCGTGGTGAGCCCCGCAACTGCGGGCTCATCATCCGTCGGGCCGAATCGAAGGAGCTGCACTTCCGGTTCATGGACGTGCCGCCAGTAGTCATCGACGGCTACCACGAGACGATCGGGAACTGGAAGGACGCGCTGGTCAAGCACGGTAATCGGAGCCTGCATTTCATCGGCAAGCGCAGCGGTAACAAGTACGCCAACCCGAAGCTCTACATCGAGCTGGCTTTCAACCGGATGGTCGCGGGCCGGGTCGACTTCGGCGAGGCGTACAAGCGGCTGGTGCTGCCGGAAGGGGGGAGTCGTGAGTGAGAGCTGGTTCGACAGGTACAAGGTGGACGTGCCGGAGGGCACCGCCGGGAATTATGCCATCGAGCGATACGAGGTATTCGAGGAAGATGCGAAGTTCAGCGAGGTTCGGGCGGTAATCAGCTTTAGCGAGCGCGGGCGTGCTGTTCCGGCGGGCACCTATACGCGGCTGGTACGCAAGGGTGGCATCTACAGGCGCACGGTGGTGATGTCCGACACACCGTCTGAGATTAGGGATCATCGGCTAGCCATTCGTGTGGCCAGGGGCGACGTGCTCCTTAACGGCCTGGGGCTCGGGGTGATGGCGCGGGCCTGCCTGATGAAGCCGGAGGTCGAGCACGTGACCGTAGTGGAACTGGCCAGGGAGGTGATCATGTTGGTCGAGCCTTGGCTGGCCGAGATCGCCCGGAAGGCCAACACCCGGCTCACCATCATCCACGCCAACGCCCTGGAGTGGCAGCCGCCCAAAAACAAGCGGTGGGACGCCGTGTGGCACGATATCTGGGACGACATCTGCGCGGACAACCTGCCGGATATGCACAAGCTCCACCGGCGGTTCGGGCGGCGCTGCGACTGGCAGGGCTCCTGGTGCCGGGCGGAGGCGGAGAGGAACCGATGACGACCAGGAAACACAACGGAAAGCCGGTGCCCCCGGAGCTGTGGGGCAAGGATCATCTGACCACGCTGAGCTACATCGAGACAGTGTGTACCGATCACAAGGGCATTCCCTCTGCTGCCCGAATGCGGCATTGGCCGGGGCGTGTGCTCCGTGGCGACATCGATAGGGACCGTCTGCCGACTGTTGGTAATGACAAGGGATATCCGACTCGGTTGCGCGGTGGGGATGAGCTGACCGAGCACGATGACTGGGACTGTGTGGAGGATATGGTGCAGGCGGGACTCATTCTCTGGGAAGGGACCGGGATGTACCCCATCCTCAAGCTCACCGATAAGGGCTGGGCGGTCGCCGGGGTGCTGCGTAAATGCCGGGCCGAGAACATCCCTACATCGGACCTTCCTGTGGAGGACCTCCTGGAGGCGATCAAGGATGCCTGAGATCAAGGGATTCAGGTTCAAAGTGGAGGTCCGGCTTCAGATTACGAGGTCGGAACTGGACCACATGATCGAGTGCTCCCAGGCACACTACGACTGGAAGTGCAAGGCGGCGTCGCAGCAGGGCGGTTTTCTCTACGGCTGGCGGAATATGTTTGAGCTGGACGAGCCGGGTATCAAAACCTTAGAAGTCCAGGCCAACTGGGATACGGTGGACACGCTGTGCAAGATGTTGGAAGGCGAACAGTACATGCGCCACCTTGCGCCCGAGAAGAGCCTTTATTTTTCCATGAGGCGCGTTCTGGTTCGGATGCGCGAGGAGTCGGAGCGGGTCAATGCCGAAAAAGAGTAGAGAATCAGCCGAGCCCGAGCTGTTCAAGGACCACGACGGGGCCTACAAGGTCCGGTGGCCGGACGGAACGGTGGTCAAGGTGCCGGAGCCGTCGAAGCCGCCACCTCCTCCTCGTATGTCTCAGCGGGAGATGCTTGGGGATAAGTGGCCAACTGACGTTCATCCTGTCACCGGGGAACCATTTGTGAGGTGTGAGAGCGTGGAGATGGATCGGGAAACACTCGATTATCGTTGTCCGCCGCCGGAAAGACCCACGCGGGAGATTTGGGAATGGGATGATGATGCCGAGACCCCTACCTACGTCCGGGAGATGACCGATGAGGAATACGAAGCGGCGCTGAAGAAGTACGAGGAAAGGTGCAAAGAGTGGAATAGGACCGGCGGTGAGATACGTCTGGCAGGGCACGAAACGATCACCGGCCGGTTTGTTACAGCGAGCGGGGCCTGGGCGGAAGGCGTTCTGGTCGGGGAGAACGAGTGGCATTGGACTGAGCCGCCAAGTGTGGCGCTGGGCCATGTTTCACGTGAAACATCTGGAGGTGGTCGATGAGGGTGACGTTGGGTTGCTGTCATGGCTGTCGGCAGGTCGAACCGTTCCAGGCCACCGATCTTGGAAGGCTGTGTCCTTTTGATTTGGAAAAAAAACGGTGGGCCGAAATACAAGCCGAAACTCTGGACGGCAAGCACAAGACCGAGGCGGTGTTCGTGCATAACGATCCAGGATGTGTCGCCCTGGCCACCGAATGGTTCATCCTGGAGATGCTCAGAAAGGCAGGGCCGGATATTAAGGAATTAAATCTCAAGACCAGATTTCCGAAGCCGCTGGAGTACATTGTGTTCCGGCTTCAGCCCGGCAGTTTTGTACCAAAGGAGTGCGACCGATGATCGTTGCGCCCGGACAGTACCTGCTGGCCGTCTCGAAGGATGACTTGAAGATTCTCAAGGCGGCATTAGCGGACTGGGAGGGTTCCTGCCCGACGCCAGAGGGCCTTGACACGCGCACGCCAATCCAGAAGGAGTACCATGATCGTGATGTGGCGCGGGCGCGGGAGATGAGCGGAGAGATCGGGAAGTTTTTGCGGAAGTGAGGGTCTTATGCCTCGCAAGATTTTCGATATGGGACGGAATCTCGGCATGAAAGACGCCATATCTGAGCGTCTTTTTCCACGGGAGCAGGAATTTGGAGTGCCCAACACGTACCTGGAGCGGTTGCTTGGGCAGCCAAAGGGAATCCGGGTGCCGGACATCGAGTGTGAGATGCCGGACGGTATAAAGGTCACGCTCAAGGATGTGGTGGTCAAACCCACCAGGAAGCAGGGGCTCGTGAATTGTACCTTCCAGGTGGCCCCCGAGCATCTCAAGTATTTCTATCCCAAGGTGATAACCCTTCCCCTGGATGGTACGATACCCCCTACGGAGGAAGCAGAAGGTGGCGGTAAGGAAGAAAGGTAGGAGAGGGCGGCCTCGAAAGGTGCTCACCCTGGAGGACTTCGAGAGGAGGGAAACAGCCTCTCCGAAGGGCGACGCGGCGCAGCTCTGCCTCGACGAAGAAATGGCGATGGGGGAGTTGGATGAGGAGCTGGCGGCGCAAGAGGTGATGCGCGATCTGGGCCTTGATCCGTTCGGAGATTTGGACTGAGAGGATGTGGTTACGGAACATGCCAGGAACTGTGACAAGACGTAGTTTTTTGCGGGGAGTGGTGGCGCTGGTCGCGGGCGGCATTCTGCCGGTTTCGGCTGTCCGGGCGGCCTGGGAGAAATTACCCCCTGGGGAGCCCGAGAAGCCTGATTTACGGCCCCTTGTCGGTGAGGCTGGGCCTACGGACCAGGTGGTCCAGGTGAAGTCCTACGAGGAATGTAAGCGGCTGTTCGGTGACTTCGGCGGCGACGATTTCGAGCGCGAGCTGCTGGAAGCGATGACGGAGGAAATCGCCAAGGAAATTGACCGGGTGTGGGTTGAGGAATTGCTGAAGGTAGCGACTGAAGGAGAAAAAAAAGGATCGGCTTGCTTTCCAGGGTGGCAGGGGAGGTACCGTGACCAAGGATGAGGCGCTGAAGCGGCTTCGGAAAATAGAGGCCAATACCCACGATCCCTTTGTGACTGGGATGATCAAGCTCATCACGGACGGCTATGAGGTGGACGATGTTCTGTCCGACGGGATCGCGGCGATGGCGGGGGCGATGACCGTCAATGTCGATGAGCTGCTGGAGAGCCGGGAGACGATAGACCGGATTCGGAGAGGGGAGTTCGCTGACCTATGACCCAAGGGATGACCCGACGTGAGTTTCTGAGGCGCAGCGCACCGATGGTGGCGGCCGGATTGGTGACGCCCTGGTTCGTCGAAGCCGTGATGAGGCGGCTGTTTCCGCCCAAGAAGTACTGGGACATGGGGGCCGGAGGCGTCCGGTACGTCGACATTCACGTATGTCCGCCCCACGCCGTGGAGTACATCGAGGGGGTGAGAAATCGCTATGCGGAGAAGCGGATCAATCCCGATTTTTTCGGGACGATTACGATAGGAGGGAAGGGTTCCGATGCCTACTCCGATGACCAGGCGTGAATTTTTAGGGAGGTCGGCCCCGCTGCTGGCGGCCGGGCTCGTAACCCCGTGGTTCGTGGAGGCGATAGCCCGGCGGCTGTTTGGGCCGAAGCGGTACTGGGACATGGGCGCGGCGCGCCAAAAGGCAGTCGACTGCCTTGGCATGGACTGGGCGACGGGGCCAGATGTTACGGCGGTGGTGGTGTCGGAACCCAAGAGCAGGGGCCTGTGGAAGATGGAGATGGATTTTCGGGTTATCGAGGTCAGCCTGGTGGAGAAGCCGCTGCCGGGCCATGTGTTCCAGATCATCAAGGCGGCTGAAGATGAGCTGTCGATGGCGAAAATGAAAAACCAGGAGGTGTAGCTAGCAAGCTAGCGGTGCGGACCAAATTTTCACCAAGGAGAAGGAGATGGAGAAGGAAGTGCTGCAACCGCTGAAAGATGTGTGCCGTGAAGCTGATGGGTGGGTGGCTTCTTTTCCATCGGATCAATTGAGTAAAATCCCTTGCAAAAAAGGGTGTGCGTGGTGCTGCCATCAGTTTCTGGAGATAACGATTCCGGAGGCCATACTGCTTGTCTTGGATTTGATAGACCAGAAGACAGATCCGGAGAAATTCGAGCGATGGTGTCGCGTTGTGGAAAGGCGCGCTTTTCGTGAGATGGCGGTCTGCAACCGGGCTTCTGCTAGGGAAGATGCGTGGAAAGAGTTGTGCGGAATTCCTTGTGTTTTCTTAAAAAGAGACAAGTCGTGTTTGGCCTATCAGAGCAGGCCCGTTATGTGTAGGACGTATTTTATGCTGGAGGGTCCTTCTGTTTGTGAATCGAGGCAGGTGCAGAAAATCATCGGGCGCGCTTGGCAGGTGGACAACCACTTCTATTTTGAAAGGTCGCAGCGAGTGGCACAGAGGATAGCAGAAGCAATTGGGGTGATGGGAGACCTTTTGCCTATGGCGGTTGCCGTGAGATGGGCGTTGATCGGAGCTTTAGACGGAGAAGAAAGGATGCGGGAATTCATTGGAAAAGAGGCGAGTGAGAGAAAAGCGTAATCAGCTTTAGTTTCTGAAGGAGAAGGAGATGGAGAAGGCGAAGAAGGAGAAGATGGGGGAGGATTTTGTGCGCTGGATAAGCGCGACCATATTCACGGCAGTTTTGGCGGCTTTAATGCTCGGAATCGGCTGGCTGTTGCTTGGCGAACAGCCGTCGGTCGAGGTGATATCGTTGTGGCTTCTCATCTATCTCGTTGCCAGTCGTGCCGAGAGGGAGCTGGAGAAGCGGGACAGGAGGCGCGAGGGGAAGGAGGCCGTCAGCATCCCCGTTCCCAGGGAGCTGCTGAAGAAGGGGGGCTCCATCGACATCCACCTGGAGCTGACGGAGGAGGAAGGCGGCGATGCCGAGTGCTCTGTACGGTCTCATTGACAAGCGGTACGTCGGTGATGAGGACGCGAAGTGGTACTTCTACCGCTTCGATCAGGCGGTCTCGAAGGCCAAGGGTATAGTCCGGGGCGACAACCAGGCCATTGTTGTAATCAGGCGCTACACCGTCGATTTCGGAGATTTGACCACCAAAATGAGCGTCCTGAAGAGGTGCTTGGAGGGCAGCGCAAGGGAGATCCTGGGACAAGGCCGTGATCTGGAGGCGTGGGGGATGTCTCTCAAAGGGAAGCCGAAGCGCGTCGATTTGCGCGGACTGAAATATCTGAAGTGGGACGGGACGATCACATGAGAGACCTCGAAAAAGAGACCGGCATCAACCTCCACAATCCGCCGATCCAGGTGGTCCACGCGCACCTAAAGCGGACCGGGGAGAGCCCTTACCGGTCCGAGTGCCCGTTCTGTTTCCACGGCGTGCTGCTGGTGGGCCGCGACGAAAAGGCCGGGTTCAGGCTCATGGCGGCCGATACCTGTATCTGCTGCGGGCAGGCCGTGGAGTACCTCGACATCGAGGAGATGAGGAAGGCAGAAGGAAACCCATGAGCGAGAGCCCAAAAACCGACGCGCCGCTGACGGCCGGAGAGCTGGCTCGGATAGTCCTGGTCCTGGTCATCCCTGTCCTGGTGATCGCGGTGTGCTACTGGGGCATGGTGGCGCTCCACCATATTCTGGGAGGGTAACGTGGCTGAAAAGGTAGTCGTGCAGTTCGAGGTCATCTATGGCGAGCAGGATCCGCTGGCGTTTACAAAGGAAAATATCAGCCAGATGTACGAGAAGCTGGAGCAGATGGGCAAGCGGCACATAACACGCGCCATGCAGCTCAAGGACGGCAAAAGGTACGATGTTTTCCAGTGCGATGACGGAACCGAGGTGTGGTTCGACATCACAGAGTATTTCGAGGAGCTGACGCGGTTGACCGATGCGGCGTTGGGGTTGAGGTCGAAGCCCCCTATCCAGTAGGGAGATGTAGGAAAAAAACAGGTGAACTTGACGATCAGAACTTCATGTTCGCGCCCGAATCTTCGGCGCTAGGAAGGGGTAATCGTGAGCACATTGGCACAGAGAATAAGGGATGCGGTCCTGAAAGACCTGCTCGACCGGAGAGGGTTCCGGCAGACGTGGGACGAGATCGACCACGACATCAAGGCGGAGATTCGGGGCGACCTCGAACGTGAGATTCAAACCGTTCTCGACGATGCGGGTGTGAAGCTGTAGGGCAAAGAGGAGGGTAGATGCCAACCAAATATGTCAAGGATGATCAGAGCGTTCGCATAGTCGACTTGCTGAGAAAAATGTCGGAGGCCGTGGACAAGAAAGGTATCCCGGAAGGGTCGGCTTCCATCATCGCTGACATGCTGAATGTGCTCGCCAAGATCACGGCCGACCAGGCCCTTGGCGGCATGATTATTTGCATCTCTCGTGACAGCAAAACAACGAAGCCCAACGTGGCTCAGGGGACTTTCGTGTTGGCGAAAGCCGCGCCCTTTATCTACTACGACCTGTCAGGTCGAGCGCACGCCCTGGCCAATCGGCTGGCCGACAGTGGCCTGGACCTGGATGGCGCAACCGAAGAAGCAGAGGGACAGAAAGAAGATGGAGGGCTGCATTGATGCCGGAGAAGACCAGGGAGCAGGGGTGTACCTGCCTGAAGCTGGTCCGGTCCGGGCACACTGTTCGCTATCCGGATGTAGACGGCCGTGTGGTAGGGATTGACGGCATGGTGGAGGTATACACGGAGGATCCACATTGTCCGGTCCACGGTGTCGTGGCGAAAAAACTCAACCGGCTGATGATGATGGTGAACCTCATCGTGGTACTAACGGCAGCGACGCTGGGCTACATACTCAGCCAGATATGGGAGGCTTTGTTATGAGATTCGTGTGTTCCAAAAACCTGATGCACATTGTCAGGGATCAGGAGAATGCCGAAGGGTCGATGTGCGAGCAGTGTGGGGCCGACGTGGTGGAGATGGACCGGGAGCAGCGGTTCATCATGTCTCTTCAGCAGCGGGCGCTGAAGGAAGCTCCCCGGCCCCAGGGCGTCAAGGGGGCGTGTGCGGTCCGCATAGTGGTTTGTACAGCCTGTGGCGCACCGATATGGCGCGGGACCGACCCTCTACCGCCCAGCGAGAAGTTCAGCAAGGTGGTGCTCGAAAGGGAGGGGATCGAGCGTGAGCCGCCGCTGTGCCAGAACTGTGAAGCCATCCGGTATCGGTACCCGGAGATTTACTTCTGGGTGAACAACACGGCGTTCTGGCGGCGCAACCGTGTGGATATCCTGGAGCGGTTGGAAAAGCAGTGCGGTAAACGCAAGGACCGGGAGCGCCCGGATCGAAAACCGTCACCGACGAACGGTAAGCCGGAGAAGCCCGGTACCGCGTCCAAAAAGACTTCCAAGAAGAAAAAACCAGGGAAACGCCGATGAAGTACTGGATGCAGGTGAGGGTGCAGTGCGAAGCCCAGGAGGTCCTGGGTGTCAAGTGTGATGAGATCACTAAGGCCGACGTGCTCCACCACGTGGGGATGGTGGGCACCGGTGGGAGCACGGCCCTGGTCGGTGGTTTCGCGCCGCCGAAGGTCGCCAACCTGGTGCTCACCACCGCCGCTGGTGTCGACTGGGCCATGACCAAAAGGAGGCCGGGGGGTGCGCCCTGCTTCTTTTGTCCGAAGCACAAGGAGGCCGGGCTCGCCAAGATAGACGGGAAAAGCTGATGAGATACTCGTCTGAGATCACGGTGCACTGCGAGGCCAAGCGGTTCCTGGAGCTGGAGGAGGAGTGCTCCGAGACCATCCAGATCACGGCGGTATTTCAGGTGGAGATGGGCGGCGCTGTTGAGCCCTTTCCCGGTACCAGTCCGACTCCCAGGATCGATTTGAAACAGTGCCAATGGGTGAACGATGCGGGCTGGGCGCTAATGGAGCACAGTATGTGGGAGCCGTCGGTTTTCATTTGTGAGAAGCATAAGGAAGCGGTCCTTGCCGTGATCGAGAAGAAGGTGAAGGAAGAGGTAGAGAGGGCTTGCGCGAAAGGAAAGACCGGTGAAATCAGTAGTGGCAGAGGTGTGGAATCTGAAGGAAGTGAATGAGCGCCAGGCTGGGCTATTGATGCTCGAAAAACGCCGGGTTATGTGCTGGCTGCGGCGCAATACTAACCTCGATGATGATGCTATTGTCGATTACGCGCTCAAGCCGATAGCGGACGTGGCATTCGAGGCGGGCCATGAGATTGGCTTCACCGAGGCGATGCTCAAGGTTGACCGGATAGTGAAGCGGGCGATAGTGGCCAAGTGGGTCGCGGTAATCATTAGCGCGGCGTGCATCGCCTGGTGGTGGTCTTCTTGACAATCTTTTTTCAAGGTATAGGATGGTTTATGCTGGGAGCCGGATCACGACCCGGAGATGCAGCCTTGTTACGTGCACGATGCGGATAATAGAACGGTGCAAACCTCAAATAATGGAGGCGAATATGGTTTAAGGACACCGGCACAGGCCGGATTCGTTTATTTGAGATGAAGTGTTGAATGAGGAGTGTCCCCCGCCGTGGAGCCGGGAGGCTATGAAGCGGCGGGGATTTTTGAAAGGAGGGTTAGGTGATCATCAACGGAAAGAGGGTGGGTCTCTACCATGAGGAGGGTGGCATTATCGCTGTGGAGGTGGTGGAGGACCTTTCGGACGAGAAGTGGACGAAGCTGCGCCTTCGGTGTGTACGGATGGTCCTGCCGAGCCCGATAGTTAAGGACTCTGAAGTGGGGGAGGAGTTCGAGGTGGGCAGGAGGAAAAACGCCGGAGCGTGGGGTGGTGATTGGTACCTGGATGAAGAGGGTATAGGGGTCGAGAGAGCGGTCGAGTTGTTTAAGAAAGGCGCGGCCGATGCCTGAAGAGAAACCGAAATATCGGCATGATAATTGCCTGAAATGCCATTTTTTGGGGACATATAAAGGCGAGGATCTCTATGTCCACTGGGACTCGAAGGGAGAGAAGACAGTGATCGTTCGGTATGGCGACCGGCCGGGAGATTACACGTCTGGCCTTCCCTTGGTGGGTAATCTCGAACCGCTGAAGGAGGCTTTGAAACGGGCTATCCTTCGAGGCATCGTTCCCAAGAACGTGGCCTATCCGCTGGCGGTGCGACGTGCTTTCCGTGACGACCTGGAGAAGATGGAGGCGTTCGACGAATTCATCGATCAGGAGACGCGCCGGTACCGTGGTAAGCCGCTGACCGAGCAGGTGTGCGAGGACGTGGAGCGGATCATCAGGAACCTCTGGTACCGGTACTACCAGATGGACATGGTGACCGTGGATGGTGACCACATGCCAGGGTTTCGGGTACTGGGTGAGGGGAGTGCCTTGCTGTTCAAGTGGGACAATCCGGAGTACGGCGTTGGCGGCGATCTGCTCACGCCGTCCCTGGAAACCGCAACCCTTGGAGGTCGATAATGGGAGTTCTGAGAAGCGGAACGGCAAAGATTCTGGAGGCCCAGTGCGGGTCGGATCACGATGAAGATGACGAGGATGTTGTCTTTTGCAACTGTCCTTTTTTTCGGTTCGATGAGGGCGAGCGGATTTGTCTCGGGTGGGGATCGGGCGGGGAATATCCCGGTCCTGTTTGCCCAACCTACATGACGGATATGACGAAGGAGGAGGTGCTGAGGGACTGTCCGCTGAAAAAGCATGAGGTTCTGGTCCGGTTGAAGGAGTAAAGGATGCTGAAGGGAATCGAGCTGGAGGGCACTGGGCTTCCTATTCTGGAGTTGAGGAAAGTCACCGGGGTCAAGTACAAGATCACGGAAGGGATGGGTCGCATCTATCTGGAGGAGATGGGGCCGGGACAGTGGCGGCTGACCTATTCCGAGCACCTCATCCCGGACATCAAGAAGCTGACCGCGCTGAGGCTGGTGCGCGAGCCAGAAGAGAAGCCGACCATCGAGGAGCTGGCGGCGCGGGTCGATCCCGAGGCGGCCGAGTATGCGATAGCCAGTTTGTGGGAAGCTATCCAGAGCCTTGAATCTACTTCCACCGAGAATTTGCCCCGGCGCATGGCCGAGATTGCGAAGTACATGAACGACCTGTCCGATGCTGTCGGCGGTATGGAGGAGGCGAGAGACCCGGAGAATGGGACGTAAGAAGAAGATATACACCTGCCATTTCGAGCCGGAGCAGGTCGAAAAGCTCAGAGAGTTGAGCAAGCGCACCAGGATTCCTGTGGCCGTGCTCATTCGGCAGGCGGTCCATGATTTTATCGCTAAAGTAGGCGGCGATTTCTTGAAGGAGAAGGAGCATGAAGAAGGTGATGCTGGTACCGAAAACGGCAAGCCCACCGCCGGGGGTTCAATGGGCTAGCGGGCGTTGTAGCCTTTGCGGTAAGTCCCATTCCCCGGTGGTGCTTGACATCGCGCCGAACCCGAAAGACCGGGATATAGGCGAGGATGAGGGCGGCGTTTATGTCTGTCCTGATTGCGCGGAGCGTATCGTGGGCTTGGTTCTGACCGCCTTTGAAGGATTCCGTGCACCATTGGCGGCTGTGGCCCACGACATCTGGAGTTACCAGATGAAGAACGACGTGATGCCCGGTCTGGAGAAATTGGCGGCGAATCACCTGTCTTCCCTGAACGCTCGTGATCAGAGCGATCCGTGGACGCAAAAGTTGCTGGATGCCCTTCGCAGGGAAGAGCTGGCCATCAACGGATGGAAGGCGCTGATGCTTGTGGGATTTGCCGACTTACTTCGGGTGCAGCAGGTGGGATATTTGATGCAGGCCGACAAGATGTTGGCGGCGCTGGGGGCCAGGATAGAGCCGGTGGAGCAGGAGTTCGTGGGCGTTGACCATCCGGTTTTTACCAGTGCTCGGCTCAGGACCGAAGGGGTGCATGACAAGGTAAGAATATGGAACCGAGGCGGTCTGGCGGGCGAGCTGGTTCTGAACAAGGGCGACGGAGAAAAAATGTTACACCGGTTGGGTATGGTGAATAGGGCCGATTCGGAGAATTTCCTGGAGCGTATCGCCGGAAGTAACGCCTCTGGGCCGAAAGAGGGCGACGGCGATGAGTAGGCACGCAAAGGTCGTTTTTTCGATGGTGTTCACGCTTGTCTGCTGCACAGTCGGAGTTCTCGTGTTGGAGTAGGCGGCCATGAACAACAAGCTCCCAAAATTCGTTTTTTGGATGGTGGTTGCGGTTACCAGCGCGGGGGCAGCCTTCACTTTCTGGGTTTTGGCGCAGAGGTACATGGACCGAACGATCGAGAGGGAGCGGTACGATGCCCGCGCCGACACCCTTGAAGAGATGGTTGGGGAGTGCTCATGCCCGAAGCCGGAGCTGACCCCTTGCAGTCCGGACGAGCTTCACCGCCTGGAGATTTACCTGTACGGCGTCCACAACCATTTGGAGAAATCCTACAATCGGGTCGAGGACGCGATGGACGAGATCGGTAAGGCGCGCCGTGCCGTCGAGGAGCTGGCCGAGACGCCGGAAGAGCGTGAGCTGCGCGAGTACGGGGAGGCGGTGAAGGCCGACACCGCCCGTCGCAGGGAGCGCCGCAATCTTCGCGCTGCCGAGAACGCGATCAAGGCCACGAAGTGGATGAGGGACAACCCATGATCACCTATTTGGTCACGGCGGCCCTGGTTGTAATTGGGGCTGCGATTCCGGTCCTGGCCTACCGTATGGGCTACCACGCGGGCCGCAGTGATGTGGCGAAGGAGGCCGTCAAGAGCTGGGAGAAGCAGATAGAGAAGGCGGAAAGGAGACAGGAAAGGGACTATGGGTACGAGAGCTGAGGAACTGAAGGGCGGCTGTCTGTCCAAGGTGGCCGATGACGAGCCCGTATTTGTGCTGCGGGCGCGGGACAAGCTGGCTCCGATGGCCGTTCAGGTGTGGGCCGCTTATGCCGAGATAGAGGGCGTGGACCCTGACAAGGTACGGGAGGCGCGCTTGTTGGCTAGCGCAATGTGGCGATGGCAGAAAGAACACGGCTCTAAGTTGCCGGATTGAGGTGGGCGATGGTCAAACGAGGGGACAGTGTAACGATCAACGGCAGGCGGTTCGAGGTGGTCTCCCTTGGTGATTTCGATACCGGGGAGGACCGGTTCGTCACGGTGAAGACTCCCGAGGACCATCAATTCCTGGTACCGGTCGAGCTGTGGGACGCAGCGGTCCAGGGAGCGGCTCCTTTTCCTGCCGAAATTTCGATTGAGAAGCTGGCGAAGCTGAAGGGCGAGTTTGAGGCTCACACCTGGAATTCCAGCGACAATCTCTCGTTCGCACGGGAAGACTCGGAAAAGTATGTTCAGGCGCTGGAAGGCCGGGTACGCGAGCTGGCATTCAGGGCCGGGGCTTTTCAGAAGGCGCTGGAGAAACACGTCTCTCGTTCATTGGACGCGGTAAAGGAGATAGCAGCGTTGAAGCTGACGGAAACGGAAGCGGCCACGGCTGTTCGGGAGGCCCAGGAACGAATATTGAAAGAGTTGGAGAAGTAATGGCCACGTTGGGTGACAAGCTGAGAATCGGCGACAGGCAATACGAGGTCATTTTTGTTTTGGAGGAACCCAATACCGGGCTATTGCGAGTGGCGGAGCATCGGTCCGGCTGTGCTCGCTTTTACACGTTCCACGTACCGGTCAAGATATGGGACGCGGCGGTCCGGGGCGCGATGCCGTTTCCTACCGACCAGGAGCTGCGCGACCTGAAGGCCGATTACGATGTATCGGAGGACCCCCACGGCCACATCGCCGCCGACTATATCAAGGTCCTGGAGGGCCGGGTCCGGGAGCTGACATTCGCCCTGGAGGCCGACCAGGTGGATTTCGAGCAGGGGCAGTCGACTGCCTTGCAAGGGGATGACAAACTCGATGAACTGGTGGCTGCTGAGCGGCAGGATGAAGGGGACAGGTGAAGGAGCGCGGTCTCATCTTCACCGGGGAGTCGATTCCCGGTCTTCTGTCCGGGGCCAAGACCCAGACCCGGCGTGTGATAAGCGCTCAGCCGGTCCTGGTGGAGGGCCGGACCTGGGAATGGCCCTTTATCACGGAGAAGCTCCCGGACGGCTCCTGGAGACGCTTAAAGGCTTCGTGGGCCGATGGCATCCGGGACGTGACGGTGCCGATGGCGCAGTTCTGTCCTTACCAGCCGGGCGACCGCATCTGGGTACGCGAGACCTGGTATTCGGACTGGGACAAGAAAAACCCGTTTCGGTGGGCGCACTACAAGGCCGATTTGATGTGTCGCCATGAGCACAACGGGCAGCCGATAAATGAGCCGTGGTTCAAGAGCGGGCATCGCGGCCCGTGGAAATCTCCGCGTTTCATGCCCCGGTGGGCCAGCCGGATGACGCTGGAGCTGACCGGCATCCGGGTTGAGCGGCTCCAGGCCATCTCCGAGGCGGACGCCATCGCGGAAGGCGTTGCGGATAAGGCCGTGGAGGGCGATGTGGTTGGGGCCTATGCGATGACCTGGGACCTGCTGAACGAGCGGCGCGGCTTCCCCTGGGAGTCGAATCTCTGGGTTTGGGTGCTCGAATTTAGGCTGATTGACAAACTTTCCTGACCATATTACTTTGACCAGATGGAGAGACCGCGAATCACCGACCTCTACGACGCCCTGGTTCTGTACCCGCCGGGAAGTCGGGGGGAGGAGCACGACAAGAAGATGATCCGGGAACTGTTGGGGTTGTGCGAGATGCACGGCTTCGGTCGGGTCCCGCAGGTGGCGAACGCCATCGAGGAAATCTGGCGCGACCCCGAGCGCCTGGAGCACTACAAGAAGCTGAAGGAGTCGCACCAGAAGTTGTTGGCGGCCGACAAGGAAGAACTGAAGAGGTTGGAAGGTAGAGAGGGGGAGCCGGATGGCTGATGTCGTAGTCACGCTACCCAAGAGTTTCGGGCTCGCGGCCTGGATCGCGGAAGGCGACCCGGCAGGCGCGCCCTACTCCGGTACCGAGTGGGGCTGGTACATGGGCGGTCGGCCGCCCAGGAATCTCGACGCGGGCGACCGGGTGTACGTGGTCTACGATGGTCACCTTATCGGGTACGCGCCGCTGGTCTGCATCCGGCAGAATCCCCATATACGTGGGTACGTCCTGGTGCGTCGGGGCGGGGCGGTGGCCGTGACCATCGACCAGCGGATCCGGGGCTTCCAGGGGTGCCGGTATCGGTGGTGGGACCGGAGCGAGGAGCGGCCGTTTCCACACTGGAAGCTGCTGGCGTACCCGCGCCCCCCGTTGCCGGATGCCGAGAGGTGTTTGCGGCTGCGGATCGAGAGCAAGCGCGGGACAGAGTATCGGTCTGAGGACATGGCCTTCTGCGAACGGATGCTGAAGAAGTACCCCGATTGGTACAGGGAAACCCAGCAGGAAGTGTTCGAGAAGTCCAAGCCGTTCGGAGCACTATGACCGAGGAATTGGCGGATGGTTGAAAAGGCAAAGGTGAGCCTGGCGTGGCTCAAAGAACACGTTGCCGACATTACGATTCAATGGCGTCAGGCGCGGACGGATTTGATCTGCGACGGCTGTGAAGAGTTCATCCCCAGAGGCGGCAAAACGATGCGGGCTGGGCGGCGTGTCAACGAGGAAGGGAAGCAGGTGTTCCAACGCCATGCGCTTCTTTGCGTGGAATGCGGAGAGGACCTTCAGGAAAAGAAGGACCAGGCATGAGCGGTGTCAAGGGAGACAAGCGCCCGCTCAGGGAGATTATCCGGCGGCGGCGGTACCGCACCAAGAATCATCCGAGGGGGACTCATTCGGTGATTTTTACGCTTGAATGCGGCCATGAGGTGCGGCGCAAGGGAGGCCAATATGCGCGGTATCGGATGCGCTGCTGGGAGTGCTACCTGGAGGCACAATCCAATGGGTAATGCTCCGCGTTTTCAACAACCGCCCTCTGGTTGCATGTGTCTGATGACGGCGGACGGTGCGATTGCTGGGGATAACCACAGGTGTCCGGTGCATCATCCTCCGGATGGGATCGTGGAGCGACCGTGTGAGACTGTCCGGGTCAAGTGGTATTGCGGCATGTACGTCGGTCCGGCGAAGTGGCAGGGCGTCGATCGGTATGAGCCGGACGAGTGCTGTGCTGAGGGCGAGGCAGAGGTGGACCGGGAGGACTGGCAGCAGGGGTCGGCCGTGGTTTTCTGTACGAAGTGCGGCTCCAGGCTGCACCAGGCGGACTCTCATCTGGAGCTGATAGAGTGACGGGTGATTCTCAAAAGCCAAATGGTGAGGCGGAAGTTCCTCGTCGAAGGGTTTTCGTTCCCGAACAAAGGGCTGTGACTTTTAGAATAGGCCCTGATGGGAAGAAAGAAAAAAGTTGGTGGCAGCACTGCAAAGTAGAGGAGTTTTTAGAACAAATTGAGAAGATGAATTTTGATGAGGTAGCCGCTGTTGGTAACGAGATTGGGAGTGCTATTGCGATTACGCAGGCGACTGCTCAGAATATAAATTTGGACGGGGATCTAAGACGGAGAGCTAGTATGGCTCTCGGTTTTATGGTCGAAAAACGTAAATTGTTGAAGGGAGTGATAAGGCAAAAGCAGCGTCGGATACATAGAGAAAGGAGGGAGGAAAAGCATAAAAACATAACTAAAAGGGAAGAGCGTAGGCAAGCGCGGAATAGGCTTGTCGATGAAGCGAGGGGCTTTTTGAAAGATGGTCAAATAGAGAAAGCGATCGAAAATATATTGATTGTTTTGGGTGGGAAAGAAGGTGGTGATGATAGGTGATCCGCGAGGGCCGATGACCCCGGAGGAGGTCGAGGACCTGCTGAAGGCGGAGCTGCAAGGGCCGCTGCCGCAGAACACCGTCTACCGGATGATGGCGACGCTGGGCGTCTGGATGAGCCTGCCGGAGCAGCTCGACAAGGCGCTGTCGGTGTTGAGCTTTAGGCGGCGGCCGGACGATGATAGCGCCCCCTACCCTCTGGAAAGGGAGCTGGAGCGGATACTGCGCCTGTTCAAGGAAGCGCGGGCCTTCAATACGGAGATGTGCGCTCGTTGTAAGGATGCGATTTGCGATAATGATGGGCATCTTCACTGTAAGCCCAGGCGTGATCTTGAAAAGGCGCGGGCGGATCTCGCCGCCAACGCCAAGGTGCTGGCCCAGCAGAACGACCTGGCGCGGCAGGCGGAGCTGGAACGAGAAGAGGCTCTAGCGCGATTGAAGAAACTGGACGATGCTGGGACCGGTTATTCGCAGCAGACGATGGATGCGGTGACGCAGGAACGCGACAAGATGGAGCGGGCCTACCATGCCGAGTTTGACAAGCGGGAGGCCATCCGGGCCTGGTGGCACGAGCACGTAAGGGTCGAAGGCGACCAGCTCACTACCACCCATGAGGAACTGGAGGAACTGCGCGAGCTGATCGCCGACTGGAGCTTTGACGAGGCGGTCGAGCTACGGTCCAAGGACAGGAAGGTCGAGCGGCTCGAAATCGAGCTGGAGCAGGCGCGGGCCGAGTTGTTCACGGTAAACACGGCTTTCGATAGAGTAGCGGTAGCCCACGGAAAGCTCGAAAACAGACTCCAACAGGCGTTGGAGGCGGCAGACGACTGCCGTCTTCGGACTGCCGAAAAGGGGCAGTACGAGTGTCCGGCGTTTCCCTACAAGAACCAGGCCGGGGGTGGATGATGCCCGAGATGCCGACCACCAGGGAGGAGATTGAGGCCCAGATGCGGGCCTTGCGAGAGGAGCGGCGGCTGCTGGACCTGAAGCTGGCCTACAACAAGAAGCTAACGGAGGCGATTCAGGCGGTGTGCGACCATCCGGAGACCTATTTCAGAGACATTATGGGCCGCGACAAGACCAACATCTGCCGGGTGTGCGGCAAGCACGATGTACCGGCGGCGCAGAAGGAGGGGCCATGACGAAGCTGAAGCTGTCAGAGGTAATCAGGGTGTGGGAGCACCTGCACCATAAGGATACCGGCGATGTCGGATTTGCCGATCTGGAGCGTGCCATCCGGCACTCCGGTATCGAGGTCGAAAACGATATCTCGCCGTGCCAGCCGGAGGTGGCGGTGCGCGAGGTCGCGGAGCCGGAACCGGCCACGGGAGACGACGTGAACCTGCTCGAAACGACCGACGCTACGGTCTGGGCAGCGGAATTCGAGCGGCTCAAAAAGAAGAACCGCTGGACGCTGGAGCAGATCGACCCGGACCTGATGGTCGGCTGGTTTGCCAACGCCATGTGTGCGCAGATGGACAAGGACCGCGTTGAAATCGACGTGGCCCAGCGCGGCGATCCGAGCGATCTGCGGTTCATGGGCTGGACCGTGGCCGTGCACAGCGACTATCGGCTGGACGACCAGGGCTTCACCTTCTGGCTGCTCACCAAGGGCGACCTGGCCGTGAAGGGCGAGGGTCGCAATGATGCGGAGGCCCTGGACATCGTGCGCGCCAGGGTGGAGGAGTTGGAGCGCGTGTGCAATCCGGGCGAGCTGCGGCTGACCAGGCCGTACAAGCTGTCCGACATCGTGCGTGGCATCGCTGCGATGAACCGCTGATGGGGTGGGCGCAGACATACAGGGCCTCGAAAGTGGCGAAGGCGCTCCAGCTCGGTGAGCGTGTCCTGGTGGACGGCAAGCGCGCCACGTTCTTGCTGATATCGGATGGCAAGGAGCTGTACGAGTTTGCGTTGTATCCGGAGGGTGCGGTGACCGTGGACCTGGCGGACCTGGACCGGCGTGTGAAGCTGGAGTCCTGGGAGGATGAGGACCCCAACTGGATAAAGCAGGCGGAGGATTTCCTTCGGTGGTTGACGGGCACGAAGTGGGCGAGCCGCAAGACGGCCACCGTGCCCGTGCCTCCGACTGTTTTGCAAGATGCCATCAGGATCATGCGTGGGCTGATCCGAGAGCTGAAGAAGAAGGGCGATTGATGGACGACTGGGACAGGCGGTTCCGGAGGTTCAAATTCAAGGTGCAGGTGAACCGGGGAATGCGGGCGTTTGCGCGTTTGGGTGTTTCAGCGCGAAAAGCGGCGACAGCACTTGCGGAATGGGCTGAAATACTGCCCTCTATGAAGAATCTAGTGAAGGAGAATGGAGGCGGCGATGACAGGGGCAGAGCTGATCGCAAGAGAGCGGAAAAGGCAGATTGAAGGGGAAGGCTGGGACGCCGAACACGATGACGAGCACACGGACGGCTCGTTGGCGCTGGCGGCCGTCTGCTACGCCACGCCGGTCAGGCTTTTCAAGATCGCTTGCGGGACAACGGTTACCTTTGAGGACCCGTGGCCGGAGAGCTGGGAAATGAAGTGGGACAAACGAAGGTTCTACGGAGAGGACCGTGAGGATCCGCATCCAGCCGGTGTTCCGATCGGTGACCCGGCGGATCCGGCGACCTACACCTACGAGGAACGCCTGGACCTGCTGGTGAAGGCCGGGGCTCTTATTGCGGCCGAAATTGATCGACTAAACCGGGTGCAGAGAGCCCGGCGGCCCCGGATTGACAAAGCCTTCTGACCGTATTACTTTGACCAGATAAGGAGTCGTTATGACCGGCCAGAACGCCCCTACTGACCAGTTCGGGCCGTGTCCGTTCTGTAGCGTCGAGCAATCCAGAATCATCTGGGGCTGGCATGGGGTCTACTACGACATGGTGTGCATGGACGGCCATACGTGGACCTATTACTTTCCCAAGATGTCGGAGGAGGAGCTGGGGAAGCAGGCGTCGGCGATGGTCGTCAAGGTCGTCCGCGATATCGTGGCCCAGGCGTCCTACGAGATTGCCGGGGTGCGGAAGTGCGACCTCTGCAAGGGCACCGCGCACAAGGAGACGTGCGCGATCGGTAAGATGGAAAAGCTGCTGAAGAAACTGGAGGACATCGGGGTAGTGGCCAAGGAAGAAAAGTCGTGAGCGAAAACGGGTACAGGTGGTGCGAGGTAACAGGGAATCTGTGCGGCACCGATACGTGGAAGAAGGGCCATCCGTGCCACTGTCCGCAGTGCGCGGCGTGGCTGGACGAGATGCTGGCGAAGACAACGCTCAGGCTGGCAGAGGTCGAAGGGAGGCGCGGAGCGCGTGACCTCCAGGTGGAGACGGCGACGCGGTTGCAGCTCATCGCGGAGGCCGAACAGTGGGTGCAGGAAACCTACGGCTGGGCGGCGGCGGGACCGAGAGAAGATTTGCGGAAGCGTTTGAAGGCGCTGAAGATCAAGCTGCCGGACACGATGATCGTGGCGCGTCGGGAGGAGAAGTCCCGTGGCTGAGATCAAGACCTACTCTTGCCGGAAGAAGGGCACCAAGCGGTGGAGGGTCACGGAGGCTCTCGATCCGGTGGACGCGGCTTCGTGTTTTGCTGAGGAGTGGGGCCTGGAGGACGGCGACGTGGTGGAGGTTAAAGGGACGAAGGGGAAAGGAGAATTCCGGATCGAGGTTCGGACGGATTGGTACGCGGAGATGGTGAAATGAGGAACCTGCGATACCTCTGGTACGTGCTTCGGCACAAGTGGTTCGTGTTCGTTCAGTGCGTTCGGCTGGGCATCATCCGGCGCGGCCTGGTGCACGACAACAGCAAGTTCAAGAAAGACGAATGGGCACCTTACCGGGACAACTTTTTCGGTCCAAAGGCGACGGAGGAGGTGAAAAAAGCGTTCGACCGGGCGTGGCTTTTCCATCAACATCGCAATCCGCACCATTGGCAATTTTGGCTCCTAAGACGTGACAACGGCACCGTAGACGCCCTGGAGATGCCGCATGATGAGATGCTGGAGATGGTGGCTGACTGGGTAGGCGCGGGTCGGGCCATCACCGGGAAGATTGACGTGTGGGGTTGGTACGAGAAGAACAAGGACAAGATGCATCTGCACGCCGAAACCCGGAAAGAGGTCGAGCGTCTGTTGCAGGAGCTGAAGGATCGATATGACCGCCCGATTCAAAGCCAATGACCCGTGCTCTCGATGGGCCTTTTTGCCGCTGAAGCGTCGCAAGCAGGTGATTGATGTCATCAGCAGCTACACCAAATTCCTAGCGGAAGAAGAGGAGGCGGACGAGCACTTTGTCAATTTTGTCGAAGTGTCGGATTTATGGATGACGGTCGACGCGCTTCGACACCTTGGAGCTTATGGCCAGGTCGCCGGGAACAAAGAGATTGTCTATTTCCTGATGGTCGAGATGATCAAGGAGCTGCGGGACGCCTGCTATCAACACCTCCTGGAGCACGGTTTGGGAGGATGTCCGGAGTGCTTCTTGTATCGTCCGAAGAAGGACTTATGTTGGATGGGGGCGGTGAAGCGCATACTGGAGACGGGTGAATGGGGACAATAACGGTCAACAATTGGGACGAGTTCTACGTCGCCGATTCCAAGATGCAGGGGCTGGTACGCTGGCTGGAATCCCATGCCGTGCGCTCGCCGATGCACTTTATGGACGCGGCGGGGAAGCATACGCGGCCGTTATGTGGCGCGCTTTCCGCGCACGGGACCACAGATCAGGCCCAGGTGACGTGTACCGGTTGTCAGCATCAACTGGAGCAGACGATCATCAAGAGCAGGTTGCGGGAGGGTAAGGTCAAAAAGGGCGGCGTAAACCAGGACTACCAGATAGACGAGCGGCCAAGACCGCCACCGCCGCAGAAGCCGCAGCCGCCGCCTGACCGCGAGATTCGGGAGACTGCGATTACTTCGGTACCGATACCGCACCGGGTGAGCGCTAGGAGGGGGCGGTGACTGTGAAGCTCACCACGGCCCAGCGCCGGGCGCTGGAGATTCTGGAGAGGGCCGACGGCCCGATGATGGCTGGATGGTTTGCTCATAAGATGTGGCCTGATAGTCCCTCCTGGAGGCGGCATTCCAAATGTGGCCCCAAGGGATCTACGACCGGCGCGGGGATTATCCGGCAGGGCGGCTCCTACCTGAACAAGCTGTGTCGGAGGGGATTTGTCTTGGCCAGGCCCAAGGACGGGGTGTGGATGTATAGCCTGACCAGAGAAGGAAGAGAGGCGCTTCATGGCTGATTGCTGCTACTGCACGGACCCGAAGGGGGACATCCTCTGCGAGAAGTGCGCGGATGAAATCTACGACCGCGATACTGACATCGACGATGGCGAGGCTCTCCAGTTCGGGGCCACCGTGGTGGCGCTGGCGCTGGCGATCGGAATGATTCTTGGATACGCCTGGGGTTACGCGGCTGCTACGATGCTCTAGTGGGCGAGTCCATTGAGTGGAACTGGGCGCGAGGATTTTTGCGGAGCCGGTACGATGGCGGCGGGGCCATCAAGAAAATGCTACCGCCGATCGGTACCGGTGACATTTGGATAGCCGAAGTGGTCAAGGACGGGAGTATAGTAAGGGTGGAATTCCGGCGGGTCAGCACCAAGCGCTGGGCCGTTTTGAGGGAGGAGCGAAAGGAGAAGGAGATGGCAATAGTACCGGACGACTTGTATCCGAGACATAAGGTTCCAGATGAGATTCGGGAGTGCGAGGGCTGCCACCTGAAGGTGATCGGCCGGGGCGACCAGGCGGGCTGGAAGGGCGTTGATGCGGGCGGCGGCAAGATGGCCTGGTACTGCGACAAGCCCGCGTGCCAGCAGGCGCGGGACGAGTTCATCGCCCAGCGCCAGGTCGAAATGCTGGCCGAGCAGCAAATAGCTCAGCGGCTGGCCGAGAATCCGGTTGTAAAGCCCGTCGAGCAGCTTTCCGATGAGGAGGCCCTGGCAGAGGAACAGCGGCTCAAAAGCCGTTTGATTGCTTTGAAGGTGCGCAAGGGGCAGTCGACTGCCCAACAGGACACGGCGACGGAGGTGACCGTTGATGATGTGGTCGATCCTAAGCCCGGCCCGGCGGAGAACGACGCGGCCGTGGAGCAGGCGTTCGCGGGCGTCACCGTGCACCAAACCAGGGATGGCGTAACCTCGTTATGTGGTGCGGAAGGTGCGATTTTCTCCGTCGGTGAGGAGCTGCCTGACAGTTGCATACCATGTGTTCAGTGCGCGGAGATTTTCGAGGCTCAGGTTGAAGAGGAGAGCCCGTCCAAACAGGCTGATTCCAGTGTCCAGGAGCCCCAGGAAACGGTTGGCGTCTACAGCCCGGAGGCTGGGGAGGTCAGCCAAAAGCCGTTTGATAGGCAGTCGGATGTGCCGATGGTGGATTTGGAGGAATTACCGCGTTTCACACCGGATTTGATTGGGAAGATTGTGGCCGGAAGGTACGACGGCGGCCATATTCTTATTCCGCCTTCGGCATATCCAGATATGAATCTGGAAGAGGTGAGCCTGGATCGAATTCGTGTCGGTGTGAGCAAGATGTTCGAGGCGGCGAAGGTAGAGGTGGATAGGCTGGTCCGAGCGCGCAAGAACGAGAAGTTTATAGGTCTCGTTTTTACGCTCAAGGCGGTTCCCTCCGTTCCGGCTGCCGCACCGGAAAAGTAGACCCGGCGCGGGCCGGTGCGGTAGGCTCGGAGCATGGGTTTGTCCGAACAGCTCCAGGAGGCCGCTGCGCAGCTCGAAGAGGCCGTGAGCTACAACATCACCCTTCGCCGGATATCGGACGACAAGTGGATAGCCGAGTTTTCCGGCAAGGGCTCGGAGCACCTGAAGGCAGACCAGAAGAAGGTGACGGCCGAGCACGGCTGGAAGGCGTTGGCCGGGCTGGCCGAGAAGTGGAAGCGGGCCGGTTTCGCGGACTAGGAGGCGAACCATGTCACTATCCAAGCAGCTCCAGGAGGCCGTGACCACCGAAGCCCGGCGGCGTTACCCAGCGGCGACCTACGGTGGTGGATACGCGGCGCTGCAACGAGCAGGACGGGAGGCGGGCAAGGATCCGACGGCTGGGGCCGGAGAGTTTTACAAGATAGGGTTGGGCTTGGGAGATGAGGCTTATTTTTACCGCACCGGAACGTTGAAGAACGGCAACGCCACGGGCTACCGCGTGGACGCGCACGTGGGGAGGAAGCCCAGTAAGCCGAAGAAGGACAGCGTGTACCATCCGACGCTGGGCGTGGAGTGGAAGCGCATTCAGGAAAAGGACGTTCCGCCGAAGGTCATGGCCCGGTTCAAAGGTGTGATGGAGAGCCTGGATTGGGAGGTAATGCTTTCTGGGTGTAGAGACCTGGACGACCTGTTCGAGGCCAGCCTGAAGGACGTGCCCGTTGGCAAGACCAACCTGCTCCAGGCCATCCGGGACGCGCTTTCCGGCGGTAAATGGAAGAAGCGGGATGCGATTCTGAATGCGGTCAAGAAGCGATATCCGGCGGCTGTCCCCGGCGGTGACTACAAGTACATCCACTGGGGGCTGGACGAGCTGGAGGACGACGGGAAGATCGAGCGCAAGAAGTCCGGGGCGACTTGGGCCTACCGGGTGCTCTCGGAGGCCAGGGGAGATACGGGGAAGCTGTCCACCGTCAAGAAGAAGCCCGCGCCCCATATGTGGTTTATTGCCAAGGCGGGCTCCGGATGGGTGGTGTCCATCGGCGACCCGCGCAAGGGCGGCTCCAAGACCAAGTGGACCTTCCACAAGAAGGACGATCTGAAGTGGTGGGTGGAGCGCGAGATGCCTGACCAGGTGAGCCGGGATCACGTCATCGACCAGACCGGGCTGAAGCTGGTGCCGGACTACTACACCCAGTGGTACGTCGACAACATGATGAAGGGGAAATCATAGGAGCGACCATGTCGGTTTCAGAACAGCTCAGCGAGGCGCTTTCCGAGGGTTCGGGGGCCGGGACTGTAGGTCCTTACGGTTTCGATGAAAGGGCCATGAAGCGGACCAACAAGCGGGCGATGAAGGCTTATGGGGAACTCCGGAATATGGGGGGGGCAGAGTCGGAAACGGGGCGTTTGAGACGCGCTCACCACGGGGCAGGCGATCCCGCAGCGGTTGAAAGGGAGCTGTTGCCCAAGGCCAAGGAGTTTGCGGACAAGAAGCACCGGGCCGCTGAACAGGTGAGAAAGTCTGTACGCCAGATGGCCAGTCTTATTGATCCAGAGAAGCTGCCGGACAAGTCGAAGCGACACTACGATGAGTTCAAGGACGCCGTCACGCAGATGGATCGGTTCAGTAAAAAGGGCGGTCCTCTCCCACAGTCGGGCGGGAAACAGGATGCCAGCGACACCTACTACAGCGCCAACATGAATGCTTCTATGGCTGTGAATGCGCTGACGGCACTTCACGGGCTTTTGCGGAGTACGGACTTCAGGTTTTACTAGGACGGAGGTCCCATGTACGGACGATTCGATTATTACGGAGCCCCGGACATCGACCGCGAGATGCGGTTGGAGGAGGCGCGGGGTACCCAGATCATCTCCATAGCCCAGATGATGGACCTGAAGAAAAACCCCAAGGCCAAGCAGATGGCAATTCGCGGAGCGCCGGGTGGAGCTTTCGCCGGGTACGAGGTCAAGACCTTCCCGTCACGCGAGGCGATGATTGCTGCTCTGAAGAAGGCAACCCGTCATCCGTCGCACGGGGCTCTCGGGCGCAAGGAGTGGAGGGCGCTGATCAAAGACAAGGTGGCGAAGAACATGGTCGCCTATCCTTCGTACCAGGAAGAGCAGCTCGAACTGGCCGAGGGCCGCAAGGGCGTGCCGCGTCCCGGCACCAGGGTGAAGTTCCAGCCCAACCCGGCCAGCTTCATGTTGTACTCCGCCGATCACCGGAGGAGGTTGCCCGACAAGGGCGGTGAGGGCACCGTCACAACGATCGCCGGGCCTCGCGGCAAGATGCACTATATGTCGGGGCCGGGCGGCGGCCTGGTCTATGTGAAGTGGGACGACACCGGCACGGTCGGCGTGTCTCCGCTGGACATCGTGAAGGTGAAGGGCGGTGGCTCGAAGAAGGCGGCGGCCGGAGGCGGCGGCAAGGGAGAGAAGTTCTCCATCAGCTACGGCGGCGGTCCTCCCATTCACCGCTTCAGGGTCGAGGCGCGGGAGCGCAAGTGGCTTCGCATCAAGGCGTCCATGTTCAAGGGCAAGAAGGCGAAGAAGCAAGAGGGTATCCAGGCCGAGATCGACCGGCTGGACGCCACCAGCTCGCCGTTTCCGGAGATCCGGGAGAAGCGCATCGCGGAGCTACGGACCGAGCTGAATGACGCGAGTGACGCAAATCATACCGAATTAACTGAGCGCAAGCAGAAGCTCGTCATCGGGTCCGTTCGGAAAAAGCTGCCGCCACTTTACTCCCAGGAGAAGGAAAAGGATCCGATGGTCTATCTCAAGCTCTTCAGCCCGTACATGGCTATGGGCTACTGGCTGATCACCGAGTTTGACGGGGACGACACCATGTTCGGCGCGGCCAACACCGGCCACGGCTGGGAGCTGGGCTACTCCTCACTGAAGGAGATGGAGGGCGCGAAGTACAAGGGCGTGCAGGCGATCGAGCGCGATATGTACTTCAAGCCGAAGAAGCTATCGGCGGCCAAGGCGGAGATAGCGCGGTCGAGGGGCGAGAGCTAAGGAGATGTCCTTCTCCTCTCAGCTTGTCGGGGCTCTCCATGAGTCCTGGAAGAAAGTAGAAGGATCGACGCACTATTCCCAGGGGGCGCGCTATGCGGGAGTGTTCGGTGGTAACAAGGCCGTGATATTCAAGCGCGGTAAGAATTTCTATCTGGATTGGCGCGGTATGGAGTTTAACCTGGGGCGTCGCGCCACCTTCGATCACGCCGAAGGCATTATGAAGAAGAGGATTCGGGAGGGGCTGGAGGAGGCCAGAAACAAGGGCAGCTTCTTCGACCAGCGCCGTATTCCAAAGGAGGGTGAGAAGGTCTGGGCTCTCGTTGGCCAGGTCGACCAGAAGCCCATCCAGGGGACGATTTCGCGGGTGGAGCGGACCTACCACGGCGGCCACTACTATTGCGAGGTACAGACGGCCAAGGGCGCGAAGCGCGTGTCTTCCGACCTGATATTCGACCACAGGCCCAAGCGGACGAAGCGTCGGGACGAATTTGGCGAGGTCACCGTCTGGGAGAGTTCGGCGGCATAAAAAAACCCGGCCCCTGTCCAGGCGAGGCCGGGTTATTGTGGCCTACTACTTCCTCGTTCAGTACCGTCTACCCTTCTGTGGAGCGTCTTATCTATGGCTACCGCCACCCTGAACGTGGCATCAGAGCCGAGTTTACCACTTCCCGTTGCGGACCGGTAATGATCCGGCAGGCATATCGTAGGTGTGCACCTTGCCGCTCTCGTCTACTTTCGAGTCGTCCTGCTGGCCCTCGAAGCCGTGCTCCTTGTCCTTCTCGGCCACGGTCTTGACCCCGCTGAGGGTCTCGGAGGCCGCCACGTCGCCCATTTGGCCGTCGTTCAGGTCGAACCACGCGCCGTCGTAACTCTGGGCGTCTTGGGGCATCTCCGGCGGGTAGATGCCGGTGATTTCCTGGTACATTTCTGCGTTGATGATGTGCACGTACAGGCGGCCGGACTTGGCCTGGTCCCAGACCTCCAGGCCGAAAGGATCGGGGTAGATTTTCTGCTTCATGGAGCCCCCGGCGGCCAGGCCGATCTGCGCGCCCTTGGTGGAAGCCCGGCGGCGCACGCTGGAGGAACAGAGTTCCCGGCGGCTGACGGAACGCGCCATGCTGGGGTCGATGGCGGATGAGAAGTAGACCTCGCTGCTGTCCGGCGTAATAACGCCGCCGCTGGTCTTTTCTTCCGCCAGGTGGTTGGGGTGTAACCCGGAGGCGATCAGGCCGCCGCGTGGTCGGGGTGGATTGACGCGCTTTCTGTGTTCGTCCTTCGGGGGCACCACCAGGAGCTGGATACCGCCGAACTTTTCCTCCCCAGTGACCTGCCCCTCGACCGTGTAGCCTTGGCCGAGTGCCATGCCCACGAACTGCTTGATAACGCCGTCACCGGAGTTAAAACCGTCGAGCCAGGGCTGTGGGCTTGGGCCGACCATGTAGTCCTGTTCGTCTCCTTCCCGCTTGCCTCCGGCCTTCAGAGCCGGGTCCCAGGGCTTGCCGCTGACCGCATTGATTTTCCCGGCCGCGACCTTGATGGCCCCTACCGAGCCGTGAAAGCTCAGCCACAGGGCCTCGCGCTGGTGCATGGGCAGAAAGATTCCGCCGTGCTCTATCCAGTCGGCCGGAACCTTGTCCTTGAAGTCATCCACCAGGCGGACGGGAAAGGTGCCGAGCGAGGGCGGGAGCGCGTGCGTGCGGCCGTCCTCCGGCAACCGGATTGTCCGGTGGAACTTCACGTCGAGGCGGAAGTCACCATCGACAAACGACACTGAACCATCGTGTGATGCTACTTGCATGTCACCTTCTCCTTGTTGATTACCAGTTGCCGTCCCGGACGAGCCGGGCCTTTTTGCAATCCCACCACTTGGTGCAGATTGCATTGAGATCGCCGAAATCGAATCCTTGCCGGGCCATGTAGTAGACTTCTTCCTCAGTAATTCCAAACAGTTGGGCGAAATCGCGGTACCCGAAGGCCCAGAGCTTCGGACGCCCCTGGGTAGGAATCTCTGGGTTTACATGGACTGTTCGGATTGCCTTGACCTTTTTTGACATCGTGACAACTTTATGGACCAAAAACAGTGGAGCGTCAAGATTTTTTTTCAGTAGCTCCATAGTTTTTATGCGTTGACTATTACAAATCTATGTGGGTTGGTAGCCTCAATTTTCTTATGAGCGTGACCTGGTTGTTCACCTAGATTAATGTTATCGGACACTTACGTCTCGATACAAAAGCGAACACTCCCACTTGACAAACGGTGACCATAATATAAATACTGGGAGGCGTTGGTGGTCACTAAAGTTATCATGTAGGCAGTCGACTGCCGGAGGACGGTGGTGGCGAAGGTCAGCAAGGAGAGCGTAGAGGACGCCCGAGCTAAATTCGCTTTGCACGGACTCATCCGGCTTTTTGAAGAAGGAGAGGGAGGTATTTTAACCAGGAGCGAATTATTCGTTGAGCCGCCCGAGCCGGTGGACCGGGTTGTCGTTACCAGGCTCTTCAAAAACAGTCGTTGGCAAAAAGAATATCTGCACCGGATGGTGGAGCATGGTGTTCTCTATACTACGACCATAGACGGCCAGCTTTTTTATGGCATTCAGTGGCTGGACTATGTGAAGAAAATTATTAACCAAGAAGACATTAATGGAGGAAACGAGCTTCTTTGGTTTTTATTTCCCAATAGCAAGGGAACACGGATGCCAGACGATATTCTTCAGTTCGTTATGGAGGAGGCTTCAACAATTGTTAAGTCGGAGGATTCGGTAGAAAAAAGAGAGGAAGAAAGAGAGAAGGAGAAGAGATACGAGGATGAGGATGAAGGTGGCCCAACCGGTTCTTTAGCGCCGGATTATGAGTGGGCGCGTATGATGTTGGAGACACAAAATGAACTTTGTTTAGGGATGGATTTGCTGAAGGAACGGTTGAACCTTCGTTTTGAGAAGGAGGACGGTCGTTGGAGCACGATCAAGGATGATTACGGTAGGCGGCTGCAAAAAATAGAGGAAGGATTAAACGAGTTAAAGCTGGAGCGGGAGCAGGACATAACTCTTGATGAAGAGTCACGGTCCCTTATGAGAAAGCTGGGGGGCGAGCTTCTGTTTGTTGGGGGGCTTGTGAAAAAGCTGTTAAAGGTCATTGCGCTGGGGCCGCTGATCCGGGAGCTGAAGGCGAATATGGAGTTGATGAATGATGGGATGGGCAGGCTGGAGAAGTTGAGCAGCATAGTAGTGGATGGAGAAGAAGGGGCTGAGTCGAAGGGATCTGGTGGGAAGGTGGTTAACCGGCTTTTGCAGGCGGCTGGGTACACGGAAGTAGAGGGCGGAGATGACGGCACAGGAAAAGTTGGCTAAGCTGATTGATAGCTATAAGCAGGGGCAAGGGTCAATGTCCCAGCGCGAATTGGCCAAGGCTGAGGGCAAGATGTACGGCCTATGGTCGATGCTGGGCGGAAAAGAAAATGGAAAGCGGATCTATAAAAGGGACTGGCTTTGTAAAACTCTCGGGGGGAAGGTTTCGCATTATCAAAGTAGGTCTATATTGTTGAATACAGGTGGGTGGGGGGAGGTTCTGTTTAGACTGGTCGATGAGGGGACCGTTACGCTTAGAAAGGCAATTTCGTTACGGAAAAAGATATTGGCACTTTCTCGGAAAGAAAAGATTTCTACTGCCAAGGCGTTAGAACTTGTTGTTAGTCAATGTTTACGGGGAGAAACGGGTCCAGAAGAAGTCGTAGAAGCGCCAGAGGAGACAAAAAAAGACGCGAAGGAAGAAAAAAAGGGTGACGCGGACGCACGTTTATTCAAGGCGCAGGTGATGGAAAATGCTGAAGGTTTTGTGGAAAGAATTTGTGAGGGCTACGCCATCAATGGGAGTGTGAAGGACGAGGTTGTCCGGCGATTCAAGGTTGGTCTTGGTTTTTGTATCAGTGATCTTATTAATGGGATTCGAGAGGGAAAGCGGCGGGCGGACATGGAAGAGGCGTTGGCGATTACCGTTGCCGATGCCAGGTGGGCCTGTGAAGTTTTGGGGATAAGGTTTGTATTCAAAAAGCCTCCGGACGAGAGGTTTGTGGTGAGGAAAGCTAATAAGCGGGCGGCGGAGCTGCATCCGGATAGGAATCCTACGGAGGCTGCAAAAGAAGAGTTTGACCGCGTGAACAAGGCGCGTGTGGTTTTGTTAGCGTATCTGAAGGTGAGGCGGTTGGAGGATCGTTCTCTGGCCGCTAGGCAGCAGTGGAAGGAGAAAGGAGCCGATTATGCCAGTGAAGGATGAATTCAACGGATATTCTAATCCTAAAAAAATGAGCGAGACGGAGAGGGCAGCGGACTTTCTCCACTGGTGCGCGAAGAAGTATCCTGGAAGGTACGTCTCACTTCGCTACATCGTGCGGGCAGCTCATATCCTGTCGAGGTTGCCCCGCGAAGAGTCCGAGCTTGTAAAACTCTTTGCAAAAAAGATGCAGCGGGTTGGGGATGTTCTGAACTTGAAGTATGGGCAGGCCCTCGTTCCTCTCCGGACGGTGGGTTATCGGGCCACTTTTAGTCAGGACGATCTCGCAGCCGTGGCCCTGGAGGCTAAGGTGCGCCGGATCGTTGGCTCCAGAAAAGGGTTTGATAAGATTCGGCGTCTCATCGACCTGGACAAGATTAAGGATCCGGCTCTCCGGGAACGAGTGCGCCAGCTCGATAAGGCCAGCCGTACTCTTGGAGACAGCTACATCAGGCAAATCGGCAAGCTCCCTCCTCCCAAAAAAAATAAGAAGTAGAAAATGCCGAGCAACTTCAAGAAGCTCGTAAAGGCGCGGATGGCCAAGACCGGGGAGGGCTGGCAGGCCGCCGCTCGCTACATTCGTGGGCTGAAGAAAAAAACCGGAGGAGAAGGCGATGCAGGTGAAGTGCAAGGTGAGTCTGGAGCTGGACGTGGAGGCTCAGCACGATCGGTTGCAGGAGCTGGAGGCTAAGTCCGTGGAGGAGCTGTTCGGGACTGAAGAGCAGCGACGGCTGGAGCGGCTTCTAAACTGCGCGGTGGTCGATAGGCTGCTGGGTCAGAGGTTTGGTGATGGTTTTCTCATCAGCAGGACCAAACCCGATGTTCAGGTGGTCAGTGTGGTGAAGGCAGGGCGGCAGTGAGTCAGCCATGAGCGAAGTGGCGGCAGAAAATTATGTGATTTTTCAGGCCAAGGGATGGGCAAAGGAGGCAAGAAGTAAAAAAAAAGGGCTATCCAAACCAGAGAAAAGGCTTTTACATGCGATTGATAGATTGGAGGGGGTTGCCCTCAAAAAGAAAAGAAAAAGGAAGTGGAAGCCAACTGAATTTGGAAGCATTCTATCCCTTGGAAGACCCCCCCGCCCTAAGCGTGGCGATGGATTGCAGAGATGCTCGTTTTGTGGAGAGACGGGGCACAAAAAAAATACTTGTCCGAGTGAGGAAGGAGAGACGTACCGGTTAGAAAAGAAGAAAAAAGGAATTCCTCTCAGAAGAATATATGGAAAGAAGGAAAAAGATCACTGTATGCACTGTGATGAAGCGGGGCATCACAGCAACCATTGTCCTCACAGGGTTCGTTGTTCTCGTTGTGGAGGGCGGGGACACAATGCTCGTACCTGCAATGTATCTCTTAGACGGTGTTCTCTTTGTGGGAGAAGGGGGCACGACGCGAGGACATGCTGGTCCAGGCACACGACTTCTCCTTTTGTCAGAAAGAAGAGGGGTAAGTGAAGCCAATAGTCGCAGATGCGGGCGCGGTGATCAGCGATGACGGCAAGTACCGTTACCGGCTGTGGCGCGAGTTCGGCATTCGGGAAGGCCGTTCATTGTTTCCGCTCAGGCATTTTCCGCCAGCTCACCAGGACAAGCGCGTGTTATGGATTATGCTCAACCCGAGCACGGCCGACGCCACCGAGGACGACCCAACCATCCGCAAGTGTATGGGCTTCGCGGCGCTCTGGGAGTACGGTGGCATCGAGGTGGTGAACCTGTATGCCTTCCGCACTACCAAGCCGGGCGACCTCTGGGGCCGCGACGTTAGACCCATCGGGCCGACCAACGATCGGTACATCATGGAGGTGCTGAAGCAGGAGAACGTTGGCAAGGTGGTGGTGGCCTGGGGCGGGGCCGGGCGTCGCCGGGCTGCCAGGCGCAAGCGGGATGTGCTGGCGCTCGTTCAGTTTCAGAATCGCGAGCCGGAGTGCCTGGGCATTACCAAGGAGGGTGATCCCTTCCATCCACTGATGCGGCCGTACAAGACGCCGCTGGAGATTTTCAAAGGGCAGTCGACTGCCTAGAGGGAAAGATGAGACCGAGATTCAAGAAGATAAAGAGCTGCCTGGCCCCGTGTCCGTTCCATCACAAAATTGTGATAATGAAGGACGAGCGGAGCGTGTGTTGGGCGACGAACAAGGAGCTGGTGTTTCCGCTTCCGGAGGATGTTCCGGAGTGGTGTCCGCTGAGGCAGAGCGAGATTGTGATATTGTTGGAAGGGAGCACCGTCTTACCGTCTCCTCCTGACGGCGGCCTGGGCAAGCTGACTGAGGAGACCAGGGAAGGCCAGAAGCGCGTCCGGGCACGGACCGAGCTGGAGGCCCTTTGCGTCCAGGCGGACGAGACGCTGGGCGGCCTGGCGACCGTTTCGGCGGAACGCAACTGGATAGCTGCGGCTCAGGCGGCGGAAGACCCTCCCTTCGTCTGGGTAGTACGAGTGGAAGCGGAGCCGGTGTATCTGGAGGCGCGGCATCCGGACTTGCTGGTGGCACTGGGCATGGCGGCGTCGGCGATCAAGACGGAGGGAGTGTAGTGGCTATCGACTACCGGAAACTGGTCGAGGACCCGGCTTTTGACTTGATGGACTTTCTTCGATCGCTGGCCTTTCCCCTTCCCCCTCTCAACGGCAAGAGGCCCGTCGAGCCTGTCATGGTTAGAGCAGGTGGCCCTAGAGTCGTGGTGACGGAAGTGGTTTGGAACTCTCCGTCTCCCACTGGTAGGGAGAGTTCCATCGAGGGCACCATCAGGGTGCGGTATCAGAAGATAGACGAGCACTAAGGAGGAGTTGTGCATTTTCAATTTGGTCGTGGGACGAAAATAAAGCTGGTCGACAGGCCGGTGGGACAGGGTTTTCAATTCATGGGAGAGGAGTATCGGCTTACCGAATTCCATGTTGAGGGGAACGAATTTGGGCCTTCCCTCTTGACGTTCAGGCTGCGGACACTCTCGCTGGAGGAGAAGGCGGCGGAGCGCCGTAACACCTGGTGGATGCGCCTGTGGATGTGGCTTCGGCGGCCGGTCAAGTTCCCGATATGGAGCCGGTAGTCTTCATCCGGGCGTCGCTCGCCGAAGAGGACGAGAAGCAGGCGGCGGCCAAGTATTTTCCCATCGTGGAGCGCCGCACGGCGGTCCCGGCGGGCAGCCTGATTATCCCCCGGTATGCGGCGCTGCCCTGCAATTACGAGCTGGAACAGGATGTGCTCGCGCTGGGCAGCCAGCTCATTAACAGCCACCGCCAGCACGTTTACGTCGCCGATCTGAAGAACTGGTACCAGGACCTGGAGCGGTTTACGCCGACGACTTGGTTTTCGCTGGATGAGGTGGACAAAGAGGACGGCCCATTTGTGCTCAAGGGCGCGACCAACTCCAAGAAACAGCTCTGGCGGACCCACATGCACGCGGCCAACTGGGAGGAGGTGCTGAAGGTGCATCACCGCCTGTCGGCCGACGGCATGATAGGGGAGCAGAACATCTACATTCGGAAGTGGATGCCGCTGCGGAAACTCTGTGACCCGGTGGTCCCCGGTGGGCCGCCTGTGACGGAGGAGTACCGGTTTTTCATCCTCGACGGGAAGGTGCTCGCCGGGGGATTTTACTGGAGCCAGTACCTCGACGATATCGATGTGGAGGTGAGTCCGGATTTCGTGCCGGAGGCCCTCCTGGTGGAGGTCATCAGGTGCGTGGCCCCGAACGTCCGGTTCTTCGTGGTGGACGTGGCCCGCAGCGGGACCGATCCGGATGTGTGGTATGTCATCGAGCTGAACGACGGCCAGCAGTCGGGCTTATCGGCCATTGAACCGGACGACCTATATCGGGCCATGCGCGATGCCCTGTGATACTCTCGGGGCATGAGGCCCTCGGAGGAGTTGAGCGCGGCGCTGGTCGAGTCCATCACCGTGGACATGAAGAAGTATGAGCAGGCGGCCAAGGATTACGAAGAGGACCTAATTGCCAGCTCTATTCGGCGTATCGAGCAGGCGAGAGCCGCAAAACACGATCCGGCTAAGTTGGCGGCCAGGGCGCGCAAACACTTGGGGCCGTCCAAGAGCATCGACCGTCTGGAAAAGGGTGACGTGTATGCGGCCCACGCGGTACTAAAGGCGCTCATCAACCTTTCCCTTAAAGGGGAGGCACCCCCGGAGAACTGGGATGAGCTGTTCAAGCTGCGGAGCGATATTCTGAGTTGGGAGGAAGTCGCGGGCGGGGAGACGCCGGAGAAGATAAAAAAGGAGCTGAGCGGCCTGGCAAAAGAGCGCATTGATGGGACCAAGAAGAATGCCCAGAAGCTGCTGGCTCAGATACAGGCGGCCACACGCCGGATGCGCGTTTGGCAGGATCCTCCGGTTGTTATTAAGCCAAGCGGCGAGCCCAAAGAAGACGTTGCCGAATCTTTTTACGTGACCGTTGGTAAGCGCGACGCGGGCTTTACCGTGTTCACCAAGAACGGCAAGGTCGATGAAATAGACGATGTGCTGGAGGCCGGGGATCCGGATTTCTTCAAGGACACCGTTGAGCAGCTCCAGTATTTCGACCTGGTGCGCGAGCTGAAGAGCCCAGGTTCCACCAAGCGGCGCGGGCGGCCACTGACCCTATGGACGGCGCGCCCTGTGAGGGACCGCCGCCGGTACATGGGGGCCAGGACGGTGCCGACCAATATCTTTTTGACGACCGACCCGGACCGGGCGGTGGGTATCAGCCGGGAGCTGGGCGGTGGCCGGGCGCGGGACGTATGGAAGATCGTTATCGACGATAACCATCTGGTGCAGACGCTCAAAGCTGGCCATATCCGGGATTACCAGGTGGTGGGGAAAGGCGATGTGCCGGTGAAAAAGCTGGTGCTCGATATACCCGGCGAGGCTTGACTATCGCTTGTCATCGTATTAGATTTGGTGAGATGAGCGACGATTTCAATCACGCGGCGGATGCAGTCGACCGCCTTTTGAACGGAGAAGGTGAAGAAGAAGGGGAACTGGGCTGGAGCTGTTCCCGATGCGGGGCCGTCAATCCTTCTTCGGTGCGCCACTGTCTGGGCTGTGGTGGGCCGGAACGAGAGTTCAGGGAGGCGGACCCGGACATCTTCAGTCTCTGACTAGGAGAGAGGAGATAAAGATGGCGACGAAGAAGACGAACGGCAAGAAAAAGCGCCGCTATGGATGGCGCAAAGCCGAAGATGAGCACCTTAAAAAGCTGCACAACAAGGGTCTCCGTGTTGCTGCTATCAGGCGGCTGTTCAACAAGAAGTTCAATGCTGGCCGCTCCAAGGCTGGTGTCGAGAAGCGATTAGGGGAGCTGGGCCTGGGCTTCAGAGAGCGTCCACGGACGATGCCTCCCAAGAAGCCGCAGCAGAAGCCCCCTGTCGCGATGGTGAATGGGCAGCATGAGGAAATGTCGCTCAATCTCGGTGATAAGGGCACTCTAACGGTCATCTTGGAAGGGAAGCTCTCGCGGGACGGCGCGCTGAGGGACAAGGCGGCCAAGCTCATCAGCGACGCAGCGGCCAGCTCCAAGTAGACGTTTCACGTGAAACATCAGGTGAAAGAGCGCCAGCTTCTCCTTCGGGACGAGCTGGTGCGGGCCGCGTTGCTGGGCCTCAAGAAGGCGACGTGGCGGCCGATCCGGCCGCAGCCGCCGCCCCCGTACACCCAGTACGTGGCGTGTCCAGGCCGGGACGGGCCGGGGACCGCCCGCTTGTTCCGAGGGCCGTCTTACCCTTGCCTTGATGGAGGCGTCGTTCGCTGTCCCCACGGGGTGCCTGGCGACCGGCTGTACGTGCGCGAGGCGTGGAATCTCAGGCTTAGAGAGGAGTGGGAGGATTTGTGGAAGGAGCCAATTCCGAAGAAGTGTCCTGATGGCTACGAGATAATATACCGGGCGGACCAAGAGGTGGAGTATGTGAACGGTCCCTGGCGGCCGTCCATCCACATGCCGCGCTGGGCCTCGCGCATCCTCTTCCGGATCGAGGTCATCGAGGTACGGCGGCTCCAGACTATTACCCTGGAGGAAATCAAGCTGGACGGTATCCGGGTCATGGGTGCGAGGGAGAAGGGCCGGTTCAGGCCGATGATCCGGCTCACCGGCGCGCACCCCCCGACTGCCTACGTGGGGCGTCGCCTTCCAGAGTGGACTGAGGACGACCTGTTCCGTGCTCACTTTGCCTCGGGTTGGGATGGGTCGTACTACAACGAGGGCTACGCCTGGAACACGAATCCCTGGTGCTGGCACATCAAGCTGAAGAAGCTGCGGGGCCGTAAGACCGATTTCCCCAAGCAGAAGGTGTGGGGCTTTGGCAGCCGAGAGGAATAGCGTGGGCTATCGCATTCCAAAAGACCTGATGGATGTTACGGATTATCTCATCGGCCCGGACTCGCTTTGTGACAACTACGAGCTGGTGGATATGGTCAAGGCGGCCATCAAGGGCATGACGATAGGCGAAGCCGTGAAGAAGCTGGAGGAGCCGGAGCTGTGGAAGAAAGTCAGGATAATTATTCAGATGCCCACGCCACGTAAGCCTCCGTGGTCGCGGTGTCCGGTTATTTGGGTGCGGGAAAGGGAATCCGATGAATGAAACGCTTGTGAATTTGGGGGCGACGCTGGCGTTGCTGGGCCTTGTCCACTTCGTTGCGGACTGGCTGATTCAGACGCACGATACGGCGCAGAAGAAGAACCACAACAGGGTGGTGCGGCTGTGGCATTCCTTCGGCTATTCCATCTGGTTCATTCCCTGCTTTTTTGTCTGGTCTACCGAGGTCTCGCTGGAGGCGGGGATGGGCGGATTCCTTTGGATTCTGTTTTCCCACTACTTCATCGACTCCTACTGGCCGGTCTACTGGTGGGCGAAGTATCTGCGTCGGATGCCGCCGCCCAACAACCCGAGATTCAAGGAGGCGTGGCTGGCTAATCCTGTCAACCCGATTCTGTTCATCGCGGTGGACCAGATTCTGCATGTCGTGTTTCTTTTGCCCATAGCGATTTTATTGGTGCAGCGATGATCGACTATTTCTATGCGGACCCGAGGGGCCATGCTGGCTAAGGATATACAGGGAAAGAGGTTTGGTCGTTTGGTGGCGTTGGAACGCGCCTCCAATCGTCGTGGAAGGGCCGGAAACAGTCGAACGTTTTGGAAATGTAGATGTGACTGCGGACAAACCAAGGAGGTGGCCTACTTAAATTTGAGTAATGGGGATGTTCGGAGCTGTGGTTGCCTTCATCGAGAGTTGGCGGCCCATCGGGTACGGGAGCGTTTCCGGGACTACCCAAAACACTCTCGGGTTTTTCGGTACTACAGGCGCAACGCCAAGATGCGGGGGGTTGACTGGAATCTGTCGAAAGAGGAGTTTTTCAGGCTGATTCAGGCTGACTGTTATTTCTGCGGAACCCCTCCTCCTTCTCGACCAGGACCATACGATCTCAAGTATAACGGGATAGATCGTATCGACAACAGCAAGGGGTACGAGGAGGGGAATGTTGTTGCCTGTTGCACTACCTGTAACAGCGCCAAGTCAACGATGTCCGTCTTGGAGTTTGCAAAGTGGGTTGAAAGAATCCATCAAAGGGTAAATCAATGGATGAGCACGTAATTTCGCACTTCTATGCCGATCCTCACTTCGGGCACGACAAGATAATTGAGTACGAGCAGCGCCCTTTCGGGGACGTGGCGGGTATGAACCGCGAACTCATCGTCCGCTACAACAGGGAGGTGAAGCCGGAGCATACCTGCTTATGGGCCGGGGACGCCTTTCTGAAGATGCCGTCTGAGGTCTGCAAGATGATCATGGGGCAGCTCAATGGCAGGAAGTTCCTGCTGATGGGCAACCACGACAAGTCCGTGTCCGGCATGGCCAAGCTGGGATTCATGGTAATAACCGGCGAGCTGGTTTTGTCGATGGGCGATCGAGTGGTGCGCGTCAGCCATTATCCCTACTGGACAGGTGATGCCGATCGGCACGGCCGGAACAAGGAGCTGACGCCCGAGCAGATAGAGAGGTACAAGGCTCTGCACCCTCAGCGGATAAAGGGTGAAGTGCTGCTGCACGGCCACATCCACGGCAGTAAGCGTCGCCATGAGAACATGATCAACATCGGCGTTGACGCCTGGCACTACCGGCCGGTGTCCTGGGCAGAGGTCGAGGAGCTGGTGAGGCAGATATGAAGGACGCGACCCTGAAGAAGGTCAACGCCTCGCTGACGTGGGGGATGAGGATCGGGATGTTCGCGGTCATGGGATACATTTTTTGGATAACCGAAACCGGCGAGCTTACTACGAAGGGTGCTGCTTTTTTGGCTCTTTACCTTGCGTTGATTCACTGGTGGAAGGAGCTGTGGAAGTGAAAATCATCTTCCTCGATATCGACGGCGTGCTGAACTACCAGGATTACGTGGCCGCCAAGAAGCAGGAGCGCACGGCGCAGCTTAAGGAGTCCCCCCTTGTTATCCCAGCCAGCGAGTGGTACGGGCCGCACCAAATCGATCCCGAGAAGGTGGCGCTGCTGAATCGCATCGTTGAGGAGACCGAGGCGAAGGTGGTGATTTCTTCAACCTGGCGCAAGCGGTTTACCATCGAGGAGATGCAGGCGTTACTGGAGAAGCGCGGTTTCAAGGGAGAGGTGATCGACTACACCCCCGAGCCTTTCCAGAAGGGAAACGACAGGTGGTCCAAGACTGGCGATGAGATTGCGCGGTGGCTGGTCGAACGTGAGCAGGCCGGGCGCGGGCCGGAGTTTATCTATGTGGTTCTGGATGATGATGAGCTGCATAACATCCGCGTCAACCTGCGTCAGGTTCGGACTCGGATGGAGCGTGGCCTGGAAGAGCACCACGTTGAATACGCGATACGGATGTTGAATCTGGAGCAGGTCTGCCCGAAATGTGGGGCGAAGGTCTATAAGGCGGAGCTGCTGGAGGGCGGCTTTGTAACGCTGAACCATCACTACACGGAGCTTTATAGGTTGGCGGACTACAAAGTCCACAGCAAGGTCAGCGGGCTCGATGTGCACCGCTGCGGAGGCAAGAAATGAGCGGCGTTTTTGTCATAGGAGCTGACCGGGGGTTTGCGAAATTTGGATACGCGGTTTTCGAGCTGACAGCCGTGGGCGAGCGCGTGGTTAAAGTCGGGGTCATCGAGACCAAGAAGGACGCCAAGAAGAAGGTTGTGCTGGCGGCGTCCGACAACCACCGGCGCGGCCAGGAGATTTACGGGGAGCTGGCTGGGGTTTTCGATCTCTTCAGGCCCGTGGCGGGGGCGGCCGAGTCCACCAGTCTGCCGCGCAACTCCAGCTCCGCGCACAAGATCGGTATTGCCGACGGTGTTTGGATCACGCTCCTGGCCTTGCATGGCACCCCTCTCACGGAGGCGTCGCCCCAGGCCATCAAGAAGAAGCTGTGCGGCAAGGCCACGGTGACCAAGAAAATGGTTCAGGATACTATGGAGGCCCGGTATCCGGGCCAGTTCGACAAGTTCAAGGAGAAGTGTCCGGCGGGCCAGTGGGAGCACGGATTCGACGCGGCGGCGACGGTGGTGGCCTGCCTGGACAGCGATGTGTTCAAGATGGCCCGGCAGCTCGTTCGGGGGTAGGGAATGTTTGGGCACCCCGAGGCAATGATAGATGGCGTCCGGTGCTATCTCTACGATTGTCCCGTGCATGGCCATGTAGCTTTCAAGGCCGATGACGTGGATAGGTTCCGTATCGTGGCCCATCCCTGCTGTTTGAAGGAGAAGTTGGCCAGGAAGGTTTCTCTTCTGAGTTTGAAGGAAAGGGGTGAAGAGAGTCCGGGAGAAAAGGGGCAGTAATGCCGATGCTGTTTGCAGGCGCTGAGCAGCCCAAGGAGCCGCCGAAGCCGACGGGTAGTGTGGAGGGCCTCCGGTGTGCCGAGCCAGGCTGTGACGGCGTCCTGGAGCTGCGCTGGTCCGTCCAGCTCGGGCGCTGGTTCTACGGCTGTTCCCGGTTTCCGGACTGCAACGGCGTTCTCCCGGCCAACGAGAATGGTTCCCCACGCGGGCGTCCGCGCACGCGGGAATTACAGGGTTGGCGGAACCAGGCGCACGGCGCATTCGACCCTATCTGGCAGGAGGGGCATTGCAGCCGGACCGGGGCCTACGGTTGGCTGATGGAGGTCATGGAGCTGACTGCCGATGAGGCGCATATGTTCGAGATGAACATCGAGCAGTGCAAGCAGGTGGTCGAGAAGGTCCGGACCCACGGGCCGGGAACCGCGTTCTGGAAGGAGTGGCGTGGGCGGCCCAAGAGGAAGCGGAAGAAGCGCTGGAAAAGGAGGCGGTGATGACAGATGACATGGTGATTACCTCTAATATTGCCAGGGCGTTAACAATTCTAGGGCTTTTCGAGGGAGATATAACTTATACGGAATTTGCTATCTGTATGTGGGACAAATACAGATATCTAGTGAATTTTGAAGGCAAAACAACCACCCTGGACGACACGTTGTATTCCATTACTGACAGAAGGCCGAGTCCGTACCACGGCGTTCGCAGTTATATGCGTAGAATTGATTTAATGGGTTTTACTTGCGACGGGCCTGGTGTTGGCTATGGGGTAAAGACGATTGATTTGTCAAAAAAAGGGAAAGAGGCGCTGGCAAGATGGAGAGGCGACGGAGGCTCTTTCCCTTTGGAAGACTGGGATTTTTGGAGAAAAATGAAGGATAGACGGGATAAAAGAAATAAATTAGCAGAAGAAATGACAGAATGGATACGAATAGAAACCAAGGAAGCGCAGAAGAGATTTCAGGATCACTTTAGTTGCAGTGCTCGTGAAGCAGATGCGGCGTGGGGCGAGATAGAAAGAGGAGGGGCGGTGACAGTATCAAGGGAGTAATGGCGGTAAAAGTAGCGCGGGCAGCCTAAGAAGAAGTGAAAAAGTAGAGGAGGAAAAGACGATGAGCATCAGTGGCGTGGTACTTGAACCGATTACGGCGATAGACCTTAGTTCGGAAGAGGAGGTCCGAGCGAGGGTTGTCGTCCTGCGAGACCGGATGACACGTGATTATCTTGAGATGGGACGGCTTCTTTATCATATCTGTGACAAGCGATTGTATTTGAAGTGGACTGATAAAAATGGGCGGTCATTAGACGCTTCCGTTGACGGTGCAGGTCCGGTTGATCGTGGTGGAGTCCATCTCCCCGACGCCGTTCGGCTGGCTGTGGTATCGGATTGGTCTCTGGTTTATTCGCCGCAGCGGTCTTCAGGTCGGTGAGCGATGACCGACCCCTGGCGACGCCGTATCTCGAAGATGAGCCCGGCGGAGTACGCCCGCTGGCTGCTGGAGCTGGGCTCCAACGATGCCATCGCGGCGGCCACCCGGATCCACATGGACGACCGGGGCACCTTCCTGGAGAAGGCCGACGCCTGCCAGGCGTACCTGCGTAACGGCGTCACGACCCTGACGGCGCGCCAGATCGACCTGGTGCTGGAGGTGCTGGTGCTGCCGGACCCCAACAGCCCGGTCGACCCCCTGGAGACCGAGGCCGATCGGCTCCAGCGGGGCATCCATATTCGGGGCCTCCGGGCCGAGTTGACGGCAACCAGGGCGAGGCGTTGACAAACGCTCTCCACCATGTAACAACCGTGAGATATGCACTGCGATGAATGCGGCCTGACCTGGGAGCCAGGGTCCTTGATGAAGATGCGGGGGACGGAGGAGGAGTGTCCTGGCTGTAAGGCGGAGAACGAGGAAAGCCGGGCCAACGGTCTGGCCAAAGGAGTGAACGAGCAGGACCGGCGCATCAAGGTCCTGGAGCGTCAGCTTGAAGGGATTGAGGGCCGGGACAAGGACGGTATTATGCTCTGCTTGTCTTGTCGGAAACCCGTACCGGAAGGGAAGGCGCTGGTGGTAAAACACGGCGTGGTGCACGAGAAGTGCGAGGAGATATTCCGGCGGCGCACTCAGGCCAAGGCACCGTGTCCTACTTGCGAGGGGTCAGGTCGGTGTCCGCAGTGTAAGGGGACAGGCTCCGTTCATTTCGATGAGATTGTTGCCCAGCGCATGTCGGGGCGGTAGATGGCGGACGAGTACCTGGAGATGCTCAGGCGGCACCCTCCATTCGAGGAGGGCAAGACCATCTACGATGTGCCCTACGTGGCCCGGAAGTGGAAGGAGGCCGGGTTTTCGGTCGAGGAAGCTGAGGAGTGGGTGAAGGCTGGGGCGTATATGGAGCATTATGCCGTTGGCATGAAAGAGCTGGGGCTCACGCTGGAGGATGTTGTGCACCAGGTGGAGTTTACGGCCTCGTTCGCGTTCTGGTACACGCGGGGGATCATTACTGCCAGGAACTACAAGCAGCATTTGAAGAAGCCCAGTCCTCCCAGGGTGGAGATTCAGCCCGCCGTTTTCATCGTGGAGAAGCCCTGATGGGCCGGTATCAGGTCAAGGTTACGTTCGGGAAGGGCGGCTTCTACGTCATGGCCAGTCTGCCCACTGGGGTTTTCACCAGGGGGCCGATGCCCGAGCAGGACGCTCTGCGCGTGGCCCTGGACCTCCAGCGGAAGATGAAGCTGTCCGAGCAACTGTCCTGGTGGCAGAGACTTTGGTTTCGGCGGAAGCCTCCCGAAGAAAAGGTGCTACCGTCAGAGCCGCCGACGTGTTCGCGCCATCTACAGTGGAAGGCCGAGCGCGCCGGGGGTAAATGGGTCTGTGGCTTTTGCAGAAAGCCATTGAACAACGAAAGTCCGCTTTCTGAGGAGGCGGAACCAGAAAGGAATTGAGCGAGAATGGCGAAATTGTACGTGGGTAACATAAGCTGGGACACCAGCGAGGACGCGCTTGCGGATTGCTTCAGGCAGTATGGCGATGTGCTCGACGCCAAGATTGTTACGGACCGCGAGACTGGTCGGTCCAGGGGCTTCGGATTCGTCACCATGTCCTCTACTGAGGAAGCTCGCATCGCCCAGGAGAAGCTCGACGGCTTCGAGCTGGATGGCCGCCCGCTCCGGGTGAACGAGGCGCGGGAGCGCGAGGAGCGAGGCCGGGGCACCGGGCCGCGCCGGGGCGGTGGATGGGATAGCGGTGGCCGAAACGATAGGGGTCGCCGGAACGGGAGGCGTGGAAGGGACTATTAGGGAAAGGGTAGCATGAGTACGACAAAAATTGAGTGGACGCGAGGTGAGGACGGCTCTCCGGGTAAAGTCTGGAACCCGGTCAGAGGGTGCGCGCACGTGAGCGCGGGTTGCAAGAACTGTTACGCCGCAGCCTTCGCGCACAGGTTCGACAAGCCGGGCGGCAGGTACGAGGGGCTGACCCGGATGACGCCGGACGGTCCGAAGTGGGTTGGAGAGGCGCGGCCGATCCACGGGATGCTGCACCGGCCGATGGAGTGGAAGAAGCCGTGCAAGGTGTTCGTGAATTCTATGAGCGACCTGTTCCATCCGGACGTGCCCTACGAGTTCATCGCGGCCGTGTTCGGGATAATGGCGGTTTGCCGACAGCACATCTTTCAGGTGCTGACAAAACGACCGGACCGCATGAAGGAATGGTTTGAATGGGCCGAGAACGATATGCAGGGACGGCACAAGGTCCCGTCTATCGCCCATCATGCGGCCTGCATCGTGGACAGCTATTCGCGGAAGCACTCCGATCGGATCAACAAGGCGATCAACCGAATGGGGTTCGGGTACCTCTCGAAGGGGTGGCCGCTGCCGCACGTCTGGCTCGGAGTCAGCGTCGAGGACGACAGTACGATGGACCGCGTGGAGACGCTGTTGACGGTTCCGGCGGCGGTGCACTGGGTCAGCTTCGAGCCGCTGCTCGGGGCGATTCTGATACCGGACGAGTACTTGAACGGCGAGTACGCACCGCGTGATCACGGCGGCGTGATGGCGGAGGAGTTGGGGCCGAAGCTGGGCTGGGTAGTGGTTGGTGGCGAATCCGGGCATAAGGGGCGGCCGATGAGTCTGAATTGGGTACGCACGCTCCGGGACCAGTGCCAGCACGCCGGGATACCATTTCTCTTCAAGCAATGGGGCGAGTGGAAGCCGCATGTCGGCGTCGAAGAAGTAGCCGAGAACGTGACCGTCGACATGCCGTTGCCGACGGCGCAGCCGTACGGGAAGAACACGTTTATCAAGGCGAACGGGAAGAAATACGAGTTCTATGGCGGTGGATTGCATTGGATGAGGCGTACCGGCAAGAAGGCGGCCGGGCGCGAGTTGGACGGACGAATTTGGGATGAGTATCCATGTCGATAGAGCGTGACAAGGAAGTGATCCGGGCTGCCCGGCGGCAGCTTATCCAGGTGGTGTGCCAGTGGCGGGGCAGCAGTAAGTCAGTGGATCAGCTCCTTTTCAGGCTCCGGACGGCCCATATCGAACCGCCACCTCCTCGTGATAAAGTGTCGTGGGAGGCTGAGGGAAAGCCATGCACAAGCACGTCCACGTCTGTTATTTCTGCGAATGGTCAGAAGAGGTTGAGGGTCAGCGACCGCGCACGACCCTCCCGGAAGGATGGCACTGGATGACGCGCCGGAGAGAGAACGAGGCGAATGCCGTGGCCGTCTGTCCGAAGTGCTGGAAAAAGGAGCAGCCAGCGATTGCCATGAGCCGCCTGAAGGGGAATCAGACCGGGAAGCCCACGGCGACCGGCTGTTGCGGATAACCGGGCCGCGTACGCGGACCCATTGGAGAAGGAGAAGGAGAAAATGGCGGTACCAGTTCCACACGAATTCTTATTCGGATTCCGGTTTCACGCTCGGTTCTGGCAGCTCTACACCAAGGATGGGCCGCCGCTGGACCTGGGTGAACGTGGTTTCCAGTCGCTAGAGGTCGGCGCGGAGCACTGCGGGATGCGGTTTACACCGCTTGGCCTGGAGGTGTGGACCGGGCAGCGGATAGAACAGCCGATGCTGTTCGACTTGCTCCAGAACGCCCGGACGGTCGAGGTGGTGCTGTTCGCGCCCAAGGTGGAGCAAAAGTCCCGTGTCTTCACCCTGCGGATCGGGAAGCCCATGCGGTTGCCGTTTCGTCTGGACGCGATGGCCAACATCTACGCTTCGGACGGTGTGCTGTTCCAAGAGACCGAGCTGCTGGAAATGGTCGATGAGATTCGGCCGTTTCCACCGCCAAAGGAAGAGGCCGAGTCCGAGCCTCAGCCGGAAGGCCAGGAGGGTTAAATGGGAGATTTTCTAAAAGAGTGGGTGCGTTTCCTCCCCCCTATGATTCTGGGCTGGCTGGTGACGTTTATCGTGATGTGTGTGGTGGTGGCGGTGGTCGAGAATCGCGGGAAGGCTACGGAATTCAGCGAGTGTCAGCAGCGGCAGCAGATGGTGAAAGCCCAGCAAAAACAGGCTGAGGCGCTGGAGGACATCGCGGCGGCTCTAAAAGACCTCAAGAAGGCGTGCAAATGACCGTTACCAAAAAGAGTATTGCGGCGGCCCATGAGATGCTGGAGGAGGTCCTGGCCGATCGGATGGTAGGGCTGCTCAACGAGATGCTGGCGCTGGACTACGATGCGACCGTGGAGCTGGTGTTCGGGACGCACGTTCCGTGCAACAAGGCGCTGGCCGATCACCCGTCCGTGCAGGTGCGCGAGCTGCCGGAGGAGTACCAGCAGGGCGAGCGCAAGTGGGGCGTCCGGGTCATGGGGCTGCTCAACGGCCTGGCCGGGCGCTACCCGGACGGCTGGGGCCGCGTGTGCGGGCACTTCGACGTGGTGTGCTTGGCCGAGGAGTGCGAGCCCACCGAGGAGCAGCGCGGCAAGAGCAAGGTTGGCGATCCGTGCCCGAACTGCGGCGAGCCCCTGGCGCTGGGCAGGCTGATCAAGTTCGCCCGCGTGCCGCCCAAGGAGCACGGCGTGGTGCCCGCGCCGGAAGAGAAGCAGGTGCACTGATGACGGTTTTGCGCTGGCTGTCGCCGTTTTACTGGCTGAAGCGGTATCTGATATGGAAATGGACAAAGGACGTGGTGCTGGCACCGCGTGAGCCATCGCTTCATTTCGATCCACTCCAGCCTGATGATGGCGACAGGGCGGGCGTGCCGTTCAGAAGGAATGCCGATTTGAGAGACGTGGACGGCCTTCTTAGGCGCGTGGAGGGGGAGCTGCCGGAAGAGATTGACGGTGAGCATGACCCGGTGCTGCACATGGGAGAGGACGAGGATTATCACTAGGAGAAGGAAACGTGGATTCAAGAGAACGTTTGGACGATTTGATCGGCATACTCCAAAAACTAATGGAGTCCCCTTTTTCGTCGGATACGAGGCGAGAAGCCAGCGAGAGATTCACGGAGCTACTGGATTCCCTTCAGCAGGAAGGGGATGCGGGAGTCGACACGCAGCAGATTATTTCCATCCTGAAAAAGCATTTGTTTCACTGGTTCTGGGAGCGCCGGGCGCGGATGTTTTTCAGGCTGAAGAAGCGGGCGCAAGAAGCGTACGTGGAGGATTTGATATGGGGGGTGAAACGATTTCTGCGTCGGGTCGAGCCCCCTTTGCGTGGAGTTCCTTTGCCGAACCGGTATCGCAGATGGTTTGACCCGACGTTGCGGGAGGAGCGGCTGTTATCCAGGTATCTCGATTTTCAACGGCGCGTGATGGCCACGCATTCTGAGGAAGGAATGAGGCCGGAGAAACGCTATTTCAGGATAGAGGTTCCTTTTGCGGCCGGTAGGCACGATGGCAAGCCGGTCGTGTTTTTGTCCAAAGAAGAGGCTGAGATAGTCGAAAGGGAAACAAAGGCGCGGAGCAGGATGGGTGTTGAGGGATGGTGGCATTTCGTGAAGGATGCGGACGGGAACGTGATAGGAACGCTTGTGACCGAAGAAGCTCCGCAGCCCGCAGATGATGTCCCCGAGCCCGCAGGCGAGCCAGAAAAAGATGCCGAGTCTCTTGAGCCGGAGGACCCAGATGATGGCGAGGCCAAGCTGCGCGGCTGGGATAAGTGAGCCACCGCTGTTATGTGTGATGATGATGATCGGACGAACGGAGAAGAGCTGCGCGACAGGGGAATGGAGCGTGTCGCGGAGAACGCCGGGGAGTGGAAATATACGGCGCAAGCTGAGATAGATGGTTGGTTTAGTGAAACCCCGGAAGGAGAAGTTTTTACGGGGGAGGATATCCGAACCGCTATTCAGTCTGTTGTAGGAGAGCCCCATCATCATAACGCCTGGAGTGCCGTTATAGGGGGAAGGATAAGGAAGTGGCTGGCGGCGAATTTGATCGAGATAGAGGGGACCTCCTTGGCAAAGGTTGAGGCCGCTCATGCTCGCTTGATGAGGCAGTACAGGAGAACGGGGACGCCGCTGAAAACGGAGAGGAGGGCCGCGAAGGCCGAAGCTCCGCAGGCGTGGCCAGTTCACCGTTGCCATGCCAGGGGGTGTGAGGCAGTCGACTGCCATCCTGAACTGCCGTTCTGTAAGCGGCACTTCAACCTGCTGCCGGGGTCCTATAGGGGGCGTTTGTGGCGCGGCCGACGCCAGGATGGGGTCTGTGGTGCCTGTGAGCCCAGGGACGCCGACGAGGTGCCTCTACGGGCCGCAGATGGCTGGTATGAGCTGCTCAATCAATCGGAGGCCATCCTGCTCATCCTAGAGTATGAGGATTGTGGCGGCCATCCGCAATTGTTAGACCGGGAGGGCTTCTGTTGGGGCTGTGGGATATTCAACGCGGAGAAGACTTACCAGGAGGCGCGGGCGGTCATCAAGAAGTTCAACCTGGAAAAGGGCCTGTATGCCTGAAGAACGATCCAGAATGAGCCTCCAGGAGGCCAAGGAAATCAACGGAAACGTTGCTCAGTGGTACATACATACAGTCGTATTCGGGGAGGAAGTTACGCTGCCGCCGTATCCCAAGGAGCAGATGCTGGAAGCGTTCAGTATCGTCGATAAAGCCAATAATCTCCACGTGGTACGGGAAGATGGCAAGCGCACCCTGTACGTGGTCTGTGCTTCTCGTATCGCCGACTTGGTGGTGAAGGTCCGGGGCTGGTAGTCCGTCCCTGGGGACATCTTGTGCCACTAGGGTAAAATTCGGCTGGAAATGACACTAGAGGTAGTGTATATCCATAGGCATACACTACTTTGCGTTACTCAAGACGCGCCTGTAGGAAAAGGTGGGTTTTGTGTGGTGGTTGCTAGCGGTGATGGTGGCTTTAAGCGTGGGTGTGATGGTCGTGCGCAGTAGGAAGCCGGTGGTCGAAGATGGTCTGCTGGACAGCACCGATCGGTGGCAACGGATACGAGGTGCTTTGGAAAAGCGCGCAGCGCGTTGATGGGAGGTGCCGATGTCTTTTCTCAGTGCAATCGAGGCCAGGCAACGATTGACTAGAGGGAGATTCGACGAAATACGCAACGTGCTGGAGCGGTTGCCAATTCCTACACCGTCTACCGCCGGTGTCACCAACGGCTTACGAATTCCGTACCGCTTGAGAAATCGCCTGGTCGAGGTGCAGAGTCGTCACCAGATGGGTTCCGTGAAGGAGGTCATCTTTAAGTGCCTAGTGCTCGGGTTGATGACATTGGAGCGCCTGCCGCCGACGGTCAATGGGCTACGCTCCCCCAAAACCCCGGAGGAGTTCTACCGGATGAACGGGTTGAGGCCGTTGTCGGAGGATGAAGTGTCGCGGCTGCGGGATGAGGGGTACAATGCGCCGCGTGAACAGCCCGATACGATATAAGGGAAGAGCGGCGGCGTTGGATGTGGAGACGAACGAAGAGTCAACCACCCTCTCAGCCGTCGCAGAGACAGACCGTGGTACGCCCGTTTATGTCCTGGACGAGCCCATCCCCGAACGTCTTGTGCCCCCCCAGTTCCGCAAGAAGCGCGGGCTCGGTGACCCGGACCCTTTTGGACCGTTTGCCAAGTGGCTGGCGAGCAAGTTTCCGAAATCCTCTGCTGTCATTGTCCGCTATCGTCGGTACACTAGAATTCTCAAGATCGGCAAGGGCGGTGATGTCTTTACCCTCACGGCTCGGTCGATCCGCCGGGAGGACCGTGCGCGCCTGGTGCGAGAAGGGCTCCTGAATAAAACGTGAGGCAGTCGACTGCCGGGAGGCATCATGCACGTTGAAATAAAAATCGTCGCCAAGGACTACGAGCACGGCAAGCAGGCGACCAAGCACGAAGAGGTCGAGATACCGGCGCGCACGCTCAAGCTCTTCGAGATATTCACCGAGGGTGACCCGGAGAAGACCTTGCGGTGGATATCGGACACCCTCTTTGGGATAGTTATTCGGGAGGCCCAAGGCGGCGGCAAGAGAGGCAGCTTCAGTGCGGCTCTGACCGAGAGCGGCGGCGGCCGTATTGGTGGAAGAAGCGCGCCCGGCCAGAATAAGGAAGCCGATGCTCTGGGTGCGACGCTCGGACTCGACGTGTTGCGAGCTGGCGTGGCGAAGGACCGCGCCGCCTCCGCGCATATGGCACCGCAACCTCCTCCACAGCGGCAGCCCGCACCCCAGCAGCCTCCGCAGGTTGGTCCGGGGCCTATCGGGTTCGCACCGCCCCAGCAGCCGCCCCAGATAGGGCCGGGTCCCATCGGGTTCAGCGCCAACAAACCCATCAATCCGGGGCCGGGGCCGGGACCCATAGGATTTGGGCCAGATCGTCGCAGGTGATATCCTGGGGCCATGATTTCGGCCCAGCTTCAGGAAGCGTTGCGGGACCAGGGCAACGTCGGTGTGCCCGCGAAAATGCCGGAGCCGGGCGACCCGATCGATCCAGCCACCATCGACTTGAAGACCGAGTACCGCAAGCTCAACCGGCTGCTGTTCGACAACGAGCTGGGCGAATATCCGATGCGGTGGAACAACCGGAAGAGCACGTTGGCACGTGTACGTTCGAGAGGTATCCGGGGTCGGCCGGAAACCGTGAAGATACACAGTATAGAGTTCTCAAAATTCTATCATCTAACCCGTGAACAGTTTATGAATCGGCTGGCTCACGAGATGATCCACGTCAAGCTCATCGAGAAGGGGATGAAAGAATTGGGCGGCGCTCATGGCCTGTATTTCGAGGCCGAAAGGCGGCGCATCAATGCTTTAGGAAGAGGGTTCTATGTTACCGCCCGAGAGGAGCTTCCCGCCACTACTGAGCTGAGGACAAGAAAGACCAAGGAAGTGGTGGCCGTGCTCATCGACCACAGGGATGGAAAGAAGACCGTTCTTCCGGTCGAGGAAAAAGCCTGGAAGAGGGTGTTCGCTTTTTTGTCGGGTGCGCCGAAACCGTGGCTGGAAAACAAGAATTTTTACTTGGTGCTGTCGGACAACCAGGCGCTTCATCGTTTGCCGATCAAGCGGTCGATTCCGCGTGGAAAATTCGTGAGCTACCACCTGCCGGACGGTGAATGGGAGAGGATCAGGCGTGAAGGAAAGCGGCTTGCGTCTATTGTGAGTGGCACCGCCTCGTGGGAGCGCGGTAGCGGGATATTGGCGATGATGTGATGCTTGCGGATCAACTACAGACGGCGGTGACCGAGGCTACCGAGAAGGTGGACCGCATCTACCGGCAGGAGGCGCTGGATTACTGGAAGCTGCTGAGCACCTACGTCAAAAAGAATGCGGAAACCCTACACCAGTTGCCGAAGCACAAACAGTTTCAAGGCTTTGTTATCTTCCCTAAACATCTACACACGACGCGCACGTATCCGGATCTTTTTATTGTGCTTGCGCCCAGCAGCTATACGGCAGGAATGGGGAGTCCTCGGAGTGGTGGCAAAGGGCAAGTGATGGTGTTGCCGGTGTTGATAGGACCATACGATACTAAGCACATATCCACCAGGATAACGGTGCGACGCGACGCCTTCGTGCACGAGTTTATTCATTACCTGGACAGTCATCGTTTTAAGGGAAAGCCACCGGCAGCACCGGCAGAGTTGCTACAGAAAAAGGGTTATTCGGCGTATTACAATAGCCCCCAGGAGTTCAACGCCTTCTATCAGATGGGCGCTGGAGAGGCCCTGAGTTTTCTCCGTAACGTGGCGACGCAGGCCGAACCCATACAGCGCGGCAGTTTGGCCCGGTATCTCAAGAGCTTCAAAGTTTTCGAGAAACGTATTGGTGGCGACCAGACGTTCTTTGACCAGGATTTCGTGGCTGGTCTCAATAAGAAATACAAGCGCAAATTTCTTCAGCGTTTGTATGGTCTATATGTTGAGATTGTGAGGGAATTAGGGACCGGAGAAGGCTGATGCTGATTTCCGAACAGCTCCAGGAGGCCCTTGCCGGACCGACCGACATCAGCGATACCTTCCGGTCGCTAAGCAGCCTGGCCCGGTACAACAACGGTTTATGGAAAAGCGACCGGCAGGCGCGGTTTCTGCTCAATAGGATTTCCAGTCCTGGCTACCGGGATCGGTCAGCAGAGGCATGGGCTCGCAGACATGGATACCGAGGACACGCCATTACGAATATCGTCTCGGACAAGCGATACGGGCGGCGCGATGTCAGCAAGGTTCGGTATTACGGCGACGTTTTCGTGGTTGACAATGGCGGTGTCGTGGCCAAGGGGCGGCTCAAGATCAGCCAGGCCAAGCCCAAGCAGGGGCAGTACGGCCATGAGGTCGACTGGGGCGGCACGAAGGTGGAGTTCGAGCGTAAGAAGATTCCCACCATCGTGGTGGATGTTGAAAAGGAGCGCCAGGCGGCGGTTCGGAAGAATGAGCCTGACATCGAGATGATAAAGTCGATCCCCGGCTGGGAGGGGAAGGACATCTTGGTGGACTTCATCCGACAACTAGAAAACGGCCGTGCTCTGTCTCCGGCTCAGAAGGGCGTTGTGCAGCGGATGATGCCTGAGAAAGATATCTTTCTGGGGCAGAAGGAGGACTGGAAACACACGTGGGAGCGGTACAAAAAACTGATCACCAAAGCGCTGGTTCCGGCGTTATGCGACTATCATGTGGAGCGGGAAAAGGGATTCGAGGCCCAGTACCAGCAGTTCCGGAAGGAGAAGGGGGAGAAAGCATATTGGCATCATAGGATGCCGGACGTGGCCGGGACGGAGGCGGCATTCAGGAACTACAAGTTCGGACAGGGATGGTACGATCGGGAGGCCGTGTTGGTGTTGGAGCAAGGCATCGGTCGGGTTAACCTGGCAGCCATCAGCGGGTCGCCTAATCACGACATGGAGAGGGATGTCGGGAGGGCGATTTGGGGTAAGAAACCTTCAAAGGCTGCCTTGCGCGTGATCGACTGGTTGACCCGAGTGGTCGAACGATTCGGCGATGCAACCAAGGACCAGATGCTGGCGCTGATTAAGAAGCAGAAGTCGATGGAGTTCGAGACCCATAAGGGCCGGATTTTTCCGAAAATGAAAAGGTAGTGGCTAGCTTTTGTTCAGCCTCCTACTATCTTGTCTTCCAGCTCCTGGAGCTGTTCGACGTATTCCTGGTACCACTTAGCGCGCTTGGCCGGATCGGGTAGCCGATTGATCACCTCCGCCAGGTGTTTGGTATTGGTGACCATCGACTCCTCCATGACCTCAGCGGCCGACTTCAGGGGCGGCCCCGGATCGCCATCGTCGGGGCCGTCGGTGGTGACCTGTTGTGTCATAAGTAGCTTCATGCGGCTCCTTGCTCGATGAGGTAGGCCACGTTGCGGCCTAGCATGGTGAGGTAGTACGAGTCGTGGCAGACGAGCTTGTTTTTCCGCAGTCGGTCCCGGACAGCATCGTCCGTGGTATTCAGAATACGGTCCCGCTCTCCACCTTCGATGGCCTTACGCTCGGCCTCGGTGAGTTTCTTGGCGGCACTGCGGACGCGCTCGATGTGGCGGTTCAGCTTGCGTCTGGCCAGCTCTTTCTTCAACGCTTTGATGGCGGCCTGGAGCTGCTTGTCGGTCTCGCACTTGGCCGCGACAGCCGTGAGGAGATGCGCGAGCCCGGTATTGTTCGGGCTCATTTTGGATGTTGGTGAGAGAGAAGGTTTTTTTTCTCCTCGCATCAATTCCTTTGTGGAAACCTTGCCATGTGTTGCTGCACTTACCTTCTCTGCAACTCGATAGGAGGCGGCGTGTCCTCTCAGGATTCGTTGAATCGATGAAATGCTAACTTCCGCTTCAAAAGAGAACGCCATATTTGTTTTGCCGGTGCTTTTCAGCCAATCTTTCAAGCGCATCGTTGTTTCCCTATCCTACCTGCGTGATGCGTTTGGTCTGCGGATCGAACCAGCCGTGGCGACGGGTGATGCCCTTGCTGCCCAGGCAGGTCAAGTCGTAGTAGCGGGCGCGCTCGTTCACCTCCGGCGTGTCCTGGCCCTCATCGACGAACCAGGGGCTGACGATGAGGTAGCTTTCGCCCACGTAGATGGCCGCGCCGTTGTAGGTGAAGATCGCGCCGCAGCGGGCGCACTCCCGGACTTCGCCGTGGAACTTCTCGGGGCGGTAGTCGCGGCCTTTGGTGTGGCTACATGCGGGGCACTTGGTCAATTGAGTTCCTCCTTCCGTGGCTTGGGTTTGAACGCCTCCGGGTCGATGTCCCAGAGGGCTGGGTTGTCCTTGGTGGGCTCCGGCTGCACGGCAGGCTCGATGATGAGCTGCCGGTAGCGGCGCTCGTACTCGTCCTGGACTTCGGGCTTGTCCCACCAGTTCACGCTTCCCTCCTCCAGTCCTCCGGTATCGGAGGGGCTTCGGGATCGGTCCAGGCCACGTCACGCTCCTTCAGTCCGTCGCTTTGGACGAAAGCATCCTCGCTGTCCATCCCGTATCCCATGACGTAGTAGCAGAGCCAGTCGTAACCGCGCCCGGTGGTTGGGTCGGTCTGGTTCGCTTTTTCCTTGTCTGTAGTGGTGCGGTGGATGGCGCGAATCGTGCTCGGGCAGCCGCAGATGCTGCACGGGCCTTTGCCTTTCGGACGGCGGTGCCAGTGGTTCTCGGCGGTCACGCGGTCCTTGCCTTTCTTGCCTCGTTGATGGCGCGCTGCCGGGTGTAGAGTTCGCGGCGCTGTTCGACCGTGAGACCCTCGCGTTTCGCGGCACACCGTTTCCGGTCGCAGAGGAAGAAGCCGGGACCATCCGTGTTGCCGCAGACCTCGTCATCCGTAAGGTAGCCGTCCACCGTGGAGCCGCAGGGCTTACCGCAGCAGTCGCAGGCAGGCTCGAAGTCGTATCGGCCTTGGCTGTCTCTGGCTCTCGTCACGCGGGCTTGCCTCCGTTGAATCTGGCGATGCGCTCTTCTTCGGCAGCTTCGGCCAGGCGCTCGTAGTGCTCCTCCTCGGCCGCCTTCTTCTCGGCCGAAAGGTTCGCTACGCAGGCGGTGATGGAGTTGGCCCAGAAGGTTTGCAGCTCCTTCAGGGCCTCTTTCGTTGGCCGCAGTAGTGGCGCGGGCTTCAGTCGACGGGCCTTCACGCTATTCCCTCCTTCCACTATCCAATCTAATACAGTCAGAATGAATAGTCAAGAAGGGTCAGGGGCAAAAACGACATCGGGGGCGAAAAAAACGCAACATTCGGCCGGATTTATTTCCTTACTTAGAAAGGGGTTCGACGGACCGGACCCCCCAGACCTCTACGGGATTCGGGTCGAAGCTGCGGACCTGGCGTGCTCCCGGCCCCAGGAGCCTCTCCACGGTCTGCTGGGCCTCCTGGAGGCTTTCCACCAGAATGGGCTCAGGCGTGCCCTGAAAGCCCTTCTGGAGCCGCCGCCAGCCCCAGATGGCCCACCATCCCGGATACTGCGGTGGGTGCTTGTAGATGCCATAGCAGCGGACGATCCGGGGGCTCATTCCGGCGGGATTTGGTTGCGGCTCCACACCGGTATTTTACCCCCAGACTTCGACCAGGTGAGGATCTGGATCGTCGATAGTTATGAGCAAGGCGTAGGGCACGAGATTTCTGATATGGTTCCGGGCCTCCTCTATGCTCTTGCATAGGATGGGCTCGGCATCGGGCTGCGGCTTGAGCATTCCGTCGATGACTTCCCAGCCCCGGACGACCCAGTGATTGGGGAAATCCTTGGGGTGATCGTAGATGGCGTACTGGCGCATCACGGTACGCCGGGACATAGGAGAGCCGTGCTCTTTCTGGTAGTCGAAGATGATGTGAGCGGCGATCTCTTTGGCTACCTGTATCCGGAACGGTGGCGGTGTTCTTAAGACGTTTTCGTCGAGCACATGATTGGACTCGAAAGGGGGGTCGATTACCCGGACCTCCAAGATCAATCCATCCAAATCCGACCGTCGCCAGGTGACGCGGGCGTCCGGGATTTCCTTGATGAGGATGTGGGTGATTTCTCCGATCACGGTTTCCTCCAGGAGGCAGTCGACTGCCTTATCGGAAAAGTCGTTCGGCAGCCAGCAACGCTTTCCTGGCCCGGTACCGACAGTGGAACTTGCCTACCAGTATCAGGTTCGTATGGCCTCTGGGCAACAGGTAGGCTGAATAGTACCAGCCCGCGTTGCCCATCTGGGTAACGATGTACTTTCTCATCAGTTTCCCCTTCCCTTCCAGTAGAGGGCCGACCACAGGCTCTCGATGGCGCGGGTATGGCGGATCATGCCGTCGTCCGCGCCGCTGATGATGTGGGCCAGCTCGTGGACCAGGTGCTCCAGAATCTCCTCCTGGGTGGTAAGGACCTTCCGGGCCAACACGACGCGGCCGTCCCGGATTTCTCCTACCAGGTCCTCCTGGTAGAAGTCCGCTACCTGGATGATGTTCAGGACGGGCTCCACGTGGTGGCTCTCCAGGAAGGACGGCAGTACGGCGTCGACGATGGCGGCGGCAGCCTGGAGGTTGGCCTGCTCGATCGCGGTCAGGTCGCTCCAGGAGTAGGTCGCGGTGATCGACTTGGCCAGCGCCTGCTTGACCTCTTCGGAGGTCTGTACCGTCCTGGACGCGGCCAGGACCTTGGCCAGCGTGTCGTTGACCACGACGCCGTGCTTGTTGGCGTTACTGATGTCCACGGCTTCGCCGATGGATTTGACCGGGACCGAATTTTCGCCGTGCTCGGCGATGAATTCTTGGGCCAGGGCTTCGGTGACCTCTTCGTCGGAGTTGTGCTCCAGGCTCTGGGTGTCCATCTTGCCGTCGCGCAGCATGGCGTAGACTTCCGGGGCCATCGCTTCGGGTCGTTTACGGATAGCCTCTCGATACATCGAGGCCAGTTCCCACTTCAGGTTCCAGGTGTCGATCAGGCGGCGGTCGCGGTCGACCCTGAAGTCGAGTAGGTTGTAGCCCATCACCAGCTCGGGGATGTGCTGCACGAAGATTCCCTTCACGTACACGCGCCCCTTGAACTTCTCGTCCCGGATGATGGCTCCCCGGCCTTCGATCTCGATAAGATGCTTGGCCCGGTCGAGCGTGGCGAACGGCAGGAACAGGTCCTTGGCCTCCTCCCAGGTCTCCTCCGGCATCGTGATGGAGACGGTGACATCGCCGCGCCGTACCTTCAGCTTGCGCGTGCGGACCTTCAGGACGTTGCGGCCTCGGAAGTTGTTGGACGATCCGATAAACGGCTTCCAGATTTCGGTCTGGGTTCTGATGGTGATGTCGTACCCGGCGCGCACTCCGGCCAGGATGCCGACGCCCAGGCCCTCGCCGTGCTCGCCCAGCAGCTCTGCGTTCTCGGCCTTGTCGGTCTCGCCCATGAGCAACGCTTCAGTCGTCATGTCGGCACCGATGTTTTGGATGTGGAGCTGCCCGTTTCGGTACTTCACGGTCAGCTTGTAGCCCCGCTTGTCTTCGTCCATGCCGTTCTGCATGGCCTCCCGAAGGCACTCCCAGGTGCCCCAGGAGGGGACGTAGGTCTCCTTAATACTCAGCTCGATAATTGCCACGGTCCCTCCTTCCAAAAGGTTGTGCTTATGAATCTAATAAGGTAAGCCAAGTTTGTCAAGAACCGGTTAGTTTTCAGCAGCGTGACGAGTAGCGACATCCTCCAGTGTGGTCGTTTCCTCTTCGGGCACGACCTTGACCAGCTCGATGCCGCGCTTCTCCTTGCGCTCCAGCTCTTCTTCGGTTTCGTCGCCGCGCACCACGTACTCGATCTTGCGCGGGACGAACGAGCAGAAGATTCCGGGTGCGGGCTTGCCCTCTGCATCGGTGCACGCTTCGGGGTGCATCAGGTAAACGCGGACGGTGCCCAGGTTGTCGAGCAGCTCCTTCGGGATGGTGGACAGCCGCTTGGACAGCCCCATCTTCTGCACCTCGACCAGGAAACTCTCGGGCGAGTAGAACTTCTTGCCGACCCACATGAGCCCGGCGCGCTCGGGGATATTGCCGGACATGGAACACGTTGTGCACTGCATGGAATGGATGCCTTCCTCAACGCACGGCTTTGGGTCGATGAACGACTGCGGATTGATCCAGCGGAAACCCCGGAAGAACCTGAGTCCCTCGCCGCAGTGCTCGCACGGCTTCAGCGGATAGGGCAGCTTCCCGCAGGCGGAGAAGGCATCGCCGCCGATGAGGTACGTGCCGCCGCCTTTGCGGTAGCCGCAGCCTCGGGCTTTTTCGTGAGATACTCTGATATTTGCCACGTTTCCCTCCTTCCAATTATGCCGCCTTTAGAATGCAAGACGACACGGGTTTGTCATCTCTGACACGGACGAACTGAGCCGATTTCGCGGCCCCGCTCGGAAACTGCTCGAATGCTTTGACTTCGACCACCAGGTGGCCGTAGTGTTTCGGGTGCAGATATCTAATGGGCACCGGGCACTTCATCACCGGCGTCAGTGTGCCGTCGATGAACAGGCCCAGCAGCCCGGTTCGGTTGCCGGTATCGGTCCGGCCTTCGCTGACCAGCACGTAGTCCAGGGTGACTTCACGCTTCACGCGCCACCAGATATCTTCATCGGGCTGCACGACCTTGACCATGACGCCCTCGCCCCCGGTGGCGACGTGCCGATCGTACTCTTCCCGGAACGCGCACAGCCAGCGCGGGACCAACTCGATCCGGCCATCGTTGGCTTCCAGCATGGGCGTGAACGCTTCCAGGATATTGCGACGCTGGAGCGTATCGCAGATGGGAGGCCGGAGGTCATCACCGCCGATCATTAAGCAGTCATGCGCGTGCAGGCGCGCATACCCGCGTGCGCGTGCGGCCCTGGCCCCGGCGGACGTTGACGCCTCTAGCTCGCCAATCACCACGCTGTTTCCCGGTAGCGGCCGGGACAACCGGGGCAGGTCGAAAGACCAGCGGCGGTCCTTACCCAGGCGCGAGACTAGCTCGAAGTCCAGGCCGTTTGCCTGGACGAACATCGCTGTCCAGATGCCGTCGACCTTGGGCTCCATCCATGCCAGGTCCTCGAACTCTCGCTCTACCCAGTACAGGGCGTCGGGGGAAAGGTCGCCGTAGTGACTGACGTACCAGCCGAGAATCTCGGCCTCGGTCATTATCTGTTTTGAGGTTCGAGCCACTTCAGGTCCAGCTCCTTGTAGATGAGTTCTTCGTTGCAGGAGCACGGGAGTTTTTCGCCGTCCTTCCACAGCCCGTACTCGTTGAGCTTGTAGCCCTTGCGCTTGGCCTTGGTCCGCTGCTGGATGTTGCGCTCCTTTGGACCGGTCAGGTACATCAAGGCCGCGCCCGCGCTGTCGTCATCAGTGAGCAGGATATCGACCTGCACGCCATCGACCAGGCCGCTCAGCTTATGCGCGCCGCCATTGATGTTGAACTCGGTGAGCAGGAAAGCTCGGAGTTGATCGCCCAGGCCCTCCGGCGGAATCATCACGATATCGACATCGCCGACAGTGCCGTTCTCATCCACGGCCCAGCGCCGGACCGACCCTACGATGATGGCGTCCTGGAGGGTGCCATCCTCGTCAGCGGCCTCGATGATTCTCATCCCGAGGTCCCAGGCTTCCTGCCAGTCGACCCTCCGGCCGCCGTTTGCCTTGCCTCCCATCAGGCTGCCGCTTTTCTGGCTGCGTAACGCTCGCACCACTCGATGAGCTTGTCGAGGTCCACGCTGCGCCCGGCTGCGCACTCCTTCTTCCAGCCGTCATAGACCTTGTAAATGATACGGCCGTCCAGGCTTGCCTTTGGAAACGCGCCCAGGGCCTTGCGAAATGCCTCCGTGAGCCGTTCGCGGTAGTCGGCCGGTATCTTGGCCTCAACCGCAGAATCATAGCTCGCTGGGGTCTGAGGGGTCCCGCCGCCTACGCGGCAAATGAAGGTCTCCTCATTCTCGCCCTGGTAGATCACCGGCAGATCATCCCCGCCGAATCGGATCGACTCGGGCTTTTCGATAATAGGCGTCTCGCCCCCGGCACCGTTGCCGCCGCCCGCCTTCTTGCTCCGGCCTCCACCGCGAGCACGGATGGCGAACAGCACAGCGACGCCGTGGCCGATGGCCTTGGCCTCGTGTTCTGGATACCCGATTAGCTCGGCCGCCACGCGATTCCAGAGGCCGAACAGCGGGAACCTGTTGAGCTTTGCCACAGATTTTTCCCTCCTTCCTCTATCTATCTTAGCCACTGAGGAGCGTTTGTCAAGAACAGGCCCCAGCTTCTTTTGTCGCCTGGGGGCCTGGAAAAAGCACCCTTCCCGGCCAGAGGCAGTTTCGTGAAAAACGGCCACGGAGCCACCAGCAAAGAGCTTGACCCGGCCCGGTTTTCCGCACTTGGGACAGCTCTCCATGCGGCCTGTCTGGGCCGCCTGGTAAGCCTCCTGGTACGTGGCCTTCCCTGGAATTTCCCTGCCTCCACTATTTAATATAATCGTATTAGAAAGCATTGTCAAGAGGCGTCTCCTATGGTAGAAAGGAATTGACGGGCCATGAAAGATGGTTACGTTGATAGGTGGAAGGAGGGATTTTGTGAGGCAAGAGTACGAGGTTTTCTTCTGTCTTAACAGCGACTTAGAAGGCCCCCTGGGCCAGTTTTGGTTGCTGGAACAGATGCTGGCAGACGCGGCCGTAGAGGTCGGTGTCGATAATAACGGTGTTGGTTTTTACGAATACCAGGGTGTTCGCGGTTTCGACAGCGGTACCAACTATCTGGTCGTGAAGGACCACGAGGATATTACGGTGCGCGCCCTGGTCAACGGCGTTGGGCCGGAGGAATGTGAGGACCTGGAGCAGCGCGTTCTCAACATGCTGAACGGCGCTGTTGACCGCAACCGCATCATCGAGCTTGCCCCCCATAAAGAGGATGGTCCGTGCGCGGGGGTCGAGGCGGTTTTCAAGAAAAGGGATGAGACGGTCGATGGCAACGGCGTGGCCTTTACCTTCGACGTGGAGTGGACGATCGACGGAGAGGTGTGCTGATTGTAATGACCAACAACACCAAGAAGCTGCGTCGGTTCATGCGGAAGGCTCGCGAAGATGCCTTGTCCTGGGCGAACGATGAGAGCCTGGACAACGTGATTGCTGCCGAGAAGCACGCAAGGTGGGAACTGCAAAGGACAGTCCATCTCATCTCGGTGATTCGTCGGATATTCGCTGCGTGCGAACCGAATACCCCCGAATGGAGGTCCGAGGCCCTGGCGCTGGCGAAGAGCAGGAAGAAGGCCGCGATTCTCGCTGGCTACCTGGCGGGATACCGGAGGTACCTGAGAGATGTCTAAACGCAAAAAGCAGTTCGAGGTGGTCGACCGCCACACGTCGAAGTACGACGCGGACACCAGGTACATGACCGTCCTGGTCGAGGGCAAGAAGTTCTACTTAGGTGTGGAGCGCGGGCGGCGCGTGCGTATCCCGTACAAGCCCGCTCGCGGGGGGCAGAATATCGGATTCAAATGGATGGGTTTCGTGAAGGATGAAAGTGGTCACGAGATCTGGTCTGGATACGTTTCCAAGGGCCTGGGTGTACCCGGCCTGTTGCGGGCCGCTGGGCTCATTGGAGATGCAAATGTCTAAGCGTGCCGCCAGGTTCATCGTGAAGCAGCGCGGGGTGCTGCCCAGCGCGAGTGCGCAACGTCTGGGAGACGGCGATCCGCATCGATGGGGGCCGTGGCGGACCATCGCTTCTTTCCGCAAACGCAAGGAAGCGGTCGCGCTTTGCGATGACCTTGCCAAGGACCAGCGTTCTGGTCGGGGATGTTTTGCTGGCTACTCGGTTTGGTACCGGGGGAGAAAGATACATGGGTAGAGGACGCCTACGCCCCGACAGGTGGCGACCGTATCGGATCAGGCTCCGGCGCATTCTCAGCGCCAAGTTTGACGGGGCCGGAAACTTGCCAGGGGTTACCGATGAGGATGTGGTCTGGGCGATGCGTATTGTGCGGGAGAAGCCTGACTGGGCTCGCGGTGTGCTGAAGGTATGTGGCTTCGGAGGAGATGCCAAATGACCAAGGCTGAAGCGAAAAAGGTTGTCTGCAAGCACGTAGCGGACCTGATCAATGGGCAGCTCGACTGCGGTTGGCCTTTTGAGCATTACCATTCCGATATCTCGGATGAGGACTACAAACGGATGTGGGAATCTTTCCGGGAGCTGGTGGGGGAACTCGAACGGAGAGGTTCGGGATGAAGAAGCGTGAGCCCAAGTTCATCTACAAGAAGCGGTCTGTCGAGGCGGCGGCCTACAACCCGTTCCGTCCTCGGGGACAGGTCTGCTACGGACGATGGCAGACGATCAGCAAGCACGACACCTTTGATGAGGCGGTCGATGCGATGCAGTTGCAGACCGCTGGTTTGTATGACCGAGGTGTCTTCTATCGCGGGGAGCGAATCACCGATCACCAGGGCGTCTCCCGGGAGGAGGTGAAGTGCGACCTGTGCGGCCGGTGGACCAAACGCGATCGGCGTGCCAGTTCCACCACGGGGATACTCTCGCATGGGTGCCCCGGAAAAAAGGAAAAAGGGCTATTCTGACAAAACAGCAAAAAACAGCCATCTTGACAAATAGATAGGAGTATGGTAGAATAGTAATATATGGAAAGGAAGAAGGTGGCTAATGAAACCAACATTTGAAGTGGACAAGAAGGGTCTGGCCAAGATTCTGGCTCGGCGCGGTATCGAGTTCGTGGTGCTGGAGCTGATCCAGAATGCCCTGGATGAGAAGTCGACCAGCGTCGCGGTGACGCTCCGGCGGCTGGGCGTCGGTCACAGCCTTCACGAACTGGTGGTCGAGGACGACAACCCGGAGGGCTTCAAGGACCTGGCGCACGCCTACACGCTGTTTGCGGAGTCGGCCAAGGGCAAGAACCCGAACCAGCGGGGCCGATTCAACCTGGGTGAGAAGTTGGTCATCGCCGTCTGCAAGGAGGCGAGGATCACAACCACCAAGGGTACCGTGTTTTTCGATAAGAATGGTCGAACCCATACCCGTGGGAAGACCCAGAGAGGGTCCTTTTTCCAGGGACAACTGCGTCTAAAGGATGATGAGGTGAAGCGCATCGAAAAGGCGGTGCGCGAGGTCATCGTGCCGCGAGGTGTGAAGCTCTGGTTCAACGGCAAGCGGTTACCGAAGTGGCAGCCGGTCAGGACCTTCCAGGCTACGTTGCCGACCGAGATTGCGGACGAAGAGGGCTTCCTCCGGCGCACCAAGCGCAGCACCATCGTCAAGGTCTACACGACAAACCGGACCTACGGTGGACCGGCGCGGCTCTACGAGATGGGCATTCCGGTCGTGGACATCGACTGTATCTGGCACGTCGACATCAACCAAAAGGTGCCGTTGAACGCGGACCGCGACAACGTGACCCCGGCCTATATGCGGGAGGTCCTGACGCTGGTGCTCAACGAGATGCACGGATACATGAGCGAGGAAACCGCCAGGGCTCCCTGGGTCGATGAGGCCCTGGAGAGCGAGAACGTCACCGACGAAGCGGTGGACACCGTGCTCACGGCCCGGTACGGGGAAAAGCGGGTCATCGCCGATCCGAGCGATCCGGAGGGCACCAAGCTGGCGGTTGCCAAGGGCTACCAGGTCATCCAGGCCGGGTCCTTCAACCGGACTCAGTGGGACAATATCCGGCGGTCGGGCGCGGCGCTACCGGCGGGCCAGGTAACGCCCAGTCCCAAGGTGTTCTCCGATGATCCGGACGCGCCGCCGGTCGAGCTGATTCCCGAGGACAAGTGGACGGCCGACATGCGGGCCACCGTAATCTACGCCCAAAAGCTCGGGCGGTTGCTGCTGGGCGAGACCATTGATGTCCAGATGGCCAAGGACCTCAACGGCTTCTCGGCCTGCTACGGGAGAGATGGTCGCCTGATGTTTGGCGTCAAGCGTTTGGGCAAAAAGTGGTTCCGCAAGGTGAAGGACGGGGACCTGGAGGTGGTGGACAGGCTGCTTCTCCATGAGTTCGGCCACCACTACAGCGCGGACCATCTCAGTGAGGAGTACCACGACGCCCTGTGTAGGCTCGGTGCCAGGCTCAAGCGGTTGGCTCTGGAAGGAGAGTTGGAGGGGTAGTCGGCCGCTAGTCCGGGGCCGACCACGGGGGACGTGTCTCTGGGCAACTGCGTCCTGAGATTATGGGATTTTTGTAACTTTTCACAAATGAGCTAAACTTGGAAAGGAGGGTGTTATGCGATCAGTGGTCCTGTTGTTTTTTCTCGTGGGGTGTGCGGCGGATGCCCAGTCGATTGATGGGCTCTCTGTGGACAGCTCCGTGCCATTGGAAAGCGAGTCACCGGGAGAGCCTATTGGAGCAGACGCGGGCATCGAACCCGAACTGACGGAGGACGGCGAATTGCCTGATCCCGGCCCCCAGGCGGGCCAGGGAGGGAGCTTCGTCGAGCCGGAGGTAGATGGATATGTCGAGGATCCGGAAGTCGACAGCGGGCCGTCTGCTGACCCGGATGCCGGGAGCGACCCGGACGCCCAAGCGGGAACCGGCGGAGCTGCTGGTGGGCTCGCGGGCGCGGGCGCGGGAGGTACCGGCGGTGTTGCCGGAGGCGCGGCTGGTACAGGTGGTGTTGCTGGTAGCGTGGCTGGGGCTGGAGCCGGAGGTACTGGCGGAGCTGGTGTCGGCGGAGCCGGAATTGGTGGATCCGGAGGAGCAGGGGCGACCGGCGGAGCCGGTGGGTCAGGCGATTCCTGCGATGATGGTAAGGAATGTACTGAGGACAGGCTCATTGTGGGGACTGTCTGCATCCATACGCCGGTGGATGACGGAACACCCTGTTCCGGCGGCGAGTGTCAGAATGGCGTGTGTGAGCCCATCGCCGGGACCGGCGGCGGCGGTGCTGGTGGGACTTCCGGGACGGGAGGAACGGGGGGTACTTCTGGAACTGGCGGTACTGGTGGCACTGGCGGTAGTGGAGGGGATTGCGGTGGGATAGGCGAACCGTGTTGCGCTGGCGGCACGTGTACTTTCGGTAATTGTGATCAGGGATTTTGTCGAAACTGCGGATACAAGAATAGGGTTTGTTGCTCTGAAGGTATGTGCGTCACTGGCGAGTGCATAGACGGTACCTGCCAATGTGGCGCTCGATGGCAGCCGTGTTGTTTTTACGGGACCAGCATCGGGCTTTGCGATGAGGGGCTGGTCTGCCATCTGGAAATTCCGCGCATCTGCTATTGATTGACAAACGCACCTGATACTGTAAGCTGACCCAGATGAGCCTGCAAGAGTGGCTATTGCTCACGGTGCCAGCCGGGAGTGTTATCGCGGTATTGTATCTCGCTTTGGTTTCATGGATTCTGCGGAAGATAGACCAAAGGATCCACCAGCTTGAGGTGAAGTTGGGGAAGGAGGGGGCAGTCGACTGCCCCCCAAAAGAGAGGAGAAGGAGAACGTGCCAGACGAGACCCAGTTGGCGGGCGGCGCACCGTCCGACGTGCTGATCACCGAGGTGGTGGCGGCCAACCTGCACACGCACTTGGCACAGCAGGGGCGCAACGTCGGTGGCCCCCAGGACGTGGGTTTACTCCTGCACCGGGCCGTTGAGCGTGCCTGGGGAACCAAAGACGCGCCCCGGTTCAGCGATAAGGCAGGTGGTGGCTGGATCGTGGACCTGAGCGGCTGGGTCGAGGGCGAGATGTTATACGCCTTGATTCGGACGGTGCATGGTAGGCGCACGCTGACCACGGTAGTCGAGGCCGATGAGTATGAGGGGTTTATGCAGTCCGGAGAATGGCAGTCCCCGGCGGCGGTCAATCCGGAGGCGGCGGTCGCCGATGCGGAGACCTTGAAGGAAGTGGAGGCCATCGAGAAGCAGCGGACGATGCGCGTTGGGGCTCAACCGGCGATGGCTGGGGCGGCACAGCCCGCTGCCACCACGGTGGTGGAAGACCCCAACGATCCTATCCTGATTGTCTACAAGAAGGCGGGGGCTGTGAACGAGGAGAGCCAGATGCTGCGGTGTACGCGGGCAGAGGTCCCGGAGAAGATCAGAGATTTGCTTTCGAGCGCTGACATCACAGAGGACTGCGTAGAAATCTGGTCCCGGATGTCGAAGCCGAAAATCAGTATCCAGTTCTGAAGAAGGAGAAGGAGATGGCGAGAAAAGCAGGGAAGGATGACGTAGTAAGGCACCCCAGCGGGGTCGTGCTGATCAACGCGAAGTTTCTGTGCACGGGACCATGCGGCAAGTGGAAGTGGGGTAGCGAGGTTGGGTTGCGGAAGATGGGTGACGGCACCGTACGCAACCAGGCGCAGTGCAAGGAATGTCGCGGTAAGTATCGGTAAAGGTGACCGAGCGCCGCATAGATTGGCGGGCGTACCTGAACAAGCTCGTTTATTGTATGTGCTGCGGGCGGTTCGGTATGCCCCGCAAAGGGGAGCGGAAAATTGAGCCCCCTCGGGGGTGGACCGTTCTGTACCAGCCCCATCCGGATGCCCCGGCCGGGTTGCTGGCCTGTTCAAGCGCGTGTCGAGAAAGGTTGCAGAAAGCAATGGCTGAGGGGCCGGTGGTCCAGCCCCTAGAGATTGCGACCAATGTGCCGATGATGACCCATATGCGCGAGCAGATGATGGATGAGGCTATGCTGCACGCCATCGACGAGGGTCGGCTTGACGATCTGTTTTCTGAAGCCGTGGAGGATAAGGACGATGAACGATGAACGCGGACAAGATCCGAAGGAGTTGGACCGGCGGATGAAGGAGAGGGCTCAAGAAGCGTTCCGGGGCCACTACATTTCGCGGTCACAAGGGGACTCCGGCGGAGGCCGGTGGTTGCTCCAGCGACCATACAAGGATCGGTCGGGCTGGGACTGGACGCTGGCGGCCGATATTGTGGTGATGAAAGGCGGCCGGATCGTCGTATGGGGCGACTTGCTTCCTGTTCTGTTCGCGCACTACGGCCCTTTCAAGGACCCGGTTGAGGTGATTCACTGGATGGGCGGTTGCGAGGATTTTGGCCATTATGTGCATGAGAAGGCGACGATCGGCTGCCAGGAGGTGGTCGATGAATACGATTCCGACGTGGCCCGGTTCCAACTTCTGAAGGCCATTGAGGAGCGACGTAAGGACCCTTGGGGGGGTATGGATCGGTTTGTTGAAGTGGTTATGGAGGCCATCGATCATTACGTGGAGGATGGCAGTGAAGCCCTAGCCTATTTTCTCTATGGGCAGCTCGGGTTCGATGGAATGGAGGGGTTTCCCAATCTCGGTATGGTAATCTCACCGAGGGTCTATTACGCGCACGCGGCGCTGGCTCGGTTGAGCCACCTGTTGACCCAGGAGAAGGAGAGGGAGCATGGAGGACAAGAAACCGAAGTTGGTGGGACTGCCCAGCCAATCGGATGACACACCTATCGCGGATATTCCTCCGCGCCAGCGACTGGGCACGTTGATCCGGCGGTACCGGGTGAATGCGGAGAAGGGGCTGCGCGAGACGGCTGAGTTTCTGGATGTGTCGCCGATCTTGCTCGGGGAGGTCGAGCGCGGCCTGGCCATCCTTCAAGCTGGGAGGCTCCAGGAGCTGGCCGGATTCTTGAAGGTCCGGTACGAGCCCCTCCTGGAGGCGGCCAGGGTTTGGCATCAGGCCATTTGGAACGAGCAGCAGAAGGCGGGGGTCCAGCTTACCGATATGAAGACCGACACGGCTTCAGTGCGTCCCCGCGACGTGGCGGCCGAGTCGGAGATGGAGCTGGCGCTCATCCAGGCGGCCGATGAGCTGGTATTCATGGCCAACATCACCCGAGAGGTGTCCATCCGGGCCGAGAGAACGGCCCTGGAAGTCCGGCAGCTCCTGGAGAGGCGCGGGGTCCTGATGCCGGAACCGCCGCCCCTGGAAGGCCCTGAGACGGTGGAATGTGCCGGTCCGAGTCATTCGGAAAAGCTGCCCGTGAGACTGCGCCGGGGCAAGGATTTCGTGCTCGCTTTTGTTCCGAAGGACGGCGGCAATACGGTATATTTTTGCTCGAAAAGGTGTGGTGACGAATGGCGAGCGACCAAGGCCAAGGAAACGGCGGAGAGCGGCGAAATCCGTTGAGGGATTTTCGGGAAGGATTCATCGCCGGGGCTGCTGAACGGCCGGATCACGCTGATATGTCGCACGATTGGAAGCGCGGCTGGAACGCGGGTCGTGTGGCTTTGGCCGAAGCTCTCCGTAACGAGAATCGACGATTGAAGCAGGGGATGGTCTACTGTCCGCAGTGCGGGCGGAAGGTCGATCCCCAGTCTGTGCTGGCTGTGCAGGAACGCGGGGTGGTGTTCTGTAGTTCCCGCTGTGCACGGGCCAGCGAAGCAAACGCAGGAGTACCCCATGTCTAAGAGAACGCTTACCTATATCTTGTTGAGCGCATTTGCAGGCTTTGCCGTGGCGATGCTTGCCCTCATTATTTTCGGCCGGGCGACGCACGAGGAGCCCGTTTTTATGAAGGTGTGCTGGACCGATGGAAATGTTACCTGGGTCGAAGGCGGCCTGGAGGAGGAGAATCGTGGGTCATGCGCGGAGCCTGAAGAACTGGTATGGCCGAAGGAAAGATTACCGCTCACCGTCTCCGCCGGTCCGCCTGATGGGGCAAAGTGGAGTCAAGCGATGGACGATGCCACTAAAGCCGCCATCGACCATATTAATGGGCAACTTGGCTATACCCATTTCAGGATTGCAGATTTTTCGCCGGGCGATCCCCTTGACCGGCCTCATGCGGACATCGAGGTGGTATTTGGAGCGCCGTTTGAAACAGGAAAAGGAACGACTAGAGCAGATCGAGCTGCGGCGTCTTGCACGCTCACGGGTAGACATGACCCCAACCTGCGAGACGACATGCGAGCCCTCATCAGATTACGTGACACCAACAGCGTGCAACTCACCCACCGTATCCTCGTACACGAACTGGGTCATTGTGGGTTGGGGCTAGCGCACGATCCTTTCAAGGCGTCCATCATGTACCCGCTGCGGGCAGCCGACGAAGGCGAGCACCTGGAGTTCCTGCGGTTCACGGACACTGATCGGGAAGCGCTCCGGGCCAGATACGCCCCTTGATTTGGAGCTGGCCGGGGCCGTCTGGCACAATAGAGGTCACCAGGAGGTGGCCTATGCCTGATTCCGAGCGTCCATCGATCGGCGAGACCAAGCGGCAGATGCAGGAGCGGCATCAGCGGGAACTGAAGGACTCCGGGTACGACAGCCGCATCAGGCAATTGGGTGCGACGGCCGGTGCGATCGTGGCCATTTTTTCCCTGGGCGCGGTGGTAAGTACGCAGGTCTGGCCCTGGATGGTGCGTTCTGCGTTGAGAGGTACGCTGGAGGCGGTCCGTGATAACACGAAGGCCACCAACAGGCTGGGGGCGGCCCTGGAGAAGCAGACTGCCCTGTTGGAGGCCACCATCAAGGCGGCCGGAGAGCACGTCCAGGAAGGGGCCATCCAGGACGAGAAGCTGCGTGGTTCCATCGAGGCGCTCCGGAACGAGGTCCGGCTGCGTCACGGGGTGCTGGATGTCGGGACGGTGATGAGCAGCCTGGGACAGGAAGTGGGCAGCGGCTCCGGCGGTGGTGGCCGCGCCATTTCCTCCTCGACGGTTTCCAGCCAGCCCCGAAAACTGTCAAGACTAGCGGCGATTCAAGCTGTTGTCCAGCAGGCCGACGAGAGGTTGAAGCAGGCCAAGAAGCCCGTGCCCAAAAAGAAAACCGCCTTCCGGGACTCCGTCAAGGCGCAGCTCAAGTAGCGATTGACAAACGGACCTGACACTGTAGGATAAACGGATGCAGATCCGGTGGATGTTTCGCGCTATGGAGGCCGGTTTTTGCGGCAACCTTGGAGCCAAGGGGACGCTGACTTGTTACGAGGGAGCGCCCAGGCATCCGAAGAACCTGGCGGTCCTGGTCAAATTCACGCCCGATGACAGGGAGAAGGAAGAGCGTAACATCTGGGTTCACGATGTGCCGACGCCGGAGGTGCAGCACGAAGTGGATCTCGACGACGCCATCTTCGTAGTCTACCGGAAACTGCCGGTGCCCGAGCACGGAACAGAGGTGCGGACGGTAGCGGTTTCTGTCAAGGTGCCGGTGAGATTGATGTGAGCGTGCCGGAGGAAAAATGGTTTGAGGTCGTGGCGTACTTCAAGCCCGAGGAGGGCAAGGAGGTGGTGCACCAGGGCGACCGGATTTTCATCTGTGGCAATTTCGATAAGGTAACCATCGCGCAGATCACCGAGGTTTACGGTAACGAGCCAAAAACAGTGGCCCGGATAAAGAGTGCGCAAGCGGCGTTGAAGGTTTTGGGCGTCGACAAGGGCCTGGTGGTGACCGACAGCGTGCGATTTATGAAGCTGCGGGAGGTCGTGGACCAGGACGTGCTGGCGCAGCTCAACGAGGGCAAGAAGATGGTGATGCACTGATGGAGAAAGCCGAAGTAAATGTGATGCGTGAATGCCCCGGTTGTGGTCAGCAGGTGCGCTTCCGAGCGGTCCCTGCGTTGCGGGGACAGGTGGCCTACGTTCACATGCACGAACCGCACAAGGCTCCGTGCGGGCGGCCGTGCGCGGAAGGCCGCGACGTGTCGATGCAGCAAGCGCTGATAGGCGACGTGCACCATCCGCACAACTGCGAGTGCTTGAGGGAGGGCCGGGGCTACGCATGACCGAGCCCGTCCATGTTATCGAGCATATTATGTCCGACGCGGTGGAGAAGGTTTCGGCGGCGTCGATAGAGGAAGCGACCGCTGAGGTGCACCGGCGCACCGGTGATCACCCGGCAAATGTAATCGTCGCCAATGCGCAGATGTACGATCCGCTGTCGCGCCTGGGGCCGAACAAGCTCAAGCGGACAAACAGCACGCCCAAGGAGACGATTCCGGATGCGATGTGTATCGGGGTTCTGAACCACCGGCATTACGTGTTCGTCAGCAAACACATGCCGCCGGACAGGATTCTCGTTTTCAACATCAGGCAGAAGGTGTACTGCACCGTCGAGCACGGCGCGGGTGGCCTGCTTTTCTGAGGAAACATGCCAGACGATCCCATCCAACGGATGCAGCTCGAAGAGAAGCGCCGGGTAGTCGATCAGGACAAGGCGCTCCAGCAGGCCAAGAAAGAATTTGGCGAGGCGGTTAACAAGGCGATGCCCGAAGTCGTCAAAGGTGGCGAGACCCTGGAGCTGGTGCTCTATCCCGATGCCCGGCTGCGGCAGGTCTGCGAAACGGTGGAGAAGTTCGATTCTGAGGTGCGTGAGCTGCTCAAGGACATGGCCTACACCATGTATATGTGCGGCGGCGTCGGTCTGTCCGGTCCCCAGGTCGGCCAGCTCCGGCGACTGTTCGTCGCCGACTGGTCCGGCGAGAAGGGCAAGCTCATCACCGTGGTCAACCCGGATGTCCTGGAGGTCGGCCCCAAGAGCGACCAGCAGATCGAGGGCTGCCTGTCGTTTCCAGGTGTGCGGTTTCCGGTCGAACGTCCGCTGGCGATTCGGGCGCACTGGTGGACCGAGCATGGCAAGGAAGTTGACCTGTGGCTGGAAGGCTGGGCCGCCAGGATTTTCCTACATGAGGTGGACCACCTGGATGGCAAGATTTACCTGGACCGGGTATCGATGTTCACCAGGCGTATGGCGTTGAAGAAGATGAACAAGATCCGGCAGAAGGTGGAGCGGGACAAGAAGCAGGGGCAGAGGCGGAAGCAGAAGCGTGGCTGGCGCTAAGCCTTTTTAAGTTTCCGCCAGACGCTATCGAGCTTGTAGCTGGCTTGCTGGATGGCGTCGAAGTCCTGTTTCGATACCAAACGATGTTTCTTGTCGAATTTCTCCAGGGTTCCCAGTAGTCCGATTACGCCTTTTACGGCGGTTCCTGCGTGGGAGAGAGCAGCGCTTTTTAGCAGTTTGGGAACGTCTTTTGCTGTGAGGACAGCCTCATCCAGTTCCTGCCTTTCCTGTATCAGGTGAGGGGGGGTGTGCGGGGCGTTGGCTTCACCAGCGACCTGATGAATCGCGTCGCGGAGGGATTCTGGGGTCATCTTTTCCATGACCCGAGTATCCGGCAGTCGACTGCCTGGTGTCAATTTAGGAGCTGCTTCTCCGCCCTGGTCTGCCCGAAGATGGCTTCGTGGTTCTCCCGGTAGCGCGGGCTGGCGGCCCGAGCAGGCCCCTTGTGCAGCACCGTGACATCGAACCGCTGCGGGTCGTCTTCACGTCTGGAGAGCTGGAGGACCTCCTCCATGTCGTTGAGGGGTTGGCCTTCCCGGACCAGGGAGGCACCCTGGATGCGGACCTTGCCGTCATCGGAGGTGCGCTCGATGACAGCCTGGCTGCCCCAGGTATGGAGGATTCGGGCCGTTTCGGACATAGCACTACGGTATAGGAAAACCGCTAATTTCCCAACATCTCGGGATTATCGGGAGGTTTATTCGTACAGAACGGTGCCCAGGTGCGTGATTTTTTCCTGGACCTTTGCCAGCTCTCTTAGCAACTCCTGGCGCTCCTGGGGCGTCGGCCGTTCCTGTAACTCTTCTCTGATAATGGCTCGCAGCTCCTTCAGTTCGGCCAGCTCCGAGGGCTCACCGTTTTCCGTGGCCTTGATCATATCCCTCCTTCCAATTCTCAATATAACGCCGAAAAGCGTTCTTGACAATCTCTCCTGACCGTATTATTTTAGATAGAAGGAAGGAGGGAATTTCTATGGACGCATTGATTCTAACGGCACTCAGCAAGGAGCTGGGGAAGAAGGCCAAGAAGGTCAGAGGCGACCTGAAGCCCGGCGAGCACGAGATCGAGGGCGAGGTCACGCTGGCCTACCAGGGCATCGTGAACGTCCTGGTGGATGAGAAGTACATTCCCACCGTGGACATTCCGTTGAAGGTCGCTTTGGCGCTATTCGTGCGCTATGCGGGCATCACCCGCGAGGCGGCCATCGAGGCCCTTATCAAGGCCATGACCAAAGCCCTGGAGATTGAGAAGCTCAAGGGCAAGGAACGGGAGCGCGCCATCGAAGCGATCCGCGAGATTGCTGACCTGGACGCGGCCGAAAAGACCGTGAGAGACGGCCTGGAGAAGCTGCCCGAGAAGACGCGGGCCGGGAAAGTTATTGCCAAGGTTGAGGTCAAGGCGAAAGAGGTTGACCGTCTCGAAGAGGCGGCTTAACGCCACAATCCCTACTTCCAAAACCGGGGTCCCCTCCGGATGATCCTGCTGGAGGGGACCCCCACCTTATCTGGAGAAGAAAATGCCGAAGGGATATGATATCAGAACCAAGTCGACAGTCGAGGAGGGAATCGTTCTCGACTCGTTGGACTCGTTCCATAAGGTGCGGATCGTCGAGTACCAGCCGGGCAACGGCACGCGCTACATGCTGGTGATTACCAGAGTGGCGGAGCCAGCGTCCAGCTCCGAGCTACGCAACGCGCTGGGCACAGGAGACCAGCGGGACACCTACCTGGTGGCGAAGGTCAACGGGGGCTTCGGGACCGCCATGCTGGTCGGCGGCGTGCACCACCTTCTTCACTACAGCTCGGTCCAGGAGAAGCTCGGGGTCGGCCTGTCCGACGCCGTGGTCTTGGCGGAGCTGATCGGTAACCTGCTCAACCTGAAGCACGTGACCTGCGAGGAATTTGAGGCCGAGCCGGAGGATTGATGGGCGGTCGGCCGCGCAAACAGATCGTCCTGGAGCTGACCCATCCCCAATACATGGTGGTGGTGAAGTCGGTGATCTGTAGCCCTCTCAGCGGTAAGAGCGAGGCCACGCTGGAGGTGGCCAAGGCGAAGTTGATCCAGGCTCACCGGGACTGGGAAGAATGTGGCAGCAGCGAGCACGCTCCGATCGTCGTGCGTCTGACTGAAGGCCAGGGCCGCGCTGTACTGGCCGCGCTCATCGATCACGGCGACGCCATCGGTCCCAGTACGGGTGCGTGGAGAAAGGCGCACAAAAAAGTCCGGAAGGCGCTCGGGGTTTGGGAAGAGCGTCCGAAGCCTTGACTATCGCTTGTCATCCAGTAGTATCAGATAACCATGCCACTATCCAAAGAGGAAAAGGTTGTTGCTCAACTGCTCTCCGATCCCCGGTTTCCGACCGCGTGCGTGGAGGGCGAGTTCAAGGGCGAGCGGGCGGTGTTCGTCTGCCTCATCGACTACCACAATCCGAAAAAACCGACGGAGGGTTACGATATCACGCCCCTGGCTAAGGTGCTGGAGAAGCACGAGCTGAAGCACGTCAAGGGGCACGAAGGGCAGCCGCTGGGGGCGGCCCCGGAGAAGAGAATTATTACTCCTGGGAAGGGAGGAAGCTGATGTCAGAGGAACCGTGGAAGGCCCGTACTCTTGATGATTACTTGGCTGGGATTCGGCAGGTGCGCGAGGAACTGATGACGCGGAAGGGGGAGCTGGAGAGACTCCGCGATGACACCATCAACGAGCTGGGAAAGGTCGAACAAGAGTTGACGCGCATCGATAACATTCTGGGTAAAAGCGAGCCTAGTGGCCGGAATCGGAACGTGGAGACGCACGTCTACGAACAGCTCACCGAGTTGACCAAAGGGGCTCCCGTACAGCGCGAGTCCATCTTGATCGATCGAACGCGACGTAAGTATCCTGGTATGACCGAGAAGTCCGTGCAGTCGGCTATTCTGCGTCTGGAAAAAAAGGGGCGGCTCAAGCGGTCGGGTAAGCGAGGCCAGCGCACGATCGAGCTGGTCACCACTGTTCCATCGGAGGCGGCCACGGAGCCCTCTATCAGCGACCGGATCATTATCGCTTTGGCGGCGGCCCATCCCAAGGCCCTGACTAAGGAGCAACTGGTCTGGGAGGGCGGCGACCTCATCGCGGTCGAGGCCGAGCTGAAGCGGCTGGTGGCCGAGAACGAGATCACCCAGGACGGCGACGGGTACGTCTTCAAGGAACGTGCCGGGGACCGTCCGACCCAGGGCAAGATGCTGTTCGGCGACGCGGAGCAGCCATGAAAAAAAGCGAGTGGGAAAAGAGAGGGTTCTCCCCACGGAAGGTGGGGAGATCAGAGCCCAAGGTCCAGTGGCGCAAATTCCGGTCCTACTACGGGCCGATGATCCAGGGCACTGTGCTCTACGAGCTGCCGCCGGAACGCCGGGATCACCACGTGGACCGGGCCTTCTGGCTCACGGCCAAGGTGGAGACCGGCGCGAAGTTCGGTTCGGTCATCGCTTACGACGGCACCGGCATGACGGCCGGGCTGGACCAGCACATCGCCGTCTACCCCAAGGAGCTGGCGAACGAGGACTACGATGCCAAGGACGACCAGGGCGGCCTCTGGAAGCTGCTCAGGCGGCTGGAGTGTGTCCAGGGGGACGCGAGCTACCGGGCGTGCCTGGGGCAGCTCTGGCAGGCCCTGGAGGTCCAGGGTTGGTACCTGGCTCAAGATGGTGTGCTGCGGTACGCGAAGGACAAGGGAAGGGAGCCTGGGGTCATTTGCGATGCTGGGGACATCGTGTACGGCTTCGAGATTCGTGATGCGTTGACGCCGGTGAAGGGTAAGGTGGACGGCCCATTCAACCGGGACAGGGCTGCTGAGTGGGCCAGGATGTTCCACTTGGTTTTCAGCCATCCGGACGGGTTCCGCGCCCAGGCCGAGTTCGGCAAGGAGCACTTAGTGGAACGCACCAGGAAACGTCCTCTCGAATGGGCCTATGATGGTAAGGAAATCACCAGCCTGATAGTGGGCAGGAATATCGGGGCCGCAGAAGACTTGGCCATGTGCATGTACCATTGTCATTCGGTTAACGCCCCAGCCGTTGCCAATAAAGCCATCAAACGCGCCCGGACAAGGGACGGGCAGCTCGACCCCAAAAAGCTCATCCGGCTGCTGGGCAACTCCAGCTATGGCCGGTGGGACGATGACATCAAGACCGGCCGGTACCAGCGCACCCGGTCGGCGGCGCGGGCCTCCGGCTTGTGGAGCTGGGCACTCTTCGATGGACCGCACGCACTGATGCCGCGTGACTTGCCTGGGTAGGCATATTCTGGTAACTGCATGGCATGATTTTGACAGAGAGGGATCGGCGTCGGTTCTGGTCTAAGGTGGACAAAAGCGGCGGTGAGAAGGCGTGTTGGAACTGGATAGGAAAATCTGTGATTCGTGGGTACGGGTCTTTTTGGTTGGCTTCAGAACAAGCCAAAAGGTTGGCTCATCGGGTGGCCTTTGTGATTGAGCATGGGGCTATCCCCAAAGGAGAGGGGCCTCATGGAACCGTTATCCGCCATACCTGTGACAATCGACTCTGCTGTAATCCTCTACACCTGGTTTCTGGAAGTCAGTACGACAACGTAAAGGACGCGATGGAGAAAGGGCGGCACATCAAGGGAGAGATTCAGGGCAATTCTAAGCTGACGGAATCGCAGGTGAAGGAAATTAAAAGGCGTTACGCCGCTGGGGGAGTCACGCAGAGAGCACTGGGGCGAGAGTACGATATTGGTCAGTGGGAGATATCGAGGATTGTCAGGGGACATCGCTGGAGGCATGTAGCGTGACGGCTGCCCTCCAGCAGGCAGAGGTCCCCGCCGCGCCAGAGACCGAGTATTTCTACCGCTACGAGGAACGCCGGTGGTCTCTGGGCGCTGACGAGTTCGACAACCCGTATCCTGGCTACCGGCTGACGGTGGAGCTGGAGGAGTACCAGGTGGTGAAGAAGACCCCCAAAGGGGTGTGGCTCAGTCGGACCTGGAAGGGCAATCCGGAGCTTGGAATCAGGCCGTACCTGTCCGACGGGCGGCGGTTCGTGCGGCTCGGGACGCGCAAGCAGTTCGCGTATCCGACCTACGTGCCGCAAGGCGAAAAGATGAAGCATCTTAAGAGCAGCAAGCATCCCAAGTGTTACTACCTACGGGCTGGCTTATAGAATGGCCTCAAAGTGCGTGGAAGATTGGATATGGCCCAGTTGGCGCGAGGGAATAAGTGGAAAGGTAGTGGGCGGCATGGCTAAGTGCAGAGGTTCGGGGGTCATCCTGGGTGGTTACCGTAAGGAGTTCGAGGGTGAGACCTTCAAGACCAAATGCGTGGAGTGTTGGCAGGTGGTCGAAGAAGTCCCCATAGCTCCTGAGCCCAGGACCGACCTGCGCAAGGACGGTTCGGTGGTGTGGGTGGTGCGCAAGCAGATAGTCGATCACGAGTTCGACGGCGTTTGTAGAAAGCGAATGCGCCGAGACTGGACTGGCTACCTGTTCTTGGTGGGCTTCATGGGGATCGTTGGTAATCTGCTTTACTGGATATGGAAAGGAATAGAAGCATGGCTGATGCTCTGACTTCACCCGAGACGGTCCCGACGGCCAGCTCTACCTGCTGGGGTACAACTATGGGCACTGAGGCTGTGAGGTGACCGATTTCTGGACCGGCGGCTCCGGGCCGATCGACTGGCAGGCCCGGCTTGAAGCGGCCCAGCGCAACGCCAAGGGTGATCCTATTACCGGCACCTTCTATGTCCTGGACGGCGGCCGATACCAGCTCTTCCGCAAGGGCGTGGTCATCGAGGAGTACGGCAACCAGATTGCCATCGCCTTCGACGCAGCTACGCGCCAGGTCCTGAAGCACGGCGACCCAGACCAGGTGGAGAAATACGCCATCAACGCTCGGAAAGCCTACATTGAGCGCGAGGACGACATCCGCCATCTGGTCCCCACACTGGTCGTGGTTTGGATGCCGCCGGGTTTTGATCCGGAAGAGATCAACAAGGTCCTGGCCGACCCTGCTTACCTACTGGAGCTGATGGAGAGAGCCCAGCGGGTGAGGCGGCTGGGCGACGGCGGATCGAAAAAGCTACCAGATATCACCCCAAAGGGTGACAAACCTTGACGGTCGCCCCGTAGCGACGGGTATGATATGGGTAGGTTCAGCATGAGCATCTCGAACCGCCCTCCTCAAATTAAAGTCCGGATGGTGGGTGAGGAATCCTGGGCACAGCGGATTGCCAGCTTTCTGGAGGAGCGGGTCGGCGCTATTGTCAAGCGAGATACTGTGCCTCCAACGAACGGTTATCCTGACAATCCTCATGTGCTCATCGTGAATCTATTAGCCGATCCCAGTTTTGAGTTCCTTCGGAGTCTGCGTAAAAAGTGGTCGGAACGCGACCTCCCTGTTATTGTGATGGCTGACGATGATGATTGTGAGGTCGATGCCATGCGCGCTGGTGCGAGTGCCTTTATAGACGAGTCGATGCACCACGATGGACGGTTGCTGGAGAAGCTCGTTTTCGGCCTTGCGTACGAAGGATGATGCTAACTGGGAACGTACATGCTGCAAATATCAGCTTGGATGCTCACGGCAATCGGGGGGATTATCGCCATTTTAATGGCCACGATCGGTTACCTGATTCGAGTCGTGATCGCTACGAGCCAAAAAAAGAATGAGGAACAAGACGGCCGCATCGGAGAGTTGGCCAAGAAAATTTCTGAGATTGATCGGAAGATTGTTGAGTCCGAACGTGATTCCATGAAGCAATTTGTGGACCGTGAAACCTGGACACGGGATTACGTCACGCTCACCAACCGGATCGACGCGATGTTCAAAAAGCTCGACCGGATAGAAAATGGAAAGAGGGGCTGACGTTTAGGCTTGCATCCGAAGTCGGCCCTCCCTTATAGCTGGAGATTCCTTCTGGCCGGGCGCTAGCGAACCAGCCCCACGGTGCCAAGGATATAGGTTGTGGTTGGCATCGCGGCAAGGGACGAGGGCGTCCGGCTGGAAGCCACGATTTATAGCCAGGGACCGTGGCCACTCTCCATTTACCCCATAGCGACGGCTATTGCAACGTATTGTCACTTCACGGCGGCCGAAAACGGCGCGTCCGGAGCGGTGGTAGGTACGTCGGCGCGCATCAACGGACAGCTCATAAAGAAGGAGGTAGATGTCTACCCCTGTGGGATGACACGGGATTTCACGAACGGAGGAGCGGTGGGGAATGGGGCTATCGGCGTGGTGTAGCGGGAGCCTGGCGAGTGGAGCTAGCCAAGCTGGATACGGTTGCCCAGAGGCGTGTCCAGGAGAAGCGGGTGGGAGAATTTATGCGGTGCGGCCAGGTGTTGTATGTGCGGAGCTGTGGGGAATGCGGTAAGGACAGGGAAGGCACGGGGACTTTTGAAGGTACGCGGACGTGTAAATGCCGGAGCTGCTCCGCGTGCGCGTGGGTGCGCGCCCGCAGGGTGAGCGAGTTAATGGGGGAAGCGTTTGAGCGGCTGGGGGGTGATAACAATTATCACTGGCAGAACGTGACGGTGACGATCCAGTACGACCCGGAAGACGAGAAAGACCTGGAGGCGACGGCGTTGCGGTCGCGTGTGCTGCTGGCCGGGCGTGTTTCACGTGAAACATGGGAGAAGGTGCTGAAGAAGCGCGGAGCGGCGATGCTGCGTTCGATAGAATGCTCCAAACGCGGCCACGTGCATCTGCATTTGATTTACTTCGGTCCGGCGATTCCCAAGGCAAAGCTGGAGCGCGCCGCTAAGGCAGTCGACTGCCGTGTGGGATTCTGCGATGTGCAGGCCCTGGATTGTGACCCGGCTCCGAAGGATCAGCGCGTGAAAAGTAAAGACCCTAGGGGCTCGAAGAAAGCGGTGGTGGCGGCGTCAAAGTACGCTTCAAAGGGACTGGAATCCGGCCGGGGCGGAAACGATGAGAGCTGGTTGGCCGGGGACCGGACGGCCAGGGTGGTGGATCCGATTCTGGCGGCCAGGTGGGAGATTGCCTCCTACAAGCTGAAGTTGGTGCAGAAATACGGCGCGCTGCGCGGGATGAAACTGGAGGAGCACGGTAAGGAGGGTGAGTGTCGGCACGAAGATGACAGTCAGGTGAAATGCGTCCGTTGCGGAGCCGTAGGGGCCTGGAAAACGGTCGTTCGCCGGGCGGAGGAGTGGATACAGTGGTGCCACGAAAGGGGCGCTCCTGCCCTTCAGGGCTCCTCCTGGAGGCCAAGGATTCGAGGTGATCCCGGATAACTTGGGACGGCGGCGCGGTCGGTGGTAGTCTAAGACCACACGGAGGTTCGGCATGGGACTGAGCACGCAACTGAGAGAGGCCGTGAAGGAAGGCGCGAGCTATTTCACGGTGGTCATACCGTGGGCGGACCCCAAAAAACGAACGAAGTGGCACCCAACCGAGAAGACCGGACCCTTTTCCAGGCTTACGCGGGGTGTCTTTCCTTCTCCGGACAAAGCTCATACCTGGGCGAAGAAGCACCTGGGAGACAATCCCTACGAGGTGAAGAAAGTTGCGGGAGCGTATTGAGCAGTCCACTGGCGCGGAGGATCGATATGGGATTGAGCGGGCAGCTACAAACAGCGCTGGACGAGCGTAAGGGGCTGACCTTCGTACAATCTAGGGACGCCATTCTCGACAAGTTGGAGTCGGAGGGTTGGAAGCTGTCCAGCCGGACGCTGAAGATTCCGCACGCCACTTCGCTCGATGGCGATTTGCGGCTCTGGTTCAAGGCTCAGGCCGTGCATTATACGAAGAATGGCCGGGGGTATCGGCACAGCATGGGCGATGCCCACACCCTAGCCTATGACCTGGATATTCGGAAGATGACGCCGGAGCAGTTTATCCAAGTGCTCAAGCGGCGGTTCCCGAAGGTAGCAATCGGAGAGGCCCTGGATGAGACGGTAGGGACCGATGCGTCCAAGTTACCGACGGAGGCATACGCGATTTACCGGACGTTCACGGCCGACTATAGGACCCAGATCGAGTGGGCGCACGACAAAGAGGGCCACTGGTTCAAGCGGTTCCAGGAGCGGCACCCAAGGTACGGGTACAGATGGGGGAAGTGGAAACCAGCCCCGAGTCCACCGAGGTTGATCAGTACTCATCCGGCTACAACCAAGAAAGCGCGACTGCCGAAGTGGTAGGCGATGGCATTTTTCAAGCGCGTCCCGGAGTTGTCCAGATGGAAGACCAGTAAATGGGCTGGTGGACAGACGGAGTATAACGTCGTTACGGACAGGGGGGCCTACCAGATGGTGCCCTTCAGTCGGAGGACGCCGACGGGAGGCTTTGAGCTGGCGGGCTACACGTTGAAGTTCGCTCCGATGGGTAGGCTGAGTAGGAAGATTCTCGCGAAGGGCAGGAAAGAGCTGGGCGACGTAAAGACGGCAGAGGAAGGCGTGAAAAAGGCGGCTGAACACCATCGATCGTTGGGTGAATCCATGAGTGCGCAGCTTGCAGCGGCTCTCCAAGAAGGGAAGCAGCGGACTTATCGTGTTCAGATAAGCAAAGCCTATTTTCCGCACGGAACTCAACCAACGAAATACGCGATGAGTGACGTCTGGGATGAAGTGAAGGTCAAAGCCGGTTCTCCTTCCGAAGCGGCGCGTGTGGCATGGAAATCGAAAGGGGATGAGTGGCTCCAAAAGATGGGTCCGCCAAAGACAAGGGTGCGAAAAGTGAGTTTGAATGTCAGCCAGCCGGGTATAGGCCCGACGGGGTTCGCTGGGCGTTTGCCGCCAATTTTGGTGCATACTTCGACCGCTGGCGTTACGGAGGCGGCCCTCCAGGAGGGCAAGCTAAAGATGAGCGGCGAGAAGGTGGACGCCAAGGCCACCGGGTCGCTGCGGAAGGTGAAGCTGAAGGCGAAAAACCAAGGGGACCTCAGCAGCGCGGTCATCTCCGCCGGGTACTACGCTAAGAAGTGGGGGCAGACCATGTACGTTTATGCCGGTGATTCTTTCGGCCACGCGATATGGCGTGTGACCGCTAAACAGTCGGATGCGTTGAATCCAATCAACAACTCGGGGAGGCGGCTGTTATCGGTTTCTCCGGACCTTACCGTGAAACGATATGACGTAGGGGATTGAACATGGGACTGAGTAAACAGCTTCAGGAGGCCACCGAAGTAATGGAGGGCGGCGACTTTGCCGGTATCCATTTTGACAGCAAGCAGCAGGTCATCGACAAGGTGAAAAAGACCTTCCCGGACAAGGAGAAGTTCGCGGCGCTGATCCGGGAGGTGCAGGCGCTGGAAGGGAAGATGAAGAAGCACGAGAAGGTCGTGAACAATCTGATGCGGAAGTATCCCAGGGACACGGCTTTTCTGCGGGAGCACACTCGGGCGGTCGAGGAGTTGGTGATCAGCTTGCTGGGCGTGACAGTGAATTGGAATCGGGCGACGGGCGCATTAAAACGAGCGGCAGAGGAATAGAATCCGGGTGTCGACCGTTGACAGTTTCTGAGGGATGGCTATCGTAGAGATTATGAAGACGCCTCCACTTGATAGCACGACGGGTAATGGTCGAGTAAGGTTGGCGGCCTTTTTGGGATACGTGGTAAACGAAGGGGGAGAAGTAGTTTCTCCGAGGAACCACAAGAGGCTGAAGCTCCAGGAGGGTACCAATGGGTACCTCCATTTTAGTGTGGGGACGAATGGGGACGGCAACCGGGGCGTGGTGATGGTCCATCGGTTGGCGGCTTATTACTGGTTTGGGGAAATGGCTCTTGGTGAGGGGATAGAAGTAAGGCACCTGGACGGGGATAAGCGTAACAATTCAAGAGAGAACATTGTTCTCGGTTCCAAGTCGGACAACTCTTTCGATATTCCCAGAGAAGAGAGGGTGAGGCATTCTCTGCACGCGGTTTCTAAGCAGAGAAAATTGACTTTTGCCGAGGCGAAAAGTGTGCGTTCTCTGTATAGAGGGGGAGGGCATTCGTTTAGGAGTTTGGCCGATAAATTTTCGGTATGTCCTGCCACCATCGGTAAGATTGTTCGAGGGGACTCTTATAGGATTTCAGGAGATATTATGAAGAGTCTTCATTAACGGCGGCCCTAGCCAAGGCGGGCTTTGCCGGTTTTGTTTTTGGGGGGTGCTCCTGAGCGTTCTGTTTGCGTTCGGGGCGTTTTGTGTCTCCATAGGATTATGCGCGGGCAGCTCGGTTGGTCGAGCACCAAGGGTAATGACCTTGGAGGTTGTGGGTTCGACCCCCACCCTGCGCGCCGGGTTTTCCGAGCCGGTTTTGTCCCCCGCTCTCATTATTATCAGGGCGGAAAACAAACCGGCCTTTTTTGCGCCCCCTGTCGTCCAGTCCATCCTCTCCACGGAAGATGAGCAACGGGCAGGGGACGCGCCATACGCGGGTAGCTCAGAGAGAGCTTTGCTCCAGGAAGAGCACCGAGCTTGCTCGGAGGTCGGTGGTTCGAGTCCATCCCCGCGTGCCATGTGGGTGTCCAGGATACTGAGTAGGGACTGCCAGCCCGGAAGGGTCCTGGGCAACTTGGGGTTGATTCGCGGTAGATCCCGAGTGGATGGCTCCTCCCACATGACTTATCGGCCGGTAGCTCAACTGGTAGAGCAACTGACCCCGATTCGCGGTACGGGTCAGGAGTATGGGGTTCGAGTCCTCCCGGCTGACCAATTTAAGCCATGAGAAAGGCTTAATTTAGCCATCAAACCAAAGAGGTGTTGAAATGAAACAGTCCCATTGATGCAAAGCTCTATATCGTGGTCCGGGCTGACCTGAAGCCGGGTCTCCAGGCGGCCCAGGCGTGCCATGCCCTGCGGCTTTTTTCGGCCGAGCACCCCGAAGAGGACCGCGCCTGGTACGAAGGATCGAACAACCTGGTGCTCCTCCAGGTGCCGGACGAGAAGGCGCTGCTGGCGCTCCGGGACCAGGCGAACGGCTGCCCGGCGTCGCTTTTTCGTGAGCCGGATGTCGGTGATGAAGCCACTGCACTGGCACTCGGATCGTCGGCAAGAAGAATCGTCAGCAATCTGCCTCTTTTGTTGAGGGGGGCGCTTGACAATCTTTCCGGATAGGATCACCTTCAAAAGAGCGGGGCCTTCGGGCTCGGATTAGTTCGAGTCCCGAGGGGCACCTAAGAGACGGAGATGCCAAGCAGAAAAGACATACCCAAGCCGATGTATAGGCATAACGGGAGTGATATTTTTCGCTTCTGACCCGTCCATATCCAGGCGGGTCATAAAGAGCCCGCCACGAAATCTTGCGTTCCTGGTGGGCTAGAAGGAGGAAGGCAAGATGTTTTACTGGTACCCACCACAACCCGGTCGACCGTGCGTTCGGGGCACGGATCCGTTAACACGACCGGGTGTAGGGCAGGCTGGTAGCCCACGTGGCTTGGGACCACGTAGTCGTGGGTTCAAATCCCACCGCCCGGACCAAGGATTGCTGCGGGATAGGGGAGTCTGGTCGTCCCCGTTGGGCTCATAACCCGAAGATCGCGGGTTCAAATCCCGCTCCCGCTACCAAGGAGAAGACGATGACCTGGATAGATACAGAACCGGCTGACGATCTGATGCCTCGTTGTGCATCGGGGATGCAGTTGGACTGTCGATCCAATGAGACGGGTTCGAGTCCCGTACGGGGCGCTGGAGAAGGAAGATGAAGGGCGAAAGACATACGGGCTCCGGCCATATTATGCTGGTCGGAGCCAGCCGGACGAGGCACACGGTTGTGGGCCGTGTTTTTTGCGGGTTCGAGTCCCGTCGGCCAGCCCAAAAGGAGGTGTTGGAAGAAAGAGTTGATCTGAGAACTGTACCGCCAGTCTAGGAATGCCATTGGCTGAAAACCAATGACGGACACGCATAAGTCCGTGTAGGTCGTGCAGACCCCCTTTACCAAAACTGACGTTCAACCTGTCTCAGATCACCTGTTTGTTTCAGCTCGCAGCAAGGAGGTAAACCGAGGAACTATCGCGTTGTTATAGGAAGAGTATCAGTTTGATAGACTGAACGTTGCTGGTTCGAGTCCAGCCCCCGGCGCTAGGCGCAAGCCTTTTTTATCGCCGGGGTAACTCAAAAGCCAAAACCAACGAGAGCCCTTGCCTCGGTTTACTTGCTTGTTGCGGAACAGGAGATGGAAACGATGACAGGGTGCAGGACAGACAGGCGCTATACCGGGCCGCGAGAGGCGGCGGAAACCGGTATGCGTCGGTTCCTCGAATTGGTACGGGGGCCTGGCTGTAACCCAGGTGTCCTGACGGGCTATGGGGGTTCGATTCCCTCCCGGCGCACCAGGTGAGCATGGTTGACAAGGCACTAGACGCGCTAGCGAACGTATCGGGGCTGAAGAAAAAGGAAATCAATCAAATCTGGGAAGAGGTGAAGGCCAACCACAAGAAGCTCAGGGAGTGTGAAGGGCCGCACGAATTTGAAAAGGAAAACGACGGATTACATTTCAGGGCGCAGTATCGTTGTAAGAAGTGCGGAGGAACGGTCAGAGGTCACGAATACCAGTGGTACATGGAGGGACTGAGGCATGGCAAGGCGAGCGGATAGGCAGATAGGCGCACGGGTCGCGCCCGTTACGGTGACCACCCGTAGCTCAATCTGCGTAGAGCACTCGCCCTATAAGCGAGCGATGATCGGTTCGAGTCCGACCGGGTGGACCGGAGGAGGGACCGTGCAGGGAGAGCCTGCTGCTGGCCATGCGGGTACGGTCCAACGGTGAGATGCCAGGTTTCCACCCTGGAGAAATGGGTTCGATTCCCTTTGCCCGCACCGAGGAGATGATGGACAGGAAGAGGACATACGATGAGGGCTTTACGGGCTGCCGTAGCGATTCTGCTCCGGTAGCTCAGGCGTTGGTAGAGCACTCGGTTGAAGCCCGAGGTGTCGGCAGTTCGATCCTGCCCCGGAGCGCAAAATGAGGCGGTCAAAAAAGATTACCGCAGTGTTGATTGCTTTTCGTAAAGGATACAGGGTTTCAGAGGCAGGAGAGGTAACAGCAGCGTCAGGCAAGAAAAGGAGTCTTTACGACGACAGAAAAGGGTACTTGTCATTTAAGATAAAGGACAAAGGGGTAGAATATAATGTCGCCGTCCATCTGTTGGCGGCCTATCAGTGGTTCGGAGAAGATGCGTTTGCTGAAGGAGTGGAGGCGCGACACTTGGACGGAAACCCACTGAACAATAGCAAAGGGAACATCGCAATCGGGACGCATTCTCAGAACACGTTAGATAAGGACAAAAGAAAGAGGACCTTGGATGCTCGGAAGGCAGGGAGGGTTAGAAGCAAGGTTTCCGAAGATGAGGTGCGAAACCTGAGAAAAGATCGGGATCGGGGCATGTCGTATAAAGAGCTGATGGAGAAGTATGGGGTTCCAAAGACCACCGTATCTTACATTGTGAACAGGAGAACGTATGCGAGTGTTGCGTAAACAGGCTGTGCTCATTACCGGGCCGGTTGAGACCGGCGCGCAAGGGTGATGGGCTCGTAGCTCAGATAGGTAGAGCACGCCCCCGATAAGGGCGTGGTCGTCGGTTCAAATCCGACCGGGCCTACCAGGAAGAAGAAGATGGAACGGATCGAGCACAGATACAGGCGAAGATTCCAGGACAGCATCTGGGAGCGACGCCTAATGGATGGGTACCGGCCTCCTAAGCTGGTCTGTGCGGGTTCGACTCCCGCCGCTCCCGCCCGAGGGAGTGTAGCTCAACGGATGAGAGCACCGGGCTTCTACCCCGGTGATGAGGGTTCGAGTCCTTCCACTCCTGCCACTGGAATGAATACCACCGGGTCGGCCAACGGTCGGCCCCAGCGGTGTTCTTCCAGGGTAGCCTAACTGGTAAGGCGCTCGGCTGTTAACCGAGACTATGCGGGTTCGACGCCTGCCCCTGGAGCTATGAATAGGAGACTGAAACGATCGCCGCGTCCCATCGAGGGCGTGGCACCCGATGGCAGGGTACCGGGCTTTTAACCCGGAATCCGTGGGTTCGATTCCCACCGCGCCCACCAGGAGTTTCACGATGATTTCGGTAAATCGACAGACCAGGCTCAAGCGCACGCGCACGCGGAGGTGCGCGCACGCGAGGGTCTGTCGCTCAGTGGCCGAGCATCCGGCTCTTAACCGGACTACAGGGGTTCGATTCCCTTCAGACCCACCGAGGAAAGCGATGAGAGGCAGAGCAACAGAGAGCAGTACGCGCCCGAGCAGGAACCTTGGGAAGGTAAACCTGTCGGGGACAGGCGCGGCCTGCTAAGCCGTTGGGGCCTCCGGGTCTGAGGGTCGGGACCTCTGCCTTCCGCCAGAAAAAATCAAGACAGGATTTGACAAACGGAAAACATAGGCTAATAATGGAGATACTCGGAAGGAGGGTATGAATGAAAGGAGCTTGTTCGTAGCGACGGACCTGAGAACTAGGTTGCTAGTTTCGGAAGAGATAGTGCAACGGTAGCACGTCTGTTTTACCAACAGAAGGTACAGGTCCGATTCCTGTTTTCTTTCAAAAAACCTGACAACCCCCCTGTCTCAGGCCGGTCGCTACGAACAGGCGAAAGATTAGACCTCGGGAACTGCGCTGTCGTTTTAGGATTTTGGTTAACCCCTTTACTCCGCGACAGTCACCGTGACCGGGGCTTAATTTATCCGGGGAACTGTCGCGTCATTTTCGGATATGGAATCCCGAGATTGCAGGTTCGAGTCCTGCCGCCCCCACCAAGCGGGGGCGTGGCCTAACTGGTAAAGGCGCGAGACAAATGACGAGCAACTTACCCCCGGTATTTTTCTGGAGGTACAACCATGCCGGACATCGTTACCAGGGACAGCGATGAAATCAGGTGGAAGCCTCCGCAGCGTGTGACTGCGAAGAAGGCGGGGGAGATCGTGTGCCATTTCCTGGACACGGCCTCGACCTCGTTTGGCCGGGCTACCCACTACAACACGCGCCAGGAGCAGCAGAAGGCGGAGCTGGCTGCGCACCAGGCCATGATGAAGCTCGACCGTGACCTGTACGCCTTGCTGTTGGTGCTGCCGGGCGTGATGGAGCGCGCCGTGCAGATCGGCACCAAGAATCTGCTCGGTACCCCGCGTAACAGCCAGACCGATGGCCTGCTCGACGCCAAGATGGAGCGCGAGGTGCTCTACCACTACATGCGCGAGATGCCTCCGCAGATGGTGTTCAAGCTCTTCCAGGGATTCCGCGTGGGCACCCAGGAGACGCCGAAGGCCAACAACGCCCGGACCCGGAAGCTGATGCTGCGGACCATCCTCAGCTCCAGGAAGTTGGACTGGTGGGCCGTGAAGTACCGCAGCAAGATGAGCGAGGCCCTGACCCACGCCTGGGGCCAGAAGCGCACCACGGTGATCCGGACGATCCTGAGCCGGAGCGCCCGGACCTGGACGGACAAGGAGAAGAAGATTCTCCGCGACAGCATCGACAAGTACCACCAGGGCAAGCCGTCCGACGTGTACGAGTACGTGTGCTTCGTGCTCGGTGGCACGCGGACCTGGAAGACCCCCCTGCTCAAGGCTCGGGAGGCGGCCAAGAAGGACCTGGCGGAAGGCAGTCGACTGCCGCCGGAGGTTCTGGAGGGCCTGCGGAGCACCTACCACCAGGAGGTCTCCAAGGATGAGGTGCTGAAGCACGCTGCGAAGGAAGGCACTCTCAGCAAGAAGCAGAAGATGACGGTGCAGCGTCAGGCGAAGAAGGCTGGGGTCAAGGTCGAGATGGATCCGAAGGACTACGATGCGGTCCGGCTTTACCTGTACGCCTTCGAGATGGGCATGACTGGAGAGATCGAGGAGGCTCTTCTGGCCAAGGCTCGGAAGGCGGCCAAGGCGTTCCCGGTGAGCTACGAGAACGTTGGCATCCTGGTGGATGCCTCGAAGTCGATGGCCGGGGACAAGACCCAGCCGCTGCGGCCGATGGCGGCCGTGCTGGCCATGCGCGATATGCTGAGGCGGACAGCCACGAAGCGCGCCTTTGAGGTTACCCGTGGAGGTAATCTGGGGGCCGAGTCTCCCCGGCCGTCCGGAGATACCGAGCTGGCCTCGGGACTCCTGGAGCTGCTGGCCGATGGGCCGGATGTTATCTTTGTGCTCAGCGATGGGTATGAGAACCGACCGGCCGGACGGTTTGCAGAGGTGCTCGGCCAGGCACGCGAGATCGGCATCGAAACGCCGGTCTACCACATCAACCCGGTTTTCGCGGCTGAGGTTGGAAGTGTCCGGGAGCTGGCTCCCAAGCTGGCTTCCACCATGCCGGTGAAGGATCCGGCGTCCATCGGGCTGACGTTCATCCGGGGGATGCTGGAGGCGGATCCGGTGCGCGGTATCAACGTCCTGATCGGCAGGGCGCTCCCGGTGCTCGGGAGAGGAGGTGTGTAATGCCTACACTGACCGTAGAACAGATCCTTAAAGGAACCAGGACCGGTGCTCGCCAGAGCGTCGGACAGATGGAGGTGATTCCGCTGCTGAGCGACGAAGACGACGATCGGTTCGCTCCGCCGGATTTCCACGCCTCGACCCACGAGTACGGTTCCGTGCACCTTCGGAACACGGCCGACCGGCCTTCTATTGTGTCGCCCGGCGCGGGCTGGTGCGTGAAGGACGCGGCTCAGGACCACGCGGTGTGCGGGGGCGCGCTCATGGCTCCCAAGAGCGAGCGGGACATGGACCGGGCGTGCTGCATCCAGGAGACCCAGAGCGGGCTTATCCGTGATCAGCAGGGCAGCATGATCATCCTTCCGGCGGCGCTGCGTGCTCAGGCGCTGGCGACTCGGCTGGAGGATAAGTACGATCGGCTGTGGACCTTCATCCGCGCTTTCAAGCGGTCCGTGGGCCTGTCCGGCAGCGGCAACATCGCGGACTTCTTGCGGCACTTCAAGAAGCAGCTCGATGAGTTCGTGGCCGAGTTCGAGCTGGTGCCCCGGCAGGTGGGCAGCATCATCCTGGTAGGCGGCAAGGTGGTGGGCGTCGAGCGCGCTCCCTCCGTGGCCTTCTGGGAGCGTCTGTGGGTGCCTCTGATTCGGGTGTGCTACGGCTCCCTGTCGCTCCAGGTGGCCAAGGGCAACCCGCTGCCTCCGGCTACTAGGTCGGCCCTTACCGTGGGAGAACGGTCCCTGGAGGGGCTCCAGGCGGCTCTGAAGGAGGCAACCGAGAAGGACCAGGAGACGACCAGCACCGTGGTTGGCGAAACCCAGGCACTCCAGCTTGAGGCGGCTGCCCGGCCGGACGAAAAGATGGGCGGCTTCTCCCTGCGGACGGTGGCCAGCAGGTTGCTGTCGGGCCAGTTCGTTGGTGAGGGGGACGAAGTGCTGTATGCGTCCCTCTGCCTGTCCGGAAAATAAGCACAAGCTGTGCTGCGCGCTCTGCTCCAGGGAGACGGACCATCTGGTGTTCCATCACCTAGAGCCGGGCAAGCGGCGGCGGCGTACTAAGGAGGGGATCAAGGTCTGCCATCAGTGTGGCGACCAGATTCACCTCATGTTCACGAACCAGGAGCTGCGCACCCAGTACAACACTCTGAAGAAGCTCTTGGCGAGCCCCAAGGTTTGGCGGTACATTGAGTGGGTGAAGGACCGGCCCGTGGAGGCCCGGTACACCCTGAAACGGAAGAAACGGAGGCTGTGATGGCTGAAATCCCTTACACGCGGCGGGAGGCCGCTGGAGGTGACCGTGGGCCATCACAAGAGAAGGCGTCCGAAAAGCAGGCGGGCCGGTTGTCTGATGTGCAAACCGTGGAAGAAGAACGGAGCCAAAGGAGGCTTAAAGTCTCAGACCTGGCAAGAGCGCAAGGCGCGGATATCTGAAAAAGAGCAGCTCCAAGAGTAGGTTGACTTTTTCCCCTCTACGCTTAAGATCCTCTGAGGGGGTGCCGCCGGGAATCGAAGTACGGAAGAACCATGTTTTACTGCGTCCACAGCCTATCCCTGTCATCGTTGCTTTTAATCGAGCTGCGGGCGCACCCGTCTGTCCAGTAATCCAGCCCAGCGCCCGCAGCAGCTCATAGAGGGCTGGCGCACGCGGGTGTGGCGGAATCAGCAGACGCGCTGGACTAAGGATCCAGTGGCCTTCGGGCCGTGGGGGTGCAAGTCCCTTCACCCGTACTATGCAGGTGTGGTGGAATCTTGGTAGACACGCCGGATTCAGGATCCGGTGGGGCGAGAGCCCCGTGCTGGTTCGAGTCCAGTCACCTGTACCACGGAAGGCAAACCGGACAGGCGCGCCGGACCCGCCTTGAAAGCGGTGTGCACCGAGAGGTGTGGGGCTCAGGACCTCTGCTTTCCGCCAAGGAGGATGAATTGGTCGTGGGATCAAGCCTGTCTCGAAAGCAGTGCGGACCGAAAGGTCTGGGGATCGAGCCCTCCGTCCTCCGCCACGCGAGTGTGTCGGAATCAGCAGACGAGCCTGGCTCAAACCCAGGTGCCCTTTATGGGCGTGGAGGTGCAAATCCTCTCACTCGCACCAAGGAAGGGCAATCCAACGGTTGGCGATGGAGCCCGGTTGGAATCCGGGTGAGGCATTGCGTCCCTTGCAGGTTCGATCCCTGTCCCTTCCGCTACGCGGGTATGATGGAATCTTGGTAGTCATGGCGGACTTAAAATCCGCTGGTCCTTGTGGCCGTGCAGGTTCGAGTCCTGCTACCCGCACCGGCTTGACAACGGCAGTAGATCCCTTAAGGTGAGGATATGCGTATGCGCTACACGACCCTGGTCGCCGCGACAGCAACCGCTGGTTGCGCGGCCGTCGTGTGTGCGGAGGCGACTGCCGCGATCGGTATGGAGCCTCTGGCCGTGCTCGCTTGGCGATAAGGCAGGCCCGCCAAGTAAGAGATAGGTCAGAGGCTGAGGTAGCCGGTCGGATTCCAAATCCGACTGTAGTGGGTTCGATTCCCACCTGGCCTGCCGAGGAGACTCTCATGTACGAACGCAAACCAGACCCACTCTGTAGAAGCTCGGGCGGACTTGTGAGCCGGTCCATCCGGGATGGAGGCGGGTTGCAACCCCGTCGAGGTTTGGGTTCGACTCCCACCCGGCTCTCCGATGCGAGTGTGATGCAACCGGCAGCATGTCGCCCCGCCACGGCGGAAATCCGGGTTCGATTCCCGGCGCTCGCACTATGCGGGGATAGCTCAACTGGGAGAGCGCCTGTCTTACAAGCAGGAGGCCAGTGGTTCAACTCCACTTCCCCGTACCATCGGACTCACGCTTTTCAGCGGGGTTTGGTTTCGGCGGGTGGCCCCGCCGTCGCGGTGAAAAACGGGGCATTTTTTTTGAGGGATAATCGGAGGTCGGAGACATAGAAGAGGACAACGCCGGTAAAACGGCACATGGGCTTGTAGCTCAGCCAGGGAGAGCGTCTGCCTTGCAAGCAGAGGGTCGTGGGTTCAAATCCCACCGGGTCCACTGAGGATAATCGGACATAAAAAATCGTCTTATGTCCGGAGAGGAACGGAGATGAAAGTGTTTGGGTCCGTAGCTCAACTCGGGAGAGCGTCTGGCTGGCAGCCAGAAGGTTGCAGGTTCGAGTCCTGTCGGTTCCACCACTGCACCACGACAGGGACCAGCAGGCGGGTAACGCCCGCTTCCCTGTCCCCGTGGTGCTAACGGCAGCACACCTGTTTCGTACTCAGGAGGCGTGGGTTCGACTCCCACCGGGGGCTCCGCGCTGGTGAAGCTCGCGTTGGCAGAGCATCCGCCTTGTAAGCGGAAGGACGCAGGTTCGATTCCTGTCACCAGCTCCGGGCAGTCGACTGCCTTTGTCGGTATGGCTCAAGCTGGTAGAGCGCCTGCATGGTAAGCAGGAGGCCGTGGGTTCGATTCCCACTACCGACTCCGGGTTGACAATTCCTGCGGTCGGCCGCAAGGTAAAAGCATCATGTTCCGACGGCAACGACAGCGCGAGGTAGAGCGAGAACGAGAGCGGCAGCGCCGCTAACTCGAAACGCTCCCTTGCACCTGTCTGCTAATGGTAGGCGACCGGTCTTTCACGCCGGGGATGTAGGGTTCGATTCCCACCAGGTGCACCAAGTCCCATTCGGCTAGCTGGCCCAGGCCGTCGGACCCTCAATCCGGAGACCCCGGTTCAAATCCGGGATGGGACGCCATTCGGGTGTGGCCCAGTGGTAGGGCAACGGTCTCTGACGCCGTCAACGCTGGTTCGATTCCAGCCACCCGATCCAGGCCCGCGAAGCTCAATTGGACGAGCGCCGGTCTACGGAACCGGTCACTGGAGGTTCGAGTCCTCTCGCGGGTGCCAGGCTCCCATAGCTCAAGTGGATTAGAGCACCGGCCTCCGGAGCCGGGAATCGGGGTTCGAGTCCCTGTGGGAGTGCTACACGGGCGTAGCCCAATTGGTAGAGGCGCTCGGCTTTGACCCGAGTTGGTGTTGGTTCGACCCCAGCCGCCCGTGCCGAATGTTTCACGTGAAACGTGGGCGGGTGATACTCTGGGGCCATGCTCATCGCGGAATATCTTACCGGGTCGTTTGAAGCTGGAGAGTATGGATGAGAATTTCCGAGCAGCTTGACTGGGCGCTCTTTCTCATCGAGCGCAGCTACGGTCCCGCCGACGTGCCTGGCGTCTTCTGGCTGGTGACCGACATCGACGATATCAACGAGGACCAGGTGAAGCAGTTGGCATCCGGAGTCTTGAAAGGGGTGAAGGGCATCTCCGGCGACAGGCGAATTGTGAGGCAATTTCTGGGCGTGGCGCGTAACGCGATGCTGGTGATGCCCGGCAAGGACGTGGCGAAGCTGAACAAGTTGACCAGGGTACTTTACGAAAAGCCGGAGTACCTGGTGTCCAAGAACCTCATTTGCCTCTACCGGATATGGCAGAAAGATCCCGAGAGCGGGCTTGGCCGTGACGGCGTGATGATGAATTTCATGGATTACTTTCGGATGTTTCTCCAGAAGGAGCCGATGGGCTCGCCGTTGGCCAAGATCGGGCACGCGATAGACTATGGGTACTTGAGCCGGTCGAAATACGGGGAGTTATTTCGGGGCCAAAACCCTCGGATAAATTCCATCAGGGATTTGGCCAAATGGATTCGGAACGCTTCTATCGAGATAGCGAAGAAGAGGGATATCGGAGAATTTTACCTTGACCTTCTCCAGAAGATTCCGATCAAGGATTTTTATCGTATCGCCCATAGGACCCTGAAGAGGATCGGGGACATCTACAAGGACGAGGGGGAGTGGATAATGAAGGGGGATACCTTCAGGGTGCCCCCCAAAACGAGGCTGCTTGTGCTGAAAGATGAGAGGGTGACGCCCGAGGTCATTAAGAAGCATCGGGAAGGAACCCTGCCGACAAAGGAGCTGGAGCTGGCGGCTCAGGGTTATCGTTTTCCCAAATCATTTCTCACGGTGATCGACCTAATTGACAAGTACGGTCTCGACAAGAAGTACAAGCTGAGATTTGTGCCGGAGAGGAAGTTCGACGCTCACCGGGCGAAGCTGCTGGCGCAGAAATAAAAGCCCCCCGGCCGCCTGGCGGAGTCTTTTTGAGTTACCGACTTGGAAGGAGGGTGACTCGACGCCGCAGCGCGACCGAGGGGGATTCAAGGGCTTAGGATACCATATCCTGCTCGCCCTCGAAATTTGATTTTTGAAGTATCAGGCCCGCTTCCTCGATGAACCGACTGGGTTCTACGAACAGCACCTTGGCTCCGAAGGCCACGTTACGGACGCAGCTCACGGCCAGCCGATCGCGGGCGCGGGTGACGCCCACGTAGAACAGGCGGCGTTCTTCCTCGATGTCCTCGCACCGGCCGTGCGGTAGGATGTTCTCGGAGGCCCCGGCCAGGAACACGCAGGGCCATTCCAAGCCCTTGGCGCGGTGCAGGGAGCAGAGAACGACCTTGTTGGGGTTGTCCCCTTCCTCGCGCCGCTGCTTCTTAGAGGCGGCCAGCGTGTCATCCACGTAGTCCAGCAGGTCGGCGACCGACGTGAACCGGCCAGCGGCCCGGACCATCTCCCTGACGTTCGAGACGCGGCTGTTCTCGGTGCTCTCCTCACCTTCATCCTTCTGGAGCCATTCGGTGTACTGGGTTTGCCGGATGATGTCCTCCAGGACCCTGGCGGGCATCCCGGCGGCCTTGGTATCGGTCTCTGGCTCCGCATTCTTGGCACGATCGATCCGGAACTTCAGGTCCTCGATCATGGTGGCCCAGTCCTCCGCGCTATACACCTGGCGGCGCTGGATTCCTGCCTGGCGGCAGACATCGCGCACGACTTGGCTCCAGGAGGTCCCCTCCTTGCCCTTGTGAACTTTCGTCTCTTTGGCAGCGTCGCGGATACGGTCCAGGAAGGCACGGCCCAGGAACCGGAAGGGTGAGTTGATGGCGCGGCCGATATCGTCCAGGTCGCCCCGGCCTTCGGCCAGCCGCAGATAGGCAAGCAGGTCTCGGACCTCCTTGCGTTCGTAGAAGCTCGCCCCGCCGATGATCCGGTAAGGGATGCGGGCGCTGATGAGGGCTTCTTCGGGTGCACGCGACTGGGCATTGGTCCGGTACAGGACGGCGAAGTCGCGGGCCTGCTTGCCATCGGCCAGCAGTTCCCTGATCTGGTCCGCGATGCAGGCCCCTTCCTCGTCCAGGTCGCTATATTCTGTGGCGCTGATTTCGCCTCCCGCGCCGCGTTCGCCGACCATTTCCATGTCGAGCTTGGTTTCGGGGGCCATCGCTTCCAGTGCCAGGTTGGCGGCGGCTATGATTTCGGTACCGCTTCGGTAGTTCCGATTCATGGTGATGAGATGGGCTTCCCACGTCTTCTCGAAGCCCAGCAGCTTTTCCGGCTTCGCGCCGCGCCAGGTGTAGATGGTCTGCGCCGGGTCGCCCACTAGCATGTAGTTTCGGTGGTCTTGAGCCAGCAGCTCGCCCATCAGGAGCTGGCACAGATTCTGGTCCTGGGCCTCATCTTGGAGCACGTAGTCGTACTTGCTGGCCCAGCGGTGACGTAGATCGTTGTCATCGCGCAGCAGCTCCACAGCCTCCATGAGCATGTCATCGAAGCCCAGAAGTTGGCGCTCGCGCCGGATTTCCTCTGCCCGTGAATACGCTTCCAGCATCATGCGCGGGTTGGTCGCGGCCTTGGGATTTTTCTGGTAGATGCCCTGGGCGATGGCGGCGGCGACATCGGATTCCGGCCGTGCCATATCGCACTTGCACAGCGACACGAAATGCTCCAGGACCGTCACGTCGGCGGCCTTCCAGTCCATTTCCTTGTAGCCCGTGGCGTCCTTCAGGCAGATGCGGTAGCGGTTACGGTCATCGACCTTCCATTCACGGTACGCGGGGACCTCCATGCGGAGAATCTCATAGGCCAGGGAATGGAATGTGCCGATCCGGGCGTCGCTCTTTCCAATGAGGGCGTCCAGGCGTTCCTGCATCTCGTCCGCGCCCTTCTTACTGAAGGTGACGGCTAGGACCCTGGACGGATGCACGCCGCGCACGGCGACTAGGTAGCCAACACGCCGTACCAGCGCGTGTGTCTTCCCGGCTCCGGCGACCGCGCCCACGAGCAGCGGCCCTTTGTCGTGCTTGACAACGGCCTCCTGCTCCGGATTCAGACCGTCCAGGAGCTTTGCTTCCACGTCCGCGACGGCGACGGTTTCCCCCTTTGCTTCACTCAAGATATTCCCGATACTCATGTATCTCCTCCTGCGGCTCTTGCCTGCGTTTTATCCGGCTCATGCCGGTGTTTTCGATGTCAATATAGCCTATGAGAAGCATCTGTCAATCAGCACCGATACGGCTCGCGCTGATTGAAAACTGGATATGAAACAAGAGGTTTCGGCTTCGGTTGCGTGGCCTTGAGCACCTGGCAGGCCGAGCAATTATCGTCGCCCGTGCAGGTGATTGCGCTGCCCTTTGTCACGGCTTCTTCAACCGCTTCCTCGCTCTCGTCCGCGTACAGGTCCTCGCGTCGGATCAGCGCTTCATCTGCTTGGCGGAAGTCGTAATCGAACTCCGTGTTCGAGTGGAAGTTGACGCAGAAGTAATCGGTTTGATGGTCGCTGTCATCGAAGTTGTAGGCCGCGATGAGGGCTGCGACGGTTTTCAGCGCGTGCGTGGCCGTGGCTGTATAGCGCGGTGGGGCATCGCCGAAATATCCGTTTGGATTTTCATCGTGCCACTTTACCCAGGCCGGGTTGATGACGCGCTCGCCGCCCAGATGTTTGATGTAGGCGTCGACCGACCGGCCGCCCGAGTAGCGGCTGATGCGAACCGATACTTTGGTACCTTTCGGGAGCCGCTTTTTCCGGATGGCCTCCTTGATGTCGGCGCGGACCAGCTTGGCGATTTCCTTCACATCGAGGTCGCGCTGGTACTTGGTTCCTGTGAAATTCATACTTCCCTCCTTCCGTTGTTCACTGCTGCAAGCCGAGCGGCGCGCTTTTGCCGCACGCGCTCACGAATCTCTGCGAGTGTGGGTTGAGCCAGCGTCCATTCTGTCTGAAGGTGACCGAGAGCATCCAGTTCATCTGGCTCCATCCAATCGGTTTTTGCTGGACGCAGGCCCCTGATAGACGGATCGGCTGCGTCCATTCTGGCGCGTCCAATAGCGCAGATTCGGTCGATGTCTTTTTCGATGTCGGCAACGGTTCTCATCGAGTTGTTCTATTGGCTGATCTGGTTACCTTACATTCCGGGAAATCGATGCAACCGTAAAATTTTTGGCTATCCTTTTTGTTCTTCCGCAGAGCCATCGGTCGATTGCAGGCCGGGCACGAGGGCACGTGCAGTGCGGCGCGGTACGCTTCACGGATGGCGGACTTCAAGCGCTCTAGGAAGGCCGCAACGCGCTCTTCAGGCTCGCCTTTCGGAGCGGTACGGTAGAGGCGGCGTTTCTCGATAACGAGCTTGAAGCGGCCTTTATGCTCCGCGCCGACCGTGATCCGGATGGCGTCTCGGCCGAGATCGCGGACCTTGGTGCGACCGACGCCCAGCGACGTGTAGACACGCACGCAGGCTTGCCGGTTGGGCGGTGTGAAGTTGAAGTGAACCTCCTGGCCGGTGAGCCCTTCACTTGCGACGCCTCCCTTGTTCTTGATGGCCGCGCCGATGGCGCGCAGCTCCGCCAGCAGCTTGGTGGCTGGAACGTCGATGTAGCGGTCGCCTTCAGGCATTGTAGAATCCGATTCTTCTCAGATATGCTCGCCAGCCGTGGGCCTTGGCGCGCCAGACGCAGCAACCCAGGTCGTGCCAGTAGAAATCGTTGGGGCCGTGGAACTCCACGTGGTTTTTGAAAAACATCTTGGTCTTGGACCGGTTGCCCCAGGCGGCTTTGATCTGTTCGGCCGGGACAGCCTTCCGGACATCCTTCATCACGTCTTTGAGGAGTGTTCTGCAAGACTTGTGATTGTTCATGCGGGTCTTTCCCATTTGAAGTGGTTGATTTCGCTGATGCGGAACCTGATCTCCAGTGGGTGAAGAAGCCGACCAGCGAAGTGTAGATGCTCGTGGAATGTCGTGTGCCGCCAGGCTGTGACCTCTTTGGTCTTGCGGTGAATTTTGTTGACGAACCAGAGGTGCCCTTCACGGTCTGTGAAGCGGTCGCTCTTCCGAACGTCCTTAAAACGTTTGAGCGGCATTATCCCTCCTTCCACTATTCAATCTAATACCATCCGGAAAGATTGTCAAGAAGGAGAAGGGAAGAATCACCATCTACCGATTTCCAGAAAACCGGTAGAAAATCGTTATATGTCCGCTAAGCCTTTGTAATTATGAGGCTTTGGCGACCATCATCTGAACGCCCTGGGGGTCACCGATGGCGATCAAGAAGCACCTTTCGTGCATGTGTCCCCAGATGGATTTGTCGGGCGGCGGAGCTTTCCAGACCGGGCTCTTGTTCGGGACCGCCACGAGCTGTCCTATACGAATCCGGACTACGCGCCTCTCGCCCTCTATCAGGTCGCCGCCGCACCCACGGCAGACGGGATTGTGATTGGTTGATGCCATATCTATTACATTTTGACGGGAGAGTTCGGTTTGTCAATCCCTACGGGGGTTTACATGACGACATCTCCAAGGAGCCTGAAGGTTCCCCCCGCGATGGTTTTGACGTTGGCGCGCTGTGCCTCAAAACCGGCGACCGGATTTGAAGTCCATTTCTGATAATCCACCTCGATGTCCAGGTAGCCGATGAGCCGGTTGACTACCACTAGGTGGTCTTGGGCCTTGAAAAGATCTCCTGCCTGAATACCGATGTCGGACCACACAAATCCGTTGGCGCGGACTATCGCGCTGTTGGCCAGGAGTCGGACGCTGACGCCGGGAGGCTGCGCCAGCAGCTCGACGGGCTTGGTTAGCTCCAGGTCCCAGACCACAGGTGAGAACGATAGCCCGGCGGTGTCGGCCTTCTTGAGGTAGATGGTGGCATGGCTGCCATTGATCTTGATTTCTTTGGGATCGTAGCTCCGTTTGAGGATGAGTGCGGCTTCGTTGCCCAGAGTTACACCGTCGGTTTCAGTGTCACCGTAGCCCTGCTTGACGCCAAAGCGCAGCACGCAGCCGCCGATGGGATACTCCTCCGGCGGGTCTTCATCGTTCTGTACCTGCACATGGATATCGGCCGTATCGCCCCGGCGCAGCCGGATATCTTGCTCATGGGTGATGATGGTAGAGCTGAGTTCTGGGAACACGGCGATCACCTCCGGCTCGGATGGAACGGTGGCCAGGATGTTCGATGTCCTGTGAGCGTAATAGGTTCTGCGTGCCATCTATCTGGGAATGAACTGGTTTCCGTCACGGCCCAGGATTTGCAGCGTGACTCGGATTTTGCGGACGGCACCGGCGGCCATCATCAGCGTTCGCATCGCTTCGGCGTGCTTGCCGCGTGTGCCGATGAGGGTGCCCGCGTCCTTGTTGTCGCACCGGACCTCAAAGTGAACGAATCCTTCGCCGGAGGCGGGCAAGATGACGATCTCTTCCGGCTCGTCGACGATGCCTTTTGCCATCGTCTCCAGCATCTTCTGTAGCTCCTCGATGGGGCTGATTGGATCGTTTTCTGGGGACATCGCGGGTTCGGGCATACGGTTTCTCCTTCGCCTTCTGTGTCCCTGGCGTTTTTAGTGTACGTCATCGAAACCCAATTGTGGTAAAAGAGTGGTTCTGACCTTTTGGAGAAGGAGAAGGAGATGGTGGAGGAGTCGTTTGTTCAACAGGTGGCGTGGGTCCAGCATTTGCCTAACGAAGGCGGCGAGTGGGGCAAGGGCATCACCAACACCGTGCGCGAGACGGCGGCGATGATGGATGCCTTCGATGAAGAGATCCGGAGGATGGATGCTCAGAAGGCTGAGCTGGTCAGGAAAAAGAGCGACCAGAAAAAGCTGCTGAAGGCGACTGTGAGGCGGGCCGAGACTGAGTGCACCATGCTGTTCGCGGATGTCCAGATCGAGACGGCCAAGCAGAAGGCGGTGGAGCCCCAGCCCCAGGAGTAAGGCAGTCGACTGCCAGGTGAGCGGATGAGCATTGGCCTGGGCGGACTCTTGGAGGAACGATATCCGCTTCCCGAGTGGGCGCTGATCTTCGAGCTGTCCAAGGGTACCGGCTGGAGCGGCCAGGAGGGGCGCTGTGACGCGGCGGCGTTTAACTGTTACCCGAGCAAGGGCTACCACCGGCTGGCCTTCGAGATGAAGACCGGCCGGGGAGATTTTCTGAAGGAACTGGACTACCCCAAAAAGCGCGCCTGGCTGGAGGAGAACTTCCACCAGACGTTTTTCGTGGCTCCGCCGGGGGTTATCAAGCCGGAGGAGGTTCCGGACGGCTGGGGGTTGCTGGTGGCGACCAAAGCCGGGAACAACTTGCGGCGTGTGAAGGTCGCCCGGCACCGGGAGCTACCGCCGCTGCCCGAGTCGCTGGCGCTGGCCACCATCCGGTCGATGGCTCAGCGGATGCACTCGTTCACCATTCCGTTCAAATTTGAGGGTCGGATGGTAACGCGGGAAGACATTGATCGGTACGTGCACGAGACGCTCGATGCTCAGCGCGAGGTGCTTGATGATCAGGTCAAGGAAGCCCACCGGAACCAGCGGCGGTTACGGCGGGCTCAGGAGGAGCTGGCCGCGCCTTTCATGGTGTTGGCGGACGAGGTGGTCCCAGATTGGCGTGAGCGTAGAGACATTCATCGTGAGCCGATGAAGCACGTGACGGTCGAGGCTGTGCGGAAGTGGATGGAACGAGTAGCCCGGATTCAGGCCGAGAAGCTCTTGAAAGAGGCCCGCGACGCGCACACGGCACTGGAAAAGTTGATACAGTTGGCAGAGAGGAGCGATGTTGCAAATTCTACACGGTGATTGCCGGGACCTACTTGGCGGGGTGATTGTGGTACACGCAGAGCCCTATCATCATATCGAGTAGTACGGTGGCTTGTGCGTTTGGTGACGCCGCCAGGGGGGGGTTGTTCTGGATTCCTTTGGTGGTTCGGGAACAACGGGTATGGCAGCGCGCATGGAAGGCGTGAGCGCTGTGATTATTGATCGGGAGTGGCAGTGGGTAGATGTTTCTCGGAAGCGCATCGCTCAGGCGGCGATTGACATAGGCGAAGCAACCTTAAAGGAAGCCGAAGAGGTTGGAGGTACCGTACAACTCGGGCTTTTTCCTAGTGGGGACGCAGATGTAGAGGATGAGCGAAGTGGGGTAGATACTCTTTTTTCTGCTGGTTTTTACGAGTATTTGGAGCAGGCAAAACGCGCTAAGAGCTGACGGCTTCATGGAGCTGCTCCGCGACGGACTGGCTTTCCTGGACGATGGCGGGCAGCCGCTTCCAGCCGTTTCCCTTGGCGACGGCGTAGGTCGAGTTGCCGTCCAGGATGGAGTAGGTTTCGTCTGGATTTTTCTTGACTGACAGGGGCTCGCGCCGTCCGATCTTGCCGTCATAGGCCAGCCGCATGGCGCGTCGGGCTTTCGCAACGCCTTTCTCGCGGCGGCGGCTAGGCTTCAACTTCGAGAGCGGGATCATCACCGCCCCACGGGTCGATTTGAAATAGCGGCGCGGATTTTCCGGCAGGCGCTCCATGCCAGGAGAATAACACGGGAAAGTCACTGGCGTGCTGTTCCCTGTGATAGCCTGCCTTCATGTCCATCGCTGCGCAGCTTGCCGATGCCCTGTACGAGAGGTACGAGGGGCCGTTGGAAGCCCTGGAGGGCGTCAAGCTCATCATCGACACCAGGAATCCCAGGCCGACCGATCAGCACGAGCTGGGACACGCCGGGACGTTACGGGGCGGGTCGATTTTCGGTATCCACGTGGCCGACAGTATTAAGGCCATCAGGGAGATCGTAAAGAAGAAGCGGTCGCTGATGGCTGCGTACGGGCCGCGTGGCGCGCACGCGGAGCTGGGGCCGGGATTCTACATCAGCGCGGCCCCGCAGCTCTGGATGAGCCGAGCGCGAGGCAAGTGGGATTTTCTGGAGGCCCTGACCAAGCCGCAGCTCAACAAACTCCTGAGCGCTCTTGGAAAAGCCGTGGAGGAGAAGAAGAAAGTGGCCATTTCGACGGCCGAAGCCGGATATGCGCTCCGGGATATTCGGTACGTGCGTGAGGGAAAAACGGACAGGGGGATACTGAGATCGCTGGCGGACCAGCCGTACAATATCTGGTTCTGGCAGGAGGAGTTTCTTCGGCCGTTGGGCATCGAACCTGCTGCACCACCGAAGGAATTTGAGGTCAAGGTTCAGGGGAAATTTGCAAAGATCCAGGGTTTTGCGGTGATTCCTGGCAAGACTCTTCGTGCGCTCCGAAAGCGAGGTGTTGACGGGGCATTCTTTTCTGGTGGGTTCAGCAGCACGCCTCAGCTTGTAGTTTGGCATTCACGGGCCGTGAAGGGCATCAGGGAGGCGTAACAGAATATTATACCGGCCTGAAACGGCCGTGTTATGGTGGGCAGATGTCGATTGCGCAACAGCTACAAGAGGCTGCTGATGTTCGGGTTAGCGATGTGGATTTTGTTAGTGGCCAGGAGCCCGCTGATGACCTTGATCCGGAATTCGTTACCGATGTCGAGGCCACCTTCACAATTTCCGGCAGGACGCTCGCCCAATTAATGGGCAGACAGCAGCGTGTACTGGAAGCTGCGCTCAAGAAGATGAACAACAAGGAGGCCATCAGGCTGATCTCGCATGGTAGCAGCCGAGCGGTGCGTCCGATCCTGGCTGCTCTGAGGGGCAAGGTTAGCAGGCTGATAAACTCTCATGCGGCGCAGCACTTCGAGCGTGGCGCGCAGATCAAGCAAATGGAATTTTCGGAAGACACCAGCTATTGGACCGCGAAGGTGGACTCCAGAAAACAAAACATTCAGTACACGATCGAGCTGGGCGTACTATGTAAATGGAGCGACTAGGGAGGTGAGCTTGTGTCGATAGCACAGCAATTGCAGGAAGCGGCTGGCGGTGAGGAGCTGACCGAGGCTTCTATTGCCGGGAAGGCACCGGTCAAGCTGTGGCTGATTATACTGAGCGGCAAACTCACCCAGTACGATCAGCGTGTGAGTAAGGCGGAAGCTCGGCGCGGCCACGTGAACATTTACCGCCTGGGGCATTTGCTAAAGGCGAAACAGGATGTCGAGAAGGCCACGAAGAAAATCGAGAACAACGATGATCCGGCGTCGCTCAAAAAGCTGAAGGCAGCGTTGGACAAATATTTTATTCCGGGCGCATTGTCGCCCGTCGACTATGTGAAGAAAGGTATCGACCAGTACATCGCAAAGGGAACGCTTCCGAAGTACGGCGGCAAGGGCGGCACTGCGCTGAGGGGCCTTCGTTTTTAGGGCCACTCACAGGAGGGTTTCATGCACACCACGGGCATCCACCTCCTGCTCGAATACTGGGGCTGTGATGTTGGGGTGCTGGATGATCTGGTGGGCATCAAGGAGGCGATGACCGAGGCCGCCCGCGCTACCAGGGCGCGGATTGTGGGGTCGATTTTCGAGCCATTTGTGCCCCAGGGCGTCACCGGCGTGGTGGTAATCGAGGAGTCGCATCTGTCTATTCATACCTGGCCCGAGAAGGGCTATGCGGCCGTTGATTCCTACACCTGCGGGCAGTGTGATCCCCGACGTGCCCACGAGGTTCTGGTCAAGAGATTGCGGGCCAAGCGCCATGCCATGATGAGGATCCGGCGCGGGCTTACAGAAGCTCCTTATCTGGAGGTGTTGCCCCCGGATTGACTAAAACCCTTGGGACGAAAGAGTGGACCTGAGAGATTCGGGGACGTATTCTCGCAGGTAAACCAGTAACATGAGGTGAGGAATGTCTACCGTCACCACGTTGGCAATTTTCAAACAGCTTCTGACCAAATCGGTCAACGCTGACACTACCCTGGACGACACCACCAGGGCATCGATGCTGGCCCGGATCGATGACATGACCGAGGACGTTGCACTGCTGCTCGACTACTCCAACGTGGAGAGCGTGGCCGGGCAGGTTTCAGTGGACGAGCTGAATCGGTCCATCGAGGTGGCGACCGGCGCGACTGGCAATAACCGGGTCATCTGGAACGCTATGACTTTTTCGGTGCCGGTGGACATCAACGGAGGTCTGGGCGAACGTGGTTTTCTGCCGGGGCACGTTGGCTCCAGTGGCAATTCGCCGGTAGCGAACGCCGATATCAGCCTGGAGTACCGGTTCGGCAATACCGATCCCTGGAAGAAGTTTGACCGCAACTCATTCCTGGAGGACGTGACCGCCATCCAGTTTGCGGCGTCCATCGCGGACCAGGCTGGTGATGCGGCTCTGCCGACCCTCAATCTTATCGCGGAACAGAAGTAGTCGTGGGCGGCTTGGCAGACCAGCTTGCGGAGGCCATCACCGGAGGGGTGATGGGGCCGATTTTCGATGCGGCTTCTCCCTCGTCCAGGGTGCCGATTACCGAGGCTGCCGCCAGGTTGAACAGTGCCAAGACGCCGCTGGCCAAGGCCAGGGCGTTTGCTGAGGAACAATTCACCAAAGCGGGTAAAGATCTCAGTACCGAGCTGCCGGATTTCAACGACAACTACTCGATGCTGAAGAAGAAGTGTGCGGTGGCCCTGGACGTGCCTCGTATCCAGATGCCGGTCATTGAGCCCAAGGACATGAAGACCTTTGACGAGCGGTTGAAGGCAGGCCGTATCGATATTTTTCCGCCCTATGCTAAAGGCAAGCTCACCACGCCGACCAGGCTCTCTAAGGCTAAGGGAGAGGAATGGATCGAACTGGGCGTCAAAGATGGCCACCCGAAGGACGATGTGATCAAGGGTAAACGGACCTCGATGGCCGTGAAAAATCTCAAGCCGACCCAGAGCCAGATTTGGCTGGACACGTTGGTGAAAAACATTCTCAAGTTCGGCAAACCGGGACCGGGCTCGCCGATACTCAAGCAGACCATCATCGTTTCCAGTGACGGTTACATCCTGGATGGCCACCATCGTTTTGGCCAAGCGGTGCTCGCCGATCCCAACCTAAAGCTCAAGGTTCTGCACATTCCAATGCCGATCAATCTATTGTTGAAGATCGGTCGGTCGTACGGAACCGCTATCGGTAATCGTCCGAAGGCGTGAGGTGAATTATGGAAAATTTGGCGGAAAAAAAGGCCAGGCTGGGCACCGGTGAGCGGTTCGCCGCGCTGGTGAAGGAGTTGAAGGGCCGCAAAGGGGTTTTCGATCCCAAAGGGCTCGCGGCTTGGATCGGCCGGAAGAAGTATGGCAAAGAGAGGTTCCAGAAGTTGGCCGTTAGGGGGCGGAAACGTCGGGCTGAAGACGTGGATTTCATGCTCGATAACATCGTAGAGATCCTGCTTGAGCTGGAGAACATGGAGTGCTGCCCCTCACCTTTTCCTGAGATACGGGAAGAGAGGATCGAGGAGACCCTGGAGCATCTGGAGCAGCTCCTTCGGGAGTGGGAGACGTTGTTCGAGCAGAGAGTGGGTAGCGGTGAGCGATTTGCCAGGTTGAAGGGTGAACTGGCCAAGCGGAAGGAGATTCGGGATCCCGGTGCGGTGGCCGCCTGGATCGGTCGGAAGAAGTACGGCAAGGGCCGGTTCCAGAAGATGGCTGCTGCGGGTCGCGGACGGAAGGGCTGATGGGACTGGCAGCGCAGCTTCAGGAGGCGATGGCGGCTCCTCTTGGGGAGTCGCAGGAGATATTTAATCCGGCCAATTACGGGTTTCGGTGGACGAAGGACTGGTATGAGTTCGACAGCAAAGAAGCCCACAAGAAGGCCATGCAGGCGCGGGATGCCAGGGCGAAGGAGCTGAAGAAGGAGGGGAGGCGGTTCAAGAAATTCACGCTTCGGAATCAGCTCATAACGAGGGGCGGTATCGGCACGCCGCATCCTGAGATCACCGTTCTTGTTACCGGATACGGTCTCAACTACTGAGGTGGATGATGGGTATTGCGGCACAACTTCGGGAGGCAAAGGGTGCGTCGGGCGAGGAGTCGAATGAGGCCCCTGCTCCTTTTGAGGTCGTTGATCCGGTTCTGGAGAAGGCTCTCTTGGCGCTGACCGATGGTGAAGAGGCCAAGGCTCAACAGCTCGTGAACGAGGCTAAGAAGTTGCTCAAGACCAAGTTCAATTACGATGATAGTGGGGCCAGCCGGTATCTTCAGGCGTGGTTCAGGAAGCAGTGGGAGTGAACGCCAGGTAGTCGACTGCCTCATGCTGATTTCGGAGCAACTCGGGGAGGCGCTGACCGAGCGGAAGAAGAAGGACCTCTGGGCTGTCGGCAAGCAGGCCATCACCAGCGCGGGGACTTCCATCAACATCATCCCCTCGGTGCACAAGAGGGCGGCCTTCGAGCCGGGCACCGTCAACGCCGATATCGGCGGTGGGGCGTATGACCGGGCGACGAAATTCCTGGCCAGGGAGAAGGGGGTCATCAATATCGTTTGGGATCCCTTCACCAGGTCGCCGAAGCACAATCAGAAGGCGGCGGCGGCGATCAAGGGAGGCAAGGCGCAGACGGCCACCGTAGCGAACGTTCTCAACGTCATCCGAAACAAGGCAGATCGGGCCAAGACTATCCGGCGTGCAGCCGACGCGGTGGGGGAGGATGGCGTTGCCTATTTTCAGGTGTACGAGGGAGATCGCTCCGGGGTGGGGAAGGTAACGCCCAAGGGCTGGCAGGAGAACCGGAAGCTGGAAACGTATGTTTCTGAAATCAAAAGGTTTTTCAAGGTGGTGATTCGGAAACACGGGTATATCGAGGCGCGTCAAAAGGAGCCCAAGACGTAGGGTTTGTCTATTCATTCTTGTGCGGTAACAAGCGCGTGTGATAGAAGGGGGGATGCAGCGGTGCACGCGGCCCTGCCGATACTGTGGATATGCCTACAAGGGTCGAGGGATATACGCTGATCACGGGCTGGCCAAGCGCAACTTGGAGCTGCACGAGAGCGCGTGTCTCGACCAGCAGGAGCGTCGCGCCAAGAAACGAGAACGGGCGAGATGGCGTAGGATTAGGGCGGCCGTCAAGAGGGGCGAGCCGTTGCCGGGCCAGCTAGGATTCCCGTTCGACGGGATTCCAGTGGTGGTGGAATAGAGGGGGTTATGGTTAGCGAAAGAGCAAAAATCGCACTTAAAAAAATGCCGTTTGTAGTAATTCCGCCGGAGCTACTAACAGCGGAAGAAAAGAGGGATCTGGAGGTGATAGGGAGGAAGAATGCGGAGGTCCTTCGGCAATTCACTAAGGCGGTTCGGACAGGAGATGCTTCCTTTATATCGCCCCTTTCGTGGTGGAAGGACACTACCTTTGTTAGCAGTAGCTATGTGGAGTATCTCAGAGAATTATGTACCGGAAAGTTCAGTAGGAGTTGGAAGCGTGTTTTTGAGGGCGATGAGCGTGATGGCGTTGACGTTCATCCGGTCATTGAGAAGCATCCCGGTTTAGGGTGGGTATTTCATACGTTGGTTGTCGGTGAGAAGGTATATCGGAAGAAGATAGCGGGAAGATTTGGAAACTGAAGAAGGAGGCGAAGGTGAAAATAGGCGATTTCGAGGTGCATCCCGCAGCAGAGGTTTTTCCCTTGCTGGAGGGGCCGGAGTTCGATGCCTTGTGCAAGGACATCGAGGAACACGGAGTGCGTGAACCCATCGTCCTAATCCAGGTCGGCGAGGAGAAGCAGCTCCTGGATGGCCGGAATCGGATTCGGGGGGCTGATCGGGTAGGGGTTTCCGTGGAAACCGTGATGTACGAGGGGGACGATCCGCTCGGCTATGTCCTCTCCGCCAACCTGCATCGGCGGCACCTGGACGAGAGCCAGCGGGCGATGGTCGGGGCCAGGATCAAGGTGTATCTGGAGGCGGAGGCCAAAAAACGGCAGCTCGCCGGACTCAAGAAAGGGGACGAGGCTCCCGTTCCGGCAAATTTTCCGGAACGGGAAAAGGGCGATGCCCGCGACCAGGCGGGGGCTGCCGTGAGCGTCTCGGGCCGGTCGATCTCCAAGGCCGAGAAGGTCATCGCCGGTGGCTGCGATGAACTGCAAGCCGCAGTGAATCAGAAGAAGCTCTCCGTGGACGTGGCGGAGAAGATCGCGCAGCGCCCGGTGAAGGAGCAGAAGCAGATCTTGAAGAAGATCGAGCAGAACCCGAAGCAGAGCGCCAAGTCGGTGCTTCGGCAGCACGACAAGGACAAGATCATCGCCAAGATCAAGAAGGAGCCCCAGCCGCCTCCAGAAGGCCCGTTCCGGGTGATCGTGGCCGACCCCCCGTGGCCTTACGAAAAACGCCCGGATGACGGCACGCAGCGCGGCCAGACGCCCTATCCGTCCATGAGCATCGACGAGATATGCAAGTTGGCGGAGATGCTTGACGGCTTTGTCGGGGAGGACGGTGATTGCATCCTGTGGCTATGGGTGACCAACGCGCACCTGGCGGATGGAACGGCGGCGGGGGTGCTCGATGCCTGGGGCTTCAACGGCAAGACGGTTCTGACCTGGAAGAAGCCGAAGATGGGGACCGGCGACTGGCTGCGCGGGATTACTGAGCACTGCATTCTGGCCGTGCGCGGCAAGCCCGTCGTGGATCTGGATAACGAGACCACGTACATGGAGGCAAAGGTCCGCGAACACAGTCGCAAGCCGGAGGAGTTCTACAAGATGGTCGATAAGCTCTGTCCGGGCTCGAAGCTGGAGATGTTCGCCACAGAGCCGCGAGATGGTTGGCAGATGTGGGCACCCGGAAACTGGCGTGAAGAGGCGGCGGAGGAGTAGGCGGTCGAGGCTCGCGCTGCTACCCTATTCCGATTATGGAAGGGCGGCATATAAAGGCCGTAGGCCAGGGAGATCCTGTGTCTCTGGGCAGCTCAAAAATGGTGGAATCTTTTTTACAAAAGCTGGTAGCCCGTATTGGAATGAGAATTTTGGGCTCGCCACACGTCTACAAGGAGGAGCATGGCGGCGTATCTGGAATCGCAGTACTCAGTACTAGCCACGTCGTGATTCATACGCAGATGCGGAAGGTGAAGGAGATCACGTACGGCTTTTTTGTCCTAGATCTTTTTTCATGTCGGTCGTTTCCGAATGAATCTGTGAAAGACGTACTTACAGAACATTTCGCTGTATCGGCGATGTCCGTAACAGATCTATCTGAGTCGCTGGCATTTCCATAAAAGGACGATGGCTGGACGATGGAGTTTTGATTGAGTACCGTTTCACAGCAGCGACATAAGGCCAGCAGGTAAAAGTACGCTGCCAGGCAGGCATTTCAGCAAGGGGTTGGTGTATGAGATGGTCAATCTTACTTGCATTTTTGTTGTTGGGGACAGCGGCAGCCCACGTTCATGCTGAAGGAATTTCGGCCCGCGTAGCATCAGCGATAATGCCGGTGCCCACCTTTGCCGATGTGCATCGTGCGTACATGAGGATTGCTGTGAACGAGTCCGGCTTCCGGAGTTTGGCCGATCAGGATGGTATTTTGCAGGCACTGTTATGGAACGGTGGCGGCAGGAAGAAAGGACGTAATAAGAAGGGGCACGGTTACGGTCTCGATTACCGATTATTTATGAAGCGGATGGCATCACATTCAACGCGCACCTTTCCATCCAACAGCAAATTCTTGGTGATGACTTCTGCGGAGCGTTCTTTGTTGAAGGGGCAGCAGACCCGGCAGAACCGCTGGACCTCGACGTTGCAGCTCGACTGTTCCGAGCCGAAAGGCTGGCCGCAGAAAAAGCTCGACGGGTCGCGTCGCATGGATCCGTGGAAGTCGCACTACGGAAAGCGGTGCCAGTTGGTGGTGGAGACCACCAGAGCGTTTCTCAAAGGCAGGATGAGGAGCTACTGCGACAACCAGCCGACCACGTGGGGAAGTAAGCCGGACATATACCGGCCGGGCGGTCCGCATGAAAACGGTTGGCTGGAGATACATTGTGACCGGCCTAACCTAGAGAACCCGGATGAGGATTGTAATATGTTGAGCAGAGCAGAGCTGCTCAACAGTACAACGTGTGCCAGGAATTACTTTTGGTCCTGGCTAGAGAAGGAGAAGGACGATGGAGAAGGAGCCATATCTACGCGAAGGGATGAAGCACGAAGCGGTCATCAGAGTTAAACAGATATTGCAGGAGCAGGGGTATTGGAAGGGGCCGATCAGTTCGGCGTTCGGTCCGAAGTTGACCAAGGCGGTCGTCTATTTCCAGCAGACGCACCTCAACAAGCACGGGAAGCCGTGCGGCGTCGATGGCGAAGTAGGCCCCGAGACGTGGTGGGCGCTGAAGCACCCGAGCGGCAAGGCCCAGCGCAGCAATATCATCGCACCGATTCCAGCGGGGCTATCGGAGGCGCGCCAGAAGGTGCTGACCGTTGCCCTATCGCAGCATGGGGCCAGGGAGAAGCCGCCGGGCTCGAACCGGGGGCCAAAGATTGACAAATATCTACCGAAGTGGTGGCTGAAGATGCCGGGTCCGGCCTGGTGCTGCTTCTATTTTTCCTGGGTCTGTAAGGAGGCGTTGGGATGCTATCCGATCGGTAGGCGCGAGGGGTCATGTACCAAGGCGTCCGAGCGTGCAAAGGAAAAGGGGATTTGGGTGCCCTGGAATCGAGCCAAAGGTCTGGTGCCTGGTGATGCCTTCGTGATGCTGTGGACGGACAAGAAAGGTAAGTGTCACGGCCATATCGGGTTTGTGCTTCGGGCATCGGAGGACAATACCGAGTTCAATACGGTTGAGGGGAACTGCGGGAACCGATGCAAGATCGGCCTTCGGGAATTTGATGAGCGCGTTGCTGGTTTTATCGATGTGTGCGGTGATCGGGAGCACGTTCGACTAACTCCTTTCGGGCGCGGTATTATTGAGGCGGCCAATGTAGCCCACGCGACTACCCGCTGACGTGCTGTACATCAGCTCCAAAGAGATCGAGATAATCCCGGCTAGGGACGGGATTCAGTGCGTGCACTGCAAGGAGCGCACGGCTTCCTACAGGATGGAGCCCAAAAGTGGCGGAGAGTGGCAGCCGTTTTGTGGCTGGTGTGTTTTATATGGCGGCTCCCAGTGGGGACACCTGAACCGGGAGGAGCTGGTGTGGGCCGGTCGCTATGTTCAGGGTGTTGGTGCGACATCGAAGAGCAAAAACACCGTTATCCCGATGTTGGACGAGCGGCACCGCCTATCACCGTTCGATGCCGAGCGGTACATGATGGGCATTATCTTTACCAGCCGCATTTTGGAGAAAGGACCTCTCGGTCGGTTGGCGCGCAAGCGGCGCAAGATGGAGTCGGAGGATGGAACTTGAGAAGCCCGGCTTGGCGGCCATGAAAAAAATGTGGCCCAGACCGCGTATAGGGCAATGCGTCAGGCTCAAGAAGAACGGTAAAGTCGCGGAAGTTATTACCGTGACCAAGGCCCGCGATGTGCTCAAGGGGATGACCGAAATGAATGCGCTGTTGATGGGTCCCAGGTGCCAGGCGCTCTACGGTATTCACTGGCTGGATATCTACTACGAAGCCATTGTGCAGGTGCCCGGAACGATGATTCAGCAGACGGTTACACCGATTGATGTAGAAGAGATTGTCGAGCGCGATTAGTTCTTGACTATCGCGTTTTATAGTGTGAAATAGAAAAGGTCATTGTGGACGCCGCACGCGAGAAGAAGCTGGTGGGGGCGAAGAGGTTTGGGCGGGAACAGACACGTGCCAGCAAGGAAAAGAAGCACCAGAAGAATATCAAGGTGCGGCCCGTGGAAGCCCTGGCGGAGGATTGGCAAGAGGCGATTTGGGCGCGTTTCGATAAAGATGTTCGCATGGTGCAGTGGAGCAAGAAGGAACAGAGCCTGGCCAGGCTATTGATGAAAGAGGTTGGTTACGATGTTGCTGTGAAGATGGTGCAGCATTTCATTACGTCGTGGGACGAACCCGGTTTGCCCGTTTTTTCGTTTCTGTGGGCACATAGGGTGTCGGTGTTGGCGACGATTAGGGGACAGGCTTCCATCCAGCATAAGCAGATAAATATAGACGAATACGATGATGAGCGTGATGGCGAGCAGCCTAAGATTGGTTGGGGGTAGGATATGTAGGATGGCGTGTGCCGTGACGTTGCATTACAATACAATTATAAGATGAGAATCGTTGGTCAAAGAGGCCGCCTGACGGCCGAACACTTCCTGCTGATGCGGATTCCGCGTCGCTTCTGGGAGGTGACGTTTGATCAGATCGAGCCGGATGTGAAAGGGGTTATACGGAATTACCTCCAAAACCTCGATGAGATGTTGGATAACGGCGACGGTTTACTGCTGTGGGGCAAGAGTGGTCACGGCAAGACGTGTGCGGCCGTTTTTGTGGCTCGCGAGGTGCGGCGTACCGGTGCATCGGTGTTGATGCTCACCGCCGCGTCGCTCATCGAGTCGGTGCTGGAGAAGACCGAGGTGGAAGAAGGGCTCTTGCTCGACCGGGCGCGGACAGTCGATTTTTTGCTGCTGGACGATCTGGGCAAGGAGCATCCGGGCAGGAGCGGGTTTGCCGAACGGACGCTGGAGAATCTTTTGCGTGAGCGTAGTGCAGCGCGTCTCACGACCTTTATGACAACCAACATGGGTTATGAGGGGCTAAAAGAGCGATATAAAATGTCTATGCTGGAAGTGATGAAGGAGATGATGTTGCCGGTGAAGGTCGAGGGGGAAAACTATCGTAACGAGGCGCAGCAAAAACTTGGCAAAGCCCTCGCTATTTAGTGTAGAACTGTAATTCCCGCCTTTATGCCAGGGACGAGGGACAGGGAGCTTTTGTGGACATAGATGCGTCTACTATTTGGCTTGCTACGCGCAGTGAAGCGGCGTTGAAACAGGCTAAAGAACTGGGGATCAATGCGGCACTGTTTCTGGGGAACGCTAAGGCTGCCTGGTCTTTTATTGACGAATACCAGACCGCGCACGGCAGCATCCCCAGCACCGATATCATTACTGCCAACAGCGGTTGTCTTATACAGCCGCCGGAAGAGGTGGAGCGTGTTCAGCTCACTTACCTGGCCGAACAGTTGTATGGCCGCGCTCAGTTTCGCGCTCTCCAGTACGGTTTGGGAAAATCCGAAGAGGAGTTGGAGAATGGCAATCAGGAGGCGGCGGTCCAGGAGGTGCTGAGGCTGGCCGATCACCTACGGTCCAGCAAGTTCGCCCAGCTCCAGATTCATCCTCTTTCGATAGTAGCTCCAGAAGTGCTCGACCTGTACGAGCGTGTGAAGAAGGGCGAGACCGGTGTTCCGTTTCCCTGGCAGACGATGACCGATATGACCCTGGGGATGTGGCCCGGAACAGTGACTTTTTTCGTGGCGCGGCCGTGGATGGGCAAGACCTGGACCGGGGTGATCCTGGCGCTCCATGCCTGGCAGAAGGGGCTGAAGGTGCTGTTCGTAACACCGGAGATGAGCCGCGTGGAGCTGGCGGAGCGTATGGTCGCCAAGTACGGCCAGTTTTCCCACCGGGACATTGTAGGGGCGACTTTGGGGTCGCTGGCCGAGAAGAAGTTTAAGGAGGCGATCAAGGAGCTGGAGGAAAAAGGTCAAGGGATCGCTATTCTGGACGATGAGGAGCGGCTGAATCCGGATAATATCGAGCAGGCCATCGACGCCTTTGGGCCGCATCTGACTGTGATTGACTCCATCTACATGCTGAAGGTGATTCTGGGGCGGGTGAAAAAAGGGCCGGGTAGTAGAGGCGACCGCCGGGACAGAATCATCGACACGGTAGAGTGGTTCCGGGGTCTCAGCCGCCGGAAAGGAATTCCGTTGGTGGGTATTAGTCAGCTTGCCCGGACCGGTGGCCATCTCAAGAAGGAGGCGGCGCGAGCGATAAAAGCCGGGCGCGGCACTGGCGGCCTGGAGGATACCGTCGCCATTTCCGATGAGGTTTTTTGGGCCTGTCACAACCTGTTCGCTATGTACCAGGACGAGTACATGAAACAGGATAATCAGCTCATGTACGTGCCGTTGAAGGCTCGACGGATGGCTAAGCTATCCAGCCTGGTGGTGAAGTGGGATATGGTGACGATGGATTTTGATGAGATCGGTACGCGGGTGTCGGTAGACGATTACAAGGATGCTGAGGCTGGAGCAGTGCCCTATTAGAAGGAGAAGGAGACATGGAGGGAGATGTTCTGACGATCGCGGGCCTAGTCGGGCTGACGCTGTTCATTTCGGTGGGCAAATGGCTCAGCGGGTTCCGGGAATGGTTGATGGGGTTCACGGTCCGGGCTAATCCGCTGCGGCTGCTCGGGGAGCTGTTGACGTGCACCATATCGGTGGGTTTCGTGGTCGGCGCGCTCTGGAAACTGGAGCAAGCCGCTCCCTGGTCGGCTGTCATCATCATGGGTGGTTTCATTAGCCTGGTTGCCTATGCCGCTGACGAGGGACTGGCCCTGGTGGACGCCGGGGTTCGTAAGGTGGCGAGGGGAGGCGGCCCACCGCCGATGCCTATATCGATGATGCAGCCGCCACCAGCGGACGAGGGTGAGCCGCCGGAGGACACTATCGTGGTGCCCAGCGATAGACCGCTGTCCGAAGATGAAGCCCATGCGATGATAGGCGGTAAGGAAGAGGCCGCTGAAGCAGTCAAAGCGGCGCGAGCGGCGGAAAAGCCGCCGGTGCACCAGGGAAAGCTGAAGACGAAGGAGAAGAAGGAGAAGTAGGATGGAGAAGGGGATTATGGTGGAGGGGTTCAATATACGGCCCCTGCACGATTTCGTTTTCGTGTGCGATTATGGTCAGCCGGATATGACGAGCGGCGGTATCTACTACGGCGATAGTAAAACCCAGTTCGGCAGGTACCGGGCAAGTGAGTGGCGGTACGGAGAAGTGATCGCCATCGGTCCCGGTCGGATAGGGCCGGATGGCAGTCGACTGCCTATGCCGGATATTAAACTGGGAGAGGTGGTGATGTTCAGCCGGAAGCACGGAACGCGGCTGCCGGGGGATATGCGGTTCAAGCACCCCAAGTATTCGAGTGGTCCGGCGGCCGATGGCCTTTTGATCCGTGTGCTCGACCCGGAGAAGTGCCAGGCGGTGGACGATGGTTTTCAGCCCTGGTGGAACGTTCAGGAAAGCCAGCTCGACCCTGCCGGTGTGATGACGGGCTAGCATGGAGGTCGATACCGTAGCAGCCATCCTCCGTGGTGTAGGCGCGGAGCAGGTGAGGGTCGTGTCCCATGAGAAGGTGACCTGCTGTTGCCCGCTCGCCTGGTGGACGCATCCGAAGGGGCGGGACAGTCGGCCGTCAATGGTGGTCTTCACTGAAGGGGAGCGCGGCCGACCTATTTACACGTGCCTGTCCTGTCACGACCGGGGCTCGCTGCGGGACATGCTGCTGTTTCTCTGGACGCGAGGGAAAGATACGTTCCGGTGGATCGAGGTGCTCGACGGCGATGCCTCAATTGAGAAGGCGCGGTCGAAGGCCGAGAAGCTGAGGGCGGAGTTCAAGCGCGATTCCAGGCAGGGCTTCAACCCGCTGACGGTCCGACACCGGCAGGCTCCGGAGAGACCATTTTATGACTACCAGGCGGTCGAAGAAGCCGAGAAAGAGGTCCGGGAGGTGTCCTGGGAGGTCTACGAGCCATACGCCGGTAGTGTGCCCCGCTACGCCCTGGACGACCGGGGCCTGACCATCGAGACCTGCAAGGAGTGGGAGCTGGGCCACGACAAGGAGATGAAGCGGCTGCTCTTTCCCATCCGGGATCGGAAGGGCCGTCTGGTGGCCATTTCCGGCCGGATCTATGTCGATGACTGTCCACGGTGCGGCGGGGCCTGGATTCGGCCATGCGAGAGCTGTGGGGAGCCTGAATCGGCACATTTTATGGAGGAGGAGCTGCGGTGCGCTGACGGAGGCACCTACCGACCGACGCGGCCGTGCTGCTCGCGGTGCGGGATGATGCAGCCGCCGAAGTATTTGCACTCCAAGGGCTTTCCGCGCCGGGTCATCCTGTACGGCGAGCACCGCCAGGAAACGGCCCCGGACGGCCGGGTGTACGTGGTTGAAGGGCACCTGGACATGATCAAGATGTGGCAGGCCGGGTACCGGCCAGTGGTGGCGCTTCTGGGCTCGCATCCGAGTCCGCTCCAGGTGGAGAAGCTGATCAGGATGTGGTCGAAGATCATCGTGGTGCCAGACGGTAACGAAGCGGGCTGGGAGATGGGGCAGCGTATCGAGAAGATGGTTGCGAAGAGAGTGCCGGTGACAGTTAAAAAGCTGGAAAACAACCTCGATCCGGGCAAGATGACTGACGACCAATTTTTAGCCCTGCTGGGGCCTCCGCCCTTTGCAAAGGCTGCTTGACAAAGGGCTTATATGCTATAATAATCGTTATTCTGTTTGCAGATTGCAAACGTTGCAAAGCTGTTCTGGTTGAACACGTACAAGGAGGAACAATATGAGCTGGATGGGGTCTGGCTGGGGTAGTCTCGACTCAGCATGGGACAATGTAGGTAATGGTGACCGGGGGCAACGGCGTGTGTGGATACCGCCTACGCAGACAAACCGGTTGTTGTTCCTGGAAGACGATCCAACCACTCTGTGGGAACACAACTACAAGTGGGGGAACCGGAAGTGGCGTAACTGGGAGCCGTGCGTTACGCGCAACAAGCTCGGGCCGGAGTGTCCGATTTGTGATGCGTGGGACGACCGTTATCCCTACTTCGCGGGGCTGTTGACCGTTATCAATATGACGGCCTGGTTCACCAAGAAAACCAAGGTGGAGGTCAACTTTCAGCGGGAGATTTTCGCGCCGAAGTTGGGCGGCGACAAGAAGCCCGGCGTGCTCAAGAAGGTCCGGAAGATGTGCGAGAAGCAGGGTCGATTGCGCGGCTACGTTTACGATGTTGAACGGCCGGGCGAGAAGACCGAAAGCTGCGGCAGCGAGTTTGAGCTGGTGGAGGTGATCGAGCCAGGCGATATTAAGACGTATGCGATGGACCAGCTTAATGCCTACGCCAAGCGGCTCAACGAGAACGTGGAGAAGGACAAGCGGACTACCACGGAGAAGCTCTGGGAGCGCAATCCCTGGGAACCGTTCGATTTCAGCGAGGTCATCAATCCGCTTCCCATCGAGAAGCTAAAGGAGATGTTTTCCAAGGGCGGCGGCGCGACCGCAGCCGGTGAGGACGGGCCGCCCGATGAGCCCGAAGACAATGCGGGCCTTGACGATGACATCCCGTATTAGTAGTTTTCTATAAAACGTCGTGTTACCATCTCTGGTTATGGGATGGTCTCACGGTAAGCAGTGGTCTGAAGCGGAGATACGACAGCAGCTCGCGTTACACGTGGCTGAGTTTGGGAGGATGCCTTCAGCGAGTGAGCTAAGGGAGCGCGGGGGCAACGATCTGGCATGTGCCCTTTCTCGTCACGGTGGTTTTCGGTTTTGGGCATCTCGAATCGGGGTTGGTGTGAAAGAGTCAGAGACGCATCGGGGTATTAAATGGGAAGATCGTGAGGCGGATTTTTTTGCTGAGATGGGTTTTGAGGTCGAGCGCCAGACCACAAAGTCTCCTTTCGATCTTCTCGTGAATGGAAGCCGTGTCGACGTTAAGACCTCTACGCTGAACAGCACCGGGTGGTATCAGTTCGGGAGCATCAAAAGGTGCGAGGACTGCGATTTTCTGGACCTTCTGTGCATCGAGGACGACAGGCTCCTGGCACGGTTCATTGTTCCCGCTGAAAAAGCCCGTGTAACGACAATATCTATGATGCCGTCAACGCTGGAGGGGCTGGGAAAGTATGCGGCTTTTCTGGACGCAACGAACTTGTTGGCGGAAGAGACGCGGTTAAAATGATTCGCTCCCCGTCACCTGAGCCCATAGGCGTTTCCCCCCCCAGCGCCTGCTCGGTGGCGGGGGGTGTTTCACGTGAAACATGAAAGTACGGATCGCAGGAATGGCGTGGCTCCCGAAGACCGACCTGGGAGCAGAGGGTGTTGCCTACTTCAAGAAGGCGCTCCGTATCGTGCCGCGCAAGTCGCTGGCTTTCGATGATACGCCGCCGACGCCCATCGAGTGCTGGTCGGAGACCCCCACCGAGTTCGGCATTCCGAGGGACTACTTCTTCGCCACGGCCCAGCAGGAGCACGACATCGTGTGGGACATGGCCTGCGGGGACTTTGTGGAGTACGAAAGCCGGATTCTCCATGAGGGGGTGTACGCGGAGCAGGGCCGCGTTGTCGAGGCCGTTCTGGATTGGTTTGAGGGCGTCCAGGCGGTAAACCCGATGACCGTCGGGAAGCACCTGGGGGCGATTGTCCGGGCCGATCCCGGCTTCGGGAAGACCAACACGGCGTTGTCGATCGTTCACCGGCTCGGGATGACGGCAGTGGTGATTGTCCACAAAGAGCGTCTGATGGTGCAGTGGCAGCAGCGCGTCGAGAAGTTTCTGCCGGGGGCGCGGGTAGGCATTGTCCAGGAGAGCAAGTGCCAGTTCGAGGACCGGGATATTGTGGTAGCGATGGCCCAGTCGCTTGCCCTGGAGGGGCAGAATGGCAAGCGCCGGTATCCGCAGGAGTTCTACAATTGGCCCGGCATCCTGGTGGTCGATGAGGTGCACCGAATCGGCGCGCCTACCTGGTCTCCGATTCCAAAGATGTTCGGGTCCCAGTTCCGGCTCGGGCTGTCGGCGACGCCCCGGCGTAACGATGGCGCGGATGATGTGTTCTGGTGGCACATTGGCCAGATCCGGTATTCCGCCGAGACTAAAATGCCGATTCCGAACGTGCGGATGGTTGAGAGCAGGTCCAGAGGGCCGGGCATCATGCGGGAGAAGAATGCCGCCATCCCGATTGTCATCAACATCCTGACCAGGCTGACCTGGCGCAACAGGGTGATCATCTCCGAGATTGTGAAGGCCCTGAGATCACCTCATCAGAGGAAGCTGATGGTATTGTCCGAGCGTCTGGAGCATCTTCGGGAACTGGACCAGATGTTGCGGGAAGCCTGCGAGGGGGAGGACCTGAAGGATGTTACCACGGGCTTCTACGTCGGTGAGTGGTTTACCGGTGAGCAGCCCCCGCGTCTGATGAAGGGCTATTGGACGATGGATGACGAAGGCCGTGAGCGCGCCATTAAGACCATTTTCGAGAGCTTCAAGCGTCGCCGGGCTTTGAGGGGTGAGAAGGATGAGAACGGTCGCAGACACATCTTGCTGGAAAAAGACCGGTGGCTTGATCTGGACGGCCTGTACGAGTGGAATCCAGAGCCGCCTAACGGCATAAACCCGGAGCAGTGGGGAGAGAAGAGGGAAAAGATTGTGCTGGCGGCGGATTCTCTCTTGTTCAAAATCGCCAAGGAGTTCGGGATCGCCCAGAAAAAGGTCGAGAAGAAGCGGCCGGTGACTGAGGCAGAGCTGTACGAGGCCGAACGCGCCAGGGTCATGTGGGTTACCTACCAAATGTGCGGCGAGGGCATCGACCAGCCAGCGGTAGATACCCTGGGATTTGCCTCGCCGGTTAGCGACGCGGAGCAGGCTTTTGGCCGTGTGCGTCGGTTCTGCGTACCGGTGTCCGAAGGCGGAGAATCGACGCCGGAGATGTGCGAGCACTATTGCTCGTGGCGTGCCGGGGAGTGCAAGGCTAAGCCCAGGACAATGGTTTTTGACATCGTGGACAGAAATATCTTGTTGGCCCAGAAGCGTCGAAAAAGCCGGATGGAATTCTATCGTTCGGTGAAGGCCAAGGTTGGCGGTGCGATATCTTGACAGTCGCATCCCATACGCTAAGATATCTTGAAAAAGGAGGCTTCACTGGATGGCGAACCCACCCGGTTACTTCGAGGACTATTACGAGAAGAACAAGCGCAAAATAAACAGGAAAAGGAAGAAGCGGTATCACACAGATCCAGAATATCGGGAGCGTGTGTTGAAGGCTTCCCAGAATTACCGGGACAGGAAGCGGAGCGAGAAGGAGGTTCCGGCAAGGGTGCCTCGGTATCAGGTTCCTCGGGAATTCGATGTTCAGGGAGGGAAGATTCAGCTTCTATCCGTTGGTTTCTTTGCCTTGTTTCTGGGTCGTAGTGTGCAGTCTATCAACCACTGGGAGAAGACGAAGCCTAAGCTCCTGCCGATTACGCCGTACCGGGATAGGAGAGGTTTCCGGTACTACACCATCGAGATGATGCAGGTGGTGAAGGACGTGATCGGTGAAAAGCGCCGCCTGTTTCCTGTGGATGAGGCGATGTATCACGAGATCAAGAGGAGGTGGCGCGAGCTTGGTGTGCCCGTGAACTATCAAAGGAAAAAACTCAAACCGGCGTTGAAGGCGACGGTAGTGAAGGAGAAGGCATCATAATGGCGAAGGCGAAAGAGCAGGAGCGACTGGTGATTGTCAGAGTGGACAACCGATTTGTCCACGGTGACGGTACCGAGACCTGTATCACGGCAGAAGATGAAGTGGTCGAGGTCAAGAAGTTCGAGACCACGCCCGCTGTTGTGCGACGGGGATACGGCCTCACACTGAACCAGGGGAACTACGAGTCGGCCAGGATTGACGTGAGTGTGGAAGTGCCCTGCTACCTGTCGGATATAGCCAAGGCTGATAAATGGGCTGCCCAATTCTGCGAGGACCGCGTTCGGAAAGAGGTTGCGGAAGCACGGGGACACAAAGGAAAGACGGGGCCTATCTAGCCAGGGAGAGTCCAGGTGCCGGGGAAGCTCGTAATCTTCGCCAAGAACGCGAAGAAGAAGTACGGCGGAGTTGTGGGCCGGGCCGATACAACGCCTTCCGATGACCGGCGGTTGCCATCTGGATCGTTTGCGCTCGACCGTGCTCTTGGTGGCGGCTGGCGTGTAGGTTGGGCGCATTCGGTGTACGGCGCGAAGTCTGGCGGTAAGACCACCACCACCATCCGAGCGCTCGCCATCGCACAGGATCACTGTCGCAACTGTTACCGGCTAGCTCAGAATGTCGAGGCGGTACCTCCCAGTAAGGAGGATTTGGCAGAGGATCCGGAGGCCAGGTGGAGCGCCAAAGGGGAGTGTACTTGCTTCGCGGATGGGCTTTACAAACCCGATGAACCGCAAAAGGAGAAGGACGAGAAGGAGAAAAGTTACAAGGAGCGCGTGGCCAAATGGCGCAAGAAGCTGGAGAAAAACAGCTATGAGGAGTTGGTGTGTGTCTGGATCGATCCAGAGGGGACATTCGATAAAAAGTACGCTGCCAAGCTCGGGCTGGATACCCGGCGTGTGCTCTACATCCGGCCGGAGTCGGCGGAAGAAGGCATCGATCTCATGCACGCTGTGGTGTGTACCGTCGAGGCCGATTTCCTGGCTCTGGATTCGATAGCTCAGCTTGTGCCGACGGCGGAGCTGGTGGAATCGACAACGGAATGGCAGCAAGGTCTCCATGCGCGGTTGATGAACAAAGCTGTGCGCAAGCTCGTGTCCGGCTCATCGATGGTGGCGCGGGAGAAGCGGGCCATTACGCAGATTTGGGTTAACCAGATGCGCGAGAAGATCGGTACCAGATTTCGTGATCCCACCGTGAAGCCCGGTGGTAAGGGTCAGGAATTCGCGGTCTGTGCCGAAATTAAATTCGCTGATGGCGCAGTGAAATATGTCGAGGACGTGTATGGCAGTACGGACAAGAAAGAGATTGATCGGGTTCCGGTTGAGGAGACCTTTTACTTCGAGGTGACCAAGAACAAGACCGCTGGCACGAAGAAGGTCAACGGGTTCTATACCCAGTCGATGCGGGCCAAGGATATGGGGCGTGTGATTGAAGAAGATGACGTTTTCAAGCGCCTTATGCACTCTCCGTTGGTCCGGCAGAATAAGAAAGTGAAGAGGTACTACTTACTGGATCGGGAATACACTACTCAAAAAGCTCTCAAGATTGACTTGAAGGACGACCCGGCTTTTTTCGATGCCGTGAAAAAGGAGCTGCTCAGAGAACTTCTGGAGGGGGAGCGATGATCTCGAAGGGAAAGGTTCCCCCTCTTCTTCAAGATGAGGGGGAGCAGAAGCGGCGCGAGTCCTATCACCGGCGGCCCCGGAAGCAGGAGAAAAAGGTTGCCAAGGCCCTGGGCGGCCGACGGCAGCCGGGGTCCGGCGCGTTTGGTTCGCTCAAGGGCGATGTGAAACGCGAGCATGAAGGGTTCCCGCTGCTGGTCGAGTGCAAACGGACGGGGAAATTGAGCTTGCGTCTGGAGGTTTCGCACCTGACAAAGATTACCAATGAGGCGCTGGCCTCCGGGAGGCACCCGGCGCTCGCTGTCCAGTTTGATGAGCACATAGTAGGCGGGGTAGCCCGGCATCGTGGTGAAGAACCGGCTAGCACAGATTGGATTGCGGTGCCGTTGATGACCTTCCAGGCGATGCTGGAGGCCCTTGGGGAGAAGGGGCTGGATTTGTGAGCGCCGTTGTATCGGATAGCCTCCAGAAGGTTGTGCAGAAGATTTCCAAAGGAAAGCAGCCGGATTGGAATGCTTATGAGCTTGTGGGTGAGCCCTGGGAGCGCGTGTCGAAAATTATCGTGAGTGAGCTGGACGAGATGAAAGGGCACGGCGTTGGCAGGCCCCTGGCGGCCCTCCAGGAGTGGGCTATGAAAGAGGCGTTGAAGGCGGACGCTGACAAGTCGGACAAACTCTTGATGGCTCTGCATACGACGGCGCTGTGGCTGACGAGTGCCAGAATTCTGGCCGAGCAGTATGCTGAGAAGAAGGACAACCACACCCGGAAGGTGATGGAGCGGCTCGGACTGCTTAAGAAGAGGAAGGCGGACTGATGGGTATTGCAGATGTACTCGATGACGTGAGGGCGCAGCGGCAGGACAGCGAGTTTCTGCTGCCGCTCTTGTTGGAGAACCTGTACAGCAGCCGGGAGGTGCCCCCACCGGGGCCGGACACCTGGTTCAGCATAAGTAAAGCTCCCGTCTTGTGTCCCCGCGCAATGGTGATGGTTAACCGGCTCAGGGTGCCGATGGTGGATGAGGTAGACGCCCTGGGTCGTTGGCGTATGGACAAGGGGACGGCCATGCACGCGGTTATCCAGGAGCTGTGGCTGGGGCCGCTGGGCTGGCTTCTGGGCGGCTGGCGGTGCCCCGCGTGCGGGCACGTGCACGGGACGGATTTTGAAACGGAGCCGCCTTTCTGGATAGCGGACCGGGCGACCTGGGTGACGCCGCAGACCTCTGTGAAGATGCCGGACGAGTGCTCGCAGTGCGAGTTCAAGAACCATCCGATGGAGCCGTTTCATTACGTGGAGCCCTGGGTGCACGACCCTCATCTAAAGGTTCGGGGCCGTACGGACGGTCTGCTGAAGCTCCCGGCGTACTACCCCGAGTTTCTCGATATAAAGACGACTGGTAACCTGGATCGGGTGCGGACGGCACCGTGGCCAGCCGATGTCACCCAGCTTCAGTGGTACATGGGGCCGAGTAAATGTCGGCGCGGGCGGTTGTTGTATGTGAACCCTGGGGCCAAGACCCTGGAGGAAGGAGTGGTGGAGCATAAGGTCAGTTTCGACCCAAAATTGATGCACAAGGAGAAGGAGAAATTTCGTGGTCTCAGAGAAGCGCTCGCGGATAAAACCAAGCCGATCCCGGATTGTCCGTATGGAGGAAAAAGCCCGTACGGGGAGTGCAATTGCGTCGAGGTGGCGATGCTCTGGGCCAGTAATGGGGGTCGCCCTATCACTTGAGGGCGCGGCGCTCTCCATTTATACGGCCCACGGTCATCATCAGCGTTGCATTACGGTCAGGGAGAAGTTTTCCCGGAGTAACAAGAACGAACCTGCTGTTTCGCCGCTGGAATCTATCGGTGCGATGGTCGAGATTGCCAAGGAGGTTCTCAAAACGGTGGAATTGTTCAAAATTCGGCATGTCGGCATTAAGGGATACGCGCACGATGCGAAGTGGCAGGTGCACCAGCTTGGAGAGGTCTGTGGGGTGATAAAAGCCTACCTCTGGTCTAAAAATAGGATGCTGACGGAGGTGGTTGCGCCCAGGGTTGCCAGGAGGCACGTGATGGATCGTGGAGGGCGTGTCAACCGGGAGGAGCTGAGGGACGTGGTAGAGACGGGATTGGGGGTTTCGGTGGATAACGATCTGGAAGTCGATGCCACAATTGTTGCAAGGTATATGTTCGACATGGTGGCCGCACGGGAGAAGGAGGTTTCGGAATGACAGAGACAGCGATGGTGGTGAAGGGGGCTCGCTCGATGACTCCTTCCAAGCACGCGGAATCGGAAAAGATCCGGGTGCGCGTGCTCCGGCTGCGCGATGAAATGACGGAGGGGTATTTCGAGTTAGGGAGGCTGCTCTATCGGGTGAACGAGGAGCAACTCTATCGCCAGTGGAATGGTCCGGACGGCGAGCCGTACCAGAATTTCTGCGACTATGTGGAGCACGAGGTGAATTTCGCGTTTCGCAAGGCCAAGTACTTGATGTCCATCTGGTGGTGGTTTGCGGGAGAACTCAAGGACCCGGATGTGTTTGAGAAGGTAAGGGAAGTGGGGTGGAACAAGGCGGCCATTTTGGTGGGCGTTGTGGATAGCAATAACGTCGATGTGTGGGTTGAGAAGGCAAAAACGTTGGGAGTCAAGCAACTGGGTGAAGCGTGCAAGATGGCGCTTGAAGCTGCCAACAAAAGCCGCCGATCGATACGGAGCGAGGCAAAAAAATTGAAGCCTCAGAAAACCACAGAGGCTGCTATGGCGGAGGATTCTCTGGACGATGGGGCATCGTTGCCACTGCCTCAGCCCGACACGGGGGAATCCGGGCAGGAGGGTACGGGCGTTAGTCCGTTGAGCGAGGAAGATGAGGAGGAGTTCCGGACGCGCTGGACGATTTACATGGACGGTCCTCAGCGTAAAAACGTCGAGGAAGCCATTGACCGGGCCAATGAGATGGTCGAGGTTGAAGATGTCGGCAAAGGGGTCTTGCTGGACCTGGTTGCTACTACTTTTTTGGCGGTGTACGGCGGTACCGTCGGCAGTAGCAAGAAGGAGCACCAGGTGAACTTCCGCAATGAGCTGTTGCGGTCAGTTGAGCGGCTTCTGGCCGTGAACCTGGTGGTTTTTGATCGGGGGACAATGAAGCCCATTTTTGGGGAGCAGACCATCGACCGTATTCTGGAGGAGGGCGGCTGATGCAGGTGAGCAGAGAACACGTCCTGGCGGAATTAAGGCTGACCGTTGAGCAGCTTCAGAGCTGGATTAAGGACATCGAGTGTCCAATGAAGGCGCATCCAGGGGGCGGTGAGAGCCCGGTTTACCCAGGGGGGATTCCGGTTGCTGTGTCGATCGCCGACCTGGACGCCATTCCTGAGAACCAGCTCCGGGCCGAGCTGATGGCAATAGCGGGCAAGTTGGAAGCGCTGGCGGCCACATGAGGCAGTCGACTGCATCGCCTTGATCCAACGGTCCTTGCCATACGAGCCTGATTCGTCAAGAATGAGAGGGTATGGCCACAGCCAAGCGACCAGCACGGCCACGCGCCAAGCAAAAGGTCGGGAAGCTCGTTGAGGCGTTACCGTTCCTGGGCGAGATCGATGAGATGCTCATCGAGAACGTTCCTTCTTCGATCGTGGCGCAATTTATCCAGCACGATAAAGGCGAGCTGACGGACATCAATCCTGAGAGCTTGGCCAATGCCCTGACAGTCCGGCGGCGTCAGAAGCAAGAGACAGACGGTTGGTGGGGAGCGCCCCAGTCCACTGACTGGGGCGAAGATGATGACCTGCGGGCGATGATTAAATACCGGCGATTGCCAGCGACTCCTGGCAGAGTAGCCAGGTCCCTTTACAAACGCGCCGAAGGCGGTGTTAAGGATATGTTGGAGCTGGAGGCGTCCTACCTGGTGAAGCGAGATCGGTGTGACCGGATGCTGGAGCTGGAGGCCCTGAGCGGAGCCTTCAGCGATATTACCACGCGAGCGCTCGATAGCATGGATGAGACGCTCTGGAAGCGTATCCAAGCTCAGGCAAAGCTGAACCAGGGGAAGCCGGAAGGCATCGAGATGAGCCTGAGCATCAAGAATTACAGTCAGGAGACGATGGAGGTGTTGAGCAATCCAGAGTCCCGGCACCGGATCATGTCTCTGTTGGAGAGGATGACCAGATTCGGTAAGGCGAGATTCCCGTTGCCCTCGGAGACGTTGCCCCTTCCACGGCCTGCTTCTGAAGAATAGGAGTTGGCGTGCCGATACTCGACAAGGAGGGGCGGCCACGGTCTGTTCGGACTCCCGAGGAGGAAGTTCAGGTTCTGGCGGGCGATATTGGCCAATTACCCGAATCGGAACGCAAGGCCCTGATGGAGATGTACAAACAGCTCCAAGCGGGCGAGCAGGACGACTATGAGCAGATAGCCAACATTGAGTATGAGACGGCCCCGGCCGACATCCGGACCTACCTGACGGATCCGTTCTTTTTGGGGGAAACTGGCGGTTCGCTTTGGGATCAGCTCAAGGACGACCTGGTGGAGCTGTTCGAGGGCGACTACCACGAGGCGGCCCTGGGTGGCAGTCTGGGCTGGGGAAAGACGTTCTTTGCCACCACGGCGATGAGCTATGTTCTGTACCAGATGTCCTGTTTGCGGGACCCGCAGAGCGCGTATGGCATCGCTCCGGGCTCCCATATTTACCTGGCCATGCTGTCAGTTACCGAGCGCGTGGCCCGGCGTGTGCCCGTCAACGAGCTGCTGGGAAAGATTACCCATTCCCGGTATTTTAAGGAGAAGTTTCCCTCCAAAGCGGCTCCAAGCCTACTGGAGATTCGGTTCCCGAAGCAGATCATGGTGGTCGCGGGCTCGACCGGTTCATCGGCCATCATCGGCATGAACGCCTTTGCTGGGTTCATCGATGAGACGAGCTTCATGGGTACGGTCAAGGAAATTGACCGAATGGGCCGGGAGGTCATCACCGACAAGGGCGAGGCTATCTACAAGTCGATTCTGCGGCGCATGAAGTCGCGGTTCCTGAAGGTCGGTCGACTGCCTGGCCTGATGATGCTGGCCTCCTCAAAGGAGCGGCCGACGGCTTTCGTTGAGAAGCGGATCGAGCAGGCGCGGGAGCAAGCGGACCCGCACTTTTTCGTCCGGGAGTATGCCACTTGGGACGTGAAGGCTAAGGGCAGCTTTACGGCCGAGACCTTCAAGGTTGTGGTCGGCAACGAGAAGCACCATTCGCGTATCCTGAGCGGCGATCCGGAGGAGGAGGAGAAATTTCGCAAGCTGGAACTTCAAATTATTGAGGTTCCGATGGAGTACAAGGGGGATTTCGAGCGTGACCTGGACGGCGCAATTCGGGATATCGCGGGCTATGCCACGATGGCGGTCAGTCCGTATATGCACCGTACCGAGATGGTGTACGAGGCCGCAGATGATACTTTGGTGTGTCCGATGGGCGGTCCGGACCCCGGAGAGATTCAGGAGAACTGGCTGGCTAGCACGCCTTTGGATATCCACTGGGGAAAGATTGCTAAGAGCTTTTCGCGGCGGTTGCCTGGTGGTTATACCGAGGTGGCTTGGCGACCGATCCGGCATCCTGACGCCATCCGGTACGCGCACATCGACCCATCGTTGAGTGGCGATTGTACCGGCCTGACCATCGCCCACATTTCCGGCTGGACGGAAGTGGTACGGCGCGACAAAGCGATGGAAGAGTACAGCGAGCTGGCTCCCCTTATCGAGACCGACCTGGTGCTGAGGGTCGTGCCGCCGCCGGGGGACGAGATCCTGCTCAGTGATGTGCGTGCCATCGTTTACCAGTTTACCGAGCACGGCTTCAATATTCGGTATGTGACGATGGACTCTTACCAGTCGGCAGATGCCATTCAGCAGCTTCGTAAGCGCGGTATTGAGGCAGAGGTGCTGTCGGTGGACAAGACCACGGAGCCATACGATGTATTAAAAACCACCATGTACGAGTCACGGCTGCGGATGCACCTGCACACCTGGTGCCAGCGGGAGATCACGCAGCTCCAGCGCGTGCCGAAGCTGCGCGGCAAGGGCTTTAAGATTGATCACCCGAAGATTGGTCCCGATGGCAAACCTGGCACGAAAGATGTGGCCGATTCATTGGCGGCGGTGGTGTACAATCTTACCAAACGAGCACCGAGTATGCCGGTACCGATTCAGGCAGGCCCGACAGATAGGGACACAATAGAGGTAGAGGATCACTCCTGGGTAACGGACGGCCAGACGCTGATTCGGCAGGAAAGTAGCAAAACCCCTTCTGAAGGGGGTATTGTGGGCACACGACCGGACGATCCCAGCAAGAAGCCGATGCCATTTATTAAAGGATAAGCGTGGCCAGCCCATTCAGCCGACTCACCGAGGGTTTTTCCCCGGACGTTGTGAACGCCATCCGCCATTTCTTCGCCCGCGCTCCCGAGGTCGAGGCCGCAGAGCTGCAACGTGGTGGTACGCCAACAGCCGAGCGTGCTGGGCTGCCCTTCAGCTTGGCCAACCAGTTTGGATACGACAGCCTGGCTCAACATCTCCGGATCGATCAAAGCCTCCAGGCCCGGTACAGCGATTACGAGGAGATGGATGAATACGGGGCCATCAGCACGGCTTACGATATCTATGCCGACGATTCGGCGATGCCGGACATGGAACGCGGTCAGTCGATTTGGGTCGTATCGGATAACAAAACGACTGAGAACGATTTGAACGACATGCTCCACAAGCGGGTCCTTATTGAGGAGCACATCTGGGGGTTGGAACGCACCATAGGGAAATACGGCAACGGATTCGGGGAGATACTCGTTTCCGAGGAGGGGGTGATCGGTCTCAATTTTCTGCCGCCGCCTACCATGCGGCGTGTGGAAGACCCACAGGGTCGTCTGTTGGGATTTATTCAGGATATCCGGGGCGAGTTCAATCTTTCTATCGAGGATTTCTATAAGCTGGCGGCTCAGCGTGGCACCGAGGCTGAACAAAAACGCCCCCCTGGTGTGCTGACGGTATTCGAGGACTGGGAGGTTGTGCACTGGAGGTTGCGTGGCAAGCACCTGAACTCTGCGTATGGTCACGGTGTCGCTGATCCGGCGCGCTGGGTCTGGAAACGCCTAGTGTTGCTGGAAGATGCGCTGCTTATTTACAAGCTCAGCCGAGCCCCGGCCAGGTACGCTTTCTACGTGGACATCGGTGAGTACGACAACGAGCGCGGTTTGGCCTATGTCAACCGGGTTAAGAATCAGTTTGTGAAAAAGAAGTTCATCAATCCGGCCACGGGCAAGATGGACATGCGCCATAACCCGCTGGCCCATGACGAGGACTTTTGGATCCCCAGCAAGGGCGGCAAGGATTCCACCAGGATCGAGGTGCTCCAGGGGCCGGACTACTCCGAGACGGATACCGTAGAGTATCACCGCGATGCCCTGGTCAGCGCGCTCAAGGTGCCGAAGAACTACATGGGATTCGGCGGTGAATCGAGCCGGAGCGCCCTCAGCTCTGAGGATATCAGGTTCGCCAGGACAGTGATGAGGCTTCAGCGCGAGACGCGCACCGGCACGAGAAAGGTTTGCCGCATCCATCTGATAGCGAAAGGGGCGGATGTGAATCGGCATGAGTATGACGTGAAGATGAGCGTGCCGAGCGCCATTCTGGAGCTGGCCAAGATAGAGGTGATGAGCGCGACGGCGGACCTGGCGGCCCGGACCGGCGAATTCTTGTCCACCAAATGGGTCCTGACCACGCTGTTCAAGTATTCAGAGGAAGAGGCCGAAGATTTGATGAAGGACAAGGATAAGGACGCCATCCGGAAGGCCAAGATCGAAGCCGAATCTCAGCGGTTGCTGACTATGGCTCAGACTCCGCCGGAAATGGGTGCGGCAGGTGCGGAAGCCGGGGCAGAAGGTGAGGCTGGGGGCGGCGGCGAAGCAGGCGCTGAGGCTGAGCCCGGCGGTGGCGGTGGCCCGGAGATGGCGTCGAAGTTCGTGACCTCGAAGGACATGCTGATGCTCGAAAAGCGTATTGGTCGGATGCTGCAAAGGCACCAGGATCACATCGAGCGCAGCTTCGATCGGAAGGCGCGGCTGACTCGTCATGCTGACGCGAGGTTAATAGAGGCGCTGAAGGGCGACCCCGACCTCTCCAGACGTATCAGACATATTCAGGGACTTTTGAAGGATGTTCGCGGTACAATGCGTCCTATGGCGTGACGATACCCTACGTGGCCAATAACTTGACATAGGACTTTCGCGGGGAATACCGTGAGTTTCATCTGTCGAGATCTCTGGCCGAGCAGGAAAAGAGGCTAAATGACGACGGAAAAATTAGTGGATGCGGACTTCCTGGCGAAGCTCGTAGACGGATCTTACGAGACCGCCGTGGGGGCCGTGGATGAGGCCGTCGAGGCCAATGCTGAGTTGTTCAACGGCACTGCCGAATCAATCCGGACGATTGCCACCTATCCCGATCACATGATCGTGGCCAATGAGGAAGGCGAATTTTTCCGTGGGAAATGGTCGCTGGATGAGGATAACGAGGTAGTGTTGTCCGATATCCAGGAAATCGAGGTGCCGGTGTATGAGGCCGACACGATGGGTACTCAGGTCCGCGACGAGGCCCTGCAAACCACCAAGGAGATAATGGCCGGTCGTGTACCGGAGGAGCGGCTGCGGGCGCTGTACCGGTTGGTGAAGTCCGGAGTGCGCCTGACGGCCGAAGGTGTGGAAGATCTTTTCAACAAACAGACCTGGTTCGAGGAGGACTGGTTCAAGGCTGTTGAGGAGAAAAAGCATGAGATCCGGTCATTTCTGGGGGCGGAAGTAGTGCGGTTGGAGGTTCCGAAACCCCAGTTTGAAGCTCTCCTCAAGGATGGGGTCGATGAGGACCAAGCCGAGAATCATCGTGACAGTGTGATTGCGGCGCTCAAGAAGCTGAAGGCCGCGTTCGCCAATATGCGGAGCCGGACCGCGTTAGCGTGTCAGGTGACCGAGAACCATCGTCTCCGTGACGGCGGCGGCGATAGCATGACGGCATCGGACTTCGTTGAATTCGTCATCGGGTACACCGAAGACCTGGACAGAGTATTAGGGATTATCAACGATGCTATGGCAGTATCGGGGGATGGTTGCGTCAAATGTTTGGCCAGGGTTCACGATGGGATCGCGGACCAGGCTTTTGAATGGACACTAGCTGCGGCCTTCGCAGAAAAGCTCGCTCGACGATTCGAGGCGGTTGCAGCATAGGAGGAAAACCATGTCGCTCAACAGAAACCGGCAAGTTCGGCCTCTCGAAGAGGAACTGAAGGATATGGGGCTGGATCCCCAGAAGACCATCGGCGAAATCCAGCGCACCACCGATCTCATTAACAAACGTATGGGCGGTGGGAACGGCGGTGGTGCTCCGGGCTACACCCAGTCTCAGCAGCAGCAACCGCGTCAAGGTCTCCAGGAGGTCAGCCAGCAACCGGGCGGGACTCCCGCGCCCGCGTCCGGTGGTGGTGAGGACCTGGAAGAGGCCATAAAGATCGTTAGGAAGAAGCGTGTGACGGCGGCCGAAAGGCTCGCGGCCAAGCGTGTTCGCAAGAAGCGAAAGGCGAAGATCAAGCGCGCCGCGAAGATGTACTACAAGAAGGCCAAGAAGAAGATCCTGAAGCGCGCCAAGATCAAGCTCAAGAAGTTCGGCAAGGCCGGGCTGGAGAAGCTCCACAAGATGGGCAGGCGCATCTTCATGGGCAACGAGGCCCTGGCCAATCTTCAGGAAGACCTGAACACCGGCGGCGGTGCGGAGGGTAGCAATCCTTACGAGGAGGCAGCGTTCAGCGCTGGAATGCTGGCGCTGTACCTGGGCGAGATTTTCGAGGCCGCAGGTGAAGTTCAGTCGGCCGAGACCATGTACGACGTATCAGACAAGGCTGCCGAACTGTCGGAGGCATGGGCCAACCTGAACGACGAAGACGAGCTGGAGGAGGACCAGGAAGGCCAGCTTGAGCGCGTCCTGGAAAGCGTCATCAAGGCGCTGCGCGTCTATGAGGCGATGGGTGCTCCGTCTCTGATGGATGTTATCGAGGCCACGGAGGACGAGCCGGAGGCCGACGCCCAGGCCGCGTGATCCTTATTCCCCTCAGCGCGCTCCTCGGAGAAGGGGCGGTAAAACGGAGGACTGCCTATAGAAGTGGAAGGAAAAAGCTGATCGGCTATGACCTTCCCAAGGTGCAGGTGAAACCCAAGAGAGAACCCCCTATAGAAAAGCCAGGGCGTTTGATAGCCAGGACCCCTTACGCTTCTCGGACGCGCTGGCGAAAGTGGTGATATGCCCGAGCTGCTCATAGATTCAATGCCGGTTACCTTCTCCTTGGAGGAGGACGCCGCTCAGCCTGGCAAGTACATTCTGCGTGGACAGTTCGCCAAGGCTGGCGTGGCTACCGATAACAAGCGCGTGTACAGCGAACACCTGTGGCGGCGCGAATTTACCAAGCTGGGCGAGGCGATGAAGAGTCGCCGGGTTTTCGGCGAGCTGGATCATCCGGCTGATGGCCGCACCAAGTTGCAGCGTATCAGCCATCTTATCACCGACTTGCGTGTGGAAGGCAATGAGGTGCTTGGCGTGGCGGAAATTCTCGACACGCCAAATGGCCGAATTGCCAAGGCGGTAGCGAAGGCCAATGCTCAGATGGGGGTGTCGAGCCGTGGTTACGGCAGCACCAAAACGTTGCCGGATGGCACTCAAGAGGTTCAGGAGGATTTCAGCCTGCATACCTTCGATCTCGTGGCCGATCCGGCGACGAAGACCGCCTATCCGCAGGTTTTCGCAGAGGAGCGGCAATTTATTCAGGAGGCCGAAGTGGAGCTGACGATCGAGAAACTGAAGCAGCATTACCCCGGCCTGGTGGCTGAGCTGACCGAACAGATCATCGCAGGGACGAACGGTGGCGACAATGTGGCTAGGGCCATTATGGAGGCCGAACAGCGGACCGAGGAGCGGCTGACCGAACAGTTTTCCGACCAGCTCCGCCGGAGTCTCGAAGTGATCGATGAGGAAGCCCGCGCCAGTGTACGCAGTGAGCTGATGTCCGACCCGGAGGTTGCCGGGGCCAGGCAGGTGCTGGAGCAGATCGTGAGTATGGTCCGTTCCTATGGCATCGATCCCGAGGCCAAGGAGCAGCTCATGGGCAAGGAGAATACGATCGGTGAGCTACAACAGAAGCTGGCCGACCGTGAGCTGGAGGTTCAGAAGTACAAGGCAGAATCCGAGGAGATGAGGAAGCTGGCCAAGGAGGCGGCTTACAAGCTGCACATCGAGCGCGCCATCGGTCAGCATCCGTCCCGCGAGGCCATCGAAGCCCTGGTCGGTGATGTGCTTCAGTTCGAGTCCAAGGAAGCCCTGGACCAGCGGATCGAGACCGTCAAGGCCGAGCTGGATCGGCGCGGTGGAACCCTTCCCGAGCAGGATGATCCAGAAGAGGAGAACAAGGACGAGACCATCGAGGAGCTTCAAGGCCGCGTGGAGGAGCTGGAGGGGGATCTGGAGAAGGCGAAGAAGGCCAAGGCGGGCGCGCTCGACAGGGCAGAAGTGGCCGAGAAGAACGCACGCAAGGCCGTCGACCTGGCGGAAAGCCTGGAGATTCAGCTTCATCTGGAAAAGCGAATCGGATCTTTTCCGGGCAAGGACCGCGATACTCTCCGCGAGCTATGCGAGAATGCCGTGGCCACTGAGGAGGTGGACCGCATTGTCGAGAGGTATGTGCCTCAGCGCACGCCAGACGACGATGAAGCCGAGCGCATACGGGCGCGGATCAATAGAGGTAAGCCGCGTGACCTCCATGAGGACACGCACGGAAAGCCACAGGGCGGGCCTGATAACGGAAGGGGAAGCAGCCCCCTGGAAGAAGTCGGGCTCAAGACGAGTGACTTCAACAGACTGGCTGGCACCGGGAAAGGGGCCTGACGGTACGGAAAAGTTGCAAAAACCAAGGCGGCTGCTGTAGGTCAATTATTAGGCCGGTGTTCACTGGAGGAAAATAATGGAAGCTCGAAACATGCTGGCGGCAGGTGCCAGGACGGTTCGTGACGATTCGTACGGTGCCTTGCTGGAAGACAAATGGGGTAATTTCCTGGAAGGTGTCCACGACCCGTACGTTCGCCGCGTGATGGCGATGATGTACGAAAACCAGTTCGAGGACATGCGCTATCAGTTGCAGGAGGATACGCTGTCCGTGAACGCGGGTTCGTACACCAAGTACATCTTCCCGGTGTTGCGGCGCGTCTTTCCCAACTTGATCGCCAACGAGATCGTGAGCGTTCAGCCTATGACCGCGCCGGTCGGGGCCGTGTTCTACTTCGAGTACAAGCACGGTAAGAGCAAGGGTACGACCGTTGCGGGTAGCAATCTGATCCAGAACTTCGATGAGAACTACTCGTCAGAGAAGATCCCGGAGGAGCAGATTGCGGTACCCGATGGCGTGAACTACGGCGGCGGCGGCGCAGCTCTGTCGGTGATTCTCCAGTACAGCCCGGTCCGACCTCTGAATGCGGCCCTGGGTCTGTCGCTGGTGATAGAAGATCAGGATGCCGACGGCACGGTGATTCAGACGGCCACCGATGATGGTGCGGGCGGGTTTACCTTCGTTCCGACCGGCGGTGCGGTGTCCGGTTCCGTCAATTACGCAACCGGCCAGGTGACCAACTTCAAGTTCCAGAATATCCCGGCGTTGGGCGCGGGTAACCGGAAGATCGTGACGACGTACTACTACGATTCCGAGGCTAACCGTCAGGTGCCGGATGTCTACCTGGACATCAGCTTCCAGGAAATCCGGGCGACTACCAGGAAGCTCAAGAGCCGCTGGTCGGCAGAGGCCGCAGACGACTTGAGGGCATTCCACGGGGTCGATGCGGAAACCGAGCTGGTGGCCGGTATTTCACAGGAGATTGCGCTGGAGCTGGACAGGGACATCCTCAGCCAGCTTTTCGCGGCTTCGATTATCACGACCTCGACGTTCGATTTCACCGTACCTGCCGGTGTCAACGAGCTGGATCACATCAGGTCGTGCCTAACCAGGATGAGCGCGGTCAGCTACCTCATCCACAAAAAGACCTTGCGTGCGCCCGCCAACTGGTTCGTGACCTCTCCGGAGGTATCGGCCAAGCTGGTGCAGCTCCAGAGTCACGGTGACTACCGGCCCATCTGGGTATCCGGTCCGCAACCGTACGGTCCGTTCGATGGCATTCAGACGCCGCCCTCGTACGGTCCGATCAGCTCTCACCAGGGCATCCTGAAGCTGGGCCTGCTCTCCAACAAGTGGTGGGGCTATCAGGATCCGTTCTTCACCTTCAACCAAATCATGCTCGGTCTGCGGGGCCAGAGCTACCTCGACGCGGGCTTCGTGTTCGCGCCGTACGTGCCGCTTCAGATGACCCCCACGTTCCTCGACCCGGAGGATCAGACCTACAAGAAGGGTATGAGGACCCGTTACGCGACCAAGCGGCTGCGTGACGAGTGGTACGGCCGGGTGACCATCACGGGCGGCTTGTAAGCCCTCAGAAGCCCGTCTACGCGGGCGGGCGCGTACGCGAGACGGGAAGGTGCATCTGCCCTTCCCGTTTTGCTTTAACGGAGGTGAGGCAGGGAATGACCTTTTCGGCACAGCTTGAAGCGGCGCTTCAAGAACGCCGCAGCCTCGCCATCATGGGAGGCCGCCGTAAACCGGCCGTCAAGGGTGAGAAGGTCACCATCTACTTTTCGTCGCCGATGGGAGCCATCGACAAGGTGGAAGGGTACCTTTCTTCGGTCAGTGAGCACACCGTAGATTTCGTTCCGAAGCGTGGCCGGAACGAGGCGACCATCATGTCGTACTACACGCCCTTTTGGATGGTGGTGAAAGGGTGGAATCTGCCCGCGATAAAGACCACTGCATGGCGGGACGTACGGCAGGAGAAGGGCGTGATGTCAGCCACCTCCAAGTACACGGCGTATGATCCCAGATGGATTTCAGATTTTATGACGGCTGGTGGCAAGAAGCTGAAGCCGATGGCCATCTACCACAATCGCAAACTGAGGACATTCGGAAAGGTCTCTCAAAGGGGTGAACAGCAGGCAGAGGCCGTGGATAGGCCGCTCACTTACGAGGTGTGGCCGAAAGATGTAAAGGTCGTTTCTAAGAAATGGGAAAGCCGTCGCGGCCCCAAGCGTCCAGGGATGGCTCCCAAGGACGAGGTGATGTTGGTTGCCAAACTGGAGGCAGGAGAGAGAGGTCTTCGGTACGAAATCTCGACGCCGTGGCTGACCGACAAGGACGATGAAAAAGAGTGGATTTTTGCGATGAAAGCGGAGCTGTCTCAGCTTTTGCGGAAGGGGAAATCGCGTCGGCTAGTAGATGCGAAAACAGGGAGCCCTGCGAAACCCGCCTCGAACAAGATACGGATACTGTGAGGGAGAGCCATGCACGGAAGATTTGAGTTTTATGGTGCGCCGGATATCGACCGGGAGATGCGACTGGAAGAAGTTGCGGGCATGGGTCGGGGAAAGCGTAAGACGCCGGGAGGTAGAGGACTGCGGACTGCCAAGCCTGCGGGTGGTCGTGGGCTTGGTCCGGGTGGTGGCAAAGGGCCGTTTCGTGGTACCGGCCTCGGTCCAGGTACAGGAGAATGCGTGCGGAGCAAGGAGGAGGTCGAGGAAGAGCTGGCGCGGCTGGAATTTACCACATCACTGTTCCCCGACGTGCGCGAGCGCCGGATTCAGGAAGTCAAGGCGGAGCTGAGACAGCTTCAGGAACTGGCTCAGAACTACAGTCAGATGACCTTGGGGGAACTGGCGCGGGTGATTCGCCGTACCTGGAAGAAGGTCAACTATGCGGCCAAGCCGTATCTGGATGCGATGGCGACCTTCGATGAGATGGACCCTTATAAGGCGCAGTACATGATGGATCCGGGCTCACACATCGTTAACTATTTCCTTGCCAATGCCGCGACCTTTCGAGGGCCGGAGGCCAAGGCGATCAAGGCGGAATTGAAGAAGCGGCTCAAGCGGTAATAGGATATTCTTACTGAGGCAGTCGACTGCCGGGAGGATTTGATATGGCGAAAATCGGATACAGGAAGGCACCGAAGTACGTTGGCAAGGACCTGACCGTGCAGGTCGGCCGTGCTGACAAGAAGCTCATGGACGGCGTGATTTATCCAGATTCCCGTCTGGCCAGGTATGTCGGCATGGGTTTTGTTGAACAGGTCGACATGGAGAAAGAGCAGAAGGCTGCTGAAGCGGCGGCCAAGAAGAGGGTTGCTGCGAAGAAGGCTGCTCCGAAGCTCTCCAAGGCAGACCTGGAGAAGATGACCAAGGCTGAGCTGGGCACGCTCGGTGCCAAGATGGGAGCGGAGCTGGACGCTGCGATGAACAAGGGCGAAATGGTGGATGCCATCTTGGAGGCACAGTAGTAATAGCCCCCAGGAGGTAGCCTGGGGATGGATCCCCTTACGAAAACAGATGCCCTGGAGTGGGTTAGGCGAGCGATAGGCGGCGGAGCAGTCGTCCTGGAGCTGTGCGAGGAACACTTCTGCGATTCCTTTGATGATGCTATCCGCTGGTACATAGGCCGGAAGGGAATAAAGCGGCGTGCTGTCCAGAATCTGTCTCCCGGTGTTCAGGAATATGAGATGCCGCAGGACTGTGATGAAGTCTTGGAGGTTTGGTTTCCCGGTGTCCAGATCGACATCATCGCGGCGGTCAATCCTTACGCCTTCATTGACATCGACCAGCTCCCGGTAGCGTACCAGGCCATTACGGGCATTCCGGGTGGTTCATTTTACGGGACTTTTAACCAGATCCTTGCCCATGCGGAAACGGCCCGGCGTGTCGTGGGATCCGAGCCAGCTTGGGAGTATTTCAAGGACACCAACATCATCCATATCGCGCCACGGAATCAGCGTGTCGGGATGGCCTTGGCGCGCTATATCAGCACGACGCTGGGAGTGGAAGATCCGGTTTCCCCGGCCACCACACCGGTCAACGATTTCAAGAGGCTGCGGTTCCGGCATCGTGACCTGATTCTTCGGTACGCCGTGGCCAAGGCGAAAGAGCGACTCGGCCGCGTTCGGTCCAAGTACACAGAATTTCCGTCGGCGGGCGGTACGAAAAACCTCGACGGCGACACGCTGTTGGGCGAGGCACAGGGCGAAATCGAGAAGCTCGACGCGGAAATTGTGGAGCTGAACGAGGGTGTTCCCTTTCTCATCGGGTGAGTCTATGGACCCGGTGCCTATCAGCGCGTTTTTTGAGGCCCGGCTGCCCCAGGTGGCGACTCCGGCGTACCGTCGTGGGTATGAGAGGATCTTTGGCAAAAAAGCCCAGGCTCGCAGGGAGAAGGAGCAGCGGAAACGGCAGCAGGATAAGGAGCGTCAGGTCAAAAAGGAGAAGGATGCTGCCGCCAAACAGCGCAAAAAGCAGAGGAAGGAGACCGAGAAGAAGCGCAAGGAGAAGGTCAAGGCTCTGGAGAAGGGGAGAATGGGCCGTAAGGCAGCGGCCGGGGCGCGCCAAGCCAAAGCCCGTGAAAAGCGGAAGCCCCCGAAGCCTCCCGGCCTGCATATGATTCCGGCCCAGATCGCACACTGCATGATGGCGGTGCACAAGAAGCGGGGAAAATCCAAGGAAGCGGCCTGGAATATTTGCCGATGGGCCATGACAAAGTACGGTTATCTGGCAGGACCGTATCGCCGGAACACGAAGCTGCCGAAAGCCGTAAAACAGACCCAGAAGGGGGTACGCCGGTCCTTCCAGCACGGCATGGAAAAGGGGCCGTTGGGTGGTGGACTACCGGGCACCGGCATCAGCAAGTACAATAGATTCATCAAGATGTTCAGGGATGTGGAGAACGAATTTCTCCCGAAGGGAGCGCGAACATGAGCTATCACGCCAAGGACGGCAAGTTCTCTTCGGCCGTTTCTGCCCATTCGGTGAGCAAGGGCGGCGAGCGGTTCAAGGTTGTCCGGCAGCACCGGCGGATCGGGCCATCCAAGAAGCGTAGCAAGCGCCGGGCGGCTGAGGACGCTGTGGCGCGGAGTAACCTGGCCAGGCAGAGGGCGGCCCTTACAGGGGCCTTGTCGGGGCCGGGATGGATACCCGTCAGGCAGGTGGTTGAAGGACAGTGACCTGCAAGATCAAGACTCTGGGGAGCTGCCACGGCGGCGACACGACCCTTACCGGGGGCGGTGTCGATAATGTCCGGCGGCTGTTCCCCGATGCGGATGTAAGCGAGAGGCCGCTATGGGATTCCATCGCGTCCGAGCCCGCCAAGCTATCGGGCGTGGACGTGAAACTGTGGTCGCTGCGGCGTGCTAAGCACCGTCATCCGCTTTATGGTGAGCCGTCATTTGGTGGCAAGGAGTGGTCGTTCAACGGACCGTATGAAATGGCGGGGGGCCTGGAATTTGATGAGGCCCAGGAGGTCGAATCCGAGGCCACGACTGAAGGTTTGGGTAAGACATCCAATGCGGTGCTCTGGATTGCCCGCAAGGAGTTTGAGGATGTGGGCGCGCCCGACCCGAAGATCGGTGACGTGATCGAGTTCTGGGGCGATAAGGCAACGCCATTTCTGCGCCAGTTCAAATACTGGGAGGTGACCAGGGCCAACCCGGACGGTCATATTATGTCCACACCGGAATACGTCCAGTACCGGATTGAGCTGAAGCAGCGGACCAAATTCGAGCCGGGCCGCAAGGTGGAGGGTACCTCCACATGAGCCTTGCAGAACAGCTCGCTCGGGCCGTCTGGGAGCCCCAGGAGCCCCTTCCGAAGAATGCCGAGAAGGTACGTCTGGGTATTGGCCAATTCGTGGAGGTGAGAACCCGTGCCGGGGAGCTGGTGATCACCGGTACCATTCAGCAATTAAATCCACGTACGCACACCATCCGGGTAGCCGATCTGGGGTCTGGCTCTGATGTTCAGGTAGATGTGGATCCCCGTATGTATGACGTATGGGTCAGGGACGTGCAGATTCCTGGTGGCGCTCCTACACCGAGCAGGCAGCCAGAGCTGAATTTGAGGGGGGCCAACCCAGGGGCTGCGACCTTGGGGAAGAGGTACCGGGTTTTCCAAGCATGAGTGATGAAGTCGTACAGAGGTTTCTAAGGGAGGGGTTTGCTTTCCCGTGTGCCTGCTGCAAACGGCTTTGGCGTGCCAAGGCCAAGGGCTTCGATATGTGCGAGGTGGCCTTTATGCCCGGTAAGGACTGTGGCGGTCCGATGGCCGGGATGAGCTTTCCCATGTACGAGGGGCCGTTGACCATCACCTCCCTGGCGACCATGTGCTTTCGGTGCGGTGCACCGGCGGTGGAGGCGGTTACCTCGCGCCAGCAACCCGATCGATTTGTCGGGGTTTGTAAGAAGCATCTGCCTTCTTTGGAGCGCCTGATTCCGGTGGAAGATCCCCGTAAGGCAGTTGGCTGATGGAATTTTTCGTCAAGCAGGATGCCTACAATAAGAAGGTCTACCAGTTGGTGGATGAGCTGCCGCTGCGAGTGGAGGCCATTATAGTGCGTTTCCCTGAGCTGATAGCGGAGCTGGTATATGAGGAGCTTCAGAGGGACGCCCCCAGGGATATCCAGGGGTATCCGAAAATGCTCAAGCTGCGGCAGATCGATATACCAGGGGTTGATTCGGCGACGGGCATTATCGTGCCTGGCTATGAACATTCTCAGAGGTTACGGACGGCGGATGTGAAGGATACCGTTCTGTACGTCATGCCCAGGGAGTATAAGGGGCGACCCCTGGATCCCGGCGCGGTTATCTTGGCCAAGAGGAATCCCTGGACGATGACCACGCTGCCTTATGAGCCCGAGCGGCGTGATGCCTCCATGCGATCCAGGAAGGTGACGATGCGGGAGGCTCAGAAAATAGAGGCTCGTAGGAAGGCGGATCTCCCCCAGGTTAAGGCGGAATTAAAGGAGGCCGGGGTTGAGGCGAAACGTCTTCATCCCACGCTGGTTCAGAGGCGTGTTACCAGGGACATCGCCTTCGAGGTGTTACGCAAAGAATTTGGCATCAACACCAAACATCAGGCACACTGGCGTCCAGCAATAAGGGCTGCCAGGCGCAGATATGTAACGAGAGTACTGAGAAAATTGGTACGATGGCTAACAGTGCCATCGGAGCGCCGGTGGAAGGTGGGAGTAAGGAAACAGCGAGAAAAGGCATCTACCGCGAGAAGGGTTAAGGGATTTCAAGACCATATAGCGGCTGGTGGCCGTTAAGGAGGAAGACCGTGAATATCGACAAGGTAAATTCGGTTCTGTCGAAGGCATTGGTTCGGATCCAGGAAGGAGAGGCCCAAGCCCTCCGGGACCTGGTGTTGTCCGACATCGAGAGTGGCGATGACGAGCCCACTCGGTTCGAGGCGATCATCGGGGATCTGGCGGACCGGCTGGTAGCCGAATGCGAGGTGGAAGACGAGGCGGCCATCAGCGCTATCGTCGAGGTTGCTGGAGTCATGGCCGACAACGGCACTCTGCCCGAGATTTTCGGGCTCGACAGTCCCACCGAGCAGGACGTGGAAGCCTGGTTGGAGGCGGTTGAGAAATCGAATCTGGTCGAGCAGACGATTCAACACCTCTCAGCTTAGTCTCGCCTGGTGAATGGCGGATGGAAGGACAGGTCGAGTCCGGCTTGAGGACTTCGACATAGGTGTGGCCACCACCATCGGGTCGGAGTTGATAAACATCGAGCGCGATGGGGAGCTGGTACAGACCTATGCCGTGGGAATCGAGGGAGTCACAGGTCCCGACGAGTACCAGGGCTTGATACCTGTCAGCATGGCGGACCCAGAAGATGCCTTCCAGGAACAGTTCCTACCGCAAATTGTCATTTCGCGGGGTTCCATCACCCCCGCGATGGCGCGCTGGTTTCCAGGTGGCTACGAGTACCAAGTTCCGGCGGTAAACGCGAAGTGGATTGACGGACCTGGTGGACGGCAGCTCCCGGATAAAATCGAGAAAAAGTATTGGACGCTTCCTTTCGAGATCACCTACGACCTGCATCTCAGAGCGCGGCTGAGGTGGCAGGCGGATCTCATGCTCCAATACGTGGGGCGCTATTACTGGGCGTACGGGCAGATCTTTCTCATCGACTCTGAGGGGGAGGAGCGCGGTTATTACGCTTTTGTGGAAAGTGTTGATAATCTGAGTGAGATCACCGATATCGCGGACAGGTTGCAAGGACATACAATTTCAATGAGAGTCGAGGCTGAGTTAGACTTCCAGGAGCCGGTTATTTTGCCGACATCTTCGAGGATCAGTCTTGGCGGTCTGTGAGGTTCTGAATGGCACTTCCATACTGGTACTACAGAGGTCGAACCACCACGCCGATTGACATTCCAGGGAAGGGGGCGGTTGTCCTGGTGCCACGTCAGAAATTCTTTGCCCCGCAGTCGGCCGTGTCCCACCTATTGAAGATCAAGCTCGTTCGCAGGCTTCCGGATCCTCCGCCGGAGGAACGGCCGAAGGAGGCCGAGGAGAAGCCCTTACCACCGCCCAAAAGTGCCCCCGAGACGACGGCAGAGGATGACAGTTCTGAGCCTGAGTCGACGGATGCTGTGATACCATCACAGCCAGGAGATGCCCCGAAGGATACAGAAGGAGAGGGCTCATCGTCGAAGAAGCCCACGGAGAAGGAGAAGGAGCAGTCGTCGCGTAAAAGGAGGACAGGTCAGCGGCGTCAGTAAGCGGAAACAAAATCTCTTTCTCAGTGACATCCCCGCAAAGGGGGATGAGAGGGTAAGACGATGGCAGAGCGACTGCATCCAGGAGTGTACGTTGAAGAACGTCGGCGTGGTCTGACCGCGATCCAGGGCGTCTCAACGTCGAATTACGGGACCGTTGGCTTCACCCCCAAAGGCCCCACCAACATAGCGACGCTGGCGACCGGTTTCGAGCAAGCTGAGCGCACCTTCGGCTCCTTCACCGAGAAGGGCCAGGTGATGACTCAGTTGTTCGCGTTCTTCGCCAACAACGGCGTGCGCGCCTATATCGTGCGCGTCGTGGCATCGGACGCGGTGAAGGCTTTGTCTCCGGCGGTGACGGCCAGCAATCCCCGGATCGGCAGCGGTATCGGCAACCCGATTTCCGAGGAGACGATCGATACCGGCGACGGCGCAACAAAGGCGATTTCCGGAACTCTGACCGAGCTTCCCTGTCGGCCCGGTTCCGTGTCCATCACCTACAAAGAGGCCGGTACGCCAGTAGTGGGCGAGAACACGAACGCCAATCCGGCTCCGAACGCGGCGGCTGTGGACTTCACTGGCCGGATCGCCGGGAGTCCGCCTATCGTACCGGGCACCGTGACGCTGACCACCACGGTGGCGGCGGCTCCGGTGACCTACACCGACCCGGCCAAGGACGGCTTGCTCAAGGATGGTGCGGCAAACGTCCGGGGCTACATCGATTACGTGACCGGTCATTACAACCTAGCGGTCGGTACCGCCGCGCCAGATGCGGCCTCGACCATCGATGCCGATTACACGCCGGTGGGCACCGAGCAGACCGTGACCGACGATGGTGATGGTGCGCTTCAAGGCCCGACGGTGGCGGCGGCTCCCGCACCAACCATCGATTACATCACCGGTGCGGTGTCTTTTACGATCGCGGCGACTTCGGCAGCCCCGCACGATCTGAACCCGATCCAGGCGGCCTACATCCAGAACGCCTTTGACGCTGATCCGATCTCGGAGGGTGAATGGGGTAACGGTCTCCAGCTCCAGACCAGGGGCAACGAGGACTACTTCACCAGGGCGACGGCTTCGTATTCCAAGCACGACGTGCTGGTGGTGCTGGATGACGAGATCCTGGAGATTTTCGACGCCATCCAGTTCACCGATCCGACGGCGGCCGACTACGTGATCACCAAGATGAATGAGCCGACCACGGGCTCGAAGCTGGTGGAGCTGGTCGACCCGTCCAACGATGACAACAAGCCGAGCAACCTGGACGGAAAGCAGCGAACGCGATGGGTCGGGGCCGGTAACGGCGCAGCCACGGAGTTCGGTTCCACTGGTACGGCCGATCCGGACGGCTACCCGGACATTCCGGTCGGTATCCGGTCGACGGCATTGGAAACCCCTGTTCAGCCCACCTCTCTGTCGATCACCTACACCGACACGGCCGGAGTGG